GTAATGTAGACGCAACCATTTAATTTTACCTTTAAAAACATCTAAATTATTTGTGTAAGCAAAAGAAAAGGGGTCGTGAAGACCCCTTTGTTTTTTTGCGATGTGGTTAAGTTATTAACCGATGGAAGGTGCAGTAAGAGCAACAGGAGTTGACTCAGCAGCAGCGAGATCCAAGGGGAAGTTGTGAGCGTTACGCTCGTGCATGACTTCCATACCCAGACCAGCGCGGTTAAGCACGTCTGCCCATGTTGGAATCACTTTACCACTTGCGTCTACAACCGACTGGTTGAAGTTGAATCCGTTAAGGTTGAATGCCATAGTTGACACACCCATTGCAGTAAACCAGATGCAAACCACTGGGAATGCTGCTAGGAAGAAGTGAAGTGAACGTGAGTTGTTGAAAGATGCGTATTGGAAGATCAAACGACCGAAGTAGCCATGAGCTGCAACGATGTTATATGTTTCTTCTTCTTGTCCGAACTTGTAACCATAGTTCTGAGACTCTTGCTCAGTTGTTTCTCTGATTAGAGAAGATGTTACGAGTGAACCGTGCATTGCACTGAATAATGAACCACCGAAGACACCAGCCACTCCAAGCATATGGAAGGGGTGCATTAGGATATTGTGCTCTGCCTGGAACACGAACATGTAGTTAAAAGTACCTGAGATACCAAGTGGCATTGCATCAGAGAAAGAACCTTGACCGAAAGGATACACTAAGAATACAGCGAATGCTGCAGACACTGGTGCTGAATAAGCAACACAGATCCAAGGACGCATACCTAAACGGTATGAAAGTTCCCACTGACGACCACAGTATGCTGTGATGCCGATTAGGAAATGGAAGACTACAAGTTGGAATGGACCACCGTTATACAACCACTCATCGAGTGATGCTGCTTCCCAGATTGGGTAGAAGTGAAGTCCGATAGCATTTGAACTAGGAACAACTGCACCAGAGATGATGTTGTTACCGTACATTAAAGAACCTGCTACTGGTTCTCTGATTCCGTCGATGTCTACTGGAGGTGCTGCGATGAAAGCAATGATGAAACATGTTGCTGCTGCCAACAAGCATGGGATCATCAGTACGCCGAACCAGCCGACATAGATGCGGTTGTCAACTGAGGTTACCCAGCTGCAGAATTCGTCCCATCCTGAGAGGAGACCACCGCGTTGTTTTGAACGTGAAAGAGTTGTCATTTGAAAAAGGGTTAGGTAATAGTGCAGGGATACACCGATAAAATATTCCTTCGCCACCCTCAGGCGGAGGTATAAGAGACGTAATTTAATGACCCATAGGTCTCGGTTAGCGGGTCAGAAAGATGTTGGAATCAACACCCCTACATTTATATATGTTAACAGAACTTTACACTTCTGTCAAGTGTCTTCTTGGATTTCTTTCTTTTTTCTTAACCTTTCCAGAAACTCCTCGTCAGGCGTGAATACTATAGGTCCTTCGGAGATTCTTTCCTCCAACTCATCGAGCAGTGGATCCTTTTCATTCTGATTCATGTCGTTCTTTGCTAGTTTTCCAAAAATAATTTTCTTCTGATCCCAGTCCATCCCGATCATGACCGTTCTCTACTTGATAGTAGACAGTAGACACCTTGAAGTCGGGGTCTGTTGGTTTCTCAGGAGTCAGACTGTTATCATAAATTCTCATCCTATTGTTAGGGTACAAAGCGAATTGTCCATTGTCAAGCTCTAAAAGATTAAAACTTTTATGTTCTGGTGGTTGTTCACTCGTAGAATAATCTATTGCGTCTATGTCCTGATGATAGTTGTCAAGAGTACAGATGTATGTTCCTGTTTGATTGCCGAAATCTCTAGTCATGATCTCGTAGTGCATTGATCCAATGAACTGTTTCTGCACTGCTACTACACCATAGTCCATACAGTTCCAGAACTGTAAGTTGTGAAGTGTCAGGTCTGGTGTTGGTAACTCTGGTGATGCTACGAAAGCACTGATGGGTAACTTATCATACATCGCTGCATACTCTGGTAGGTATGTCTCAAAGTAAAAGGCACGGCCTGGGATAGACTTTGCAGACACCCAGTATCCCTCTACAAATTCTCCGTGGCCACTCTTATGATCTGTTAGGTATTCTTTTCGCACCCACACATGATAGGAGGGTAAATTACAAATTAGTGCTGGCATTTCTTTCGTATTGTGGTGGTGTGTAGTGATCATTCCAATGGCGAATGTTGCCTGCAATGATAAAACAATTAGTTACTACTAGTTGGACAAAGATAAAAGTTCTTATTAAAGCAATCTTATCGGCCTCTTTATCAGACCTACCAGACTTGTCTCCAAGTGCTTTTGCCCATACTCTCCAGATTTTTTTCACTCAAATTATAGTTCTATTATAATGATTTATCCAACTTTCTGCAACCCCTGTACCACATTCGACTTCACATCTAAAAGTCCTTCTGCACTAAACCAAGGAGCATTCTCCCAGCTGAAACCTTCTCCAAATGTGTTGTCTGCATTGGCAACATACCAATGACATGATGAATCTGGTACATCTACGGCGCATTTAGACCAATCATCAGACCATTGAGGAACTTGTACCCACAATGTCTCTGCGTAAGCTGTTTGACTTGCACCGAATAACAATACAAATACTGTTATCCAACCAAACAGTCTAGGAATAAACTCTAGTGCCATTGGGCGTTTATATACTTCCATTACATCATGGTAGTTCATTATATTAATCCTACTGATCCTGCTACAGTTCCTACTGCAACAAAGAACGCGAACTCTGCAAGTCCCAACCATGCAGGTGGGATGTTTAAAAATTGTTTGGTCATTTAAGCTTGTACTCCTCAGCTATTAGTTTATGAAAATACGAACGGTAGTCCGTTGATTGCAGTAAATGCTACTGCACATGCAAATGTTAATGTGTAAATCATTATGTTCCTTGGTATACTGGTGTCATTATCCCACCTTCGGGGTCATCATCGTCATCGTCACCCGATGCTCTTAAAAACAACTCAAACAATACGAGAACAGTCATGGGATATAAACACCAGACTAATGCTTTCCAATACGGAAATGATTCGGCAATAAACTGATATTCATTCATTTATTATCCCTTTGTGTTGAATTGTAAATTTATCCTATGTTTTTATTTAGTTTTGTAAAGTTCTAGGGTAAAAAAATTTGACCCTAGAACATACCAACTGCGTTAGTGGTCGTGCTTACGATCACTGAAATCATAAAGATGTATGGTACAACCTTAAATGGTACTGGTTGTCTCTTTACTGAGTTCATTACACAAAGCCAGGAATTATTTGACCTGTTGTTAGATATGCACCTAACCCTGCGATGATGCCAAGCATGGCAAGTCTGCCATTAAGTTTCTCAGCAACTGATTTTGATTCCTTATCTGTCATTAAAAGATGCCTGGAATAATTTGTCCTGTTAAAGCATATGCGCCTACTGCTGCAACGAAACCGAGCATAGCTGCCCAACCGTTAAATCTTTCTGCTTCTGGTGTCATGATAGTGTACCTTTTATGTGTTTAAAATGTGTATGATTGGAATCTTCCTTTAGAAGATGCCTGGGATGATTTGACCTGTTGTTGTGTATGCAACAAGTAATGATACGAAACCGAGCATAGCCCAACGTCCATTCATTTTTTCAGCGTTCTTGCCATACCCTTCATAGGATTCGTCAAGAGTCATCTGAGGTTCGATAGAATAGATATTCTGTCTTCCGCCTTGTTCTGTAACAGTTGTCATTGAATTATTAAGAAACGTAACATAATTATATAGTAAAGTTTAAATTTTGTCAAGAAACTTAACAATTAAATATTTCCAAGTTCTAATATTCGTACTCTTTTAAGACTTCTAGGACGCAGTTTAGAGCCTGCTGTGCTGCTGCTCTCTGTCGATCATCCCATTCTGAATACCATGTCTTGTCATACAATCCATTCTTCATCTTTAATAGTCTGGCGGTCATGTCAACCTTTGATAGTCTACCAGTGCTCATGATTGATTTGGTCCTCTAGGGGGTTCTGTAAGGTAAATGTTACCTGATATCGTAGTTCCCTCTCCGCCACTCGTTACAAAGTGTTCTATCCATGAGGGGAAGATAATAATATTACCAGCGGGAACGTTGGGAATGAAATCCATAGAGATTGCAGTACCATACATTGCCCACTGATTCATTATTAATTTACGAGAAGGATTCATAAAAACAGTTCTGGAATGATCCACAGACTCCACAATAATGAAACTCCATTGAGCCCCTGAGTGGATGTGTGGATCTTGCCAGTCGTGTTTCTCATATTTGTTACGCCACACCTGACCAATCACAAAATCATCTGGTATGAACTGTTGTACGCACTCTGCAATGAGTCCTTTAACATATTCATATGATTCATCAGTGAACTTATCATGTCCCAGTGTTGTAGGACAATCACTAAGGAATGTAGGTTGAAAATCCTCAGATACCAAATTGACCTCATCTAGATCGATGGATTCAACAAAAAATGGTGCCGAGAATATTGCGTGTGGATTTCTCATGTTGTAATTATAACAGAAAAAAGACCCACTGCAATCACAGGGGTCTTTTTGTTTTTATATACTAACGTATCTATGTTTAGAAAACGTACTTAGCACCGACTTTAACACCGTATCCATTGTCTGCACCATCAGCAGTTTGGAAAGTTACTTCACCATAACCAAGAACTGTCTCTGACAAATCAACAGATCCACCTGCCTTAGCAAGGAATTCTGTGTCGCCATCAGTACCGTCAGGTGAGTTTACGATAGGACCGCCTTGAACGAACCAGTTGGAACCTTCGTAACCAAGTGCGAACTCAGTTGTATTTCCAGTGTAGTCCCCACCAGTGAATGAAGAATTGGCTTCTACATTTACATAAGGACCTGCGAACGCGGCACCAGCGAAAAGGGGTGCAGCAGCTAAAGCTGCGATTACATTTTTGAACATTTAAAATTTCTCTCTAATTTACTTGCTGATTTGTTACCAGCAGATGATGGAAGTCTCGACATGACTTCGTGTTAGGTTTTGAACTTAACAGACCTAGCGCGAGTAATTGAGGCATTCGGAATACTTGTTCTCCCACAACACGTCTGTTATGGAATGGTGACCCTGGCGGAATCGCCAGTTCCATTTATTTAGTATACCACATGATCGATATCGCGTCAAGTGTTACTTATCCCTGACCTTGATTTCTGGGATCACCACCAGCGATCCTACCTAGATAAGGATCAAAATCGGATAACATATCAATGGTGATATCCCCACCTCTTGTATTCCAGAGTTCTCTGAGACCATCGTGACTACCCCTATGGAAGACCTCAATGTGTTCCTCATGGATTGAGGAACCTAGTTCGATCTTGTATAGGAAGACAGGACAGGCATAAGCTGCACCTGAGTTGTAGATCAGGTCATCAGCGACAGGTCTGGGTTTCACGCCATTGTCGAGTTTGTATTTCTCTCCTCTGACATGAAGTTTCAATAGTTTCTGAGCATGATGTCTAGTTATTACATAACATGCAGTAGAAAAGTCATTAATAAATCTACGATGAACCTGTACATGTAATTCGCCAGGGCAAATTACTGCAACTTGGACTGTATCCCAGTCGTATGGCATCCTAGAGATGAATTGTCTCCATGTAAATGTCCAGAACTGTGCGATACTAATATCACAATCATCTTCCATGATGATTGCATAGGGTTCATCAGTCTCTTCAACAAAATGTTTGAGTGCTTTGAGGTGTGATGTTACACATCCTATCTCTCCAGCAGTAATACTATCTGGATACTTACCAGTTAATATATCACTTAGATCATCCCCTGTAGAGGGTCTACCATCGTATGCAGAGATACGAGTATAGTTTTCTATCTCCCATTCCTTAAGTTGATTTGACATCCACTCCATTCTCTCTGGCTGTTCATCCAGATTAATAATGTAAAGAGGACCGAATCCTTTAAGTTTGTATGCGGCTTTATTTGACATCGAAAAAGAATGTTTGTGTGAGTCTACTTGTTTCTAATGTGTTCCCGAAGCCAGGAACTATACTTCTATGATACAACACTTTGCCGCGATACGCAACCAGTCTATTGTAAATATTTCCTACACCGATATTCATATCACTATCGGGAGACTGATAGATAGCAGTTCCAGAATCAAGAATAGGATTGGGAGTCAGATATAATACTGCTGCCCACTCTCCTTGATCTTCTCCCTGACTATCAACATGAACCCAAGTTTCTGTTCCTTCTTGGCATGATTGAAAACAAAAACTATCCTGTGTCCAATCCCATACTATCTCTCCTCCGAGAGTAGTCTTTAGTTTGGTCTCTACCTCTGTCTGTAGATCACCACCCAAAGCAGTATTTGATCTGACACCTGGCACAGATTTTTGAATCCTATCATAATCTAAGGATAAGGCATGAAACCTTATCCTGTCTGGGTCATCTAAAAAATTATCTATTACAATTAGATTACGTTCCATTGCTCAACCTGACAGACCAAAAAATAGCCAGAGATTTTTTTACGGTATTTTTGAAACTAAAAGTGAAATTAGGTAACGATCCAACCATCACAATATAAATCCTTTAGATTTTTATCTTTGTAATCTGGCCCGAACCATTGCTTAGGTGCAACAACTTTACCTCTACCATTTTGTAACCATGCACCCCACCATGATAAGGAGGAGTTGGCGATGATTGCACCAGAGCATAAACTCATGATGCAAATATCAACAAATGGTTCATAAGATCCATCAGGATATTTGTCTGTTGGTTCTGATATGAGGAACCTATCATCAGCAAAGAACTCTTGTTCTTTTACCCACTCAGGAGAGTCCGAACATACAACCACAGGTTGATCCTCTGGGAACTCCTTGAGTGCCTTCTCATAGTATTCTACGGGTTGTGGAGGGTGTTGACCAGAACATTCGGTGTAAGACCATTTGAATCCTCTGGCATCGACTAGGTTGGGATCTCCTCTCCTAACATGCAGAAACAATGGAGCCTGATCTAATGAATCTACCATCTCCTTACAAGGTCCTAGAATAGAATCATGAAAAGTAAAATCTCTCCTGATATCTTGTTCTATATTTTTAAAATATTTTTCTGTCTGAAAGAATCCAAATAAACTTACATCATTAGGACACATCCTATGGAGTTCTTCATCAAACTCAAAATGTTTTTCGATTACAACAGGAGCATGACCTCTATCAAGAACTGCAAGATTACTTCTTCCCACACTCTCTAATGTAAATGCTCTGTGTAAACTATAATTATCTACTCTCTTGGATTCAAAAGGTGGAATACCAAACTCGTATCCACGCATCGCAGAGATACCCCTAACGGCAGCATATTGAAACATCTGATTACCTAGTCTGCCTAGGTTTCCCATTTGATTAAAGGCCAGCATTTAGTTCTTCCCCCCTACGTTTGATGTAGTCTAGTTTTGAATAATATTGTGTAACGGACTCTTTATCTTGAGTCCTAATCCAGTTCCACAATCTATCGTTGTCTTGAAACTTAGGATTGTGGTAGTGTGAATTGAATGTTCTACCGTGTTCAAAGTGGTAGATGTCATCAATAACTCTGCCAACTTTAAATCCAAAAAGATTTAGTCTGTAATAAAACTCACAATCTTCTGCACCCCATGAGATAAATTCTTCATTCCATAGTCCAGCAGATACTTCTGCGGTTTTAGTTATCATCTGACCCCATCCAATAGACGACGGAATCCTAACTTTAGCATCTTTCAGAACTTCAAAGTCAGCATCAGATCCATCATGTGATGATAGAAAATTATCCAATAGTTGATCAGAATAAGTTACTGCCCACTGATAGATACCACATCCGAAAGGATAGACAGCATCAGATCCTTCCCTCGTGATGGCACGGTGAGCAAGTTCATGTGAGTTCTTCGGAACAACAACGTCCACATCATGATTATAAATGATGGGAGTGTCAGCGAGAACACATAGGTCATTAAGGATTCTAGTTTTATGAAAGAACGTCTCGGTACTCTGTTCAAAAACATGTTTGAGTTGTGATGTGTCCTTTACATAATTTTTAATACGAGGTAAAGCACTCTCACTAAAGTGTGATTGAGTGTCAACTTCTTTAACAATAATCTTTGCTTCGGGGAAACATTTTAAGATATAGGTAACAGAAGTAATAACATTACGAAGTCTATCTTCTGTCTCAATCCTACATGGAAGTAGGTAGGTGAGGTCTTTCATTATTCTGGTTCAATATATGATGGATCATTATGTAATTTAACCCAACGTGGAGGAATCAAATCGCTCATGTCATACATGTCATACTTAATTCCAAACCAAGGATCGGGGGCAACAACTTGCCAGTGTCTTTGGATAGAGTTTTTACCCATCTTATCTCCACCTTTCTGCAACCATGCACCCCACCATGATAATGATGAGTTAGCAATGATACCACCACCGCATAGTGTCATAAGACAGAGATCAATGTATGGTACAGATGCACCATCTCCAAACTCCTCATACGAGGCATCAGAGAACAGGAATCTATCCCCCTGTAACCATTCTTGTTCCTTACACCAATCAATAGTATCAGAAACAACTACAACATTCTTATCTTCTGGAAACTTTGATAGTGCCTGAATGTAATATTCTTTCTTACAAATAGGATGATACTCTTGCACCATTTGATAAGACCATTTCTCTCCTCTTCTGCCTGTCACATTAGGATTACCTCTGCGAACATGTAGGAAGATATTATTATCTTGTCCACCATTCCCATCAATAAATTCTTGACATGGTTCTAGATATTCTTTCTTGAATGTAAAGTCATGTCTAATGTCGGCAGAGATACTTTCAAAATAATATTCTGTCTGAAAATTACCAGAGAAGTTAGTGTTGTCTTCACACTCATTATAGATCTTCTCATTGAAAGCCATGTCTCTATAGACTTCCTGTTTAGCAAAGAATGGTTCTCCCTGATTCTCTGGGAGACAACCACTCAATTCAAAGGCATCAAACAAACCATAGTTGTCTAACCTATCTGCATTTGGGCCTGGTACTACCCAATTAAACCCACGGTGTGCAGCAACACCTCTTACAAAAGCATACTGGAACATTTGATTCCCAAGTCTACCTTCGTTACCTAATCCTTGAAATGAAATAGCCATTATTTAATCAATTTAATGTAGGGATACTCATCAGACATTCGACCATCATAATTCTTAAACTCATCATTTGATTCTAAGTCATAATAGAAGAATTGTCTACCATATCTAGGTACAGTTTTCTGCCATCCTAGAAAATTTATAACACCACTTGGAGTGGAAGTAATTGATTGATCTATAAGATCTTCATTACCATTCCAACTCCAAGGAACACAAGAGTCAACAGTAATGATAGTTGATTTACTTTTGAAAGCAGTCATTCTGAGGAACCCCTCACTATAACCACTAAAAGCATCATTCCTTTTATCATTTCTATTCCATTTCATACCATTAGTAGCGTGAAATATAATAGATAAATTTCTATCCACAAGATGTCTCTCACAAAAAGCAATACCCATCTCTTCTGAACTGCCCCACATATCATTACATACCATCCCAACAACAGGAAGAGAATCTAAGTAAAAATATCTTATGGGATCAGTTTCTAATCTACCCAAGCAGTAGTCTGAGGGAATACAATAAGTCTTATGAGTTATTGTATTCAATTTTCCAGACTTATCATAATGTCTGATTTGATTTCTATGAATCAAACCAATGTGTTCTTTTTCTTTGAATAATGTTCCTAAGTGTAGTCCAACTCCAGTATTGTGTTGTTCTATTTCTTTAAGAGCATCTTTCAATTCTTCATCTTTATCTTGCCAACCATTACAGTATCCAGATAAAGCACCCTCTGGTGTTAGGAGGTGATCAACTGCATTTTGTTTAGCCCAATCTAATGATTTTAATATCTCTATCTTATTAGATTGAATATTAGAACCAACAGGAATCTGAGCCCCTGCAATTCTCATGTTACCAATAGTGTGTCTGCCAACGGGCAGGAACCATCATACTTGTATCTAAGTGTGACATGGCAGAACCATACCACTTCTCTGGATCAGGGGCGATGACTTTACCCCTATCCCTTTGCAACCATGCACCCCACCAACTGAATGAACTGTTAGCAATGATTGCACCAGAACAAAGACTCATCAAACATAGATCAACCTGAGGCAGAAGAGTATTCTGCATCTGTCCTGTGCCATCAATAGTTTGATATTCATATCTCTCAGGATTATCATTGAAGATAAACCTATCGTTCTCAAAGAATGATTGTTTCTTACACCAATCAATATCATCTGTGAATACAAAGCATGGAGTATCAGGACTCCAAAATTCTAACGCAGTCTCAAAATATGATAGCGGGAGGATGGGATGGAATTCTTCTCTTCCGATGTTGTCAGACTGTCTAATGTGAAGAAAAATAGGAGGGCTATCCAAACTATTGATGTAAGCAGTACAAGGTTCGAGAACATCTTTCTTAAAAGTGAAATCTTCAAGGATCTGATCTGCAATGTGTACAAAGTAATCTTCTGTCTGTAGATAGGCATCTATATTGACACCATCTGTACAATAAAATAATCCTTCATCAAAAGCATGTGTAGATTCTTTTACTGTCATGGCATCATTGAACCCAAGATTCTCAGGTTTTACATGCTTCATTTCAAAGGTATCAAACAATCCATAATTATCTTTATGATTGCAGTCAGGTGGTGGAATCATCCACTGATACTGATTATAATTTGCGATTCCTCTGAGTGAGGCATACTGGAACATTTGGTTTCCAAGTCTACCATTACTACCGAGGCGATTATAACTAATCGTCAAAGGTCAATCCTCCATGTCTTCTCATGTATTTCATTATAGTTCTTGACGAAGATAAGACTATCGCCATAATCTTCTTCTAGTTCCTCGCTATATTCATCAACAACAGCATCAATCTCTTGAACATATACCGTGTGACCATCCTTTAAAAGATCTTCTACTAGTCTAAGTCGTGGACTTTCAACTATAAGATCACATCCTATCTTGTAACCAATACTATCAATAAAGAAAGGTAGTCCGTCTACATTTCTTTCTACACAGTAGTTCTTAATGAACTCTGCATGTGCTTCATTGAAATCATCAGTTACTTGAGGAAGACTATACTTAAGACCAACCTTATCAGCATAGTGTCCTAAAGCACGGTTGTCACGGGGCAGACAAGGACCTCCGAAACCTAAACCATAGTTCAAATATTTAGACCCAATCCTACTGTCCTGTCCGATAGATGATAGAACGTTTTTGATCTCATCACCACACCCAGAATTGTATAGAATCTGACCCATCATGTTAGCATAACTGATCTTATATGTAAGGAAACAATTAATACCAATCTTAGTAATCTCTGCAGCAGTATTAGACATGGGGTAGAAGTCTACATCTCTATCCATGATTCCACAGTAGATTGATTTGATAAGTTCAAATCCTTCCTCATCATTGCCACCACACAGAATCATATCTGCATTTCTCATGTCTCTGATAATTGTTCCCTGTGCAACAAACTCAGGACTATAGAATACACTTATACCTCTATCCTCCAATGTTTTGTCTACCTTATCAACAAAGCCTGGATTGGTTGTGCATCCAACAATAAATTTCTTACCCTCTAAATTAGGAGATCTAATTAGATCAGACACCACTTCATCAACTAAACTACAATCGTAACTACCATCTTCTAGAGATGGCGTAGGAACAAAGGTAAAGATAACATCAGAAGATTTTATAACATCAATATTACTAGTAGTTGCTCTAAGTTTTGTTGATCGAAGTAAAAGATCTTCTACCTCTGGTTCATTACTATAAAGTTCTTTAGCGGTAAGTTTATTGACATAACTTGGGTTTATGTCAGAAACATATACATCATGACCAGCGGACTCTGCAAGCAGGGCAAAACAAATGCCAAGTCTTCCAGCACCGATAACACCGATTTTCATTGTGAAATTAAACCTCTAATTTGTACGTTGGGATAGGATCCATTTTATGTTTGTTTTGGGCATTAAATCTGTTCAAGATTTCTAAGGCAGGACCTGCACCAGTTTCCATTGCCTCTTCTAGTTGTTCGTATGAAGCACCAATCTGGTCTTCATCGTTTCTACCATCCTCCCACAGTCCATCTGTAGGAGTTGCATTGATGATCTCAGTAATCACTCCGAGTTCTCTTCCGAGCTCTCTGACTTCTGATTTATAAAGGTCCGCAATCGGAGCAATGTCAACCCCACCATCACCATACTTAGTATAAAAACCGACTCCATAGTCCTCCACTTTGTTTCCTGTTCCAACCACTATACCACCCACATTGGCAGCGACATGATATAGTGTCACCATCCGTAGTCTGGATTTAGTATTGGCTTTCGCCATTGGATTACCAGTATACTCCACACCTACCTCACTTGTCAAATCAGACATAAGTTTAGCATAGGATTCTGATAGATCTGCTTTTAGAATTTTCACATTAGGATACATTGAACTTAACCAATACATGTGTGCATCGGATAGAGTTTCTTGTTCTTTGTTTTGATTCAATGGCATACCTACAAGGTAAGTCGGTTTACCTGTTTTTACTGCAAGAGTAGAAGCAACAGCAGAATCAATTCCACCAGACACTCCTACTACAAAACTATTAATATTATTTGTGTGTGTATATTTGCACAACCACCCAACCATATCAATGGTGAGTGATTTATAATCTTTGATTCGATTCATTTTCTAGTGGCTAGAATGACAGTGTTTTCATAATCACGACCTGTATCAAAGGTGTAATCTTTTTTGATCTTCTCAATGAAATCATTATAATAGAATTCATTAAAGTTGACAAGGTTGTATATCATATAAACATATTTTGAATTAGTAATAACCTTATCGTAATATGCCATCTGTGTAGGAAGATCACACTCGGATAGAGCGTAGTTACTGATGAATAAATCTACATCTTTAATCTCTTCGTACTCTGTACATGGAATACATGTTACCTTATCTTTCAGATCTTCAAACTGATCTAGATATTTTCTCTGCAAGGCAGATACTTCTGGTAAGTCGATCAAAATATATTGATCAAACTCACACACTTTACTCAAGACTCTACAGAGTCCACCATATCCACCACCTACTTCAACAACCTTACCAACTTCAGCACCATCAAGTAAGAATCCCATCTCAAAAGTATTCTTCATATACCTAAGAGTTGTAGGAGATATTGTACCAGTCATGCCTGGATACGGATACAGTTCTGGATTACCAATCTTGTCATTCTCCTTGAATGACTCAAGGTTATCCCATACGGCATCCTCATTCATATCCTTACAGATGTTTAGATATGCCTGTCCTTGATCCTTGAGTACATGTTCTAGAATAGTTTTGTACTTTGGATTGGATTTGAAGTTTGCAAAGGCATCATCAGATGCAACTGCTTCCTTACATGCTTCAAGATATTCTACAGCGATTTGATCTTCTGCTTGCCATCCGCTGCGATCATCTTGAACAGCAGTGGCAGATACGTCAATGATTTCACTCATGTTAATTGTGGTTTCTGATTTCTAAGTGGGTCTAGTTGTGCAAAGTAGTTTCCATACATGTAATCCTCTGCGACTCTCATGCACTGAGCAGTCTCAAAGTTTTCTTGTATTACATCTTTCTTGGATTCATAATACTCTGGTGTGAGTTTATCCCAAGGAATATTCTCCCAAGGTGTTTTCTCATCTAGGAAGATGATACCTTCTGGATTGAAGTATTGTGCTACTCCAACAGTTCCATAATAGACTGGAATAGTTCCACACGCAAAACAATCTGTCAACTTCTCCGTAAAGTAAGTTGGATAGTTTGCATTTTCTACTGCAAAAGAGAACATATAATCTCTCAATGCTCTTGACTTTTCTGTCAGTGGTAACTCTTGGGGTAATCCCCAACCAAATAAATCATCACCACCTTGTTTTTTGAAGTAAGATTCTACAACTTTAAGGCGACGTTGATGTCCTAGAGTATATCCTTTGTTAGATGCGACCATTGAGACAAGTTTTGACTTCTTATAGACTGCCCTATCCATGACCCAAGGAGCAGCATTAGATAAACAATAGAGAAATTTGCCATCTGCGCCACTCTCATTCGTTAGTCTCTGATCAGCAGTAAAGATCCCATCAACCCGACTAGCAACAAAATCATAATTCTCTTCTATGAATTTATACTGTTCTGGAATAATTTCCCTTGACTCTAACAACCAGATAAACTTTGGGTTATCGCTGGTGTCCTCCAAGACTTTTAGTGCCTCCCCATTCACATAGAGATTTACTAGACCAGTTCCGTTACGAATCCATCTAGTGTAAACCGACCTATTGTTTGCCGAAGTAGATGGTTCTAATGAATCATTACAATAAAGATTGATAGGAAATTTTGAGTCAGGTCCTAGAACAGGAAAGTCCATTCCTGTAGGACTCTTCTTGGCTTTATCAACTGCCTCTCTCAGTGCTGCTGCCTCAGCATCATACTTATTCATAGTCTTTCCTCATCTCCTCAAATACTTTTTTCAAACCTTCTGGAACCGATGTTTTGGGGTTCCAAAACTTCTGGATGAATGGGTCGGGAACGTTCCTAGCATCCTTTTGCACTTCATCCTTCGACTGTGCTGGAGTAACCGTGATCTCCTTGCCAATACCCGAAAATAATAACTTAATTTCAGACGCAATCTCCAACACAGTTGTATAAACACCAGTAGTAATATGAAGTTCATCGTCAGAACAGAGATCGTGGTATGTCTCCATAACAGTCTCCAACGCCTCACAACAGTCCTCCGCATAAAGAAATTCCCTCGCTTCAGTTCCGTCTGTCATCATATCTATATCACCAGACTCAAACCCTTTACGGATGAAATCTGTAATGACATGTGCCTTGTTCATGTCTTTCTCAATACCATATACATTCCAGAACTTGACAATCAATCCACCAAGAGACTTAGTATAAAGTTCACCAACTCTCTTCAATACACCATAAGGAGAGTAAGACATGTTACTCATCTGAGATGATGCAAAGACAAATGGTTTCTTGTGTTTCTCAAGTAGACCAAAGGCATTTGCCATCAGTCTTGTATTATTATCTATGAACTGAAAAGTATGTTGATACTTTTTAAGATAGTGTGATCCTCCTACATCAAAGGCGAGGAAGTACACAAAATCTGCCATATAAATTTTGGCTTCAAGTTCACCATTAGGAATGACTGTCATGTCCTGTTCACTACCATTAGTGATATCAAACTCAAGGACTTCATTCCCCATACGATTAAGATAATCAGTCAGATATGCTCCAACTTGACCACCCGATCCCAATACTAAAATCTTACGAGGTTTTAAAGTCTCGTAATACATGTCTTCATAATCCATATTTGAAATAATAACCTCCATCAAATCCAATCAACAGAATGCTTCTCATCAAAATTGACAAGACCTGTACCACTCATGTGGCCAATCTCAGTGACATTAATCTTAGGATATGTAATTCTATTCCAGAAGTCCTCGATCTCAGGCCATTGAGGTCCAATATCATCTAGGAGAACAATACCTTTCCAACCTTTCTCTTCTAAAAATTCAAACATCTCTTCCTCTGCCGTTCCATCATGAGGATCAACATCAATCATTATAATAGAAATATGATCCCAATTCAAGTCATCCGATCTAAAGTCTTGAATCTTAAACTCGACATTATCTTTCTTGATTCCTTCTGATGCACCTTGCTCAACTAAGTCATAACTAATAACTCTATTTTTGTCATTGTATGATAGTGCAAGGGCAGAACCACCTGTCCTTGTACCAACATCTAAGATAATAGAATCATTGAATTGTGTAGATAACCAAGAATACAATCGGTATTCACTCTGACCAGCAGAGAGCCAGTCATTTGGGTTGAGTGATTGTTCTGCAAGATGCGAAACATCTAGACTACTGATTGCATCCTTATCAAGTTGAATTGTTTTCTTAGTTACTTTTCGCATGTTCCAATACCTTTGGTGTAATTTCAACTACGCCATGTTGACGAGATTTAATTTGTTCAGTGATCCAAGCATAAGTCTTGGAGATACCTTCTTCAAGAGTCTGTGAATAATCCCATCCAAGTTTCTCACGAATGAGATCATTGTTTGAATTACGTCCACGGACACCCAAAGGTGCATCGAGTTTGTGTGCCTTTCTAACAACCTTACCTGATACCTTAGCAGCAGTTTCTACTAACTGATTGATAGTAACCATTTCTTCAGAACCAATGTTAACAGGTCCTGCAAAATCAGAATCAATCAGCCTACGAGTTGCTTCAATACACTCATCAATGAAGAGGAAGGATCTCGTCTGCAATCCATCACCCCATACCTCGATCGTTCCTCCCACCTCTGGGAGTAGTGAGACCTTACGACAGATTGCGGCGGGAGCCTTTTCCTTTCCTCCATCCCATGTTCCTTCTGGTCCAAAAATGTTATGATAACGAGCCACAGAAACGTCAAGGTTGTAGTTGCGAGCATATGCAAAATACAATCTCTCTGAAAATAGTTTCTCCCATCCATACTCAGAGTCTGGATTGGCTGGGTAGGCAGAGTTTTCACGACAATCAGGATTGTCTGGATCTAATTGATTATGTTCTGGGTACATACAAGCAGAACTAGAATAGAAGATTTTAGTTTTGTTTACATCTAACAATCTATTCAATGCAACTTGTTCGTTCAATACATTAAGATTGATCGAAGCTGAGTTGTGCATGATGTCAGCGGAGTGTTCATCTGTAAAGATATATCCAGCACCACCCATATCGGCAGCGAACTGGTAGATCTCATCGAAAGCATCTCCTTCCACATCTAAGACTCTTGCCACAAGTCCTACTTCTCTAAGATCACCTCGAACAAAATCATCGGCAGCACTCATAGAAAAATCGGGGTACTTAATATCAACGCCACGAACCCAATACCCTTCTGATCGTAGTCGTTTTACCATGTGACTTCCAATGAAGCCACCTGCACCCAATACTAGTGCTGTCTTCTTATCCATAGTTGTATACAAGTTTGAGAAATAAACTTCATCTTATTTATTGTATCACGCACTGACCGTTTTCGCAATAACCGTATCCAAAATGTTCACAGTTGGAAACCAACCGAGCTCCATGAGAGGCATGATATCTGCACATAATGAATCAGGTTCATTAGGTGTGTCTTCCTTGATAGGAAGATGTCCCATACCCATGGCACTGGCCAATTCTATTACAGAAGTTTTATGTCCTGTTCCAACATCAATCGTACCTGTAAATGAACTAGGAATCAAAGTCGCAATCGCTCTGACAACATCCAATACATGAACCCAATCTCTCTCATGTCTTGTGATATACTTTGCAGTTCCTTGTTTCAACATTTCATATAACATATCATCTCTACTACCTTCCTCTGCCCAGACATTAAAAAACCTCATACCCACACTATTAGGTGGAGCCATGAGTTCATTTACTTTCTTTGTTATTGCATAAGGATTTTGCCACCAACCGTATGCACCAGCAGAACTTGCATACAACAAGCGAGTACCATACTTTCTACAATAATCAAATATGGGTTTAGATTTTTCAACGTTGTTCTCCCAGAATTTATCAGGATTATCTACACTATCTCTGAGTGCAGCATAGGCAGCAAGATGAACTATGAGATCATAGTCTGCACATCCAACGTCTGCAAAGTCTCCTATGTCATCTGGTCTGTCCAGTCCATCAACATCAAAGATGTCACTGAGAAAATCAAAGACATGACTGCCAATGAAACCTTTGTGACCTGTTACTAATACTTTCATTTTCTTTTCTTTCTATGCCTTGCAATCCAATTCCGTGCAGTGGCATCATTAAGAGATGTGTGTAGGATCTCTCCTTTATATACTATCACTCTTTTGGATTTACCGCAAGGAACTGCTGCGTATCCATCTTTAGTAAAGAAACCCATCTTAGTATCCTTATAAAAATTATAAGTTGATTTGAGTTCCTTCTCTTCTGGAGTCATCATTTTTTAACTTCAAATGTGAGATGATTATTACAATCCCCAAAGAACTTGCCGTCTAGATTGTAATTGAATGAGATACTATATCTGTCCTCATTAGAAAATGATGGAGTCACAGAGTGATCTAGATGTGCAGGGAAAAGAAATAGACCACACTCTTCTGGTTGGAATCTTTTCTCAAAACTATTGAGATCATCATATCCAGTCACAGATGGTTCCCAATAACTATTGATCCAAGTGGCATTTCTTGTAGTAAACATAATATCACCACTATTCTCAGGAACCTGTAGATAAAACACTCCAGCAAACTGAGTATTGTTGTGACGATGTTCTGCAATATAATTCCCTTTCTTTTGTAGGTTACCCCAAGAATTAATTCTTTTCAACCCATGTCTATCCAAATCAAGTTGTAAAGACTTAGCGAACCTATAAATTTCATTATTAATAGTATTCTCTAACTTCATCAACTCTGGACTTAACAATAGATCCGCTTGCAGTTTCGTTGTCTCTCCGTTAGGTCTGTTGACTATATCCATATCTTGTGCCCATTCACATGTCTTTAGAAAGTCCAACATGTGTTTTAATTCAGATGGTCTAAAATCTAGGACAGTTTGATAAACTGGAGTTGGAAATAATATATGAATATGTGACATCACTCAGCATTTAAACTTTCATTGTATTGTTGATCCAAGCATCCCGCCGTGTTAACCTGTTGTAATCCTATGTTACCTTGATACCAACCAGTAGCGATATACTTATCAGTCATAGGAGGATTACCTCTATGTAAATGAGTGTATCCGCCAGGCCAAATAAGAATAGTTCCTTTTGTAGGTTTTACTTTTCTCTTCTGGTATAAAAATTCTGTCTCTCCTCCCTCTTCAACGTCATTTAAATACACCATCCATGCCATAGTTCTATTGTTTAGATTCCAATTCACATTTTCTGCATGGAATAGATGATACCCATTTGTAGGTTCTGTCTTTTGAAGTAAACATAGAGAACTTACATAACTGAAATTGCCTAGGTAGGTGTATTCATTGATGTAATGAAACAAACAATTATTAACATACTTCATCATCTGGGAACACTCACTAGGAGAGAATCCATCTAAACATATCTGTTTATCTTTTACATGACTAAAGTTTCTTTTGAAGTCCACAAACTCCGCCTTATCCATATAGTTTACGAGAAAATCACAGAAGCGTGGGTCTACTGCGTTCTGAAAAATTCCAATAAAATCATGAAATTCATTTACAATTTGGGTTTCCATTATGTTACCAAAGATTTAATGGGCAATGTGCCGCTGAAAATTTGACCTTATTTACTAAGAAACAACCACACTCCTTGCATAAGTGTCGGTCTGGATCAAAACGATTACAGTCTCTACATATATCTATTCGTGCTTTCTTTACCTCTTCTGGAACCATTAAGGTTCCGTCAAAGACGAAACCTTTTACAATATCGTAAGCAGTTCTAGAAAGATTTTTGGCTTTCTCTGGTAGAGAGGGATCAGTCATTCGTAACGGAATCCGTTACATAACAAGGAACCCCTGCTGGGTCTAACCATTTAGCATACTCAAAATCTTCAATAGCAAGAAGCAGTTGATCACCATTATCAAACAGATAGATATCTGAATACCTCTTAGTATACTCATGTGCTTTTTGCAAACGGAAATCAGGTTTACCATTTAGTTGAATGTAACCCCTTTGCACATAGCGGTAGGGGAACCTCTCATGGATCACGGTAGTCTTAGTCGTTGCGACAGACTTTGGATCTAAATCATTCATTGGGAAACTCCTAGATCTTCTGCAATCAGACTCATTAGCAATGAATACTCCTGTTCTGGATCCTCATCGCTGAACTCATAACCTTCTCCCTTATAGTACCTCAAAACTTTTTTGTAAATCTTTGGATACTTGAAGTCGAGCGCAAACTCTTGATCTACTGCTCCCTCCAAAGCATCAAGATTTTTCTTGAACTTAGAAATGAAAGTGGACATTTTCCGATTGTGTTTACGTTACTATTGTAGTCCTGTATTCAGTTTTTGTCAAGCACCGTCGTCATGATTCCACATGTGCTCAATATCTTGAGCCTGTCCCGAATCGATAACTGGTTTTAGTACATCCTTATGTGGAACAAGTGCTACCTGTCCATCAGGAGTATCTATTACAAAGGTCTCTCCAGCATGGGCTCGATCGACCAATTCTTCAAAGTTTTCTTCTAAGTATTGGAGAGAAATAATTTGCATTAGATTGTCTGAGTTGTAGGCAAGTGATCCATAGATCCTGGCAACTCTAGTCCGCTTGGGGTGGACTCATTTAATGATTTAATGCGATCAATTTGATCTCTGTTCTTTAAGCACTCCAACATTTGAGCTGCATGAGTAAGTTCAAATGGATCGTTAGGTAAGTTGTCTCTAGTTGCAACACCATCTGGTGTCTCTTCCTCAAGGTAAACCATCTGTGTATTGTTCTCAACTAACATGACCCACCGCCATGCTCTCATTCCCATACCTTTATTGTACATCTTGACTGAACATTGGGTTGCAGCCATTCCACCTTGTTTTGCAAGTCGTAAAATGTATGCTCCGTTTCCATCTGGAAGATACTTAAGGTTCTTAATCTTCATATCTTTGAACCACTTATCCATAACAAATGAGTCGTTCATAGACACAACATAGATCTCATCAACAACAGTTTCTTTGATGAAGGTGTCATAAAGTTTCTCATACTCTTTGACCATTTCTGTACATGGAGGTGTGAAAGCACCACACACAGAGACGAGAAGAACATCCTTACCTTCAAACAATGAGTGTACTGATTTCTTTGCTAATTTTTTAGATTTGTTATTCCAAAAGAACAACTCAGCATCAGGCAATAAATTCATTTTTCTAATTTACTTTCATGTATAGTATGTATATGATTACTCAGGCAGATCCCTGAGTGCCTCAAGTTTAATAAACTGTTCGTTGAGATTATAGTGTAACTTATAATTTACAGTTGTCAAGTAAAACCCAGTAATTTCTGATCCGTCACAACTGTATCCATAGCCTGTAAGTTTTTCATTTACTCCGTCAATTTTCAATGACTTACCTTTTTCGAGGTAACTGTGGTACTTCTCGTCTAGACTGATCATCGTTCTTCGTAGGTTATTTTTCTAACGCCTCTTCGACGGCGTTCTTCTTGGTATTTTAGATCATCAGATGTCAGAATACCATCATATCTGACAGTTTTGTCATATTCTGTAAGGATTACCTGACCTAGATCCTTCGCACCAACGGTTTCGTCTACAACCTTCATTTGATTTTCACATTTACAGACTTGAATCTTAGTTGTTGCTTTCAATTCTGTATTACATAGTTTGCATCTCGCTTTCAGCATCTTCATTTACCTTTAAAACTAACTCGAACTCCCTCAATATAGAAGCTTCTGGATCTTGGTCTCTAATATTACAGTATTCCAACCACCTAAGAGCAGTCTTCTCTGGATCTTTTAATCCCTTTCCATATAAAATAGTGTAAGGTCGATTCTCTAAACTGTTAAATTTTGCTACCAAGTATTCTGGGTAATTTCCAATCAAGTCACAGAGTTCATCTCTGTCAACATCAACTTTGTACATTTGAAATTCATTACCATAAACAGAGTGAAATAACCCTGCCCTCACCTCATCATCTGGTCTTCCGTAGGAACACAACATACCAGCTACTCTTAGAGAGTGTGATAAGAGATCTCCATCCAAGCCAGTAGAGTCTGTGTGAGGTATTTGATCAACCCCAAGATTGACCATGTAGTTTATGTATTCGTCCATCATCCTGACATATTAATCGTAAGTGACAATCTAGGTTCGGGACTAGCTACTACCGTGTGCATAGTTCCCTCTGGTATGATAAGAACATCTGATGGACCTACTTCACTCTTCTGTCCATTGATACTCCATGTGCAAGTGCCATAGAGTGGTTTTACTATGACATGATATTCGTGATTGTGTGGATCAAAACTTGGTCTATTAAAAACAGTTCCAGTACTTAAGTATAGATTAGCATTAGTTTCTGATCCTTTATATTCAAATAGTTTATCATCAAGAGATCTAAGATCTGCTGTCAGATCCATGACGTTACTCAGGAGACTAGTGAATCCAAGATCAAATAACCTCTTCCATTTGTCGTAGATTATATAACCTCTAGAGTCAAAAAATCCATTGGATTTTTTCTGACACTGATTGATAACTTCGAGAGATGGTTCTGGCCATCTATATTTTATTTGAAGCAGATCAAGAATACCTTCTTCATCTAAATTTATTTCATGTGCGTTTATGATATCGGCCGCCTCTTGGAGATACGGCATAGCATCAGGGACAGGTGGTCTCCACTGTTGATAACTATTCAATCTCTTCCCTCCATTCTTCGTAAAAAGCTATGGCTTCCTCATAGGCACCCTGTTCGTACAGGTCATGAATCCTGTCAATGATGTAATCTTTTGTAAGTTTTTCCTCTTGATAATCTTGGGTGAATTGAGAGAGGTCGGATTGGAATGATGGGTCAAGCATCGAAGTAGTCCTTTCGGTAGTAACGTCCTAGCACATTAGAATTATAGTATGCAGGCTCTCCGTTGTCAAGAGCCTCAGTCAATACGTTATTTAGAAAGAGTTGTCTGGTCTCCTCATAGTTGGTTTTTCCTAGTGTAGTATGAAGGGATATTATCTCTCTGCTAAAGGTGTCCTTACCGTACTCCTTAACGTCGGCCTTGAGTTCTGGGGAACTTCCATAATACTTCTTCCAATCGGACTCTGAAGTAACTCTCCTTTTACCACCTTTTGGCTTACGTCTCTGCACGAAATACTTTCTACCGATGTACTTTTTACCTGTTGTCTTATTAGTAATGAGGTAGACGAAACCGAAGAAATCGCCAATGTCGTCAGTAGTAAAAGGTTTACCCTCATATAGCCAGGGGTTTTCGTAAACTCCTCCTTCAACCATATCATGATTTTCATATCTTCACACTATGTATATGAGGTCTCTGATCCTGTTGTACCCACCACTGCATCGAACAAACATACAATGTTTGGAATAGTATTAGGGATAATATAATTGTTACATTCTGCCATTGAATTGTCATGACCAAATCCTAGTTAGTTGACGAACATCTGTTACACCATAGAGTGCCTTGACAGTTCGTTCTGCATCCTCTCTTAAATTAGATGGTGAAAAGAATTCTACTTTTGTTAATCTATTTGAGTCAAGTAGAATCTGCGCTGACCACTTAGTTTCTTTCATGTCAATTTATTCCAAGTGTCTTTCCAATCTGTGACTGTCACAACCATACCTAGTTTGTTATCTGTAATGGCATCTGCTAATGGTCTATCATTACCACCTTCTTCCATCCTATCTCCAAAGAATACTAAATCACCGTCAGGAAAGTCTCTAATGATCTGACCCTTATCACTTCCCTTACTTGAAATGTCAACACCTGTTATACCACCAACAAAGGCATGTAACTCTGGAAACTTTTCATTGAATCTAGTTGATATTCCTTCTCTCTCTTTCTTAATATCATCCCAATCACTATAAACTAATCTCTCTGTATGATTGGCACCTCTACCAACAATACTAAAGTTGACACAGCCTGGTCTTTCTTCTATATGGTTTCCTGTTCTTACAGGGAAGTGACTCTCATGTAGTTCTTCTAGAAGATGTTCCTTTGCATCTAATGGCAACGTCCAATCGTTTCTGAATGTCAGAAGATCTCCCTCATAAACATCATTACCAGCACAATTATACACCCTCTTACAATTACAGTAAAGAAGGTGTGTAATTTGTTCTATAGTTTTCTCTCTATTACTTCCTGTTACCAGATAAACTTCGTTTGCCAAGGCAAAACTGTTGAAGAATATTAGAAAGTCAGGGTCAATCTTTTGTCTACTGGGTGTGAGAGTCCCATCGACATCAAAAATATATTTCATTTATCCATTATACACATTATAAAAAGTTTGTCAACTATTCTCCGCCTCCGTCGCCTCCGCCGTTCCCGCCACCATTTCCACCGTTACCGTTTCCACCATGTCCATTACCATTACCGTTTCCATTCTTTCCATTGGTATCATCATCTGAATTGTCTGGTTTTAACATTCCGCCATAACCAACTCTATATCCTTTAGGGATAGACTTGCATTTCTTATCATCATTACAATAGTATTCACCTTCACCACACTTTTTCTTCTCTTCATCTATTTCATTCTTTCTTACATACTCCTTTCCACCAGCCCCTATGTCAGTTACCTTAACTTTGATCTTTGATGGATCTTTAAGTTTAACTTTAACCATTGGTTTCTTTGCTTCAATTACAGGAGAGTACTCATCCCTTAGATGATCTGGAATGATGTCAGATACATATTTTTTATGTTCTTTTCTCTGTAGAAGTCTCCTCCCTCTAGCACCAGCATCCATAGCTTTCATAGGCTCTTTCAACACTGCCTGTTTTCTCTTGACTGCCGCCACCATACCACCAAGTTTCTCAGAAATCAACTCACCTGTCTCAGGTTCGTAACCACAGTTCCATGCTCTGAGAGATTTATTGATTCTGGAATCAGGATCTCTTGCAGTCTTAGCAGAGGTAAGTTTTGATTTCATACCTTTCATTCTTGCACAGAATGATGCTCTTCTCTTGTTACCTTTCTTTTTACTGGGTGCTTTAAGATCTGAGCCTGGATTAGCTCTCTCGTAAGACTTACGACCCTTCTCATTCAAACCACCCGAAGAGTTCTTACCAGCCTTTCTTGTCCATGCTGCAGCTTCTGTCATAGAAAGATCAGGAGTATGATCTGCTGCAAGAGTTCTGTAATCTGGTTCACCCTTCTTTACTGTTCCCTTTTTCTTTGCCATGTTGGCAAGATCTTTTGGTTCTTCTTTTGATTTGTTCCTTGTAGGATCAATAGAACCCTCAGTAAATTTTACAGGACTTGAGACAGTTCCCTTTCCATCAACATATTTTGTGACTCTAGGGTTCTTCTCATCATCATTTCTAAAATCCTTATGTGTTTTTTTCCACTTCTGCCTTGTCATCTCAACAGTTTCTTTCAACTTTTTCTTTTTAGACACCATCATATCTTCCAATCTCTTCTTCTTAGAGACTGCAATAGCAGACTGTTGTGCTGCATTTTGTGCCTCACCCATCATTTTGGGTCCACCTGCTTTCTTCTCTGCCACTTTCTTTTCATTGGGATTCTCATTGCCTATGGCAAGATTCCTCATCTTCTGCTTCTTCTGTGCATCCTTATGTTCTTTAGGATTAATCTCAAAGCTATCATTGATCTGAGTAGTGGGGTTTAGAGTTTCTTTCTTCGCCTTTTCCTGTCTCCTCTTCTTTTCTTTTTGAACTCTCTTCAACATAAACTTATTAGATGGCATACTCTGATCCATCTTACTAAACTTATCGTGAAGTCTATCCAAGTTGATGTCAGTCTGCCTGTGCATCTTAGCATCTTCTAAGATGTCCCTAAAATTTTCTTTAAGACCCTTAGTTTTCTTACCTCTTCGGTCTGCATGGTCTGCTCTTCTATCTCTTTGGACACCGCCACCAAGTGGTTCAGATCCATAAGGATTACCGTATCTTTCAAGTCTTTTACCTGATCTTTTATGATCTGGTACTAATTTGTCAACCTTTGCTTCGTTCACTTTCTTCTTAGGTTTATCAGTACTAACATATGTAGGTTTTGCCGCACCTGACTTGGACTGTTGGCCTGGATCTGCTGCCTTCTTTCTCCTTGCCGCAGACTGCCTTTCTGACTTAGACATACTTGCACGTTTAGATGATGACACACACTTAGGAGTACCCTCGCCTGGCTCGTCACTAGCACAGGTTCCACCTGTAACTACATTAACCCAACCACCTTTACCATCTTTAGACTTGGATCCTTTGAACCACTGACGTAGATTACCTTCCTTAACCTCTGGTGTCTTAGGAATCATAACAGGTTCAAACATCTTCTTCTTAGCCCAGTCATCTGGAATCATGAGATGTTTTGCTTTGAACTGCATGTGTAGAAGAGTAGTGTCAATACCATTCCTTGAAGAAATTTTCTTCATCAGGTCGTCAACTTCACCGTAAGATGGGTAGTCTAATTTTTCTAGACCATCTTCTAGTTCTTTTACAGCGACTGACTCATTCATTTTTTTCTTCTCAGGTAATCCTTTATGTTTAGTAGATGCAAATTTCTTTACATCTTTTCTCTTCATGCTGGCAGCAGCTCTTTGAACCTCAAGCGTTTTTTCTCCCTTGAGAGTACCTTTTTGAGCCGCTCTAACAATCCCGAAGAATTTTTGTTGTTTTTTGGAGACTGCTGGCATGTCATGTACCTAATCCTTTTCCTGATTTCATGTTTTCTTTACTACCGTATCTAGCTTTTGTTTCTACATACCCCTTTGTATTATCACCATAACCCATCTCTTTGGCATCTGACTTAAGTTTTTGGTTTGCATTATGTTGTTTAAGATACTTACCTTCACCATCAGTCTTCGCACCTTTCACTTTAGGTTTCTGGTTACTACCACTTCTCATGATAGCACCTTTACCATACTGAGCTGTGATGGATTTCTTTACTGCGTCCATTACAGAATCTTTAGATTTAGATAATGGTTTCTTAGTTCCACCTACATCATAACCTGTTTCTTTTTTGAGACGAGTCGCCTCTTGAAAATCTTGGAAGTTCTTCATTTCTTTTTACCTAAGTCTTTAATAGATGACGTACCTTGAACAATCTTTGAACGTCCATAGGGGTTTCTGACATCATCATTGTCAGCAGACTTACGATACCTTTCTGGTTGTCCTCTACCAGTTGTGTTATTTCTTTTCTTACCATCAAAAGAAGTATATTGATTGGAAGTTTTGTTTTTCCTACCTTTAAAGGCATATTCATCATTTCTTCTACCCATCTTGTTTGCAAGACTTTTACTTATGCCCTTGTCTTCATTACCTTCACCAGCACCAGCATTGTAAGCGGCCATTCTGTTCTCATCAAGTGAGTCCAGTTCATCTCTCCAATTAGAGAAACTACTCATCTGGATTGCTGCTACCTTTTGTTGTAACTTTGTATCCTGTTTGTTGTCTTTCTTGATTATCTTATTAACCAATGCTTTTTTGGCCATGTTAGCCGATTTTAATTTCCGTTCTGCTTGTCTTTGTGAAGCTTGATTGACTGGTGACATAGACATTTCATCTAGGTTGTGATCAACTTCTTCTTTCTTTGAACTGTTACCATAGTTTGCAGCACCCTTCTTGCGACACTGTACTAATCTACCTGATGCGTATGCAGATGGCCAAACACTTGCACTTGCTTTTACTTTTTTATAACAAGCGTCTTTCTTACCACTACCACTTCCTTTCTTATCTTCTTCGGTAACTACTTCTTCTTTATTCAGGATCGCCTGCCTACGTCCTGAAGGATCTTGTATTGCAATGCGACGTTGCATCTGCTTATTGGCTTCTTTCGATTTACCATGATGTGCAGCGACAACTTCTTTAGCATAAGCTTTATCAGCCTGACGTGACATCTTCTCTTTAGGAAGTGGTTTGTATCCTTCTAAAAGAGCCTCCAGAACCATATCTCTAGAACCCCAAAGATCATTCTCACTAATAAATGCCTCTACTAATTCTTCATCAGACCATCTGTCTGTGTCATATCCCTCTTCTACAATACCTGTCAACCAAGTATCAAATGTCTCTCTATGATTCTCTTTCTCTAGGAGTTTAAGTGTATTCCATTCCGATCTATACTTTCCTTCCTTCTTTAATTTCTTTTGTTGCCAAGAGTCAAGTGCCTGATCTGGACGTTTCCCTGATGCCATCTCAGATTTCTTATGAGCTTGAAATGCAGAAGCGGACTTCGCTCTGTCAGCATCCCTCTGTTGGTTCTTTGCAGCTTGATCTTGAATCTTTTTCTTTACATTGTCCTCATTCTTTTGTAGATTAGGATGTAAAGGCGATTCATAAATTGCAGAATAGGCTTCAGAAAGTTTGTCCATTTTAAAAGGATACAGTATAGCTATCATAACGTATTTATTATATCAATAAATAGAAGACAGGGACTCTATATTTTTAGCTAAATGGCTCGTCAGGGAATATTTACTGGATTCACACCGAATGATGGTCTGGGAGATTCCCTTGCCTTAGGCGCATCCAAAGTAAATCAAAACTTTACAGAGATTTATACTACCTTCGGTGACGGTACAAATCTCAGTGTTAATGCAGGGAGTGCTGGTACTTGGACGAAGGCAGGGAACACAGGAATTTACACAAGTAAGAACGTTGGCATCGGTACGACTGATCCTACTGCTTCTTTATTTGTATCAGGTAATGTTCAATTAACAGGTATTACAACTGGAACATTCGTTGGAGATGGTTCTGGTCTAACAGGTGTGACCGCAGTTGGTCAAGGTGTTGTTATAAAAGACAGTGGAACACTAGTTGGTGTTGCACAAAGTCTTAACTTAGATAAGAATTTAACTGTCACACAGGTGTTTGGTGGAAATGTAACAGTTTCTGCTGCTGATACTGTAGGATTTGCGTTCACTTCTGGATTCTCTACTACATCTGCATACGCAAACGTTTCTGGAGTATCAACCACTGCAACAACTGCTGGGTTTGCTGACACTGCAACACTGGCATACACTGCAAACTTCGCCACGATTGCTGGTATCGTAACTTACTCACAGGCATCTGGTATTGCAACCAACTCTGGTGTTGCTGAGTATGCAAAGGTAGCTGGTATCGCATCATACGTTGCCAATGCAGGGTTCTCAACCATGGCGGGGTATGCACATACCGCAGGCATCGCCACAGTCGCACAGAATTTAACAGGAACTCCTTCTATTGTTATCGACAATATCAATTCTGCGATTGGTATTGTGACCATGCCTGGTCAAGGTAGTAAGATGCGTTTCGACTTTGACGCAACAGGTGATCTACCCCAATCAACCTCTTGGAGAGGTATGTTTGCATGGGCAAACAACACCAAGACTGCATATGTTTCCAGTGGAACCACAATGGGTGGTTACAATGGTTGGAGACAGATACTTCATCAGGATGACGAAGGCAACTACTTTACAGTAGGTGTCATAACTGCATCCAAGTTTGCTGGTGATGGATCTGGACTTACAAACTTACCATCAACAGATAGTATTTGGAGAACAAACTCCACTGGTATTCACACTCTCAGCAACGTTGGTCTTGGAACTACCAACACAGAAGGATATAAACTTAACGTACTAGGTAACTTAAAGTTACAAGGCAGACTGGACGGAACTGCAACAGATAATATACTACCTCACTTGTGGTCAACCTACGCATCTCTACCATCATCATCCACTTATCATGGTGCATTTGCTCACGTTCATGAGACAGGAAAGGCATACTATGCACACGCTGGTTGGAATGAACTGGTCAATAAAAATCAAGATCAATCGGTTGGAACTGGAACTGAAAACTATAGAGTTGGTGTTCTAACTGCAATATCATTTACTGGAGATGGATCTGGTTTAAGTAATATCAATGTATCATACGCAGCTTCAGCTGGTATTGCAACTCTATCACAAGGACTAGAAGGTAAACCAGACATCTTAGTTGCTAACATCAACTGTACTGGTATTACTACTAGTGCAACATTCGTTGGAGATGGTTCTGGACTGACAGGTATCACTGCATCTGGTAGTGGTATTATCATCAGAGAAGGCGGCACACTCGTAGGAACTATTGGAACTGTAAACTTCGGAACTGGTTTCGATGTTTCCCCTGCATCTGCTGGTGTAGTAACAGTCACCACATCAGGTGGCGGCGGTGGTGGTATCTCTGGTATTGTATATCAGGAGGAAGGATCTACTGTTGGTACTGCACAAACCGTTAACTTCATTGGTGTTGCATGTACAGTAACACATAGTGGTGGAGTTGCAACTGTCAACTTGGCAGGAGCAGTACCATTCACAGGACCTGCTGCAAGCATAACTGCACTTGACATTACACAGTATGAAGCAGCATATGGATGGGGTGATCACTCTGGTGCTGGATATCTGACAGGTATAGGTGGTCAAGGATTAGGTAATCTAAACAACGTTTCTAATGTATCTCCAAGTACAAGTGATGTATTAACATGGAGTGGATCACAGTGGGCACCAGCCGCACCTACAGGTGGTAGTGGTGGAATAATAATTAAAGAAGAAGGAAGTCAAGTTGCAGCAGGAATCACCTCACTTAATTTTGTTGGATCTACTGTAAGTGCAACTGCTTCTGGAACAGATGGAACTATCACAATCACTTCTGGTGGTGGTGGAGGTGGCAGTATTTCCACAACTGGAGTTGGAACATACACTGCATCTGCTGGTGTGGAACAACAGGTAGATTCATGGTCTAAGTTAAGTTACTCTGGTGCAGAGTACACATTTATGATTGGTCTAGGAACATTCAGACAATCACAGAAAGTTCTTGTCATGCACGATGGAACTACGGCGTTCTCACAAGAATATGGCATCATGTTCTCTCCAGAACAACAGGTATCAATCGCTGCAACTGTAAGTAGTAACAACGTTCTAGTTAAAGTTACTCCTGAGTCAGGGATATCTGGTTTATCAACATACAGATTCGTTAAAACTTTTATTGAGAACCTATGATTCATACTAGTACGAACACTCTCGATAGGTCAGGCCTGGCTACCAAGCCAGTTGGAACTGATGACAAGAAGGCATACTCTATTAAATGTTATACCAAAAATGATTGGGTATTCATTCATGAGGAACTAGAGAAAGATGGATCATTGGAAGATAACATTCCTGATCCAACAATAGTATGTCCTGACAAGAAGGAACATAGTGATACCAGAGCAACTTACATGTTGACTGATGCGGAAGCAGAGGATTTAAGAAAACATGAGAAGGTACAGTGGGTCTGTATTGACTATGATGTATATCCAGGCAACTATTCTCCAGATCCAAAAGATATTATCGCTGGTGTACAAAAATTTGGTAGGTTCAATAAGACAGTATCTAACTACAGAGCATGGAATACTTCGCCAACAGGCACTAGGCCACCAACAACCCAGGCTGGTATTGGTGCAACAGATAAGAACAGAACTGGATATCAAATACTAAGACATACACAAAAAGAAAACCCTTGGGATGCAACATCCACTGGGCTGACTGGATCTGATCATCTAATAATAGAGACTGAACCAAAGCAATTAGGTGATGGCACTGGTGTAGATGCAATCGTAGCTGATGATGGTTTCTGGATTGCACACCCAGAATTTGTAACAACTGACGATGATCCTGTAGGTTGGTCAACAGGAAACGCATTAACATGGAGTGGTATATCTACAACTCCAGGCACATGTGGTGTTCTAGATGTACTTCTTGATGGTCCATATTATATTGACCCAGCATGGTTCAATGCAGATCCAGGCAATAGATTGATTCAACGTTGGGACGGAACAACAGTACCAGTAGAGTCTGTTGCAAGAGCATGGTGGTCTGATTCAAGTCAGAGATCAGTAGGATTCTCTACCATTGGCACTACAAATGGTTTCAGTGCTTCATATAGTAGACAAAGTTGCAACGGAAGTAACACACAGAAACCAACCAACGGTTCTGATCACGGAACTCAGTGTTCTGGTCAAGTATATGGTAAGAATTATGGATCGGCATATAACTGTAACAAATGGGTATTGAATGGTATCGGTGGTTCTAATGCTGGAATCAATGGTAGTCAATTTGATATACAGAAACTCTTCCACTTATATAAACCAAACTATGATAGACATTCTGCTATCACTGGTAAAGAAAATGATACTAAAAACCCCACACTATCAAGTAATAGTTGGGGTTACAGATCTAGCTCTATACATACCACAGGTTACTATTGGTATAGACCATCAGCAACAGATGGATCAGAGACTGGCGTATCCTATAGTAGTGGTGCTGAACCAGAATTCATTGATTTACTAGGCGCATATGGTGATAGTAATAGGTGTAAAGGAGAGATGGTAGAAAGTTCTGTAACTGCTGCTGGTGATGAGTTAGCTGAGGCGGGAGTTATCTTCGTCTGTGCTGCTGGTAATAGTAATCAGACTCAATGTAGTCCTGGCGATCTTGACTTTGATAATTATTGGGCTACCAGTTCTCAAGGTAACAGTTCTTCCTTAGAATCCGCAACTCATAGTGAATTTGGATTGACATGTTATAACACTATCAATAGAAGAGGATGGCCACAGGCACTAGGTAAAACCACATCTGGATTATCTACTGCTGGAACTGAATATGCTGCTATTAATATTGGTGCATTAGATGATCAAATTACAAGTAGTGGACTAGGTGGTAACACCACAGACTACAAAGAAAAGAAAGTGAACTATAGTGATATGGGAACAGGTATTGATTGTTATGGTGCTGCTGATGACACACTCACAGCAGATGGAAGAGCATCATCTCTTACATATGTTCACCCAGAAACATATACTGGTCTCACACTTACCCCATATGATATTGATTTTGGTGGTACTAGTTCTGGATGTCCTACATGTGCTGGTTGGTTAACTACCAAACTACAATATAATAGAGATTGGACTTGGAGAGAAATAAAAGATTGGTTGAAAAACCAGTGTGGTAGTCAATCTCCTGACAGATTTTACTATGGTGATAACATTACATCTTTCACTGCAACAACAGCTGCATGGGAAGATATGTATTCCGTTCAGATGTATGGTCAAGGACCTGTTGTCATCTGGGATGCTCCTACTGGTTCACCTACCGAACCCAAAAAACCTGAGATAAAAATCACCAACTCCCCTAACCTTAAAATCAGTGGTGGAGTTGAGATAAAGTTCTCTTAATAAATACTAAAAAGTACTAGCGAAATGGCAGAAAAATCATTTGGTGTAAAGGACCTGAATATAGTTGGAGCGAGTGGTGATCCAACTATAGAAAGTAATGGCGACCTTAATTTAAAAGCTGGTCAAGTTGCAATCCAAACTAACACCACAATCACAGGAGTAGTTACTGCAACATCATTCAGTGGTAATGGATCAGGATTAACAGGAGTTACTGCTTCTGGAACTGGTATCATCATCAAAGATGGTGGATCAACAGTTGGAACTGCTGGAACCATAGACTTTGGAGCAAACTTAAGTGTGTCCGCACTATCAGGTGCAGCTGTGACTGTGACTGCGAGTGCTGGCGGAATCACTATTGAAGATGAAGGCAGTGCATTATCCACAGCTGCAACCACACTAGACTTTGTTGGAGGTGGAGTGGTTGCATCTGGTACTGGAGCAGAAAAAACAATTACTATTGCTGGTGCATCTGTCCCTGCAAACTTAACTGCAACAACCTTAGATGTAGTTGGAATCGTAACTGCTGGTAGTTTTGTTACCGATCTAATTACTGGAAACGGAAGTGATCGTGGATTCTGTACTAGATATTATGTAACTGCAAACGGTGCTTCAGACTATAGATTTGCAGGGCCTGGAATACTTAATACTGTAGGTGATCCTACTCTATATCTACATAGAGGATTCACATACTTGTTTGAGAACTCAACTGGTAGTTCACACCCATTCCGTATTCAATTTACAGGAACAACTACAGGTGTGGGAACATATGTCAGTGGAAGTCAGAATGGAGCACAGATATTTACAATACCTCACGATGCTCCACTCAGTTATGAATATCAATGTACTGCACATGCCAGTATGAAAGGAACATTTATTATCCCTAATTAGTATGTCACCATTAGCATTTGGAATTGGAAAGTCAAGGGGAGCTCAATTTGATGCTCCAGTATTCTACTCAAATTTATTACAGTTTTACTGGCACTGGACTGACGGTAAGGACTTTGATCTCAGATGTGAGTTCATTCGTCCTACTCAATTAGCTGGTCTAGTAGTAGGAACTGACAAACTATCTCAGATTGTAGATAGTGGTGGTTCAGTTACATACATGAAATGGGGTGGAGATAACACCCAAGACACAGAAGGATATGAAGGTGTATACATTGACATAAATGCAATCAAAACTGTGCCAGGCGGACTTGCAAACAATGTTATAGAACTAGATTTCAGAGGTATGTGGTATGCAGAAGTTGGCACAAACCCAGTAGTAGTAAGAGGTTCTGCATATCAAGGCGGAACAATGTCATTAGAAAGAGACACACCTAACGTGCCTGGATTTGGTTTTGTTAACGTAGGTTACGCTCAATCCTTTACAAATTACAAAGAAAGTATACCCAAAGTTGTTACAAGTGTTGACCGAGAAGGAACTGGTCAACGATTAGGCCGCGCCATCATTGACTTAAACACATTTGAGATAACTTTTCTAGATTACTAGTATCAAATTGTATCAAATTATATAATTTCTCTGCGTATAAATACAGGCAGACTAAGAGTGGGAAATCACATGAAAAGATTTTTACCTTTAATTATGCTTTTGATGGCGGCTCCCATGGCAGCGAGGGCCGATTTAACACACCGTTTGACTACGAGTACACAACTTACCGTAGACAGCGCAGCAACTCAGGCCACAAGGATTGGGTCAACCTATAGTGTACAAGGTACAAACATTACCGCAGGCACAATGGGTGGACTAACAAAGTCTTCTGGGGATAGTATTTCAACAGCGGCTGCTAGTCAAACTCAAGGTGCATACACAGTTACAACTGCTGGCTCTGCCTTCAGCTTAAGTGAATCATTCACTTTAGGCGATGCAGTAAATCCAATCGGAACTGGTGTTGACGTATCTTCGGGTGTTGTCGTTGACATGCCTGCCTATGGTAGTGTAATCACTCAAAGTGGCGGCGTGGCAGGGAGTCTTGCTGGTACAATTACTTCAGCGGGCGTTATGACACTAACAGCTGGCGGGGCAGGCACATCTGCTACTGGGCAATTTGTTTCAGAAATCTCGATAGATTGAACATGAGTAATGAAGAAACTTCTAACGACATTTGTGACAGTTGCGGTTGCCATTGTCCTTGCGAATGTGAGGACTGCGAAGGCTGTGCCTGTGGTGCCTAATTTCCAACAGGGCAGCATGACATCTCGGACCGAAACGACTTCGACAGTGACCGAGACTATAAATTCAATTGATATGAGGACAGGATGGGAGTATTCGGTAACGGGCACAGGGGTTTCCAACAATGGAGAATCACTCAACCCACCAGTGAGTACATCAACAGTGAATGTAACACCAAGCAGTTCAGCGGGTTCAACAGGGGGAGCATTAGTAACAGGACAAGTAACAAGTTCCTTCGACTCCTTAGACTTCTCCAACCCAAACAGTTTTACAATAACAAATCCAGGCGGAAGCTTTCAATTCACACAGAGCTACCAAGGGCCTGGCATGACCAACCAGACAATAATACAGAGAGTGACCGCCATAGAAAGCGTGACCGACACAACTTCAACGTTTACACAATAGGTACATTAGTACTATCAATTATCTCTCCAACGGCGGCATTAGCAGAGAATGTTGGAGGGGTATCAGCGACAGCAAATCCAATAGCGAACAGCTCGGGCAGTGTTACAAATCAAGCTATACAGGTGCTACAAGGACCGTATATAACTAATACTTACGGTGGTGGCGTGCAATGTCAAGGTGCTACTGTCAACTTCACACCCTACTTACAATTTGCGGACAGTAGAAAAGATCCTTGGAGAGATTTCTACATGGAGCCACAATATAATACTACTGACTTTACTGGTCGTACTTCACAACAAACTGTCACAGTAAAAAACTATCCTTGGGAGTCATGGTATGACACAAGGACTAAAGCAGATGGAACTAGATGGTTCCCCGATGGTGAAGACATGGATATAGTTGTAGATGTAGATGGTCCCAATGGCATACCAGACAATCCAGGCCAAGTACTCTGGGAGAAACCTGTTCGTACTAATATGGTAGCAAACCAGTCATTCAATCTTGGTTTATCTGCTACTCTTTCTATACCACTCAACAGAGGTTTGCAAAAGAAATGTAGTGAAGCAGCACAGGCACAAAATGATATGCAAAAACAATTACTTGCCAATAAGCGCCTCGACTTTGAACTAGCAAGACTCAAGAATTGTGGTGAATTGAAAAAAACTGGCATATTTTTCCACCCCAAATCACCATACCATTCTGTATGTGCTGACGTGGTAGTTACAAATCCTGGCGGTCAACTACTTCCGCACACACATGACATGCCTAAACCAAATTGGAAAGAAGAAAAACCAAATGGCAGTGCATCTGATCTAGAAACATTTCAAATACCCTAATGTTTAGACCACCCTATTGGTCTCATGATAACATTAAGATTCCAGATAGTATAATAAACACATTAAAATTAAGATTGTCCAACGTAGAATTGATTGACAATCATAAAAGTTCTTACTGGATGAATCGAGAGTATGCAGAGAAGAGACCAGATGAATTTCTAAATGAAAGATACGATATTATCGTAGAAGATATCGTAAAGAATGTAGGCGTCTTCAATGAATCAACATACGCATATACATACTGGACACAACTATATGATCATGGTAATAACATAGGACCACATAATCATGTAGATAAAAAATGTCCGGCTGATATATCTTGGGTTCACTTCCTAGATGTGCCAGATCAAAAGTGTTTTCGTTTTACTGACACTCAAGGAAATACATTAGTTCCTGACAATCAAAGTAATGGTGATATAATTTGTTTTCCCTCGTGGTTATGGCATGAAACCATACCAACTGATGAACAAAGATTGATTGTCTCTGGTAATATAAGCTTAAACTTTGATGATGTTGATATGTCTAAGTATAAATCAATACCTACTTACTAGACTTCTTTAAGTCCTTTAACATATTCTTTTTGTTACCGAACCTTAGTTCTGGTAATCCTTTTTCTTTTCTATACTTATTAGTTTTTATCTCGTTTGCGGAAAGTTTCCTCTCTTTCTTACCTAATGCTTTCTGAACTCTCTTGATAACCTGTTTGACTAAGGGTTTGATAACTCTTAGTAAGAGAGGCGTTGCAGCTGCAGCAGCAGTAGCCACTATAGCAATTGATGCAGTAGTAGTTGCCTGATTGGCAGAAGGCAAAAATTTCTCTACAACTGTAGTAGATTCATACAATGTCTCACAAATTTTTTGCTTAGGATTATTTGGATCAGTTATTAACTGGTGTCCAGTCACCCTCTCGTCTCCCGACGAAGTTACATCACCCACTCTAAGTTCATTAGGACCAGGGCACTCAGGATCTTTATATCCTCCTGTAGTATCTGGTCGTTCAGTATTGGAATCTGGTGGTGAAGGTGGATCACCTGTATCCACACCACCTGTAACTTCTTCTGGTTCTCCGTATACTGTAGTCCACGTCAGTTCATTAGCTTGATAATCAGGTGGTTCGTAGTATGGCATACCGCCATCACATAATACCACGTTACCTTTAGGGTCATCATTGACCAAATTTTTATTTCTAGATGGATCTCTCTTAGCGTTCTCTTTGTTTACCTTGACACACCCTGGCATGTCTACAATAGGCACTCCTATGTTCACAGTCACAGGTGGCGTGAAAGGAACTGACTGTGGAGTATTTCTCATCCAAGGTCTATTGATATTTGCAATATCAAGTGTACCTGTGTCTATGTTCTGGATGAGTCTTAATCCAGTACCATTTACATAGATCTGTGGAATATCATTTGGCATTAGGGATCACCATCTTCAATCCCCTAACTTGGCCAGATTGACTAGGCCATGCTTCTTTTAAAGCAGAACGAACTTCTTCTCTAACTACTTCTCTAATTTGTTGTAGTTGCACTTCCTGTCTTTTTTCAGGACCACCCAGTTGTTGATCAATAAGTTGACCTCCACCCATCACTGCACCAGTTCCTACAACTGCTACTGCGGTTCCATAGGTAGCTATTTTTTGTATATCCATCAGTGATCGGGGGTATCATCATCTTTAGGTAAACCTAAGTCACCTAATTTATCTAGGAAAGCTGCACGTTGTTCCCATGTTTGTCCACTAGTAGAACCTTTACATGGGTTAATACACTGCTCAAAGTCATGAACGTTACAAACTAACCCTGCAAGATCATGAGGACATCCTTCTTTACCTGTTGACCAATACAGTTGGTCATCTATCCACTTAGCTTCACATTTTGGACATGTTTTAATATTCATAATGAGTCACTATCACAATTAATGTACTGTCTTTCGAGAATTAGTTTATAGAAATTATTTTTCAAATCTCTCAAACGTTCTTGTTCATCTGGATCAATATTGTTTCCTGGCCATTTTTCTAAATGGAAGCACAATGATTGGTAGATTTGTTTTACGGAACTATATTCTAACTCGAAAGCAAACCAAAGTTCTTCGTCCATCAAGGTCCTCCCCTTGCGTGACTATAAAGAACTATTTAGTGTTGATACTAGAAGGGACTCGTAGGCACGTCAGGTAACGTTGACGGTGCAGTTGCATCCATGCCTGGAGTAGTAAGTCCTCCTAATGCTCCGCCACCAAGAGCACCACCAAGAGATCCAGTGACTGCCTCCATTACTTGACCTTTGACGTTATCTACGATTGCGTCCTTATTTACATATAGATACCCAGCAGCACCCACGACGGTGAGGGATACAATACCACTAGCAAGAGCGATTCCATTTACGATTTTTTGAAACATAATTACATCTCATATTTTTTAGGATCAGTTTCGGTAGTTATTTTTAAAGGTGCTTGTTCAATACGAATAGTTTGTGCTGGTGCAGTTTGTGATGCTGCAGCAATCAGTTTTTCCATATCTGCCTTTGTTATTCCACTGCCACTACCAGAAGCAGTACCGTTACCATTCATCTTCATAGTACCGTCACCTTTCTTAGATGCGGTCTGAATGCCAAAGCTCGCCAAAACGCCTGTAAAGACCGAAGCTATAAAAGTTGGATCAATTTTCTGTTGAGGAATGCCTGGAATGGCAACATAATTTAATGTCAATATCCCGCCGGACCAAACCAACACACCAAGGCGAACAAATGTACTAATGATAGCACCTCGATCATCCTCATCGGGTAGGATTTTGTCTTTTAATTTTCCGAGAGGGCCTTTTGGTTTCTCTTCTTCTTTCTTAGGCGGAGTTTTAATAGATTCTGACATGGTAAAATATTATAACCTTAGTATATATAAGATCTATCTAGGAAACAATATTCCTTTTGCTGGTCTATCATCGTCAGTATATTGACGAGTATCTCCAGTCATTCCTAGAAGTGGATAATTATAATTACCATAATTAGTATTTCCACTACCAGTCCTAGTACCAACAGTGGTAGTGTAACTAGACTTTGTAGTGAGTTTTAAAAAGTAGTTGACTCCGCTTGTATTTTCATTGTAATCTACAGGAGGAGTTTGTAACTTTGAAATTGTAAAGTTATTCATCAGACCTTCCTAGCAACGAATAATAATCCACGAGTTGTTGTACTTTGATTGTAACATCCTTGTATCACAGTCCAAACCTCAGTGCCACTTATAGTAATAGTATCTCCCTGTTGTATGTTTATTGAAGGAGCATTATATACAAAGTCTATTAGTGCAAAGTCTTCGGGCATATTATATGGTGAAGGAACCATCATGGCGTTTAGAGGTATTCCTTTTATGACTGCATTGAAATCGGCGGCAGGATCTACACTAGTGGTTACACCAAATCCAGTGTTACCGTTAGTGTCATAAGTAGCATCTCTATTGTAGATTTTTGGATGGTAAGCATAAGCATAATTGCTAGGACTACCGATCGCAAGGTTAGATGTATAAATTGTCTGAAGACCATCGTTGTCTCTATCATATGGTGCCTCTGCTGCCCTCCTCTGATAATTTGGATGATCAGAAGAACCATAAGGAGTTGTTTTAAACGTTAATTGAACGTGTAGACTCTCACTAGTGTATGGTTCTATCTCCGTGTTTCCCGCTAGACATACATGATCAAGATCCCATATAGGTGTAGTAAAATTATGAGGAATCCATGTATAAAAAGTATTGTCTCTCAACTTAGTTGATGATAGTGTAGGTTGTCTATATGAAAACACAACAAAATTAGGATCAATTCCTGATCTAAAAACATTCAAATCTAATTGAAAATTATTAGAAGAAGCGACTGTATGTGTTCCATCTGTACCTTGGAAATATTGAGATTTAGGACCATTATATCGACCTCCATAACCCTCATCAAGACCCCATCTTGTATCTAGGTATCTATCACCAGCAAATCTTGGGACATAATTGGAAGAACCATTGCCACCATGATCATCCCCATCACCAGTGGGATTTACATCTAATGGGTGGAAGAAAGGTCCAGCCTGATGTTCTATAGTAGTTGTGCTGGGTGCTTGGAATGCTCGGTAGGTTACTCCATACTTTTTATTATCTTGTATCTTATGTCTTAATACTCCATAAGGATAAGTAACGTTTGCATCTACATTCTTGGTATAAAAAGCATTAGTAGTGGTTCCATATGACACACTATTATCAACAAACACGGTACAACCCCAACCAACTCCAGAGTTTGGCATAGACGCTTCGCCTGGTGCGAATGTTAAGTATTCTCCATTGGTATATCCAATTCCAGGCTTGTTAACATATACCAAATTAGGATCACCATAGTATCTTCGCATATAGAAAGAAGCACCAGTACCTACACCAGTGGTTGAAATCTGTTCTGCATCATAATAATATGAGTAAAATGCGGTATTGGTAGGGTCGTCGTCTTGATACATACCATAATCAACTAGACCAGTGACGATACCAGTATGATCGCACTTATCATGCCATCCCAACCATGTGAAGGCACTCTCTATTTGAGTGATCATTTGTTGCTTGGTATAACCAGAGTTGATCGTAAACGTATTAGTACTAATTGCCATTGTTTTAAGCTTCTAGTTGTAGGATAGTAAGATAGCCTGTAATAGACTGGGTATGAGTAGAAAGGTTTTTGATTGATACATAAATGGTTGTCCCGACAGGACTGTCCATGTTACCACCTATAGTGAATGGAGAGAATGTTCCACTGGTTTCTACACCAACAGATCTAAACTCACCAACAATTCCAGATCCTGGCGAAGGGTCTTCCCCTTCACTACGAGTGAGGTCCGCAGCTCTAGATGCACTATCAGTATATATGCGAATCCACGCATCAGTGGACACTCCCACCTTCATCAAAGCATAAGATTTGAATCCAGTTATGTCAGTGTTACCAATACCATATCTTGCAATGGCAGTAGTAGTCCCAACAACAGTTGATCTTGATTGTAATGATCCACCTGATGCGGTAACTGAAGCAATTCCAGCAGCAGAGTAAGTAACATCAAGTCCATCACCAAAGTTTACAGTTCTTGCAGAACCAATGTTGACATCATTATCTTCAACAACAATACCAGATCCAGTGGCATTGACGTTCAATAGATTAGAACCATCAATCGCTGGTAGAATACCAGTGATATTACCAGCAGGGACATCAGTAAGTCCAGAAGCAGAACCTTTAAATGATGTGGAGGATGTTACACCAGTAACATTCAACCCATATGGAGATGCAGTAACAGCCGAACCAACTGCAAGTTGATTGGCGATAGTTGCATTGTGTCCAACCTCAAGACTTCTATAAACTTTTACAAGTCTGTCTGGAGTTGACCCTGCACTATAGATTCTTAATGCTTCTTTCTGAACAGCAGGGATGCCTGGATCAGTGGTCTTGAATATAAAACTTCCATCCTCGCCAGAAGAATCTGTTCCAGAACTTATCTGGAATATCATCTGATTCTGTAAGGAATCATCTAGTTTTATCCAACCATAAGTACCCAACAATAAGGTTTGATTATTTAAACGTAAATTACCAATCAGTTGAGTCTGACCCTGCACTGTGAGAGGGAATGTTGGATTAGTTGTGCCTATACCTATGTTGCTAAGGGTATGAATACCAGCATTTGTACTTACAAATTGTTGTTCACTACCAGTAATAGTAGCAACTCCAGCACCAAATGTTACTCCGAGATTGTCTGCAAAATCAACAGTCGCAGCAGTACCAACCACACTACCACTGTTTCTAATTTCAACACCAGTACCAGATGCAACCACACCAGTAAGTTGTGATCCATCCAATGAAGGCAAAGCACCTGTCAACTGTGAAGCATTTAATGATCCATAGAATCCTGTCGCAGATACAATACCAGAAACAGTCAGTGCCTCTGTGATAACAGTGGTTTTTATACCAACATCACCACTTGCATTGATAGTCTGACGAATGTTTCCTTGTCCATCAGATAATACAACAAAGTTAGAGGTAGTTCTGATGTCAAGATCAGCACTATTACCTCGATACGAACCTAGTAATACGTTAAAAGATCCAGTTGTTAAGTCTCGGCCTGCGTCATTACCTAGTGCAAGGTTGAAAGATCCAGAAGTAGTACCATAAAGAGATAAGTTACCGACAGCAACGTTGTATCCACTACCACCACTCAATGATCTTAATGATTGATCACCAACACCAATATTATTATTAGAACCACTACCTATAATTGAGTTACCAACCTTGAGGTTGACTCCACTAGGAGTTTGAATCCTTCCAGACACAACTGTAGTAACACCTGTGTTGTTAAATCCATCAACATCAAGAGTGCCTTTGATATTTGCATTACCATTAGCGGTGAATACCTTGGCTGGATCTGGGCATGTCATACCCACACCAACTCTTGCAGTGGTTCCAATACCTATCTGGCCAGGCAATCCATCGTTATTCCATATCGAACCAGTAGCAGTACTACTAATCGTTACGATACCACAAGTAGGACTAGTATTGATTAGAACATTATTACCTTCAACAATAGAAGTAACAATACCTGTTAGTTTATTACCTGATCCATAATACTCACCAATTACTGTCACTCCAAGAGCCACAGTCTCCAAACGCTTCGTTCCATTTTGGAATAGCTCTACCGCTCCGCCTGGTTTAAAGTTTGCTAACTGGTTGGAGTTGGCATCAGTAATTTTTATGTCCGAATCTGATACTAATTTGAACGCAGTTCCATCATATGTTATATGTGCATCATCAGCATCTCCAAAGTTTGCCTTAAGTAAATCTGGTATCTTTAATCCACCATTAGATGCCTTAGTAATCGTCACATTACCGTAGACTTCAAGAGCTTGATTCGCTATAGTGGTTCCTATACCAACATTAGATGATGTAACAATACCACTGACATTCTTTGTCCAATATCCAGTTCCAAAACCAGCGACACCACCAGCGAAGTCAATCGCAACGTTAGTTATACCTGTAATTTTACCCTGATTATTGACTACAATCTGTGGAACTATTGTGGTATTACCATACGTTCCATCACTCGCACCAGTTAAATTAATTAATGCTCCACCATTACCATAAAATTCTGCAGCAGTAATGATACCAGTAGTGTTTACACTAGAATCACCCTGTAATGTTACAGCAGCATCTGCAAGAGTGGCCTTTGGAGCAGTAACCTGTGCAGAGTATGATAGTACAGACCAGTTAGAACCACCTACGGCAACTACCCAGTCACCAGAATATACACTAGAGATGCCTGGGTTGGAATAGGTTGCAATACCAACATCAATACCACCCTTAGAGACAATAAAATAGTCACCTGTAGTAATACCAGATGACGCAAGTGTCTGTCCTATGCCAGTGTATGCTCTTCCCTGTCCAACAACTGTCAGTGCGGTGACAACACCAGCAACTGCATCAAAGAATCCAACGATGTTTAAGTTGGTTCCAAGAGCATTGATCTGTGATTGAAGAACCGCAGCACCTACATTGGTTGCAATACCAGTAAGTTGAGATCCATCTCCATGATAAGTTGTTGCAGTAACAATACCACCAGCAACAAATCCAGACGCACCAACTACGTCTGTAGTAAACCCAACGTCATTAGTAAACGATGATAGTACAGATGGTGTGTTTGTAAAATTATTATAGTCTAGGTAATATGATGGTGTTTGTCCATTGAGATTCAGAGAGTTAGTCGAAATCCCAGCAGTGAGAGCAAAACCAGTAGTATTAGAGGCGTTTAAAGTTAGACCGTCACCAATCGAATTATAAATCTCATTGAAGTTTGCGTTAACTTTGATGGCACCCTGTCTCAGGGTATCACCTGTGCCGTCATTACTACTTTGCCCAGCATTTATTAACTGTTTCGACATTATCGTCTTCTGATAGGGCTACACTATAGTATATTTAGACTACAGTTTAAATCCACTAAATTGGTTCTTCTTGATATCTTGTTTGATACCACCAACAACGTAGGATTCAACCTCTGTTTCCTGTGGTGCAACCTGTAATCCTTTAGATGAGATCCAGTGTTGTGTCCAAGGCAATGGATTGTTCTTCAATGGTTGATCATAGATTGGATCAAACCCAAGAGCTTTCATTCTCTTGTTAGCAATCCACTCAACATATTGATTGAGTAGTTTATCATTCAAACCAATCATAGAACCATCTTTGAACAGATACTCTGCCCATTCTTTCTCTTCTTCAACGGCATTTTTGAACATGCTTATTACATTATCTTTTTCCTCTTCTGCGATTTGTTGCATTTCTGGATCATCGCCATCGGCCCACTTCTTGAGAATCTGTTGTGTGAGAACTAAGTGTTGGTTTTCATCCCTACTGATGAGGGATATAATTTTTGCCGATCCTTCCATAAGCTTAAGCTCTCCAAATGCAAACGAGCACGCAAAGGAGACATAGAACCTAATTCCTTCCAGAATATTGACGTTTGCAACCGCTCTGTAGAGTTTTCTCTTGAGTTCATGTATTGTCCATTGTGATGAAGGTGAATCTTTCCAGTCTTTATCCCACATATGTCCCTGCCCATACTGTTGGGCTTCATTAATAAAGTCATCATATGCTGCTGTTACAGAGTTTGCTCTCTTTAAAATCTTTTCATCATTTAGAATCGTGTCAAAGACTTCGCCTGGATCTGGATACACGTTCTTGATAATATATGTATAGGATCTAGAATGTATCGTCTCCATAAATTGCCACACATTCATAGCACCTTCCAACTCAGGAAGAGCACAGTATGGAGAGAATGCCATGCCAGGACCACGACCTTGTACAGAGTCCAAGAGGATCTGATACTTGAGGTTTGACGTGAAGATGTGCTTCTGTTCTGGTCTTAGTGATTGGAAGTCGGCTCTATCTTTCTGTAGAGATACCTCCTCTGGTCTCCAGAAATACCCTAGCATTTGAGTTGTTAATTTATCAAACACTGGATACTTATATTCATCATATCTTTGGACTCCAAGTGGAGCACCAAAGAACATTGGTTGAGTCTTTGTGTCTACTTGCTGTTTATTAAAAACAGTCATTCTCTCTACTTTTTTAGATGGTGCAGCTGTCACACTCTTGCTCCTCGGATAGTTCTGTGAATAGTTTTTCTAATTGTGGTTTCGCATCGTCAAGGTCTACATCATCACTCTTCATATCATAAGTATTCTGATAGTATGAGGTCTTCCAACCATATTTGTATGTGGCGAGAAGATCCTGTGCCATAACAGAAATAGGCACTTCATTATCTGGATACTGGGTTGGATTATAACTCCAGTTCCCACTGATGGCCTGATCAAAGAACTTCTGCATTACTGCAACTACCTTGATGTACCCATCATTACCTTCCATATCCCATAGTAGGGTATAGTTATTTTTCAAATGTCCATAAGACGGAACAACTTGCTTAAGAGGTCCTTTCTTTGATTTTTTAATGGACAAGTAGTCTCTAGGAGGCTCGATTCCATTTGTTGCGTTTGACACAACGGAACTGCTCTCTGAAGGCATCTGTGCGGACAGAGTGCTGTGCCTGAGTCCGTGTTCTTTGATAGATTCCCTAAGACTACCCCAATCATGATTCAATCCTACCTGTGTAATCTCATCTACATCTCTTTTGTATGTATCAATCGGTAGGATTCCATCTGCATATTTTGTGGATCCAAAGTCAGGACATCTACCTTTTTCTTTTGCTAGTTGATTAGATGATCTCAACAGATAGTATTGGAATGATTCGGTAAGTTTATGTACCGTATCCCAAGCACCTTGTGAGTCGTACTTGTGTCCATTCTTAGCAAGATAATGTGCAAGACCAATGAAACCTATTCCAAGGGATCTACGACCCAGTGTGGCAAGTTCTGCCGCTTTCACAGGATAGTCTTGATAGTCAATCAACTCTTCTAGAGATCTCACAGAGAGGTCACAAAGGTCTTCCAACTCTTCTAATCTAGTGATCTTACCTACATTGATGGCAGATAGGATACAGAGTGCAATCTCACCGTCTATGGCATCAATATGTTGAAGAGGTTCTGTGGGTAGAGTGATCTCTTGGCAGAGATTACTCATACTTATCTTATCCTTGAAGGAAGAGTGTTCATTACAGTGATCAATATTCATGATATAGATACGACCTGTCTCTGCTCTCTCCTTAAGGAGAGACATTATTAGTTTTTGAGCTCCGATTGTGGTCTTGGGGATTGATTCATCCAGTTCGTAACGGCAATATAACTCATCAAAGTCAGGGGTCCCAAAACTCTCAAACAAGTCAGGACAACTATGGGGAGAAAAAAGCGTGATTTCTTTATCTTCGATAAACCTTTCATAGAAAAGTTTTGAGATTTGGATTGAGTAGTCGAGTTTTCTGACACGGTTATCTTCTGTTCCTTTGTTGTTCTTGAGAACTAAAATGTCCTCTATTTCTTGGTGCCAAATGGGGAAGTGTACCGTCGCGCTTCCACCTCTGATGCCATTTTGAGTGCAACATCTGACAGTGCTCTCAAACTTTTTAAGAAACGGTACGACACCCGTGTGTTGAACCTCTCCGCCCCTGATCTTACTGTTGATCCCACGGATGCGGCCTGCGTTGATACCGATACCAGCCCTCTGAGCGACATAGCGACCGATGGCCATATCACTACTAAAAATACTATCCAAGGTGTCGTCAACATCAACCAGAACGCAAGACGCAAACTGCCGAATGGGTGTTCGTACACCTCCCATGATGGGGGTTGGGATGTTGATTTTGTGTCGGGAAATGGCATTGTAGTAACGTGTAACGTAATCGAGTCTTGACTCTGGTGGATACTCTGCAAAGATAGTCATTGCAATGAGCAAGTACATGAACTGTGGTGTCTCGTATAGAGACCCAGTGCTTCTATCCTGTACAAGATACTTGTCAACAACTTGTCTTAGACCAGCATAGGTGAACAAATAGTCACGGTCGTGGTCAATAATTTTATCTAAAGATTCAATTTCTGATTTAGAATACTTAGTAAGTATATCACTATCATATATACCCTTCCCAATTCCTCGATTGATCTGATCAATCAGTGTTGGCAGTTCATGAATTCTACCGTATAAGTTCTTACGGAGACCAAAGAGAAGAAGTCTAGCAGCAACATATTGATAGTTTGGAAATTCCAAATCAATCAGATCACTTGCCGACTTGACGAGGATGCCTTGGATTTCGGAGGTGTTAATTCCATCATAGAATTGGATTCCAGATTGGATTTCGACTTGACTTGCAGATACCCCTGCAAGACCTTCACAAGCTTGTTCAACCATCTTGTGCATCTTTTCTAAGTCAAGAGGCTCAATGTGTCCAGCTCTCTTTACTACTTTAATCCCATTGCTCATACTCGTTTCCAGGCTTGTAATTTTAATTTGGCTTCTAAACCTTGGTAGATATTTGATTCTACCACTCTTTGCACACTTTGTCCACTGAGATACATATCATTTATGTCCTTTTCAAGAATATTCTTAGGGAAGATTACGACTCTATCACCCTTATCGATAGTGGTGGCAAGTCTTTCGACTATTTGTCTGTTCCTTGGTTCATTGTCATATACCCATACAGGATTAGTGATTCCCCATTTGGAAACATCACCATCCGCTCCACACATTGCGATTGAATTAGGAATGAATGTGGAGTCAAATGGTCCTTCTGTAACGTAAACAGTTTTTCCAGTATTGATATCATCAAGACCATAAATCTTCGGAGCATCGTCCTCCAACATGATCGTAATATATTTGATCTTGGATCTAGAGAGCAAAGATCTCCCTTGGTATCCTACAAGTGTACCTTTGTACCTAAGCGGAATGATGATTCTCGGTTCATCATTGTTGACATCATCAAACGTGTGCTTTTGTGCATTAGTCCACTCCTTAAAGTTTTTACAGTAGTACAAATTTTCTAGTATTTTACCAGTAATTTCTCTACTCTGTTCTAGGTATGTTCGAGCGGGGTGTGATGTATTTAGACTGGCGATATTTTCTAGATCTATCTTAAATTTGTCTTTAATAAATACAGGTTTTGGTATGTCAAATTTAGGTACAGGAGTGTTAGATCCCAGTCCCACAGTACCTTTCTTGTACCTCTCCATGATATACTGCTTGTGTAAAACAGTATCTTGATCCCGAAGAAAATTAGTAAGTGTCTTAGAAACGCCACAGTTATGACACTTAAAATTATAATCATTTTTTATAGGATATAGGAATCCCCTTGCTTTATTCTTATGCTTACTAGAATCCCCACAGTAAGGGCATCTGAAATTATATAATCCTCTACTCTTCTTTGAAAACTTTTGTAGTCTAGCTGATACTAAACTTATGTATTTGCTGTCTACTAGGTTCAATGTTGACTACTCTTTCGACTCCTAGTATAACAGATGATTGATTATTCTGCAACCCCTGTAGGAGTTTCTGACCCATAGGACTGACGAAAACAGATATGACACCAATACCACCAGCGATTGTCCACATCTTCTTCTCCATCATCCTCAGGCGTTCCTCTACCTTTCTTATATCTCTCTCACATCCCTTCTTAATTTCTGTTGTTGACTTATCTAAGTCCTTGTGTAATGATTCTACCTTCTCGAATAGAACTGCATCTATCCTGTCTTGCTTATCAAGCTTCTCATTATGGACAGCAAGAAGTTGCCCCATCTTTACAGAGTTCTCCTGTAATGAGTCTACAACTCTTTCGAGTCTTTCTATTATAGCAGTGTTAATGTCAGACATTATTGATTCTTCGGAAGTGCCTTCCACAAACTAGGTGTTTATACTTCGTAAATATTTATGAATTTTATTATCTCTTTTTATTTGCTGCTTCTTTCCACCTTCTCAATATTGTTCCCTTAAAAGGTAGATCATATCCAGCAACAGGACCTTTGGAATCTGCAGCAGAAGTGAAACCACCTGTACCAGCAGTCATCATCTCATTAAATTCCTTAAAAGTCTTCATAATTCCTTGAGACACTGTAAACAAGTATCATCCATAGGCACTTCATGTAGTGCCGATTTGGGATACTCAGGAAATCTACCTAAGTATACAACAAAAGTTTTAACAACAGGCCAGAGATCCTTATCTATCTTAAAAAATAGAAGAGGTGTCGCTGCTTCACCAAAAACATTGTAGAGGATTATGAAATGGTTAATAAGTAAATGGGCTTTCAAAACGCCAGTAGTTTTATAGCGTTTCAAAAGCCTCTTTACCCATTTGAATCTTTTCAGATCTTCTTCAAAATCTTCCTTGGTGACTGCGTGAGGGTTTTCGTAATTCTTAATTGCAAAAATTACATAATTATTTTCATTCAGTTCAGAAAACTTCATCAATCATTTAATTCTATATTATGTAGGTCGTTTATGCAACGACTGTAATCGATCCAGCAGCAGTTCCGATTGAAGCAATGTTAGTAATTGTGGAGTTGGTAGCTTTACCAGCATCCTTAATTGTTCCACTGTTCAATGCAAGTGCGTTTGCACCAATGACTAAAACGTCATCTTCGTTAGTTGCAGCGTTAGCAGCACCAAGAGTGATTCTGAATACTAATTCGTTAGTACCTGTTCCACTAGTATATGCTGCAGCGTGTGGTCCACGACCTGATCCAGTACCTTGGTTTCCGTTAGTAATGGCAAGTGTAGGTGTTCCACCTGTTGTAACAACATCTACTGCTTCGTTAAATCTAACTCGTACATCAATGTTACCACCATCTGACTTGTCAAATGCGGTTGTGATGAATTCGATTTGTGTAATGTCTGCAGCACCGATACTTGTAGCGAGTTCACCAATAGCAACCAGAATCTCTGGATCTGCATTAGCGTTGTCGTTACCAGTTAAGGCACCATTTTCTAACACCCAACCAGACTTTGTAGCAAAACATTGCTTCTTCTGTTCGTCGGTCAGAAACTTAGGCTTTGACTCGTCCGAGTCGGTTGCTCCCCAAAGAGGCATGGGCTTTTCTCCAATTTAAGACTTCTTTCTAGATTTATTTATGGTTTAGCGGCTTTGAATCGAAGCTTTAACCGTCTCAAGTAACTTGTCATCCATGTCTGTCTTAGTCATTTTGACTGCTTTAGACAGAATAACGAGGCACAAGTCAATTAATTTCTCACCAAGTTCCGCATCATCGGGAATCTTAGCGACGGCATCTGATACAATTTTAGATGCAAAGGGTAGTAAAAAAGATAGCATAATCTTATAGCAAGTTACACTATATATACGAGCACTTTATAAAAAACTATCAAACATTTTCTCTCTGAATTGTAGGTTCCAATCTAGTATGTAATTCCAATTACATTTAGTAGGATCGATACCCTCATAAAGTTCTTTCGCACCCTTACTAGCCATCTGCCAGAAAGGAGTATCAAAGTTAGAACCATTTAGATAGTGTAAGTTGATGAACTTAATTACTTCATCCATGATACTTTGGTACATATTATTGTCGTACTTATTATCTAAGATCAGATCTATAATCATTCCATTTATTAGACCATAACAACCAAGAGATGTTGCTTGTATGGGTTCTAGAAACAAGGCACGGTTACCATTGACAAATATATTACCATCTTCATTGACTAGACTCTTAGCATAGTAGTTCTTAAAGGAGAACTCTCTGCAATCTCTACTGTGGGACTCAATCTGATACTCTTGTAGGATATCTATGAGACTTGATTGTGCTTCTAGTTGTGATGTAATATTAGAATTATACAAGTAACCCCAACCACTTCTATCTCTTAAAGGTATACCAAACATCCACCCATGTTCATGAGCAATATGGTAGGTATACTCCCAATCTCCAGGCGTGTATGACTTTACTACGATACCAGAGTCTAAGTAAACTTTATCTGTGATAATATAATCAGAGTAATCCTCTGGATATCCTCTACAATCAACTACAAAATCATATACTTCACCATCAATAGATACCTTTTTACCTAAAGACTTTATTTCTTTTACTGTCCTAAGTTTTTCTGAGAAGTTCTGATACATCTTATTGAGCCTAGGTAAGATAAACCTAGGCAATTTTGTAGTATCAAACTGTATTCCATATGATCCAGAAGCAAAAGGAATGAAATGATCGCCATTCCAATTCTTAAATTGAACTCCAAACTTTATAGTAGAACCTAGTTCATCTGCATCAAAATGATGAACATAGTCCACACCACAACTCAAGGCATGTGGAAATGAAACCAGAGAAGACTCACCAACTTCTATAGGATTGATGGTTCTACTATGGATTAGATCTACCTTAAAAAACTTTGGCAGTGACTCTAAGAGGGAAACAATACAATATAGTCCCGCTGTACCAGCACCGACTACGGCTACTTTCATTTAGTCTTTCCAACCACCTGCTTTTAACCAGTTATTGTAGTGTGGATTATCCCAGTTATCACTAATCTCATAAGATGGAATGACAACCTCTTGGATATATCTACGATTCTCTTCCACAAGTCTTACCTTGTGATCTATCTGAGCACCCCACCAAACTGCTGCACCTACTTGTGCTGCTAAGAATGTGAGTAATGGTATTGGTAAATTTTTCATTTTAACCCTCGTTTAGTGTACCTCTAGATCTACGGAGAACTCGTAGTTCCTCAAAGTCTTTTTGTTTTTTACCACCATCATATGGCCAAGCATAACCCTCACCAATCATTTCTTCGTTGATTGACACAGGCTCGTCCCCAATGTAAAGCCAACCAAGAAGACGCCCATATTTGCCAACCCCACCGACAAGTTCAGTACGGATAAGAAGATCATCGTCACCAGCCACCGCCTTCTGGAGTTTCTCTTTGAGCCAATTCGTCGCATCAATTCCAAGAGCTTTCTCCTCTAAGTCTCTAGTTCTTTTCTCAGGTGTGTCAATACCAGCAACTCGAACTCTCTCTTTCTTCGTCAGATCAAATCCAAGATCAATAGTAACATCGATAGTATCTCCGTCAACTACCTTGTTAATTTTCGTCACTCGGAAGTTGTAACAACTCTTTCGTGACGGTGGGGTCATTGCTCCCATAGTAAAACTCCATTAATGCTTTATTTATGGAGTCTTCTGGGGAAGTTCTCCATCGTTTCCGCCTTTCATTTCTTGCTTCTTCAAACGCTTCATAAAGTTGGTCGTATATATCATCCCCCATCATCGGACTTGCCATGACTGGCATGGCTGTCATGAGAGTGAGTAACATCATTCGGAAAAAAATGGTCATATCTTATAATATAGTATATTAGAATAGAAATTGCAACCAGCAGTATAAAAATCATCCATACAATACTCCAGACTATCATAATGTTCTCTCTTTTGACTTAATGAGATCAATCCTTGCTCTTAAATTTACTTCAGAATCTCTTTGAAGATGTCCATAAAACATATTCATATGAGTTTCAACCGTCTTCCATCCATGATATTTTTTATGAGATCTTACCTTCATATAGTAGTCATGGAGTAGAAGTTTGGCATCATGTACCGTCATCCACTCATGTATTAGAGTTAAGTTGATGGCATCCTGTTCCATTTTACAAAGTCCTTTCTAATCTGGTTGTTGCTTGGTCGGGAAAGTCTCTAGGTCTACTGTCGGTTGCGTTGTCGGTCTTGGGAGAACCTTCGTTCGCCTTCATAGTATGTTGATAGTTTGGTCTTGGGTATCTGATACGAAAGGGATCAGGCATCCAGTATGTTACTTGCCATTCTTGTTCTGGACATAACTCAAGATGTTTCTCTACAGTATGGGAGAAACTACCAAGTTGAATGTAACCATCGTGACTGACACATCTGCCATCGCCAGTGTCAACCAAGAACATCATTTTACTACTCAATCTCTTTGTCTCCAATCGTCAGATCTTTCTTGATGAAACCAGTCTACCACTTCATCTGGATTAAAGAAACCCCTACGGTGATTGTTTGAATCGGGGTCTCCTAAATTCAAACCGTTAAGAAAAGAATCGTCTGGATTCGTATTCATACGTCTTGCTGTACTCAGCATACCTCTTGCGGACGTATTTGCTTTTGCTAATTTCTGTGCCCATATCATATCATCTATACTTACTTCTGTGCCTGCTGCGATAGATTTACATATGCCTTCTAGGCGAAGGCGATAAGCGGTGGATAGCATTTGTTAATGTGTAGTATTACTATAATTTATAATACTACATTACCATAGACATTGCATGTTGCAATTCTTTAGCATGTTGTAATTCGTCTTCTGCAATCTCTTGTATCTTTGTATCTTCTGGATGAACACTTAAATATTTTGTGTAGGTTTCAAATGCGTGCTTTTCTATCTTCATGTTTATGTCGTAAGCGTCCACAGGATCAATGAGATAATACCCAACCATGATCCAATAATAAACCAGAACAAGATGCTTGGCACAGAAACGGTCGATCCAATATTTATTTCCTTCCCTGCGTTCCATCTCTTCCAAGTGTTCTGTTTCATTGAGAGCCTGATAGAAGTGTTCTTTCATCAAGTATATATGATCCTTTCCTCTAAGTCCAAGGGATTCTCTAAAGTGTAACACACTGATAAATGCAAAGTAGGGTGCTCTCGCAATGACTTCCAATACCCAGAACCTTTGGAAAGGTCTGTTATGGTAAAGGAAGTCAAGTATTCCTATGGTTACACTTAATATTATAGTGTTAAATTGTTTCATTGTGCGTAGGCAATTTGCGGTAAGTATATCATTGCGAATGTAATTGCTGTAAATATTATAATAGTAGATGCTATTGGGAAATGTTTCATACGTCTTCTTTCAGAATTTCATACAAAGAAAAAGGATGTTCCTGTAGATAGGGAACATCCTTCTTCGCTTGTTCTTGTGCTTGAAATGAGGTTTCTGCGTATTCGCAGATATGATGCTCAAAATTCTCTTTGTCGTGCCAACCAAGGGTGTAGTGGGACATGATAGTTTCAACTCCAGTACGCTATTATTTATAATAACATACTAGGTATAAACCACTAGTTATGTGTGGACTTACTGACTATCCGATTGTGTATCCAGCTGCTGCACCCAAGACTTCAGCATTGGCCGCAAAGATTGCTTCGGTTGATTTTTTCTCTACAAACTCAACAGTATTGGCCGGCATTGTGAACGTTCCTGTTGTGGTTGATCCACCAACAGAATCAATAACACTTACCAATCTTGCAGTGCTACCATTGTTAACAAGACGCACTACCGTCGCACTTCCGAATGTAGAAGCATTAGCAGCATCTGTGCCACATGCGGCTTGAGTTCCTTTTATGTTAGTTAACATGATTCCTTAATAACCTCTCTTATATTTAGCGGATTCATCCTCTGGGTTGATGATGATTGTATTTTTACCACTCATGGGTTTAATCTCTTTGTTCTTATCTGGATACTTTTTATCAGTTTCCCAGATAAATTCTTCACGCCAGTCAGAGTATGACTCATTTCTTTGTTCAGAGACTCCCATTTTTTTCAGTGCTGCTGCTTTTGCTTTATCCTTCTGCATCTGAGCATAGGTTCTCATGTTTTTCTTGCCCGCAGCCTTTGCCTCCTGTTCCGCTTTGATGAAATTAGTTGCCTCTTTGACTTCTTTTGCCTTTTCATCTCTCAATCCTTGAATGATTTTATCTGCTGCGTTTCTTGTCTGCTCTTTACTACTTGCTTTAGTTGCTGGTCTACCCCTCTTACCACTAGTAGATCCTTTTGGTCTACCAGCTTTCTTCGGAACTGATGTTGCCTTAACAGTGATTGCCTTATCTCCACTCTCATCATCTTTCTTTCCCTGTGCTTTCATGGCGGCCATGAGTCTATTAGCGCCTGCGTCAGACTTCTTGTTCTTCTCATTCTGATTGATAGCAGCTTTGACTGCACCCTTCACTATAGGAGAATTGGTCTTCCCACCTTCTCCACCTGTTGTAGTAAGTTTTCCGCCTGGTGATCTTACAATGTTTCCAATTTTCTGTCCAGAGTCTTTCTCTACTTGGTTCTTAGCAGAGGTGTCTTTCGATGCTGTTTTAATCTGTTTTTCAACTGTTTTATTATCAGGCGATTTTGTGAACTTCCTCATCGACGAAGAGTCTTTACTCTGTGTGGGAGTCTTGGATGTATCATTAGTAGTTTGTTTCCTTACCTTTCTAGATTCTCTATACTTATCCTCTGCTGTTTTTCTTGCAGCTGCTCTTCTTTCCTGGCCTGGTCTATACTTTTCAGCATCACCTGTGATAGTTTTACCACCAGAAGTTTTTACTTCTTGGGGTTTGTCCATACCAATAAACTTTTTGCCAACACCCTTAAGTGCTGTACCAAGTACACCCCTAGTTCCAGTACCACCAGTAGTAACTTTATCTGAATCAGAACCTGTAACTTTACTTCTTGGTAATCCTTTTGTGTCTTGTGCTTTCTTTTTATCTTTATAAGCAGAGATGCCACCACCAATAGTAGATTGAGCTCTACCAGCCAGGGCTCTCATATTAGTTCCAAGTCCAGTTCCTCTGGTTGCATCTTCTTTATCTGGTCTGTATTTTGCAAATCCTGATACAGCTCCGCCTACTGCGGAAAGTTGTCTTTGTCCTCTATCAGACGATGCGTACTTACTTGCTCTATCTTTATTCCTATCTAACGTCGCCTGTATCCCTCTTTTCTTAGTTCCATCGTTTAATCTTCCAGCCCTTGTAGGAATACTAGGAGCCTGAGCACCTTTAGTTACAGGAGATCTAGCTCCTGTAGTGGTGGACTTAACAGAAGCTGTAGTTTTAGTTTTATCAAAACGTTTTGAGACATCCACTCCAACAATCTCAGTTATTGGAGACTGTTCATATTCAAATTGTTCAAAGCTTTTCATGTGTATCCTACTTCTGGATGGACTTGTGTGCTTTAAGAATAGAACTTGCGTGTTTCTCTACAGTCTCTTCTGACATAGTTTCTTCCACTTCCTCTTCTTGTTTAGAGAACGAAACTGGACTCTTGACATTGAAACTCTCGTTCTTAGGACGGCAATCATTCACCATCTTGTTTCCTTTCTTCTTCATTCCGACTTTCTTATGAGTATCCCAACAGGCAACTTCATCTACGTTCTCTACTTCTTCCTTCTTCATTGCCTTTCCGATTGCGTCACGACGATTCTTAAGGTATGAATCAGACTTATCTACATCACCATCATTATCAACATCAGCATCTTCCTTTCCGACTGGATCTAATTTCTTTTTCTTTTTCTTTCCTTCCTCTAAAGGAGTTACTTGATACCTTGTACCAGACATCTCTCCAAGAGTAGTAAGGTTTGCTGCAACCTGATCCCAGAGTCTATTGGCCAAGTTCTCATCTGGATTACCTAATGGTTTTGGAGTAACAACATCAGTAATCTCATGAGTTAAATTACCATCCATATCATGCAATTCAACAGATTCACTGTTGTTAAGTTGACCCTTTCCTCTAAGTTTATCAGCAGTATCTTTAACTTTTCCGACACCATCAGCAACAGCACCAACCTTACCAGCAATGTTTGCAGCCTTAGAAAGTCCACCCATTACTTTAGCACCCTTAATGGCACCCATGGCGGCCTTTGCTGCCAGTAAAGAACCAGTAACTACAGCCTCATCAGTCTGTTCCTTATCATCATGCTCGATGACTTTACCATCAGTATCTTTCTGATGATGTTCATACATTGATTTATAAGCATTAACCAGTTTTGAATCGTCAGTCATGATAGTAAAAAAATTAGATAGGCCTTGATCTATCCTTATTTATCCCTTTCCAACTTTGTAAGGTATAGATGTATCATTATATTTTACTCCAGGTCCACTAGGAGGATCATTAGGATTCTTTACTTTCTTGCCATCATGGTAAGAACCACTGGTAATTGGTTTAATAATAGGATCATTATTCCATTTCTTATCACCTTGGCCTGGTGTCATTCTCTGCATGTATTGTCTATACTCATCTGTCCCTACATCATATGCCTCTGTCAAGTCTTTTAACCATGCTTTGTACATAGTAGACTCTGGAGTTTGTACGATAACATGATTCGCACCTCTTCTAGTAATTCTACCTCTCACTCCAGTGTTTACATTCTCTACTAATGATCCTACTTTATAACATTGCTCGTTGAGATATGCAATTCTCAATCCAAATGGATCTAACTTAGGTGCATACTGCCATGTCTCAGAAGCTAATGATCCTCTAAGTTGATCATCAGTGGCTCCCATAGATTTTTGAATGAGGTTGAAGAGATTTTTTTTCTCCATATTACCTAAGTTGGGAATACCTTTTGCAAATCCTTTGAAGTCATCCTTTGCTACTGCATCTCTCATCTTAGATGCAGACATACCCTCTACACCATCTGAGTCTGGATCTCTTGCACCAGCAGATATGACTTGAAGATCCTCAAAATCATATAAGTCACCATTATATTTCTGTGCAAGACTTTGGAATTCGGAGAGTCTATCTTGTCCTACAACTATTGTTATTGCTTTGTATCCTAGATTGAAGGCACCTGTAAGAACATCAAATATAGTTCTTGCATTAGGATCATCTTTGATATCCTCTTCATAATCTGGGAACATCTTCCTCATATATTCTATTTTCGCACCAGGCTGTAGAGGATTCTTCTTAGAATCTACACTACGACTTGGATATACCTTCAAGTCAAATCCTAGTCTGTTTGCTTCTGATTTTGCTTTTTGTAATAACTTTTCGTGTCCTACTGTTGGTGGATTGAATCTACCAAATACAACTACTGCACCCTCGCTAGCAGGATTTCCCATCACCTCTGCTGTCTGTTTATCCGATTCGCCAGGCTCAGGTGATTTGGTTGCGGTAGAAGAAGGATCTTCCTTTGGTTTTGGTTTTGGAGAAGATGCAACTGGAGCAGGTGCTTTCTTCTGGACAGTGGGTTTCTCAGGTGTGGCAACTTTAGTAGATTTTGGATCGTCGGTGGCGGCCGCACCCCCTCCTCCTGTGTATTGAAGTTTACCGCTTACAGTTTTTGCAACGAATTTACCCTTAGCATCATACCAGCCTCCATGACCGTCGCCCTTTAGTCCCTTGAGTTTAGCCTCAGTGGATGCAGCAGTCTTTACAGCTTCTGTTAAAAATTGACCGAAGGATTTCACAAATATCAATAGACGAGTACAGTTTTATTTATCCTATTAAGATATCTTATTAAACTTAACAGCAAGATTTTGGAATTGACCCATCTTGTGCATTGCACCTACTTTATTAGTTCTAGTTGTGAAAGCCATTGACATGACTGAACCATCACTCAATACAATATTAAAATCTTGCTTACCACTACCCGCTTGAGCCCTCACACTTGTTACAGCCGTCAAGGCAGCAGACAATTTTTCATTAGTATTATCTAAACTCGCATCAGTTTCTGTGGCCTTTACCGTTATTGCTGGAGTTCTGAATCCTGAGTATGCAATCTTTTGAGTAATATATTTTTTTGCCATAACAAAATTACTATTGAAAAGATTGATCAACTCCTGTCTCACAATATTCAAATTAGAATCATATAATCTATTATACTCAGCCTCATTCTGTTGTTCAAATTCAAAAGTCTTTAGTGCCAGTCTTGATGTTCCCCAGAAGGCTTTATCAGATGCTTCGATACCTTCTATGGATTCATAGTTTGGCCATAGTTTATCTTTGATTGCATTGTAAGAACTCTGTTCACCAAAGAAATCAAATATTGGTTTCACATATGTGTTCAACTTAGGTTCAGCAGATTTTGCAGTTCCAGCCTTTAGACTGATACCTAACATACCACCATTTCTATACTGGATAAAGATATCGCCAGGATGACTTCCATCTACACCACTTGGTTTTGCTCTGTATCCCCAGTAACATTGTGCAATAGGATGTTTTGCATTATGAGATCTCAACCACTTTGTTATATTCTTTGCGTTCGTTACTTTTGTTTGGAATGATCCGTTCTCTGCCTGATCTATAAATTTCTTTCCAGCAACTGCATCCTGTGATGTTAGATAGTATGCAGCATTAGGATTATTAGCCTTTCTAATTGCTTGATAAAAATCTCTAACTGATAGGTTAGGATTGATACCGTTCATAAAAGCAATACATGGAAACAGTTCTGTCATGGAAGAGTTCAACGTTGTCATTGACATACCACCCTTTCTGGGTTTGTATATAAACATTAAAATAGTTCCGTCACCCATCCTTACACAGGATACAGGAACGGAACTAACAGATTTCTGTTCGTTATAAACTCTGCCTAGTCTTGATAGAAGTCCTTCTACGTCTGCTTTAGTTTTATCTCTGTCATCAGACTTAACGAGATAAGTAACTGACCTAGAAGTTGCACCTTTTACTTCTACATCTCTATCAGGAATATTAATCTCCTGTAAGATCTGATTAAGTTCTAATACTTCCTCAGCAGTTCTAGCCATGACTTTTTGATACTATTTAGAGGTCTCCCTCCTGTCTGTTCTCGGAATAATGCACATCAAAACTACCGCCTGGATATCTTTTCTCTAGTTTCTTGACGTTTGTTTCAATTACCTCGTCAAATGATACGTCCAGTGCCATACATGCTTGTGCTACATACCACATTACATCTCCCAATTCGGTAATAAGATGATGTTTGTTTGCACCATTCCAAGGCTTTCCTTGGAAAACCATCTTCTTTACAATCTCAGTAAACTCACCCGCTTCAGCAGATACACCTACCGCAGCAGTCAAAAGTCTTTCAATGTTCGCACCCTGTCCATCCAACTCAACCATACGGTCAGCGAGATTAACAAAATCTTTGGAAGCGTCAGAGGTTACGGCATCTACAAATGTCTCGTACCTTTTAAAATCAATAGTCATTAGAATTTCAACGTTGCGAACTTGTTTTTGATCTTTTTAGATTCATCATTATTATACTCCTCATCCTGTCCACTGTCAACTATGCCATCCTGAGCACTCTGGTCACAATCAAATAGTTTCATCTTTGAACGATCAATACCAATAACAAATCTCTTATTCATATTGATATCGTTGTATCTATTCTTCAACTGTTTGATCATAATTTGATTTACTTCCTCTAATTCCTCCGTAGAAATAAGAGCAAACATAAGGTCGGCAGTAGCGGGAAGACCGAATGACTCAGAGGTATCTGTAATATCAACGTCACTGTTACTATACCCACTACGAGTGGTTTGAGTTGCGGATACAATAGGAAGGTTCGCTTCAACTGCGAGACCCCTAAGTTCCTCTGCGATTGCTTTGATGTAGGAGTATGAGTTGACATTAGAACCAGCTCTATAACGTGATGATGCACATATGTTTAAGTAATCAATAAAGATAATATCAGGTTTGAAAGACTTTTTAAGTGCAAGTTCATTCAACAAACCTTTGAAATGTCCTGAGTGTGCAGCGGCAGTGGGATACTCTTTGATGATAAGATTACCTTGAGTCTTTTCTGACAATTTAGTAACCTTAGTTTCAAACATCTGACGAGGAATCTCTGTCAACTGTTGTATAGGTATGTTTAAAAGATTAGCATCAATTCTTTCAGCAATCTTTTCCTCAGCCATCTCAAGCGTGATGTATAATACGTTCTTGCCTTGGAGTAACATACTGCTTGCGACATGACACATAAACAAAGACTTACCAACACCAGTGCCAGCGAGAGCAATATTGAGTGTTTTATTTGGAAGGCCACCCTTTGTAATCTTGTTGAGAAATTCGAGGTCAAACTCGATTCTATCTTCCTTCTTGTGATATGAGTCAAATCTCTCCTCATAATCCTCTAAGTAATCGTGTCCAACATGGTTATCAAATCCAACAGCAAGTGCATCTGATAGGATAGCAGGGATAGCATCGACACCTTTCTTGATATCATGTCCGTCTGCAATAGAGATACTCTCGACCAGTGCAAGATAGATTGCTCTTTCCTTACACCATTTCTCTGTAGTATCTATCAACCAATCATCTACAGCATCTTCTTTACTTGTCTGACTTAGACAATCTAAAATTTCTTTGTAGGTATCATCATTGATATCCTTTCTCTTCTCACATTCAATGGAGAGAATCTCTACAGTAGGGCACTTGTCATAGTCTACAATAAATCTTGCACACTCTTCAAATATAATCTTATCTGTCGTCTTGTCAAAGTAATCGGGTTTTAGGAAAGGCAATACCTTCCTTGTATAATCCTCATTGAATATGAGATTCTTGATGATCGTATTTTCAATAGTTTCAATCATTGATAATGAAGATATGTACTCATAATGTACTTTGGTGATCCGTCTTTAACAGGATATCCTCTGTGTGGATATTGCCATGTGGGAGGGAATACTAACACTCTACCAGTTTTAGGTTGAACTGTCAATTCATTATATGGAAAGTCGGTCTCTCCGCCTACAAAATCATCATTAAGATAAAAGAGAAAAGCAAGGTATCTCTTTGCACTCATGTGATCTTGAACATCAGTATGCAATCCAAACTGGTCACTGCCTGGATCATACTTTTTAATTCTAAATTCTTCAAAGAAAAATCTGTCAGGGAACCACTCCACATATTCTGGCAGATCTTTCTTATATCGTTTTATTACATCTACAGTTTTGTAACACAACAACTGTACAAACTTATCAAACTTGCCAGCCGTGTTTAAATTAACTTGAGTAAAATCAGGTACTCCACCATTTTCTACTCTCTGCTTTTTCTCACAGTTTTCATATGTTTCTATGATAGATTTGCATAATGATTCATCAAAAACCTCATAGGTCTTGATGAATTTATCCATAGCTAAAGGTATCCCCTGCAACCTTCTCCAACTTTGCCATAACTTCGTCAGTAAAATATTCTTCGGGGGAAGCCAGAATTTGTTTGGCATAGATCTTCTTACCATTCATCTCATAACGACCAGCAACATTCTTCCACAGACCACCAAGTTCTCCTAGTTCTAGAAGACCATAGTATCTGTCAAGACCTCTCTCATCATAGTAAAGTCTGATAGCGACTTCCTTATTTTCTTTACTCAGACGCGACTTGTGCGTCTTAGCTTTAATAAGATTTCCAACGACTTCCGTTCCTTCCTTTTCTTTAGCCTTTCTAAGATAAATGATTGTGCTCGCTGCATACTTGAGACCGCTGCCTCCGCCCATCTCTTTGGTGGGAACGTATGATCCGATGACATCATAGGTATGATTAGTAACTATTAGTGGAATCTTTGCCTGACCAAGTTTAAGAGTTAACATTCTAAATGCACCCTTGACAAGTTGAGATTTGGTCATGTCTCTGACTTGTTTATCATCTAGTGCGTCACGAATCTCTTTCTCTGTGGATAACATACCAAGAGAATCCAATACAAACATACAAGGTTTGCGATTGTCCTCATCTGTCTTAAGGTATATATCTACGGCTTTAAGTGCCTTCTGTCTAAACTCTTCGATTGTTACCACATTGACAACAACGAGCCTTTCGAGATCAACTCCTCTAGACTCAAGGAGTCCCCTATTGACAGCAGCTTCAGTATCAAAATAGAGACAATACCCATCAGGGTTAGTGTCAAGGAAATTTTTAACGACAGCGAGGCTGAAGAAAGTTTTTCCAGTGCTAGACTCCCCAGCAATAGCAGTAATCTTATTCCGAGATACACCACCAAATATACTACCTGATACGAGTCCGTTAAAAATGTACGAACCTGTGTCAATAAATTCTTCAGTCGATTCTGCCTCGGAGGCAAGGTGGGTGTACTCATCTCCTATCTCTTTGACTATTTCTTTTAAAAAATCCATAATGATTCACTTCTATTATAATTCTACCACAGACCACAATAAATTACCAGCAATTGATATTCTTGGTTCATTTGTGTTATAAAATGGATACACTTGATGATGTAATGTCGATGGAAATAACATCAGGGTGCCTTCCATTTCTGGACTCATGAAGATAGGATACTCAATGGTATTCCCTAGAATATCATTGTAGGTAAACTGAAAATCAGATGCAGCTTTAGAATGGAATGGTAGGTTGTGTTGATCCTCATGGTGTGTGGGGATCTTCATCCAGATCACAAATGATGTAATCCCTGAGTGGGCGTGTTCTGGATTGAACTCAGTTTGATATTGGTAGTTTACCCACCAATTCATTCTAAGTTCTGTTGTATATTTTAGATCTAAACTTGGGTCAAGATCTATAGGAGGAAAGTAATGCTTTGGGTCTTCATCTATCAACTGTTGTGTTAGAGGACCTACAACTTCATCTTTGAATTTGTTAGCGTCGTCTTTCAATCCTAGACTGCCAGTTATATTTCCAGCAAGTCTGTAACTGTAATCGTTACTATTATTGACATTATCTTTCTCCGCCTGTTTAACCACAGACCAAAGATAAGTCATCCACTTATCATTAAGTTTAGTCTTATACAATGGCATATTGGGTAATTTAAACCCTTCCCATGCTATGTCACTCATCTCTCTTTGGATAATAAACTTCTACATAAGATTCACACTTAGGACATGAAAGATTAGTTACGAAACTATACTCCTCAGCAAAGGGACAATCAGTATCCCCTCCCCATATGAGTTCAGTGTTGCAGTGCCAACAATTCATTTCTTAAAAACTCCAAGTTTTGCTAGTAGATATACTGACAATATTGTCCAGAATACAACTTCTAATCCTATATTATTCATAGACCTACTATTTTTCTTTGTCTTTCAAAGTAGTTGTGGAGCAACCATGAACTACTATTTTTCTTATCGGTTCCGCCTACACCAAACTCCATCTCTACTCTGGGATCATCACCAAACTGATCCATCTCTGGTGTATTACCTTTACCACGATCACCTCCATTGGCAAAGACAACAGTTTGTGCGATCTCTAAACATCTTTCGATGGCATGACACGCAGAACCGTGTTCATCATCCTCTACGGTAATCACGGCATCAACAACATCCAAGTGACGAATGATCTCTGCACGTTCTTTCCATGACATGAAGTATTGTCCTTTCTTCTTAGTCAACCATTCTTCCGTGTTTAACCCCACTACTAGGTAATTTGTAAGATCTTTTGCTTGCTCGAAGTAAGCAATGTGGCCACTATGAAGAGGATCAAAACCGCCTGTGACTAGAGTAAGTATTCTTTTCTTAGTCATCAAACTCTCCTTTTCTAGCTAAATATACTTTAACATTATTATAATGCTTTTCTATACTTTGTGCAAACCAATTTGCTGGATCTCTTGATTCAAAAACTTTCATCTGTGATTCAGAAAATATGCCGTTGTCTGTCCAACATACAATGTAACGTGTCATGCGAAGAAGGATTCAAGTGTATTCTTACGTTCGGTCTCCCAACCGATACAATCTAGAATAACCTTTACAGGTTCTAGGAATGATTTGCTAAATTGCAATTCATAGTCTACATGTTTATCTAGGTCGAGTTCAGTTGGGAAATCTTGAATGAAAGATATAACATTTTCGTGCATCCAATTAGGTGTCTTCAAGTAACAGAACTTGATCTTCTCACCATTATTAATCGCGGCATACTTATTGTCTATCCCCTTCTTCTTTGTATAGTGATTGTATAGGATGGCACCACGAACATGAATAGGACAACCCTTGTTATACATGTCAGAAGATGACTTCCACTTCTCCACGTTGGATACACTACGAGGGAATGCCACTTCTTCTGGTGGTAATGATTTGAATTTAGTTCGACACTCCTCAATATAATCAATCACTTCATCCTCTGTTCCATTCATCAGTAAAGTAAAAGCATCTTTCAAGAACTTACGACATGGTGCAGGCGTAGAAGTTTTGATTGCTTCAATACCCATGATCTTAAGTTTAGCATCTTCATATCTAACTCCCTCACTATCCCATACGTTTAGAATATATCTTTTCTTTGCAGTCCATATACCAGTTGAAGCGATGTTCTCTCGCTTCATGATCATCTTTTGGTCGTAGGCGTTAACGTAGTCTGCCAGTTCTTGGTAAGAACTTTCAATATAAGGTTCAAGTTCCATCTCACAGACTTTATTAAGGAACGTGACAATGCCTTCAGTAGTTTTCTCTCTCCCCTCGTATACACGGTCAACCAAAGGACCCATATGCAAGTAAATAGAATCGGTATCACTAGCAATAACATAATCAATATCTTTTGTTTTTAAAATGGTATTCATCTTCTGGTTTATTTTATTCTCAATCCATCGGATTGATACTTGTCCAGATAGGGTAATGGCTTCTGCGTTCGCAAGTTTATAATAGCGAAAGTATTGATTACCAATAGCACCATAAGCACTGTTAAGGGCAATCTTCTTGGACATTTGGACGTTGTTGCATCTTGCAATCTCCTTTTCAAGTTCTTTAGTAGGGGTTTTTTCATAGGCTTGTTTTGCTTTGATCATCCTCTTCTTGAAGATGACACGTTCATTATACATCTTCTCCATCAACTCAGGTAGGAAACCTTTCTTGTCCTTACTAAACATTGCACCGTTGGCACAAACTGCATATTCCTTATACATCTCAAAAGTAATCTCTTGATTGAGAAGTTTATCCACTGTGGCACTAGGATGTCTCTTTTCCTGTAATGTTTCTGGGGAGATATTGTATTGCATAATCAAATGCGGATACAGTGAGTTCAAGTCAAAAGATACCACCCATTCATATCTACCAGGCTTAGGTTCTTTGACATACGCACCAGCATATTTCTCATCTTTCTTGTTACGATCCTTCTGTGGGATCACAATGTTTTTCTTTTTGAGATAGTTGTAGATGATCGCATCCCATGTACGAACTTGAAACGCAACATCAGTAAAGTTGATCTTTGCATCATATGCTCGAGTACAACATAGGTCAATCAACTTGAGTTTATCCTCAAGACGGTCAACCAGTTCCACGTCAACGATGTTGTAATCTACAAACTTCTGCCAGTTCTTTGTATAGAACTCACGGAATGTATCAAACTCACTGTGATCCAACTTCTTTTGACCGAGTTCCACCATGGCAATATGATCCAATTTGAAACTCTCTTGGTTTGAAGTTGCAGGAGATTTCTTGTATAGATCCAAGTAATCAATTACAGATACGCCTGCAATATCAAAGACGATATTTGCACGACCCATTATTGTGATTTCATTCTTTCTTACAATGCCCCAAGGAGAGAACTTCTTGGCCACCTTCTCACCCATGAGACGTTCTACCCTACCCACAAGGTAAGGGATATCATACAGTTCACAGTTCCACCCTGTAATGACCTCAGGCGTGTGTTTCTGCCACCAGTCTAGGAATGTATAGATCAGACCTTCCTCGTTGTGGCAGTCAATGTAAGAGTAGTTCTTTCTGTTTGGATTGGTCTGGTATGGACGTGATCCAAAGGTAGTAATTCTTTTAGTATTGTAATCCTGTATTGTGATCAGTAGAAGTTCTTCTGCAACATTAAAGACATCAGGGAAACCACTCTCCGCAGCAACCTCGATGTCAATAGTAACTAGATTAATTTTGCTTAGATCAAACTTGATATCATCCTCTGGATAATTATCAGAGATATATTGATGTACATATCTCTCATTACCAAAAATATTAAAGTTTTGTACTTGCGAATACTTGTCGATAAACTGCCTACAATCCTTGATTGTGCCAGGTTTGATCGGCTCTACAGATTGACCGTCAAGAGTCTTCCACTTACTTCTTTTCTTTGTAGGTACATAAAAGGTAGGATGAAACTCCTCCCTGTCACTAAAATGTTTTCCATTTTCATATCCCCTGACCAACATACTGTTGCCGATCTGGAAAACATTAGTGTAGAATTTCATGCAGTTGCCAGTTTCAAATAAGAATCAATGAGTTCTCGGTGGGGTTCCACCAATGTTACTATTTTATCAGAACATATCATAATTTCAACGTCGTCTGTTACCTTCTTTAACCAAGGCGACATATCATCACCCTCAAGTTCATAAGGTGATACAAGTTTGCAGTTTGGATCTCCAATATCAACAGCACCGACTTCCTCTATCTTTGAGATAATAACGGCGCCATTAACTAGGATTAGTATCTTTACTTCCTGTTCCATAAATTTTAGTCTCGTAAGATTGTTTTACCATAGGTTTTGGTTCTACTATCGCAACGACCCAGCTGGGATCAATAGATATCTTTTTCTCATCAGATAAAGGCATCCAAGGATAGTATTGTACACTGTACTGTGTTTCTTCTTCCTCTTTTCCTTCTGTAAGTAACACAGGTGATTCAACCAACTTACAACAGTAAGCGTTTTCAAGAACGATGAAGATAGGTTTTTGATCCTCATCTACAAGTTCTTTCACATCTGCGATGACTTCTTCGTTAGATTTTAGTAGAACTAGTTTGACGGTCATTGCACCAGTATATAGTTTGTAAAGCGGATGGGTGGTATTGCACCACCGTTTACAAGTTGGAAACCTGTCGTAATACTTTTATACGACACCCGCATGAAAGACCATCTGCCCGACTCTCTTGAGTTGCATCTTAGGTCTTGAAAGAAAGAGGGGAGGTTGGGTTCCTGTGTACCAACAAAGAATGGGCATTACTACAGAGTAAATACATTCTTGCCTGAGACCCGACTGGTAAGTCGATTCTGCTTTCGCAGCAGCACCACCTGTGTCTCATCACCTTAACCAGCAGTATGCCAGTAAGTTTATTCAGTCACTCCCAATGTTGCGTCCAACAAACTTATTATAGTACGGTCTGTGTGGAGTGTCAACCCCCTTTGATAAATCCATTTTTCTCTAACCATTCCCCAGTCATAGGGGTGGGTGTGTAGACTTCCCACATGTTACCATTAGCACATGCTTTCAATGCGTTCATAGTCATGTTCTCAGTCTTCCCTGCCCAAAATGCTTCTTTCTCCCAAGGAATTGCACTGGGAGTTGCAGCATAAGTTTTAGTGGCAATGTTTTGCCAGATCTGAGGTACTTTTTCCTCATCCAGAATGATAGCAATCATACTATTATTGATAGTGCCTGCCATACAATCTTGTGCAGCGTGCCATCCTTCATGTCGCATGACACTCATGAGTGTACTAGGACGACCCATGAATGCTTTGTTCAAGAAGAAAGCATTACTAACTGTGTGATACACTCCACGATTTCCTACAGGAAAATATTTTTCATCTGCCAGATAAACCCTTACTCCCACTTGGTTAAGTGCCACCAACATCTCATTGAACTCGTCAGCAACAGTATTGAAACTAGCAGTATTGTTGTAGTTATTAGAAACATCAAGGAGAGAGAATACTTCTTCCACATCTTCAGTACATTCCCGAAGAATCATACATCCCATTGCATCAGCACTGTGCCATCCTTTAGTAATCTTACCTTCGATGGGTTTAGGCAATGGATTTGCTAGTACAGGTACGCTCAATGCAAGACCAATACATGTAGCAATGAACTTTTTCACGGATTACTCCCAAAATATGCCTACATTATACCACAAAAAAAGACCCCTGCATTGATTAAGTGACACCAAGATATAAAATATTACCAGCAATCATACATCTACCACCAACTTCCGAGTCTGGAACCTCATGTGATTGGTGTCCAGCAAAAAGTATTAGTCTACCTTCTATAACTTGAATATCAATTCCTTCTACTCTTAATGGTGAACTGCCTTCTGGTGCATTAAGATAATATCCAAATGATAAAGAGTATGGCCAGTGATTGTGCATCACTGCTCCTCCACCTTTAGGGTAACTCATTCCCCAATAATCAGCAATCTTAAATTTTTTAGAAGACTCAGGACTTTCGTTATATGCTGAGTTAGTCCATCTAGACATCTCATGAACCGATTCTACTAATATACTTTCTATCCAATCAAATAATATATGATGTTCTGGCAGATCTCTTTCGTTACCTGTGTAGAATTTTGTTTTTAATGCTTCACCATTTACACTGGTGTTTGCCCTATCAGTTATCCACTTGATCAATGGATCTCCTATCTGTTCTGAATACGGACATTCGCATATTACAGGTTCAAATGGAGAAGTCAATCCAGGCAGTTTGTTGTATTTTAGTTTACTTATATCCACAAAAAAAAACCCTCCGTTAGGAGGGTGATCCATCTCGAACTACTATTATTTATAGGTAGTTAATTCGAGCATGATGTTCTGGTACTATTTTACCTAGTTTAATTGTGAGAAGTCCATCTGCAAAATCTACATCCTTAACTGTAATGTCTTCTGACAATGCCCAGGCTCTCTGGAAAGATCTCTGAGCCAAACCTCTGTGTAGGTACTCAGATTCTTCTTCTGTTTTCTCTTTCTTGCCCTCTACAACAATCCTTCCATACTCTGTGTAGACATTAACTTCCTCTTTACTGAATCCAGCAAGTGCAATCTCTAGTCTAGAATCTACATTGTTTATCTGTACAAGATTATATGGTGGGTAATTAGTAGTGGAATCAAAATTAAAGAACTGGTTGAAGTAGTCGTCCATACCGACGCTGTTCTTCATGATCTTGTCAACTAGTGTTCCCAGATCCTCAGTATGATATCTTTGAATGTTCGTCATGTTTCTCCTTTTAAAGCGAGTTTAGTTTTGTCCCTTACGGCGACATTACTAATTATACGATGAGCATAAAAAAAGAGGGTTGTATAAACCCTCAAAGATCATAGTGGTAACCGTCAGTCTGCCTTGACGAACGTGCTTTGTGAGGATTGTACTACCTTTTTCTTCTTACCAATATTATACTTAGTTTCTAAAGTCCAGTCTCCTTTATCCTTATAAGAAAGAACTTTGATTTGATTCAAAGGAGCAACATCTACAATTTGTTCTGGTCTGAGAATAGTAATCAATCCCCAATCTGATAGCAGAGTGATGATTCTATTCCTACGTTGAACATCATTGATAGAAAGATTAGCGGACTTTCCATCCAATGCAAACAATTCTTTGAAATGAACGATATAGTATCTACCTTGTTTGTGCAGAATATGGCACGATTGATAAATCTTTTTTTCTTTGCGTGAAGCAACACCGATTCTCGTCAGAGTTTCTCTTACCTTTAGGAAATCATCTGGTTCGTTAAGTGTGACTTCGATCATTTGATCTTGTGACCAAGCAATCTCAGGTTCTGTAAACCCACTCATCCTGTACCTCCAACGTCAATGCGTTCTTTAATAAAATTCAACTGCTCTTTGGTTAAGATTTTCAACGCTTGCATTGCTTTATCATTACTATAACCATAGTATTGTTTCACAACGTCAAGATCTTTGATCTTATCTTTGCGGAGCCAAGGAGAGAATCTCTTCTTCTTCCTGATGCTATTTAGATAAAAGTGATATTGAAGATCCTTTGATAGGTGATGATTGATATTCATTTCATTAGCAAACATAATACAATCAGTATGTGCTGACATACATTTGTTCACAATGAATGGTGGATACTTCTTGATCGCTTCGGGGTCATCCTTCGTAAGATCCTGTTTGGTGAGGTTTACAGAGTTCAACCAGTCTTTTAGTTCCATTCTTTTTTCACTTTAAAGTACATTTTATAGTATCGTCCTTTCATTTCTTCAAGGACTTTCATGTCATCACCAAATCCCATATACTTGAGATTTTGATATGTTCCCTCAAGGTCACTAATAAGCAACAAAATATTAACGGGAGATATCTCTCTGCCACCGTACTGATATTCTTCAGGTGTCATTAGTCATCGTATGATATCAATCTCGTCAGGGTTTTTGTTCCAAGTTTCCAACTTGGTTCTTAGTCTTCCGTCTTCTCTGAGCGCTTCGTAGCGACGAGAAGCTTTTTTTCTCCACCAAGAAACAATCTGATCAACAGAGAATCTATCATAGTTTTCAGCTTTAACCAAAGTATCTTGCTCTCCCAAGATAACTTCTCTAGCATTCTTGAAACCATAGGTAGACATATAGAAACGTTTCTGTTCAGTTAGATCCTTGGCAGATTTAATCGCAGTGTTGAATGATTCTAGTTTATCTCTATCCTGTAAGGACTTTTTGATAACAGAAATCATCTTTGTCTGGATCTTTAGTTTTCTACTAGAGGCATCTTCCTTTACTAAACATTTATTATTATTCCTTGCTATAAACCATTTGTTCAATTCTTGGAATATAGAGTCATGTAACAGTGGGGTAAAGTCACTAACAGTCAAACCCTTGTATCTCATGTATGGTTTCAGTCCATCATACTGTGATGATGATTTAGTAGATCCATACAATGAAGTAGTTTCAAACAAACAAATATCTGTATTATATTTTGCATTAAGTTCTTCTCTTGCTTGATGAGAACAACATAACATTGCTAAGAGTTTGCCACCAAGGTAGTTAAAACCAAATGGTTGAGTAGGTACAATGATGAAACCCATGATTGCATGGCGGTTAAACCGACCCAAATCAGGTACATCACCCAACCAATCATTCCTTGGTTTAGAATTGATGGTGGGAGAACCGAACCTTATGAATCCGATAACCTTCCCTGTGTTCTCTTCTTTAACAATCCACTTGAGTGATTTGCCTGGGATACAACTTTCAAAAGCATGAGACATTGTGATCTGCAATCTTTCATTGAAGAACTCATTAGTCAATCCACCAGGCTGGCCAGCACTATAAATTTTAATCCTCATGTCAGAAGGGTGCATATCAAACTTGCCGAAGAGATCATCCTCAGTTGCACCACCACCCCCATCAAAGAACGCTGATAGATCAGAGGGTTGCTGTGCTATCCTATCTAATTTTACATTACGAAGATATTCATCGATCCTTCCTGTATTAGAAAAGTAATCAATAAATTTATCTGCTGCGTATACAGCTTCACTTTCAGTTAATATCATCGATCATATAATCAGTCATGGGAGGAGGTGGAACTAAAGGTGCATAGTATCCTCTGGGTGAAATTGGTACTTGCAACATGTCAATGGTTTCCTCAAACCATCTGTTCATTGATCTTGCCATTTTATTGTATGAGGTTCCAACAAAGAGTTGGCCTACAAGTACAGATGTTGTTGCAGTTCCCCAGAACAGATAGTAGAATTTGCTTTTAACTTGATGTCGTACTTTTTTCTTAGTCATTTGATAACTCCAGATAAAATTTAGTTTGATCTGTTGGTGCGTTCTCATAGAATGAGATATCACCATAAGTTTTGTGGTCTTTGTATCCAACCATACGACCTTTCGTATTTTGGATTGCTCCCATCATAGCAATGATCAGGAAGACTGTAGGTGGTCCAATGATAAGGGCACCTCCAATCACATAGTAAGTCAGTAGTTCGATTAAATCTGTAGTCATTTGAATTCACACTCCACCATAATTTCTGTTAGACATGCTAACAGGTTAATTTCTTGATCTGCTACGAACGCGATCTGATACTGATACTTAGCAATAATGAGCACAGCAGCAGCAATACTAGGACCTTCAAGGGACTCAAAAAGAGCATCGTAGATACGACGCAATAGTACAGAAGGATCATTATCCAAGTTATTGACAGCCCACTTACGAACCTCTTTAAAGTTCTTACCTTTAAGATTTTTGATAAGGTCATTTATGTTTACCTCAGAAAAACTGGCAAGAATAGATGAATCAATCCTACCACTTGTAGAATGTCGTTGACACTCATTAAGAACACGTCTCCAGTCAGGGAAGTGCTTATTAATAAGTTCTACTAGTACCTTGTTATCATATTCAACACCTTCTGTAACCAAGATTTGTTGGAGACGTTTGAAGAATTGGGCTGCAATTCCCTGTCTGTCTTTTCCCTTAATTCCGAACTCGACCACTGCACATCTGGAGTGGAGAGGTTCGATGATTCTATTCTTGAAGTTACAGGTGAAGATGAATCTACAGTTCTTATAAAATGCCTCAATATTCGCCCGTAAGAGGAGTTGTACATCATGGGTTGTGTTGTCAGCCTCGTCAATAATGATGACTTTGTGCTTTGCATCCATCCCTTGAAGTGATACGGTCGAAGCAAAGTTCTTTGCTTGATTCCGTACCGTGTCAAGAAATCGTCCTTCATCGGACCCATTGATGACATAACAATCAACTCCTAGTTCTGCACATAACGCTTTTGCAACTGTAGTCTTACCAACGCCAGGAGGTCCTGACAACAAAAGATTGGGAATCTCTCCCTTCTTTAGAAACTCTTTGAATGTTTTCTTTGTACTCTCTGGGAGAATACATTCATCAATAGTTTTTGGGCGATACTTCTCTACCCAAATAAATTCATCCCTCATTAGTTCCCCTTAAAAGCATTGCTGGTTTGATCAACTCAAGACATTTTTCGGCCGTGGTTAGACCTTTCATTTGTGCTACATAGTCTTCCCAAGTTGGAAGATCTGTCTCTCCACTCAGGTTAGCAAGTAAATTGATCTCAGCAATCTTCCTAAGAGATTCCTCGTCCATCAAACTGACGGTATATTTTACGAACTCAAGAGCGAGTTCTTCCTTTTTTTTACTCATAATTAAATAAATCCTTTGGATTTTTTCTTTGGTTTGTCTAGAACCTCAATAACTGGGAGTTCAAACTTATGTGCATTGTTCCACCAATGCTCTTGAACTTCTTCCCATGATTCTACCACAATAGAATGGTCTTTGTAAACTATCTTATAATGATGCCTGTCATAGGGTTCGTTACTTGTCTGTGAGAAGTAACGTGGATCAGTCTTTTCAATTAAGTTAGTCACCAAGTTTTACTGTGTGTGTTGACATCACCTTCAACATGATTATGTTGTATCTCATCTATGTGAGCGTGGTCAATAGATTCAATATGCAGATGCTCTAAAGAGTTTGCAATTCTTTCAAGTGCAGATGCAATACGATCTGCGTCCATAGTGTTCATAATTTAGTCAGATCCAATCTGGTTTTCTGGATGGGTCACGAAGATAATTAGATGCAACCCAAGGTTTGCTCCTAATGTAACGTTTGTAAGCAGTGAGAGTGTCAATGCTTGTGTCATATTTAAACTCATCTGGTCCTGCAAATGCGTAATCTTGAACGTAACTGTAGCATGTAATCGCTTCGTCTGCGAACCGATGAAAGATTTTCTTCGCTTCAAACAACGTCTTGCGACATCCATGTTCTTTCCCATAACGATGGGTGTACTCTGTTGACAATGCACATCCATGTTGAATCAACCATGCTGTGTTGAACAAACTTTTGCCTGCCCATTGTGTACATGGATGATTACGGAAAGCACCTTTACTTGTTTTGTATGGAGTACCATCCTTCTTGTGTAGGAGATCATCACCCCAATCAAAATACCAATGTGAGAACACAATGGAAAGCATTTGACATGTTTCCAATGGCATCTTGACCACATGTTTGTCAGGTAATACCTGAGCAGACTTTTGTGGACTGTCATCTGTCACAAAGATGTTCATTCTTCTAACCTCCAGCTCTTCCTCATTGTAACATAAGTTTCACTTTTGGCAACGATGTCACGAACCTTTTTAAATATGCGAGCAGACTCTGCATACTTACTTGTCATGTGATCTTCTTCTTGTGGTAATATTTCTTTCGTTCCTTTCTTGTACTTTTGACCTGTATTATGGTTAGCGTATCTTCTTGATCTAGTAAATCCCATCTCTAAAAATTTACGACACATATCCATACCAATAAAATCCTTACCATCCCTATAATCTAGGTACATGGAAAAGATTTTGTTAGATGATTTTACGGCTTCATCTGGATTTCTAAATCTCCAATGAGCACAAATAGTGTCAGTATAAGGGCGAACCAATAGTACTCCCTGTTCTCCCCTTCCAATACGATAAAGTTTGCGATTTTCTTCATCTGAAAAATCGAGACTCTTATAATCGAGTTCATAATCAAATTCTTTCATAATAAAATAGTAAGTTAACTAAGCTCTTTTTCTTTTTTGCTTAATTGAAATTACGGATATAATTGCTGCGGTTGCAAAAACAACTGCGGCTGACGCAAGAAGATTTGTGGGATCAAATAATACGTCGGGTTGTGCTTCCCAAGTGCCTGGCAGTGTGTAGACACTTGGATGTGATGCAAATAACATTAGTCCTCCCATGTGAGATCTGGTTCCAAAGCTATATAGTAGGTGAGGTCATACTCAGATGAGGTAAACTGTGACAAAAGTTTACGAGAGATCTTGACATCATATGTGCCTGGAACAATCTTAATGTTTTCTACCTTGAAGTGTAATCCAAAAGTATTAGTAGTTTCTCCTACAACGATAGAGAAATCATTTGATGTATCGTTCTTACGATCAGAAACAACCATCTTGATTTCTTTACCATCACCCACAACGGAAAGATCTGTTAGATGGTAGACCGCTGCAGCCTTTAGAAGACGATCAAGTTGAGAACTCTTGAGAGGGAACTCAACATCTACAGATGGAAGAGTGATTGATTTATCAGGAGGAGAGACAATAACACTTGGATCAGCAAAGAAATACTTAGACTTCTGTTTACCTTCTTTGATATTGACGAAACTTTGTCCTGTAAAGTTTAATTCTGGATCTTGAAAAAGACCAAGAGAGTTCAAGAACTGACTAAGATCATAAACACCAAACTCTTGAGGAATGTCTTCATCAATATTTGCCTCTGCAAGAATGTTTTTCATTACAGAAATAGTTCTCAAGGACTTACCTTGCTTGAATAAGATAGACTGATTGATAGAAGCAAAGTTCTTCAACAGGTTAATAGTTCTATCGGAAAGTTTCATAGGAATCTTAGTTGCTGTCGTCATTATGTAAACCAGCGAAGTGGTATAAAAGTGTACAATAGTGGATGGCCTTTAGAATGTCGTTTTCATTCTTACCATCTTTTTTGCCGAATCGTGAGAGGTACTTGATTGCATTGGATCGGCAAAATGCTTCCGCATCTCCAATACCTTCAATGAGATCTAGGGTCTGTGTTCCCTTATCTCCAGTATAGTGTGAACCATATGTACTAGCAATATAGTTCTTTGCTTTATCAAGCATTGAATGTTCATTATACTTGAAAAATTTGAAATTGTCTGCTACTGGTTGACGAAGATAATTACCATCAAAGTAATGAGAATACATATCGTCAATGTCCGCCATGTATAGATCATCATTCTTCGCAGCAGTGTTACCAGCACCAACTACAAAGTCTGCTCTTTCTCTGTCTTTAGGATCAGTAAAAGGGTTTTTTGCATTAGGATCATTACGTTTGTAATCGTAATAAGCATCTGAGTGTTCTGGATCTCTATCTGAGATATCTTCTGGAACTGCTGGAGGCCATGGTGAGCCTGGTGTCCATTCAAATCCTCCACTCTTTTCAATCCAATCAAGATCAGTATCTTTGGAATCACCAAAAGAGATTACATCTTCACCAACTCCGCCAAGGATCTCGACTGGACCTGCAGCATGAGGACCATCAGTATTGAACTCAATTCTATCCTCAGTACCTCTATTGTCCTCAACATTACTCCAAGGAATATCCTTATAGTAATCTCCTTGGATTACTTCTTTCTTAGACTCAAAAGGTTTCCTTTTAGTTACAGTTTTGCCACCATCAGGTGATTCAAAAACGAACATATCTGGTGAAGCGGGAGCGGGGTTTCCAGTAATACTGTGTCCGTCACCCTCCCAAAACTCTTGCCAGTCTTCTTTTGTTGACTCTTTATTTTTGTTTTTCAAGATTGGATAGTCCTCCTCAAATGTACCACCTAGAATTGATGCTGCTAGACTCCATGCGTTAACCATAGCAAAATAGGAAATTGTTTACAAGACTCTCTGCCTTTTCTTTACCAAACTTACCTGCGAGATAACCTCCTACTGGATCTAGTTTGGTCATGTAAGCATCAAAATCTTTGTATGTGTTAGTGTCTGTTCCACTTGGCCTTTCTAATTCTACCATCTCTTTGTATTTTGTCAAGTATTGTTTGAACATATCAAGATGTTCATCCACCTTATCAAAGGTAGTATATCTGACAAATATATTTTCAGAAAAGTGATTGCCCATTTCAAAGAATCGATACTCCTTTTCTGCTTTTGGTAATCCCTCTACAGAGAACAGATATTTTTCTACAGGATGTTGAAAGTCAAATACAATGATGACTCTCTTCTCTGTAAATCCCATCAAGTCCATACCAAAACAAGGTAGATTACTGCCTGTTTTAGGATAGATGATGGTGTTGTAGATAGAGGATTTATCACTCCATATATCTACTTCCCTTGACTTAATAAAGTATGGGTTAGTAAAGATCCTAGCGGTTAAGCTAGTACCTTTACCTTCCCATTCTGCCCATGTTTCCTTGACTTCTAGGTCAGGAAAGGTTTCAAACAGAAGGGACTTGTAGTTCTTCCATAGGTTCATCATTTGTTTTTTCACCTCCAAAGTTTACATCCGCATCAACCTTGTCATAAAGATCAAGGAATGCTTGTTTTGTTTCATCATCAAATCGATTTACACATACTTCGATTGCTTTCTCTTTGTTCTTCCAGATAGAGTATGCCTTGACGATATGTACAAGACGACGTGTGGAGATAACTTCCTCAACACCACCATCAAAGAAGGTCTTACGGATGATGTCACCCCAATCTACAAGACGCTTGCAGAACTCTGTATCGTCACACAAGTTGGTCAAGATCTTCTCCTCAGTCTTTGGACTAGGATAGGACTGTTCAAAGGTTACTGGGAAGCGTTCAAGGAAGGCTTCATTGAGCACATTAGTTCCAATGAATCGTCCATCGTCTGAACCTTTACCTTTAGTGTTTGCGGTTGCGATGACGTTGAAACCACTAGTTGGTTTGACGTAAGTGCCAGTCTTTTTAAGGAAGACTCCATTACCTTCAAGGATGCTCTGGAGACAGAGAATTTTATTACTTGCGAGGTCGATCTCATCAAGGAGCAAGATAGCACCTCGTTCGAGTGCTTCAATAACGGGTCCGTTATGCCAGACTGTGGAGCCATTAACAAGACGGAAACCGCCAATAAGATCGTCTTCATCTGTTTCAATTGTAATGTTAACTCGAACAACTTCTCTCTTAAGTTGAGCACAGGCTTGTTCTACACCAAGGGTCTTACCGTTACCAGATAACCCTGTAACAAAACATGGATAGAACTGTTTAGATTGAATAATCTTTTTGACATCGTTGAAGTTTCCAAACTTAACGAAGTTAGGATCAACCTCTGGAACTAGATTCTGTTCTACAGGAGGAACAACAGCAGGAGCAGCAAAGGAATTCTCAAGTTTTTCTTTCTTCTCTTTGGCAGTCAAATTCCACTTACCTTTTGTTGTTTTAAACTGTTGCAAGTATTTTGTCACAGTTTGATATGTCACATCATGCTGAGCGCAATAGGCTTTGATGTGTGCGGATGTAATCTTGTTACCGTAAAGATCACGAAGATTGTCGATGAGTGATTTGGGGTTCACTTTAGCTTCAAAAGGCATTGTTTGTTCTTGTCTATGTATACATTATAATGGAAGTAGAGATGGAATCAACCACCTCTATGCCAGTTTGTCAACTGGTCTATGCGATGTAGGTCATGAACTGTCCTAGAACTTTCTTGTTCATTTTCTTTGCAGAAAGTGATTTCTTGAAAGCGGACTTGATCTGTGCTTTAGTCGCATCTTCTTTCACTTCAAAACTAGAATCAGAGTTGAGTGCGGATGAGGATAATCCAAAGTAAGCATGGTATCCACCACCATCAGTGATCATCAGAGATTTTGTTTTTCTCCACTGTTCCATGATGGACTTGTGTTTGTCGTAATCGAAGTCAACATAACGTCGAACGAAACTGTTGCAATCACGACTCTCAATAACTCGGATGCCAAGGAAGTTGACGTTAGGGAAACGACCCTTGAGTTGATTGAGTAGGGAAGAGGTCAACTCATAGTATGCGTCTGCACAGTGATAAGTTTTACCATTTGTATCACGAATGAATACGTTACCATGTGTAGTAGAACGTGTTCCTAAGTATGGTTCTTCACCCGCTCTGTTCTTAAACTCTTTGTGGAATTTAAGAGGATGTGCTTCACCATCAGTAAGAGTGATGCACTGAATTTTTTGAACTCCTGTTTTCTTTTGGAACTGAGGAATGAGTTGATTCAAAGAGAGAAGTGCTTCATTCAAAGGAGTTCCAGATAAACCCAAACGATGTGGGCACTGGTAAAACATGTGAGATGCCCAACGGCCACGACTGTCAAGACAATTTGTGACTCTCCAGATGTTCATCATTTGAGTTTCTAGATCTCCTTTCTTACAATCACTAGTTAGAAACTCAACCATTGAAAACATGCCTTCAACATAGAGTTGACCATCTATTTTTTCGTGATGATCTTTAGGATATGAATAACCTCTGTAGTTACCCATCTCATCAAACTCTTTCTCTCCACGATTCCACTCATTAGTGAAAGCAAATACTTGGAAAGGAATTTGAACTTTCTTACAGAACCAGATCAAATTGAACAACTGTTTGATTGTATCCAAGAGAACATTACTCATAGATCCAGACCAATCAAGGACAAAGATAAGTCCATGATTCTTACCGTCAGGTAGAGTGGTGATCTTTTTGAATAAATCTTCGTTGTACTTATATGAGTGAAGCTTTGAGCAATCAAGAACACCTGTCTTTGATACTGTAGCACGAGCATATGCGTCAGCAGACTTCTTACACTCAAACTCTTTTACAAGATAGTTGACTTCTTTCTGTGCAGAACGACGGAAGAGTCTGTACTCATTGTCAACACTTGCATAAAGATTCAGAGGAAGACGATAGTTGTCCGCCTGTTGGATCTCATCATCGTAGTTTTTTTGTTGTTGGGCCCACCACTGTTCAAGGTAAGAATGAACCTCTGCATTTTTAGCATGAAGAGTTTTTAGATTTAGAGTAGGAATAGTGCAGTACTCAGTATCGTACATACTTTGTATTGCTTTCTTATCATTCAAGTTCTCCAAGTTGTCTGAGAGAGTCTTGTCAGTGATAGTCTCAAAGTCACTATGTTCTCCACCACCGTAAGGATTGTACTCAGGCTCTTCATACTCAGTAGTATCTTCTCCCAAGTCAGGACGCTCATCATCAAACTCTCCTTGGCCAGAAGGAATAGAATCACCCTCTCCTTCTTGATCAGTTTCTTTTGCATCGATAAGATCTTCTAGAGTTAAATCTCCACCACCTTGACCCATTGTGATGTTGTCAATGTTTAACGACATCTCAAGTGATTCTGCATTTTGATTCTTCATAAACTCATGAAGTTCAAAAGCAAGATCTAGAACCTGATCAAAAGTATCTGTTTTGGATGCAGCGTCACGAAAATATTCTTCATCATAAACAAAAGGAACATCAATAAACTTACCAACCTTATGGTAGATGTTGATACGATCAGGAAGATTCATATCTTCAACATCATTCTTCTCTAGTTCAAAGAAATCTTGATCGGAAAGTTCGCTGTATCCCATATAGAATGTCTTGACGATACCAGCATACTTACGTTTCATCAACTTCTCAATACGAGCATCCTCAAGGATGTTCACAAATGACATAGGAACATCTGGATATTTTAGTTTCCAGTTCACATTGGGTGTGAATAGTGCATGGCCAACCTCATGACCTACCAGAAGGTCGTATACGGTCGCAGAGGCCTTCTCCCACATTGGAAGGGTAAGAACTCTACGTTCTACATCAAAGGAGGCTGTAGGGACTTTCTTGTTCTCGATGATTAAATCTTCGGTAGCAAGGAGTTTAGCGAGTTGACCTTTAACTTCGTAATTAACCTTTGTAAGCATTTGTTTTCTTGTCTATACACATATGATAATCGATCCTGTGCCAATTACAACCATGAGTGTGCCAGCCTGTCAACTGTCCCCTGACCATCTTATAGCTGTATCTAATGCTTTCTTTGCAGTATTCTGCATTTTTATAACTTTACTCTCATAGGTAATCGTAAATCCTAGAAGATCTCCTTCGGGATCATTTGGCATACCTACAGGTTGAACAAAAAATATTCCAGCATGTGCCACTGTTCTCCATTCCATATCAATAAAACCCAACTCTCTTAGAGCACACTCAAGTTTTAGTGAATGACATCCATCTATTAGTATCATACGGGCCCGAAACCTGTGCTACTATGTAGAATACGTCACTTTTGAGAACCCATTCATCTTTTCAAATGTAATCATATTATCTAATCTATCTGTTAACTCATCTACCTTATGAGAGATCATAAAGATGTAAGCATCCTTGATGACATATCTGATAATCTTCACAAATTCATCTGTACCATTACTATCCAGAGAACTGTCAAATATTTCGTCAAGGATGAGGATGTTTGTGGATGATGAGTTCTTCATCTTTGCAATATCACGCCATGTGAATAGTATAGCAAGGTCAATTCGCATCTTCTCTCCCTCAGAGAAAGATTCATAACTGAATTTCTCATGAATAGGCGACTTGATACACTCATTGAACTGTTCATCCAATGTAAAATTGATATAGAAGTCCATCATTTGAAGATACTTATTGATCTTCTGATTCATGATAGGCAAATACCTCTTCATAATCTTTGCCTTGACACCAGAGTCTTTCATCATGGCGTTTGCGAAGTCTAAGTATTCAATATCTTGGGTGTGATCTGCTTTATTTGTTTCTACTAGTGTTAAATCATTCTTGAGGTTTCTAAGCGTGGCTCTTTCAGTATTTCTATTTGCAATTTGTTCGGTAATGTCTTGAACTTCTTGTTCATAATTGCGGACTTGTCGTTGATATTCAGAAATTTTAAAATTGTTTGTTGAAATGTCATGCGTTAGTGTTGAGATCTGCTTAGAAACATCTATAAACCTGGCTTCTTTTTTTTGTTCTGAGTTTATAGACTTTTGAAGTTCTTTGTAAGCGGAGTTAATCTCCTTTACCTTCCCTTCGATATCCCCAATCTTATTTAAGCGAAAGTCTTCCTCTATTTTTTGTTCACAGGTAGGGCATGATACGTTTTCCTTGAAGAACTGGTGTTCTTTGGTGATAATCTTAATCTTCTGTTCCAGTTTGCCCTTGACATTGTTGAATTTCTTAAGAGAAGATGAAGCAGATGTAAGAGTTTCTAATTCTGGTTCATATTTTTCTCTAATGTCCGCAGATGTCTGGTCATTTTCATACATTAAGGATGAGGTATCCTTCAAAAGTGTATCAATTTTACCTCGAATGTCTGTTATTTTCTTCTTGCCTGTCTTGTCTAGATCAGAAATGAAACTTTTTTGCATTTCAATCTTCTCTTCAACCAATTCTTTCTTGATTGTGAGTTCTCGGATCTCCGTATTCGCTTTACTCATCTTCTCACGAAGAATTTTTGCCATTCCAGAGAAAATTTTAATGTCCAGAACGTCTTCTACAATCTCTCTACGGTGAGTTTGACTCAACTGCATAAAGGGAACAAAGGTTGCAGCACCTAAAATAGTAGTTTGAGTAAAGGATTTATAGTTTAGTCGTAAAATATTATCTTCTAGGTGTTGTTGTTGATCATTTGAATTAGCAAATTGATCTTGCTTCTTACCATCAATGTAAATTTCAAACAAAGTTGGTTTCATACCTCTAACAATGGTATAAATCTTACCTTGAATCTCAAACTCAATATTAACTTCGCACTCTTTATCATTCACAGTGTTGACTAACTGTGCTTTTTTAATCTTTCTGAATGGTTTGTTGTATAAAACAAATGTCAGAGCGTCCAATATCGTGGACTTCCCTGCACCATTAGCACCGACTATCAAATTTGTAGGAGACTTTTGGAAACTAACAATTATAAACTGGTTACCAGTAGATAAAAAGTTACGCCACCGTATCGTCTTGAATGTTATCATAATCTTTTGGCGGAATCACAATGTCATCAGGTGTGATAATAACGTATTTGTATTTGTGTTTTTTGCAGGTTTCAACAGCTAGCATATCATCTATTTCTACAACTGTCAATACCGTGGATTCATTTGCTTCTAGAAGCCCTGCGTATCTAGTAGCATCATCTTCTTGCTGGAAAAGATAAAGAGCCTTCTGACCGTCATCATTTGTGACAGCATAAGCTCCTTCTCCTTCGTGATCAACAAGTGATAAGATGTACATTAATCCGCTTCGCAAGCCTCTAAGTAGACTTCCTTGAGAAGTTTTTTGACTCTCTCCTTTTCTAATTCAAAGTCAGAGTCCTCGATGTATTTATTTAAAAGCGTGAGAGTATCCTCAACTTTCTCACCATCAAGATCTACTTCCTTGTCATTGATCTCGGTATTTTCCACTACCTTCAGATCTATTATACCAGCTTTCAGAATTTTTTCAAGGAACTTGTCATATTCTAACTGACTCTTTCTAGATCTGACAAATAATTTTACAATCTTATCTTTATATAAGTGTGCCTTGAATGTTGCAGCAGGGGTAGAATCGAAGTATATCTTCTCGTATATTGTATATGGGTTTTCTACAAACTCAATCTCTCCTGTTTCTGTGTCTAATATATTAAATCCTCTCTTATCTCCACAGTCATTCCAATATATTTGATAAGGATTGCCTAGGTAAAATACCTGACCATCATTACTTCTGGTGTGATAATGTCCTGAGAATACTGTAGGAAACTTAGCAATGATACCCTTATCAATACCACCTTGCTGTTTCATGCCTGGATATAATTCAAATCCATTTAGTTCCAAATGACTAAATGCCATCTTTGCATCTGATCTTTCTATCGCTGCAAGAGTCTCTTGATAGTTATCATCACATATCCAAGGCAACATCATTGCTTTGAATCCATCTATATCATATGTGTCTGGTGATGAGATGGGAGTGATATTGTCGTAATGTTCTAGGAGTGCATCAATTGAGTTGATCTTGTTTGTATTCTTATAGTAAACGTCATGATTACCTACAAGTTGCCAAACTTTCACGCCCAGATTTTTAAACTTATCATATACATGTTGTTTTGCCCAGTCTAAAGACCAGTAATCTATATTCTTTCTATTGTCAAAGGCATCTCCCATATGGATGCAATACTTGATACCTCTCTTCTCTAGTTCTGGAAAGAATATATCGTCATAAAATTTTTGAAAGAAGTCATGAAAGACCTTATTACCTCGTCTACCGCCGAAGTGTGTGTCTGTTATGATTGCAATCTTCACTTCTTGAACTCTCCTTTCTCATAATCAAATCTAGGGTGAGGTTCAGAAGGAACCCAAGGTTTTTTAGATTCATTACCGATGACTATAAATCTATCAGCAGCAAATGTCCCTGCCAAACTGATCGTAATCTCTTCACCTTCAACCCAATTCATAGATCCATCTTTCTTAGTGTGATTCATCAACTCTTGGATCTTGTCAATCATTTCTTGTGTTAACTTCATTGATTCATCTTTGTTTGAACTGCTTCTTTTATAGAGTTATAGTCACTAGCATTACCGCCGAAAGGATCGTCAACGTGCATAACCTCATCGTACCCCGACTTCTCAATGATCTTTTCACGGATCTCCATTTGCTTTTTCTCTTTCTGTATACGTCTTAGGAAAGCGTAATGTATGATCTGAGTGAAGTAAGCAAAGGGATTCGTAGATTTTTCTGGATTGAAGTTATGTATGTACTGGACACAGTTCTCGATGCCATCAGATATCATGTCCTCACGGAACATGTAGTTTACAAAGTTTGGCTTATATGATAAGTGCGTAGCAATTTTTACAAAACACTCTCCAAGGTAATTAGTGATGCGTGGTTTTGTATCACCCGCTACCTCCGCCGCTTTTACATCTGCTTTATATTGAACGATCGCATACAGGAACTCTTTGTTGTTAACGTAGTGTTCAGACCGTTTTCGAGTACCTTTTGCGGGCATCTATATTACCTCTTGTGTTACTTTTATTATACCTCAAAACGAGATACTTGACAAGTCATGTAAATGTGTGTACAATAACTCTGTAAGGGTTCAAGGGAATGCTATGAAGCTTCAGATGTTTCATCTTTCTTATATAGCTTCTCAAGACTTTCTCTGGCCTTCTCAACTGAAATTACATATCCCATCTTTTTTGTTACCTTTATCTTCTCGCCAGATCCCCCATTGAGATTAGAGAAAATAAATTTCTGATAATACTTTACTACATCTGAGTCTTCGCGTGCCTCAACAACAGTAATTACTCTGTCCATAGGAATAATAATAATATTGTCAACAGGCATACTTCTCAACCATGGCATCATGCGGAGACCTTCATGTCTCCCATCCATGCTTATTGTTTCAATTTCTACAGGATCACTTATAATTAAAACCGTGCGACCATTTTCTTCAGACGGCATGACTTCACCAAAGATTTCCTCTCCCGATACTAATTTGATTGAGGCGTAGAAATCTTCTTCCATTTAATCTTTTCCTGTAGTAGTTTTGTTTATAATACTGTTGATAAGTAGTCTATATTCATATTTAGTCACTCACAAAAGGTGTGATTTGTATTAGCATTGATATTAAGAAACGCTCTGCCAGTTAAACAAATAACAGTTCTAAGTAATCTTCATTAAATCTTTCGATTAGTTCTATCAGGGATTCCTCAAATAAGACTTTTATTTTAAGTAAACAGTTCTAATTTCATAATCAAAGTTTTCCTCATTGTATATTTTAACACGTTCCATCAAATGATTCAATGTGTAGTTCTTTTTATTATTGACTGTGATGTCATCTGCGATATCATATAACATTGCTTTGTTTTTGTTCTTTCCTTTTCTAAGTACCCTACCAATACTTTGTAGATTTCTAATTCTAGATTTGCTAGGTGATGCAAAAATGACATTATGTAAGTTTTTAATGTTAATTCCTGTAGAAAAAGTTCCATAAGACGCAACAATGATAGCGTCTGCTTCTCTATCAACGATAGATCTAACCTCTTCCCTCTCTTCACTATCCACACCTCCATGAACATAAAAGACTTTTCTATCGTTATCGTTGTTGATTAAATTATATAGTGGTTCACCATGAGCTTCTACTCTACTGAATAGGACTAGGGTGTTACCCTTCAAACTTAAAGTAAGATTTCTAATGAACAAGTTTCTCTTCTCATGTTCTATGATATAATTCATCTCTTCCCTATAATCATCAAAGGGAATTGCTGGATGCTTTAACAATATAATTCTAATATCCAACTTGGCGAGTTGACCTTTCTTTTGCAGATCTGATGTCTGAGTTACTTTGTAAGAAGGACCAAACAATCCTTCTAGTACCCATTTGTGTGTCTGTGACCCACTCAGAGTTCCAGTAAATCCATACCTATACTTAGTATCTCTCATCTTAGACATGATACCAATCAGAGATTTGGACTTGAATTGATGCGCTTCGTCTCCTATAATCACATCAAACTGAGCAAAGAATGTCTTATCCATAGTATAGATAGACTGCCATGTTGATATGGTCACACGTTGTTGTGTAGTCTTTTTCCTACCTGCATAGACCTTATGACAATATTTCTCGACATCCCATCCGTAATCTATAAAGTCCTTATACATCTGTTCTACGAGAGAGGTAGTGGGGACGACTAATAATATTCTTCTCTTTCTCCCTACATGATATCTCGCAACGGCATATATCATCAGGGACTTGCCTGACCCAGTTGGAGATATAATTAATCTTCTATTGTATTTGAGTGCATCGTATACACCATCTACTTGATAATCTCTAGGTTTGAAACTAGAAATTGCAGTCATATAATCTTTCACGCCTTCTAATGATATCTCCTCATTCTCTTCAAAAGGAGTACCATAGGTTTCATTATTTTTGAACTCTACACTGTAATTTGCTTTTCTTGCCCAAGCAATAACTTTATCCAATAATCCCACATACAACTCACCTGTTGCAGTAGAGAACAGTCTGATCTTACCATCCCAATGTCTGTTCCTATACTGAGGCATATACTTGGCGCCTGGAACATCAAAGGTAAAATAGTCTGACAGTTCTTGTTGTACATGGGGTGGTGCATCTACTGTGAGATGTACCTCATTCTTCTTAACAATAATAAGATCACTCATAATCCATTCGTAAATCGCTGCCACTCAATGGCATTTTTAATTTGATACGTTCGATTCTGTATAACCTTGAGAATACTTTCTAGATAATCTAACATGATCTGATAGTATTCTATCTTTGCAGTACACCTGATAAGTTCTGGATCTGCGTCAAAATATTTGTCTAAGTCTGCTTTTAAAACTTTATAGTCAAAAGGTTTTTCTACATATACTTCTGGCGATGACTTACCTGTATAGTATTGCCACTTCTCCTTCTTTAAAATTTTGTACTGAGTTTCCTGAGCCTTCTGTAGTGTCAGGATGTTGGTGTAAATTTTGTAGTACTTTGCGTGTAAGGCGGGGATTTTTGTTGACTCATTGTGTAATAATTCATTATCAATTATGGAATCTTTATCCCATAAATTTTGTATAAATTCAAGATTCATCACCTAATAGACTCTCCACATTAAAAATAGTATATTTGAAAGTAGCAGTCGCTACAATATAATTTATATCAGTTGCATCAGCTGTAAATTGAACTGGTGTCAAAGAAGTTGGGAACATATCTTTGAAATCAACCTTAGCGATAGGAAGGAAACTACTGTTGTAAACTAGTATTGTTCCGTCTGATCTGGCAGCTTGCAACAGATTTGTCTCTTGAGGATCCAAACTGATTGCCTCTGATAAAGACTCAGGAAATCCAAGAGCTCTCATCCACTGTTCGATCTGTAGATAGTTCTCTAAGTTTTCATCTATAAAGAATTCTACATCCAGATCACCATACTGCAACTTATCGCCAGGAACAGGAATGTCTCTGAGATATGTGCTTTGGATTGCAGCACCTAACGTTATGTTTGGTAAGGATACTGACTTGGAAAAGAAATCAACCTTTGGAGCTTTCTGTAAGGAGAATTTGAATCCAGCTGGAGACAGAAAATTCCTATTTTTGATTTGTCTATCAAAGAGGTCAGATCCTGCAACCTCCGTGTAATCTCTGCTCATGGGTTTTATCTTTATTTATTCAGCAAAGTCGGGGTCTTCACAGACATCTGAAAGTTCAGAAGCCATATTACCACCTATTTCCGCTCCTTGGTTCCCGCCAAACATAGCGACCCAACCAGCAGCAAGCCACCCAACAAAGGGAATCCCCATAACGGCAGGAGCAACAGCAGCACCCACACTAGTCCCAACAACCCTGCCTGTCTGTTTGCCTCCACCGACCGCCTCGATACACTCGACTTGTTGGGCAGTGAGCTTTCCCGACTGATTTCCTCCGTTGGTATCATCTTGCCAAGACCTTGCGTTGGATGTAGGTCCTCCTTGGTGATGAGCGCCGTCCATAGCGTACTCTTCCACGACTGTGATTTTATTATTACCCAGTCCCAGAAAGCCAGCCTTTACATTCTTATCCCTTTCCACACGCATAACTGTAGGGTCATTACCCTTATAGTCAATGCGATATCCATCTTTTCCTACTTCAGCTCTATAAGAGGTGTAGTCACCTACAGGCAAATTTATATTTGGTAGTTTAGATCCTCTTTGACTTAACATACCTATCATACCGATATGTGATACTGCCAAGAGACTACCAACCGTGCCTATAGAGATCCACTTCCACTTACTTCCGTTTGGTTGTGTCATGATTTCACACAATATAGTGCTTACTATATAGGCACAAAAAAAGAGACCCTTTCGGGTCTCTCTGTAAGATATGTAATATCTAAATCACATAAGGTTAGCAACCTTAACACGTCTGTAGTAACGGTTAGCGTTGGAAAGAAGTCTTCCAAGACCTTGGTTAGATACGTTACCTTCGGCAAATGGGTTTGCAACGATTCCGTAACGAGTCTTAAACCCGATTTTTGGTTGGAAGGTGTCCTGACCCACGGCACGAACCATCTGAAGAGGAACGTAAGGGCAGTAGAACAGTCCAGCGTCATAAGGGTTAGTACCCTTGTAACCGACAACGTAGTACTGATTAGCGTCGTTGTTTGCAGCGAAAGGATCGATGTAAACTTTGTACTTACCAGCAAGTGTACCAGCAAATGTATTGCCAGTGTCGTCAACGTTTAAGTTAGCGTTAAGTGCAGGGGTGTAATCAAGGATTCCCGCCATTGTAAGGGCAGAAGCAACGTCAGCAGAACAAAGGACAACGTTACCCTTCCCTCTACGAGTTCTTTGTGCGATTTGGTTCGCATCTCTTTCGATCTGGAATAGAAGTCCTTTGAACTTCTCAACTGACCAACGACCGTTGGAGTCAGTGTCAAGGTCGAATGTACCAGCAGTTGCAGTGTTGATTGTTGCACCTTGCTCAGCAACCTTATAGATTGTACGGATGACTTCGCGGTTGATCTCTGCAAGAATCTCTGTGGAGAGAATGTTTGCGAGTTCAGACTCAGCGTTTAATCCGTGAATTGCCTTAAGGTCTTGAGCCAATTCTAAACTGTACTCAGCTTTGAGTGCTCTGGACTTCGCAGTCACAGTAACTTTCTCAATACTGAACGCCATCTCTTGGAAAGCATTTCCAGCAGCGTCTCCTAGTGCCTCAGAATCACCTGTCTGCATACCTTGACCAACAGAGTAGTCAGTGGTAGTTGCAGAACCAACGGGGTTAAGAACGCCTGGGTTCGTGCCGTTAGGTCCAGATGTAGTACCGAAACCAGCGGCAACATCGGTCATGCCACCTGTAAGGTTCTGGGAGGAGTTCTGTCCAGAGAAGCTTGTATCTGGTTCGTCGAATAGAGCCTCAGTTCCACTCTGATTAGTGAATCTGGATCTCATTGCGAAGATAAGTCCTGTAGGACCAGACATTGGTTGAACACCAGCAAGGTCATATGCGACCAAGTTAGGCATTGCACGTCTGATAAGACTAATCAACACAGGGTCGAAACCAGCAACAGGACCACCTGCAGCTGAACCGCCACTAAATCCACCAGTTCCAGCGGAGTTAGTAGGAGATGCTTCTGTCAAAGACTGGAAAGCATTCTCTTCTCTGAGCATTTGCTCTTGGTTTTCGAGAAGAACCGCAGTAACGTTCCTTCTGTGTGAATCTTTAATTGGATCTGACCCTTCGTGATCTAGAAGGGGGGCCCACTTTTCAGTGAGTTGTTGATAATTGATGTTTTGTTGCATCGGTCTGTAAGAGTTGTTTACTTAAAAATTAACGAATTCCTATTTCATACGTCCTAGTGCATCAAGATATGCAGCCATAGATCCAGTTGATGGTTCTACATGTTCTGCTTCTTCTTTGAGTTCTTGAGGTGCAGACGTGGCAGTTGCTTGAGACTTATTACCTTTGAAGTATGACTCCTTAAGGGTCTCCAGTTTTCCACGATAGGATTCTTCACTTTCAAACTCAACACTTTCTGCGAGGGTTTGTAGTTTCTCTTTTTGAGATACTGCAAGACCTTCAGCAACATCATTTAGGATAGTGGAGGCAGTTGACTTACCAAGTCTTTGGTTGAGTGCAACATTCTTCTCTATCTGCTCGTTGAGCTTCGTCTCCATTTCATCAAGCTTGTCTACCATATTTTCTAGTACATCATATTTATCTTCAGGTAAGGTTACATAATGTGTTTCAAAAAGATTTTTCATGCCTTCCATGAAGGATTCAGTCATTTCGGATTTAATGCCTTTCTCGATAGCGATAGCATTTTCCTCCATCCATTCTTGGGCGACATATTCGAGGTATGAGTCGGTTCTCTCAGTGAGTTCGACTTTGATTTCCTCAACCTGTTCGTTGAGTGCTTTCTCATACTCTTCGTTTAACTGATTCTCGATATCTGTGATCTTAGCATTGATAGATGCCTCGAAAATCACCTTAGCCTTTTCTCTGAATTCCTCAGAAAGGTCTTCTCCAGAAAGAAGTGCGTTAACATCTTCCTCGATAGCACTGTTGAGATCGATCTTCTCTTTCTCTTCAGTTGCTTCCTCTTCCGCGACAACCTCTTGGGATTCGTCGGCTTCTGCCTCTTCGGCATACTTTGGTGCAGTAGGCATTGGGTCAGCTTTACCAGCGTTTTTAGTAATTACGTCTTTAACTTGCTTAATAGTAACGGTTGGCGTTTTAAGCATGTTGCTGTTGTCATCAGGCTTTGAGTTCTCAGGCGTAGGACCACCAAGATCTTCAACGGAACCTTGACCATCAGGAACGTAATTGGGAGTAGAGGGCATTGGATCACCTTTGCCTGCTCCACTATTTACAGCGGTATTAGATTGCTGTGTCTTTACATCCATTTCTTGTAAATCTCCACGGGACATTTTGAACTCTCCGTCGTAAAACGTGTTTAGATATCGTATAATCTATGTTTATTTATTAAATCAAAGATTTGATAAGAAGTTTTGGAAGATTTCCAACTTCTTCTCGTCAAGTTGACCTTGATCTACTAGTTTATTTATAGTTTTTTGAGTCTTCTCAATGACTTCCTCCACTGCCCTTTCAGGCTCAGCAACCGCAATCGCAGGGTGAGTCATAGTCTTTTGTTCTACAACTGCAATCTGTGACTGTTTTGCCTTTAGGATTCCTGCCTCCCAAACCCAATCAACTCCTTCCATGATGCCATTGACGAAAGCGTCAGGGGCAGAAGGATCTGCTACTATATCAGCAGCAGTGGCAAGCATAAAGTCTTCACCGACAACTTTGTAGCCTTCGCTAGTGTCTTTAAGACTTCCCATACCTCTTGATGATACTCCAAGAGTAACACCGTCATCTAATAGTGACTGTGCAATCTTACCCATTGGTGTATTGAGGATTTGTGCTTTACCAACAAAATTGGTTCCTTCTCTATGAAGGTCTACAATCTTGTGGGATACTCTGTCTAAGTTTACAGTAGGACCTTCTGGGTGACCTAACTCACCAAGAGCACGACCTTTGCCAACAAACGCTTCGTTATATCTGCTTACCTCTTTTTCAAGAGTTTCTACTGGATAAAAACGTCCGTTTCTGTTCTTAAGGTTTCCTTGTAAAAAGATACCCTCAATAAACATATTCCTCTTACCGTCTTTTTCTTCGATAAGAACCTTAGCGGTTTCGATCTCTTCTGTGATGAGTTTCATGTTAAGCCTCAGGTTGTTCCTCTTCTACTGCATCATCAACTGGTTCTGTCTCTGCGACAGGTTCTTCAACTTCTGCTGTATCCTCAACAGAACTGGGTGTGCCAGGAGATTCTTCTTCTTCTGGCTCTTCCTCAGTGTTTAGATGAGGATTAGGTCCACCAAACATGTCAGCGGTGACTGCTGGTTTCACTATGTCAACGTTCTCTGCTGCCTTAGCATACAGTAGATCCTTGATCTTGTCATGTATGTCGGTTGCAGATCCGTCTTGGCCTGCAGCGATCATATCAAGTAAATCATTATCCATTTATTGTCAATATAGAATTAGACTAGTATTATTTATATTTCGCCGCCGTTGGGCATCTCAGGAGCTTCTGTGGCACTACCATCTATGCCAGGATCTTCTGGCATTTGACCCATACTAGGATCAGGATTCATAGCACCGCCAGGCATCTGTTCTGGATGTACACCCATTTCTAGTTGTTGTACTTCCATAGGATCAGCAACTTTGCCATCCTTGATTTCCTGTGCCATTTGCTTGTCGATCTCGATGATCTCTTCATCCTTTTGCTTGAGAATATGTCTACGAACATAGTCCAGTGAGAAATATTTACCAATGTAAGGATCGACAGCAGCGACTACTCCCAATCTTTCATTGATAAGTTCAGTCTCTTTGAGTTCTGCAAAATGGTTATCATATACAAAATCAAATTGTATATGATCTCCTAGTGTTTCCCAATCTTCTGGGGTGACAATGTTTTTTAGAATCAACTGAGTCTTCAGCATATCTAAGAATAGTCGAGAGAATCTCTTTCTCATTCTACCAACAAATTTGGTAAACTTGATCTCATCTCTCAGTATCTCAGATGACCTACCTAAGTTAAATCCATCACCTGATCCAGCAATACGAGATTCTGGAACTCCTAATGATCGATATAGTTTCTTTTGGAAGTATTCGATGTCACTAAGTTCTCCAAGATTTTGTCCACCTGGCAACGTAGTGATTTCAGTGCCTCGTCCACCTTCTCTTCTGGGTAACCAGAAGTCTTCGAGCATAGACATATGTTTTCTGTCATCTCTAATTTCTCCCGTTGATGCGTCATATACTAGTTTGTTTCTATAACGGTTCATCACCTCTTTGAGGTATTGTTCCGCTTTCTGTTTTGGTAAATTACCTACATCAATATAAAATATTCTTCTTTCTGGAGCACGACTTAACCTGTAGATAACAAGAGCATCCTCAATCATTCTAAGTTGATTGAGTGCCTTGATTGACTTATGTAAGTAAGAAAGAATAGTTTGTTTGTTTCTATCAACTAAACCTGAGTGACAGAATGTGATAGCATCTGGTGCAATCTTTATTGGTCTCTGTTTAGTAGAGAAGGGAGTTTGACCTATACCACCTAGAGCATTTTTACTGTTAGTCGCACTAGGATCATATTGATAGTACTCTTCTATCTCTGGACTTTCTAGATCAGATGGATTATTTGCATTAACTTGTCTGATTGCTTGATTCAAAGTAGGATCAGACTTTAATTTTCTTACTAACTTAATTTTAAGTGGATCAATATATCTAACTTCCTTAAGTCCTTCTTCTGGTTTCTTGATATCAATTACCTTATGGTAATATATTCTACCATCAACATACCAGTTTCTTAGAATCTCATGGCACTTAGTATCAAAGTTCATGACTTCCTTTACTGTCTTGAACTCATCTCTAATCAATTCTTTAAGCTTCGCAGATGCTGGAAGATTCTCCAAATCGATTTCGACTGGAGAATCATTCTGATCTGAAACTATTGCTTCATTTATAATATCTTCAATGGCACTGTCCACTTCTGGATGAAGTGCCATCTCACGATATCTTTTTATTAACTCAAACTCTGACTTGAATACACCGTCAATGTCAACGTACTGCCCATAAAATCCGCTAGAGACATAATAGTCTGACGAATCCTCGTTAGATTGGGGTACAGGAGAGACAACGTTCTTTTTTTGTTCGTCATCCTTCTGGATTTTAAATCCAAATAATTTAGCCATTAACTCACTACTGGGCTGTTCCTAGTTATTTATAAGTCTTTCTTGAGACTGTAAATAGGAACCTACTCATCTACTCCTATGTTTCCTGCTCCGCCTGTTCCACTACCAGACGAATCTTTTGTACCAAAGACGTTACCGCCATCACCGTTAAATACATCCCACCACTGAACTTGTAGGTCCACTGTGAACTCTTCAATAGAATCTGTTTGATCGTATGAAAGTTCAATCGCACTTACATTAGTTGGGAATGTTCCGTGGAATTTGTATGATCTAAGAATTGGTAACGGTTGATCTGTAGGATCAAGTTTTCCTACACTTCCAAGGGGTGATCTACCGATTTGATCAACATACATATCAGTCTGATAATCGCCTGGTGTTACTTCTCCAGTTGCGTTATCATGTTTGTTGATAGCGTTCATCCATCTTTCAAAAGCATTTCTGATTTGGAAATCAGTATCGTTGATGATTGTGATTGTCCAAACATCGAATGTTCTATCACCAGCAATCTTTAAGTTCCTTCCTCTGAAAGGAACGTCAATTACATTGATGTTGGATGCTGGGAGATTCGCGGCCTTGACCATGAATCTAGCCTTTTCTGTTGCACTGTCTTCGTTTAGTGCGCCAGGGAAAGCTAATCTAACCTCGAACAGATTGGGGCGAGCACCACCACCAACGAGCTTTGATTTAAAGTCGTCGATGGTTCTGGATTCTAACTTTGGATTATTTTTATTAGGCATGAGATTTTGAGACCTCTTCGTGTGTATTTAGTAAAGGGTTGAGTTAATTAGGCGGAACCGACCACTTCATCGAAGCTGATTCCAGTTCTAGTTGCAACAAAGGTTAGACCAATGAAGTTGATAGAACGTGCAGGCTTCACAAAGATGTCTGCCTTAAAGGTATTCGAGTCAATAACATCGGGAGTGTTATTACTTTCATCGCAAATTACAACGAAGTCACTAACACCTCTCTTAGCTTTTACATCACGAAGATATGGTTCAACAATATTCAAGAAGTTTGTTCTTGTAAGATCATCATTGAACTCGAACAACTGCGATCTTGCAGCTCTTTCGATAACACCTTCGATTGTCAAGAACAAACGACGAACGTTGATTCTGTCAAAAGCAGATGCTTCTTTCTGTGCAGTCTTATCACCGAATAAGACAATACCAGAGCCAGGAGAGAAGATAACAGGGTTAATTCTCTTAGGATAAAGAGCGTCTCTCTGTGCTTGAGATGGGTTGTATGCAAGTTTAATTGCATTGTTGATTGTTCCTCTAGTTGCACCAGCGGGTGAGAACCAAGGGAATGAGTTGATGGAAGTTCTTGCCATCAATCCAGCGATGTCACCATTCAGAGGAATATATCTGAATGTGTTATTGAATCTGTCAAATGTATACTTGTAACCAGAATCAAATACACCGTAAGATGTTGAAGTTAAACTATCGTAGAACTGAATGATACTTGCAGTTTGTTGGTCAGTGTCAGTTTTACCAATAACACCGTCTCTATAAGGTGAGATACATGCAACACAATCTTTTCTAGTAGATGCGATAGATAACAATTTGTTTGCCTTAGCTTGTGCCTCGTAAATGGATGCACCATTTGAAGGACCTTGGATAAGGAAGTTAACTGAATATTCAGCAGGGTTATCAAGAACCTGATAGGAACTAATAACTTCACCCAATGTACAATTATATCTGTCAATTGCACCGTAATCCATTCCACTAGCAAGGGAGAATGTGTTAGGACCTGAACCGTTAAAGGTAACTCCTTGACTTTTTTGTCCCCAAACACCAGTTGAATCTACTGTGTATCCACCCAGTGATGTATGCTTCAGACCAAGGCCTGGTTGAGCAACACCAGCAAAGATTTGATTAGAGAACTGTGCAAGGTAATCTTTGTAGAAGATGTTAGTAGAAGGAGAAATCTGAGCATCAGTAGCCTTAGATAATCCAGTCCACTTCTCTACAATGTTACCAGAAGTACCAGTTACTTTACCTGTGTCGTCAACAACGACAACATGCACTTCGTCATGTTTAGAACTTCTTTCCTTAGCATATTCAGAAGTTGTAGGTCTAGAAGCAATCTGACTCCAACGAATAGATTGGTTTGTAAGTCCAAGAGTCTGTTGGTTATACCAATCAACAACAGTGTTACCTTCTCTGAGATAGATACCACTCTCGATACCAGACATTACTTGGAATGATGTGTTCGCAAATGCAACAGTTGCCGCAGTGTCCATGATGACAACTGGAGAACCACCAGTGGTTGCATAGGAAACAATAGTACCAGAGTAAGTTCCGTTAAGAGATCTGATTGTGTCGCCAGGTGCAGTCTTGAGTGTGTTTAGATCTGTTCCAAATACGATCTCTGTAGAACCAATACCGACCGCGGCATTGAACTGAGTTCTTTCAATTTGAACAGAGTTACCAGAAGCGTTAAAGATCTTAAGCTTGTTTGCATGGTTTACTGTGTAATCGTTACCATCATTTGCGTCAAAGATTGTCTGACTATATCCTTGGAAAGAATTAATTTCTGATCCTTCCTCGTAGTCTGTAGAAGTCCAGACATCATTAGTTACGTCGTGTTTTGAAACAACTTTAACATCAACGAAACCAGCACCGATTCCAGTAAGAATACCTTTTAAGTAACCTGTTTGAACACCAACTGTTCCATCTGTATTTGCGACTTGAGCTGAGAACCCAGCGGTAAGAGCGAATCCAACGGATAATCCTTCTGTTCCGATTGCAACTCTTTGGTCAGCCTGTGCGTCGATGGTACAGATCTTAAGATCATTTGCCCAAGAGCCAGGTGATCTTGCAGCGTAATGCCAAGATGTGGGTGACGTATGATTGTTGTAATAGTCTTCCTGTGAATTAACTTGTAAGTTAGTAACCGCAGCACCAACAGGTACGTTAGCGTTAGAAAGAAATGTGTTGCTGCTTCTTAGCACTCTAAGAACACCACCATATGAAAGGTAGGCGGATGCAGTCATCCAGTACTCGTATTGAGCATCGGCAGAATAGGGTTTACCAAACGTCTTAAGTAAGTCGGCTTCAGTCTCGATCAATACTGGTGTATTGACAGGTCCTTTTGCGAAAGGTCCCGCGATAGCACCTACTTGATCAGCAATGCCGTCAATTCTTCCAACGGTTAAGTCAACCTCTCTTACCTTAACGCCTGGAGATACTAGATTAAGCGCCATTTTTGTATTCCTCTTGGATCTCAGTTGTTTATCTGTTATTATTTAGAAAAATGACCTTTTCTGTGGGGAAATCGTACATGAACCCTCTACCAGTCAGGATAAACATCTAGTCGTTCTTTCTTTCTTTTCTTCTTTACTCTATCGATAGTACAGGATTTACACTCATATGAGTATGATGATGGCAATACCCCTCGACTCTTTCTAGTCAAGTAAAATCCTTCTGTCAGGGGATATGTCCTATTACAAACCCTACACTTTCTCTCATGTAAAAATAAAATAGGATCATCTAAGTCCATCAGAGGTAATCCCACATGAATGATCTATCACCATATTCGTCTACATTCCATCTAGTTCCTTGTTCATCTACAAATGAAGTTTCCTCAGATATACCGTCATTAAGAAATCCAAATGGTGCCATGTCTGATTCTATCTGATCTCTTTGATCATCATAGACTCTCTTCCGTATATCATCATCTGTCATTTCTTTGAAATAATCTTGCATCACTAACCATGCAAATATCACCAGACACATAGCAAGGTCATCGTTACATCCTTCTTCTGCCTCAAATGAATTTGCTTTTTCAATAAAAGTTGTAAGTTCTGCAATGATATTGTAATCATTGATAAGTAATTTATCGGATTCAATAAGTGTCTTTAGGTTCAAAGAGCCAATTTTCTTTACAGTCTTGGACATCTTAACTCCTAGTTGTACCTTACTTCCAGAGAATCCTTGTCCCAATACTTGTCCAGCTCTACCTCTTACCGCAGTCATCAGAACGTTTTCATATTCCAAGTCATAAAATAGTATAGATGCAATTTGATCTCCTATATCATTTACCTCACATAGGATGAAAGCATTATTGTATGCCGTAGCAAATTCTTTAATGACTGTTGGAAATAACATTGGTTTTATAGTGTTATTTCTATACTTTGCAACTACTTTGTATGGAAATGTAGTAGTGTCGAATACAATAAAAGCAGAGTAATCTTTCTCTACACCCCTTGCAACGTCTACCGTAATTGAATAATTGTGTTTATCTATTGGGTTTTCGTATATCTCCCCACCTCTCTTTCCAGTATTGATTGGTTCATCATATATCATAGACTTCAACTTGGCAGGAGCAATCAATGTATCAACAGATCCTAAGAACTCACACTCAAACTCAACACGAAACTGTGATTCTGATGTGTTCTTGATCGTCTGTTCTTTCCATGCTTCATCTCTGCCTGGCACTTCTGACCAGTGAACGTCTGTGGTGACGTACTCGTTCCTACCCAGTTCTGCATCATGCCACAGTCGGTAAAAGTGATTCATACCACGAGGGGTAGAAACAATAATTACCTTAGTAGACTTACCAGAACTAATAGTAGGATATACACTACTAAAGAAATCATCTGCTAAATGGTTTGCAACGAACGCAAATTCGTCTAAGAATATAATGTTGAATGACATACCTCGAACAGCTGATGCAGAGGTAGATGCGGCAATGATCTTGGATTTATTTTCCAATTCCATTGATCCTTTGTTCCATGCAATGATACCCTGTTGCATCCACTTGGGTAAGTTCTCGTATGCAATCTGCAATCTACCAAGTAAATCTCGTGCAGTCGCTGCCTTGTTTGCAAGGATACCTATTGTGACACTATCGTTGAAGATGGCGTAGTGTAAAAGATAAGATACCACAGTAGTTGACTTACCTGACTGTCGAGGCATCTTACAGATATTAAATCTGTTATTATGAAAATTATTAACTAACTTCTCTTGGAAGTCATACATCTTGAATGGTACTAGACCTTCATCCAAGTTAATGATCTGTACATACTTCTGTGCAAAATACACAGGATCTTGAGCACACTTTAAAAACTCAGATACTTGTTTCTTAGTAAAGTTCTGAGCAACGTTTGCTTTTTTTAGATTAGGATTTCCAAGGTATTGTGCATTATCAACTGGCATGATTTAAGAGTCAATTACTAATAGTGGTTTCGTAGGGTCTTTATCACTGGCATCAAAGTATAAAACTTTACTGCTTGGATATACTTTGTTCAGTTCATACTGAACATTCTTTTTCAAAGGTCTTGCTCTTTGAGGAAAGAACATCTGAATAAACTTAGTTTGGCCTCTGAACTGAAAAGTAATAGTATAGGTTGCCCCATACTTATTCAATCTCTGCCAGTTACCTTCTTCGCTGATTGATTTGAAACTTTTCATTGGTTTTCCTTTTTCATTTGTTTCAACATTTTTTGTAAGTCAGCAGTGCTTCCTACAAATAAAGAGTTGTTAGTTACATTAGTGGTGTTCTTGTCTTTAACTTCATCGATATCCTTCATTTTTTTCTGGAGATCAATTAGTTTGTCTGCCGTGTCTGCAACGTGTTTGATAAGTTGACCAGCAACTTCATATGCCCTTGCGGAATCAGACTGTTGTGCCACATCTAATGCACCGTCTACTGCTTCTTGTCCTTTCTCTACTAAAGAATATAACTGAGCTCTACTGTATTTGTAGTCCTTCTCTACGTCTTCTTGATCAGACTTGAGGTGTTTAGGACTAGTTCTTGTAGGTTTGGCAATAGGTTCTTTCTGTATTATTTCAGAAGAAACCTCTAGTGCCTCATCTATAGAGTCAAAGTTTTCATCTTCAATCATAGTTCAACATCCCTGTTTTGGGTTTCAGAATATACGGTTCCGTCTGATTTGAAATCTGTGACACTTTCACCGAATCCAAAATCATCACCAAACTCAATTACATTATCGATGACCTTAGTATCATCTTGTGCATTGATAGCATTAATAGAAATATTTATGTCATGAGATACAATTTCACTATTGTACTCACCTCTTCTAACTGTTAATCTATTGCCTGACACACCTCTAATCAACATCTTCTCGTCATCGATTTGAATGTAATTACCTTTACTGAAAAGAGTTGCATCGTTGACATCAAATGCGGTCACTACAGTATCGATAACCTCATTCGTTCTAGCGGTATCATCTTTATCATAATCTTTGACTGCAATAGGAACAGCAGTATATCTCTGTTGTCTTGTTGCAATCTTGATGTTTTGTGTATCTGAATAGTAATCTGTCTGTACCTTCCTGATAAGTCCGTCACTACTATTGTTAACAGGCCCGAATAGATATGTCTTACAAACAAATGACAATGTATATACTAATGCTCTTCTGGTAAGAAAGTCATCTTCATAATTATCTTCCATCTGGATTCCCTCCAGAGTGATAGGCATATCTCTTTTCTCTCCAATGATATCTACCAAATCAATCGTAAGATTAAATGCTGGTTGGAAGTAAGGAAGTATCTGTTCTAAAATCTGTATCGCATCCTCATTTAATTTTGCAAGGATACTGAGTTGCATATTAATATTGTAAGGAACTGGCATGAATGACTTAACCAGTTTCTTCGTATCTTTATTGACCGACTTGAAAGATTGCATGGTAGATACCTTTCGTGTCGCATCATAATTCATACCAACAACTTCAAAAGACATCCTCGGTAGAGTAAGTGTCGTACCGACACCATCCTGATAATCTCTACCTTGATTCACTCTAGCTAAGAATTTCTGCTGAGGTCCATATGATACTGGCACCTTCAACACACTGACTGTCTTTCCTGACTTGTCGGTATGTTGTATTTCTATATTATTAAAGAGTGTTCCGAAAGACACGATTGTCTTCCGAATAATCTCATGATAGAAGTGATTCGTTAACATAATATTAGCACTTTATGAAACTATTTAGAATTCCCCAAAAGGATTTCTTTCTGAGAAGTCTATAATTTGATCTGCCTCTGTCTCTATTTCGTCATTTGCAGCGAAAGGAGTGTCGTTGAAAGACTCATCAGTAGAGAGGATTCTGTAACTTGCAGCAGCACCAACAATTATCTCACCGACTCCAAAGGATCCAGATGATGCAACAACTTTGAGGATGTTGTTTGCAGTATCCCAGTTAGCAACATATGCACTCGTACCTGTAGATACTCCTTTGACTATCTCGTCAACATCAAACTCACCAAAGAAGTTAGATGTTACGGAACTGATAGCAACGTATGCAGTTGTGTTGGTATAACCAGCACCAGCATTACTATATCTAATCTCCTTAACTGTACCAGCAGTGCTTACTACTGCTTCTGCTTGTGCGTTTTGTAGGAGAGGTATAGTTTCACTAGACTGTTGAATGTATACAGAAGTAATACCAACTGTAGGAGTAAATGTATAACCACTACCACCAGTAGTGAGTCCTATAGGTCCTAGAACCGCTTCGGAAACTATGGCAGTTGCAGCTGCACCAGATACAGGATTACCGCCACTAAATGCAACTAATGGTGGTGTAGTATATCCTGTGCCTGGATTTGTCAGTAGGATTCTATCAATAGATTGATTAGGAACACCAGACCTAGTTGTCATGATTGCAACAGCAGTTGCCTGAGCTCCAAGATCGGGTTCGTCAATAGTCATGATAGGAACTGAAGTATATCCCCATCCCTCATATTCTATTGTCAACGAAGAAACGACTCTATTCGCATTTGTTGTTGATGTGACTACAGGTTGTTCATTATCTAACTTGCGAATAAACTGTGCAGTGGTTCCTGTTTGTGCATCTGTCTCCTGAGATGTCTCAGAGCCTGGAACTTGTGATGCAGTAGAACCTCTGAGTGCATTATCACCAGTCAAGTTAAGAGTGATATGATCTAAGTAACCTTCCCATGATGAAGTCTGAGATGGAATGAAACCTTGTCCTGAAGCATCAGCACCTATCTTCAGGAGATCACCAGCAAAGAACATAATTGGGTTCGCTGTGTTAAGACTGTTACTTACAGTTCCATTTACAGATATAGTTGCGTCAGTATTATATTGTTCTACTCGTATGAAGTTCCAAGCATTTAGATTGAGTTGTGTAGTATTTTCTATAGATCCAGAACCAGAAGCAAATATTATGCCACCTGTTTCTCTATGATAAATCTTGAATCTATCAGTCCACATGATTGTTCCACCATTGAATGCTGGATCAAATTTAGTTGGGTATAACCAGAAACTTAGTGACAGTCTACCGTTACCAGTATCTCTAGAGTCAACGTTATTTGTAAACTTAAAGTTTGCACCAATAACATCTGTTATGGATGTATGATGTAAGGAGTTATTACCAAACTGAATCTGAGCAGAAGTTGTTTTGTTTGGTGGAGTAAAAGTTATATTAGGAACACTAAGATAATTTGATCCAGATTCAGTCAGAGTTACAGTATCAATAGCACCTTCATCGATAGTTACTGTACCAGTTGCTCGGTTTCCTCTAGTTGGTTTGAAGATCTGTATAGAAGGAGTTCCTTTATAGTTACCATCATCTATAAGTTGTAATCGTTGAATTGATTTCACGCCTGGAACTGTAGAGGCTAGAGAAACATATGCTAAAGCGTCCTCATTACCTTCTCTCTCTAACCTGAGAGTGATCATATTGCCGCGAGATACGATTGAGTCATCAATATCCTCACCATTCTTATCAGTAAGTCCATCAGGTAGATCGACAACTTCGTCTTCTGGTTCAAAGATCTCACATCTAAACTCATACATGAAGAGTTCATTTAACTGGTAGAAAGGAACTTTTCTTTCAATATATTTAATTTCAAATAAAGCATTGTCAAGAGGTAAATATATCAAATCTCCTTCATTTGGATGAGCAGCGTTTGCCCTTTCTCCTTCTGGGAACTGCTTTATGAATGGAGTGATGAAATCATCATATCTTTCTTTAGATACTACAAGAGTGATCTCATCCTGATCTCTGACACCAAACTTGGTTAGAACATCAGAAGGAGTTCCGAATCCGTCTACGTTAGTAAGGTATGCTTCCAATCTAAAACTATCATCAAACTTAGACGCAGTAATCTCTCTGATCACTGTGTTCTGGTTAATGATTTTTCTAGGAAGATACAATACATCCTGTCCGAACAACTGTAAGTGTTCGTTCACCAAGTCTTGAACTAGTCTCTGTTCACTTGGTGATCCATGTAAAAAGAAGGGAGATAAAGGCATTTATCCAATCATGTCTAGGGGTGGCATTGCATATTCTTGCATTAACTTCTCATCGAGTTTCTCTAACTCCATGACCGCATCGTCATATAACTGTCTACCATTTAGTTCTAATCCGCCAGGCAATTTAACACCAGTAAACTTAATGAGATTCTGACCCCATTGTCGTTTTATCAAAGATGTGGTATACTGTTTAAGCCAGACATCATTATATACATTTGATTCGCTTTCGGGATCAACAACTCGAAAACAATCTATAATCATAAAATGATTCTCAGTTAGTTCATTTACATTGATATCCATGTATAATCTACTATTCTTCTTGTTAAATCTTACCTGAACATCAGGATTAAGCATGTAATCAAGAGTTTCCAAGTATGATTTTGTCATGGAATAATTTAATAAATCGACCGCTCCGTAGTAGTATAAATCATTAAGGAAGATTTGATATTTAATATTGAACATACCCGCCGAAATGGTGGATGAGTCCATTTTAAATACCTTATTGACTGCAATAACAGTGTCTGGCAGTGGAAGGTAGTTTGCAGATTCAGTATAGTCGATAGAAGAAATGCCACCAGCTGTGCTAGATGCAGTTGTAGTAGAAGAAATGCCCAGCATGGTTTGTTTCTCTTCTTTAGTAATCTTATGCTTTAAGAATACTCTATCAATACCTTCTCCATGTCTTTCATGAAACAACTGGATGGCATCGTCGATTAGATCATCTATCTGATCATCGTCAACATTGATCTCAAGAACAGGTTTTCCTAGTTTCCTAAGAGCATATTCTTTCAATCCATCTTTACTGGTGGGTTTTGCCATTCCCTCTATTCATAAGTTCTCCGAAGTATTTAGTTATATGAAAAAGTATTTTATTGATGAAGAAGAAACATTTGCAATTAGTGACGAGTTAGGCGCAAGAGTAGAACTCATGGGATGGCAAGAAATTCCCATAGTTTACGTTGATAATTTCTACAAGAATCCAGACAAGGTAAGGAATCTAGCACTCAGATGTCCAGGCACAAATAACCCTAGAATATGTGGAGGAGTGCCTGGAGTTAGGGTAGATATGAATATGAATTTAGATCATATGCACGATGTATTCAAACAAATTGCAAAAAATGTGTATGGACTGACAATAAAAGAAGATCCTCAATTTGATCAAGCATGTTTAAATATTCCCTTTTCTGTCAACGTAACTCAATCAAAAGATAGAGTCAAAATACCTCATGTAGACTACCCACCAGAAACTAAAGGTAGAGGATGGGCTGGGTTAATATATCTAAACAAAGGTAAAGAATGTAAGGGTGGTACTGGGTTTTATACATATAAAGGGCAACAAGTTAATCCATTCCAAGATGGAATTTGGACAGAAGATTTTGTTGATGATACTATAGGTCCTTGGGACTTAATACATCTAGCAGAAATGAAGTACAATAGAATGATATTGTACCCTGATAATATTCTCCATGGCGCATATGATAAGCCTGGTTTCTTTGAAGGAGAGGACTATAGGTTGGCCCAAGTATTCTTTATACCACTACATTTTTTCTCATGATTATTCTTACAGGATACAAAGGTTTTATAGGTCAAGCATTTGAAAAGAGAATAGATCCAGAAAATCTTTATAGAGTTGAAAAAGATGGTGCATTTGATTTCATAGATCAATATGATAAGTGGGATGAAGTAGAGTTTATTCTACATCAGGGAGCGCTCTCAAGCACTACTGAGACTGATGTAAATAAAATTCACAAATACAATGTAGAGTTTTCAATCAAACTATTTGAGAAAGCAATAGAACACTCTATCCCAGTCAAATATGCTTCAAGTGCATCGGTCTATGGTAAGATACATGCTGACTTTGGATACCTAAAAGGAACAATCAATCCATTAAATTTCTACGCACTGAGCAAAGCGACTGTAGATTATTGGGTTACAGATCACATGGATGAGTTTAAATTGGTACAAGGATTTAGATACTTCAACGTATATGGAGAAGGTGAAGATCATAAAGGATCTCAAGCAAGTCCTATCAGTAAGTTTACCAAACAAGCAAAAGAGAATGATGTCATCAAAATCTTTGAAGACTCAGAATATGCCTTTAGAGATTTTGTATGTGTAGATGATATAGTAGATGTTGTTCTAGATAACACAGCAGGGAGTGGCATCTATGATGTTGGAACTGGTAATCCAGTCTCTTTCCAAGAGGTTGCGGAATTGGTTGCTAAGAAAGAAGGGGCAGATATTGAAGTAATCCCTTTCCCCAAACATCTAGAAGGTAAGTATCAAGAATACACATGTGCAGATACCTCTTGGTATGATCACGATTATAAATCAGTATCCGAATATCTTAAATTACCAGCAACAACCACTCTGCCATCACATTGATTTTTTGGTACAGAATGTGACTCATCTTGGAAAATGACACACATTCCTTCATGTGGTTGAATACTATGTCCGTCAAAGTTTAAAGGAGAACTGCCTGGCGGAGTAGAAACATAGTAAACAAATGAGTAATCATTTTTACCATGTCTATGTTCATAAGCAAAATCACCGTAATTATATACAGCACCCCATAATTGATATTTTATTTTATCTGAATCTAATTCTAATTTTTCTACAACCCAATCTTTTAACTTAATAAAAGGTTTAGGATATGTATGGTATCCTGTATGTTTCTCTACTGCAAGATTACTAAACTCGTATGTGTCATGAGGCAAAAAATCTATCCATGACCTCAGTTCTTTGTTCAAAGATAAATCAGGATAATATACAATGTCAATCATGATACATGGGTATATCGTAGTTGTAGTTTATAAAGGCAGTTAGTATATACTTGTCATGTGATATATTTACGTTAGATCCGTGTGGAAACATCCAGTTGCATGGGAATAATAATATTTTACCCATTTCACATTTACATCCAATATTCCAATCAGGGAAGAATGTTTCTCCTCCCTCATCCACATCATTCAAATATATGATACAAGCAAATAATCTGGATATAGTTCCACCCTGTGCTTGATCTACATGTGTTTTAAATATACCCTCCCCCTTTGGATATACTCTAATTGTATAATCCAATATTGCAAGATCTGATGATGGTAATACTGGTAATCGTAATCTATAATTCAAATATGCTTTCTGAATTATATTAGTCATTAAGTTTGCATACTTATGTCCAGCCTCAAACATAAACTGAGTGCAGTTCTTATGTTCTTTGTTTACTAACTTACCTTTATATTCTCCGTCTTTAAAATGTTCTACTTTACCATCATCATGTAATTCTTTATGATCCCAGAAATACTTTATTAACTCATCACACTGTTCCTGTGACAACACATCTCTTTCGACATATATCATGTCGGTGATCTTATCCATCTATTAAATCGCCAGGCATAATCCTATGTGAATCTGAATCCATATGTTCTGTACTAAACTCAAACAGTTCAGTATCTTCCAGTGCAAACATACGATGCTTCAGGCCGATGGGAACATGAAACTTGTCCCCTCTTCTTAATATTGTTATCTCTGCTTTTTCTATATCGTCATCCCATCCATGAAAGAGTTTGATCTTTCCACTCTGAACAAAAAATACTTCGTCTTTTAATTTATGGAAGTGCCATGAACACTGTTTATCCTTTGCAATAAACAATAGTTTACCACAATACTTCTCGCAGTTTGCAATCCATTTTTCATATCCCCATCCCTTCGGCACATATTTAACAGGTTCTGCCGCACGAGCATTACGAGGTCTTCTACTTGGTCCAAAAGAAGTCATCAGAGTTTACACCTTTGTCGTCAATAAAGAAATCAGCATGTGGTTTACCTAAGATTAAAGAATGATATTTACATCCCCAATCACTAAGTTGTTTTTCCGTAAGATCAAATAACAGAACAGATGCCTTTGTACTTGCATCTGGATCATCACCGAATCGACCCATACCTCTAGCGGTAAAGTAGGTGATGTTATGACCTTCATCATATAACTTATTTATGATAGCAATCCGATCCTTCCACGGTTCTGCGGTGTGGTAATCCCTTCCTACAGTTGGACTACAAATAGTGCCATCAATATCTACACAGTATCTCATATTATTTCATCTCCTTCCACTTCTTCCATTTCTAATTCATGAACTTGATCATGAAATACTTCATGTTCTCCGATACGATAGAGATGTTTCATTTCGCCATCTTTATCTTCTCCCTCTCCCAAGTATTCAATATCATCACAACGATTTTCACGCAACCACGCTTGCAGTCTGTGGTGCATTAGATCCGCCTTGCCTATCGACATTTTTTCCATTTCCTTCTCCGTATAGTGAGATAATATCATTCCCAGTTAGATAGTAAGCGCCAGGATGTGTGACTGATATTGCAGCAGCTCTATTTGCTAAATCAATAGACTTCCGTATATCCTTTGTTCTTAAAAATTCATAGACTAGAGCTGCCATAAAGGTATCTCCAGCACCACATACATCAAAAACTTTGACTACCTGTGGGAGAAATTTTAAACCAGCCCATAATGCACCATCATTTCCAAGAGTGACAATAAGATGAGTGTCATTAGGTAAATGGTCTTTGTCAAGGTCATTATATTCTTTCTTGTTTATTTTCCAGAATACATTATCTTTATGAAAAAGTCTACGCTTCTTAGTGTCTACGAACACTGGTCTGTTAAAATTATGACATAGATTCCATAAATCATCTTCATTAAGGTATCCTTTGTCATAATCTGAAATAACAATTGCATCAGGATCCATGTGCAACATTGCCATTTTCAATTCAGCATTTGCGATTCTACCCACCTTTGGAGTTTCATCTAAACGCAAGAACTGATAACCACTGGTAGTATCTATGAATCTTGTTTTAGTTATCTGTTCCCTCTGCGAAAGTAGAACAGTATTAACACCAAATGCCTTGAGATTCAATTCAGTGTTTGCAGCCATACCTGGCCTCTCTTCTATTCTAGTTTGATCTAAAACAGGGACAGGTTGTTCTGGACTCAACCTAGTAGTTTTGCCAAAGACATACTTGTCTGTACACTTATCACCTATAACAATTACATTAGCCACGAATCTTCTTTATGGTATCGGTTGTTGAATAATTTAGACGAGGTAAGAACCTTACTTCTTTGGCAAATTTTCTGCCAACTACATCTCCACCTTTCCAGTCATCTCCTAACAATAGTATATCAGGAGAGTATAATTTTATCAACCCCTCTAATTCTTTCCTATCGTTAAAGTAAAAAACTTCATCGATATATTTTATCGCTTGTAACATCGAAACTCTGTCACAAAGGTTATTGATGGGCTTAGTTTCACCCTTATCTTGACGTATCTTCTCATCGGTATCTGTTGCTACTATTAGTTTATCTCCTAGAGATTTTCCAACTTTAAATAATTCTATATGGCCTGGGTGTAGAATATCGAATGTTCCATTACACCATACTATTCTATTCATAATGTATCTATGGTCTCACTAAGATAAAGTGTTTGAATAACAGAGTCTGCTTGATTTTTAGGCAGAGTGTTCTCAATATAATTTGTTAATCTAGGTATGACAGATTGATCTGTTTTCCAATACTCTTTAGGATTGATATCATTTGTCATTAACTGTAGTAACCATACTTGCCAGTTAGTACCATCAAAGAATGAACCCAACTTTCCTGTTTGAGGAGTTTTTACATTGGGATCTTGAATATATTCCTCTATTATTTTTTGCATTGGTGATTTCTGATATTTAGATCTAACATAATCCCAAAACTTGCCTTCCCTTCTACAGTAGGAATAGTGCATATTTACATAATCCACTGCACTCTCATAACTACACTTCATTTTAGCATCATAGAGAGGTGATTCTACTCTACTATTAAAGTAACCACCATAAAGACTTTCATCCAAATATTCAACACCTCTAATCATCAGTGCAAGTCCTGTACTTTCTAATGGTTCAATAAATCCAGCAGAAAGTCCAATAGGAACTACATTACCCTCCCAGAAGTTTTTGACATATTGAGGTTTCCAATCAAGCAATCTCATTTCATCTGGTTTGATTCTACCGTTCCAATGATCCGAGAAAGCTTGTCTTACTTCATCTGGATCATTGATATCTCGATTGAAACAATATCCTGTACCTATTCTAGATCTTGTAGGAATCTTCCATATCCAACCATGTTCCTGTGCAGGGCAAGCAGTATATGGATGTTGTTCTACTCTGTAATCTTCATACTTTACTCTACCAGCAAGAGCAGCATTTATAAACAATCTATCACCTAGATCAGTATTATCTTTACCAATTAGAAGTTGTTTCCAACCAGTACAATCTACAAATAAATCTCCAGTAATTATTGATCCATCATCTAATACCAATTCTTTGATATTGGATTTAGTTATATCGTCTGCTTGTCCATCTCTAATAACATTTACTACATCAGATTGAATATATTTACAATAAGGTATAGTGTGTTTCATTAAAAACTGCACTAGCTTTCCACAGTCAATCTGAAAGGCGTATGAATCATGAGTATAATCTGTTTCTATTCTATTTGACCTAGAAGAGACATACATTGGAGAGATATTTTTTATATCATACTTATCTTGAAATGATTGCCATAGGTCATATAAAGGTACTTTAGAATCTCCTACACTTGTAAAAGAAAAAGGATGCCAAATTTCTTCATCTTCATGACCCCAGCCAGGAAATAATATACCAGACTTAAATGTTGCATCTACTTCTTTCAACCATTCTTTAGGTTCATATCCCATTTGTCGCATGACATTTGGGAAACTAAGAAGGGTTGCTTCTCCTACACCAATTCTTTCTGGTTCAGACTTATCGATAATTACTACTTCAAAATCTTTTGACCATCTACGAGCAAACCAAGATGCTGTAATCCATCCAGCAGTTCCTCCCCCAACAATAACTAATCTTTTAATTCTTTTCATGGTCTTCTTGATATGGATATTCGTATTCTTTTATCTCTCTCATCAGTTCTTTACTTCGATCATAAGACCATGTTCAGGCAGATAGAGGTATTCTATCAAACTGTTTGCAAGAGTCCTCAGAGCGTCATCTAGGGTCTCTACAAGAGGTTCTCCGCCTAGGTTGAAGGATGTATTGAAGATAATAGGACATCCTGTCTTCTCGTAGAAGGTATTGATTACATTATAGTAATTTGGATTCACTTCTTTAGTAACAGTCTGTATCCTACATGTATCATCAACATGAATAATTGCTGGAATCTTTTCTTTGATTCCTTCTTGACATTTAACTGCATACATCATAAATGGTGTATCATCCATACCACGAAGATCAAACCATTCATGCACATGTTCTTTCAATATTGATCCAGCAAAAGGCCTGAAATATTCACGACGTTTGATGGCATTGACATGATCTTTTCCTTTAGGATCTCTAGGATCGTACATGATTGATCTGTTACCCAATGCACGAGGGCCAGCTTCCGACTTACCTTGGAACATTGCAACAATATTTTTCTTCGTAATCAAATCAACTACGTCTTCATCTGTTGCCTCAAAGATCCTAGTTGCATCATAATAATTTGCAAGGTCTGTAATATACTCGGTATCATATTCATGTACAGGTCCATAGTATAGATCTGTCATGGGTGGATGAACTTTCGTATTCTTACTTACTTTCTGGTAGTGCCAGTACGCAGCACCTATCGCTGTTCCAGCATCATTACTTACTGGTTCTACAAATAGATTAATACCTTCATCTTTTAGTTGTTCAAGATACCAATAGTTTGCAACACAGTTTAATCCATATCCACCAGAGAGAACAACATTCTTTTCTCCACTCATCTTAACTGCCTTACGAATCAAATCCAGAACCATCTGTTCTGATTCTATTTGAATAGCATAAGCCATATCTCTACGGTTTTGTAATTTAGTAATATCCTTTACCGATTGCGTATCCATAGGTTCTCTTAGTTCTACGAATCTACCTTTGTTTACTATAGCACCATTAGGATAGGTAGGTACAATAAGATCTCGATTAGTGGTAGACCAATCACTCATCCCATCATGGTCAGTGTAGATATCTGGTATCTTTAAATTCTGTTGACCGTAAGGGAAGAGTCCCATAGTTTTTCCAGCTTCAATAGGAGACCAACCACAATATTGTGTTACTGCCTCATAAGCTTTTACAATACCAGCAGTGTCATCTAAAATTAATTCATGAGTTCCCTCCTCATCTTCTCTACTAGATGGGAAATTAAATAATCTTACAGCACCATAAGGACCTCTACCTCCCTGATGTTTGTATAGAGTCTTGAACTTATCTGGATATTCACATTTGATAATCGTTTCTAGTTCCCATGTCATCTCCTGTTCACCATCAATCTCCATAGGGATGAATGTTCCAGCACCATCTACAATGACAGATACTGCACTCTCAAATCCTGATCTAAAGAAAGCACAAGATGAATGAAGTTTATGATGAATATGACTGTAATCTACAACTTGAGGATGTTTATAGATGTCTGCTTGACGATCAATAAGACCTAGTTTTCTTGCAAGAGAAACGTAGATAGGTTCTCCTGTAAAATCATTAGATGCAGCCTGATCTAGAGGTTGTGTATGTGCAACTACAAGATAATCAAGTGTATCGGTGTAATCCAATATCTTGATCATGGATGCCAAAGGACCTCCATCATATTTCTTTCTTGATAGTCTCTCCTCTTCAATGGAGAAAACTAGTTGTCCATCTTTCAGTAGGCATACACCAGAGTTGTGACCTCTAGCGATTGCAGCAATCCATTGTGTCATAATCTCAATCTTTCTTTTCTATAGTAATTGCATTTTCTTTATCAGATTTTAACAAATTCTTGATTTCAGATTGGAAACCTTTGTTATTCTTTGGCTTCTTTGGTTTTGGAAGTTCCATAGTAAAGGTAGGTTTTGGAGCACCACTCATCGTTGGTACACTGTCTCCTTTTCCTGATGGCAACCAATTTGATGTTCCTTGCATTGGTTGTGGTTGTTGCATGGGAGGTGCAATACCTTGTTGTGGTTGTTGAGGTTGGTTTGGTGGACAAGATTGTCCTTGCTGTTGTTGTGGAGGAACAAAAGTACCTGTGTATGCTTTCGATTTACCCAATCTCTTCCTACAAGATGCAACAATTTCATCAATATGTTTCTTACTTAGTTCCATCGATTCATCATTGAAACGATCTATTGTTTCGTCCATTGCAATTCTGATAGGAGCATATTCTCTACGTCCATTTCCAACATCAATAATATCGAAGTCTTTGTGGCCTGGATAACTAATGTTTTCTGGATATGTGGAACCAATCACAACGGTTGCAGTCTTATCAAATGATCTTGCAATATGTTGACCCATACTGTCACATCCTAAGAAGTGATCAGCAATCTCAATCACAGCAGCCCAAACTCTCATATCACTAATTTGTGGTCTAGCAATAGGATATTTACCTTCATTCTCCTCAACAGCAAAGTGATGTTCACTCATTACAATTACTGCGTAATCTTTCTTTAGACTATTGATAATATCTACAGCTCCTGTAAGAGGCATACTTCTGGAAGTTGGATCTGCAATAAACTCTCCCATCTGTTGAATAGATCTGCCAAATGGTTGAATTACAATTACCTTGTCTTTTTTAGTAACAGATTTAATTTCTTCAACAATATTATAGGCAGTAATGACCTCTGTTTTATTGAGATTCAATGTGGGTTTAGGAAGTTTTCTAGGTTCTTTTAACCCATTAATTGCCATATCATATGCTTGTGCTAAATTGCACTGTTGATTATAATAGTGCCACACTCTATATGGTTCTGGACTTTCGCAGTCCCTTTGTTTAATATGTTCTTGGAATACTCTTTTATGCCAATGGTCGTAGACCTTATCATCTAATGTCGGATGTCCTTTAAAGAAGTCAGTTCCGCCCTCACAAATGATAACAAAATCATCATGGGTTTCTGCATATTTTTCAAATGCTGGTATTGAACTTATTACTCTCCCTGCCCCACCATTGATGAAGAATGCTTTTGATCTCATAGTTCTCATAATTCCTATAGTATATAGTCACATAAAAAATACCTGTGCCAGACGAGGATGTTCCTTAAACATCTTTCGATTTATGTCTGCTCCGTGGGTACATTCAGCTTCATACATTATCATTCTATTATATTTCATTGGACATGTAAACTGTATATCTTTTCGTATATTGTAATCACCATAGGCATGATCTGTCAGATATTTGTAAAAATCTGTTCCGCCTTCGCACTCCTCATCTTTGTTCAAATAAACTAGAGCGGCCCAACTAGAATTATCGTCTTTGTGATGAGTGTAACAATAGACAGTCTTAGTAAATCTTTCATTTATATCTTTGTTGGTAGTATGGTTGACCCAGAACTTTTGATTATCCCATCTATAATCAAACATTCCTTCACTAAATTGAATATTAGTCCATTCCGAATGTTGGCAAAGTTCTTTGAAAACTGGTTTCAAAATCTCAATCATATCTGGTCTATCTTCAACAACTCTCGTTCCTATAAGACCGCCACAATGTTCTTTGTCACCTGTTCTATCGCATGATAGAGCGTAATCCCTGACTTCATCAGGGTTCTTGTAGAAGTCATCTACTACAAATACTTTTCTCCACTGGTAACCAGCGTCACTAAATCTATCGTAGTCATAACATTTTTTTATAAGAGAAATCTGAACAGGATTTATTTCAAACATGTAATAAAAAAGATCCCCTTATTAGGAGGATCTTAGTAGGATATTTTATATATAAAAGTTTTTTAGATTGAATTAGGAGGTTGCCATGCTGTTGCTCCATCTGCATCGGATTCTGGGTCAGCAGGTGGATTTGCAAATCCAGGCTCAAATGGGAACATCAAGTCAGCAAAGTTTGGATGAACTCCAGCTGCAATCATCTTATTAGGAAGGTCCCTTAGTGCTTGGCGGTATGCTTTCCACTGGTCTTTAAGTGCATCAGGCATATCTTCTGCAAGTTGACCATCACTATTAGAAAGAACATTGTCTCTGTGACCTCTAACATGTTCCCATGTCTTGTCCTCATCAACACCGTTTAACTTCTGTCTAGGTGTGAAGTTGCCAATGGTAATATCGTTGGGCCCAGCAGAGCCAGGGTTTGCAACTCTGATACTATCATAGTCAAAAAAGTCATCAGCGAATATAGTTGAAGAAAATGTAAACTGAGGATACACAGATCCATCTACCACTGGAGAGCCAGGATGGTTCGTGTCTACACCAGCACCTCTGTCTTCTTCTTTCTCGTTTACAACAGGTCCTCTTAACTGACAGATAAGTGTATGTAAATCACTTGATGCACAGTCAACCTCGTACCATTGTACAACGTCAGCTGGTTTTGGACGACCATCTGCGATATCATCCTCTGTTAGAGGACCATATACTTCTCTTCCTTCTGCATTAATTTGCAGAAAAATCTTGTCTGGACCATCATAAGTTTGGTCTCTTTGGTTTCCATCAGATTTTGAGTGATCTGTAAGGAAAGCGTTCGGAAGATCTAACTTCCAGTTATGTGAAATAATTTTTGTTGCCATTGTGGATTTCTTCGGGTTTACTCCTTCGGCACTATTTATAAAAAAAGAGGGTCATAGACCCTCTAGTAGTCGGAATCTGCAACGCACATCCCTAAACAACGTATTTTATTTGTAGCAGTTCTCTTACAATGTCTGCAAAGAATCTTAGACGTAGGTGATTTTAACGAGTCCTCCTCCACCTTGACCGCCCTGTCCGCAACAACTACTTCCACAGTAGTTACTGTTTGCACCTTGTCCGCCGTGTCCATAGGGAACTGTCCAACAACCACATCTCATCCAACACTGTCTTTGTCCATATGAAACACCAAGAGTTCCGATGAATGGAGCACCTGTTGGTCTACCTTCGTTATAGTAACAGTGACAGTTGAATCCGTCAGGTCTGTATGAGTTACCACCGTGGTTGCCCATTCCGAAGTCTCCTCCGTGAGCGCCAGGTTGCATACAGCAAGTATGGAATTCAGAATAACAGTTTGCAGACCAGTCACCAGTTGCACAACCTCTAACACCACCTAAGGCACAGAAGTTAGATAGGTTATATCCATTTACATAGGAGTTACATCCGCAACATCCTGTACACTCTCTAGAACAACATCTATAAACACCAGCAGCACAGACACTGTATTGGCAACCAGACTTAGTACTAATAGTTTTAGTATTATAGTACCCTCCTCCAGCACCATGCCAGTTTTGACATCTGTTACATGAACATGCACCGTGTCCGTTACCTCCAGATCCCCATATCTCAAATGTAGCTCGTGTTACACCCGTTGGAACTGTCCAAAGGCAACAACAGCCAGGTGTACAGTAACATGGATGTCCATAGACCCATTTTACACACCAGTTTGAGAAAGAACCCGCTTGAACCTTTGATGCTGGAATACTTCCATCCTCAAATGTCGAGGCATTAATTTGTTTATAACTTGAGTAAGTAGCCATTTCTTCCCCTTAGAAGTATGTAATTTTGACGAGACCGCCACCGCCAGTACCGCCTTGTCCGCAGCACCCACCACAATATGTAGTCATAGCGCTCTGTCCGCCGTGACCGTAAGGTACGATCCAGCAACCACAACGAATCCAACATTCTCTAATAGATTGAGTAACTTGTGTACCAATCAACGGTGCAGAAGTAGGTCTATGACCATAGTGGTAACAGTGACACCAACCTCTATAAGTATCATGTCTTGATGAAGACCAAGTACTGGTCTGGTTGCCCATTCCGAAGTCTCCGTTGTTTGAAGTAGGACCTAAACAACAGCAATTTTGTGCGTTACAAGCAGTTGACCAACTTGGGTTAGCGTTTCCACGGTTTCCACCTTTGGCACAGAAGTTAGATAAGTTGTATCCATTTACATAAGATGAACAACCTGTACATCCATAACACTCTCTAGAGAGACATGGATAAACACCAGCCGCACAAATACTGTAAGAACAACCACCATTGGTTGTAATCATTTTGGAGTTGTAGTATCCTCCAGAAGCACCATGATAGTGCTGACATCTGTTACATGAACATGCACCAGTACCATTTCCTCCAGCACCCCACATCTGAATCCACATGTTTCCAACCCCAGTAGGGGCTGACCAGTTACAGCAACAGCCTGGTGAACAACGGCAGTTTGTACCGAATACCCATTTTACGCCGTAACTTTCGTTAGGAGATCCACTGAAACTTCCAGCGTCAAGGCTATTGTCCTCTAAGGAATCTCCACTGATTTTTTTGTATGATGAATAACTTGCCATTTTTGTTTAATCCTAGACGTAGGTAATTCGTACAACACCAGAGCCGCCTTGGCCGCCCTGACCACAACAACTACTTCCGCAGTATGTAGTCTGAGCACCTTGACCACCTGTCGCATAAGGAGCAGTCCAACAACCACATCTCATCCAACATTGTTCCAGCTGCACCTCGGTTCCAGCTGATAGGAACGGAGCTCCTGATCCTTCTTCACTTGTAACCGCACCAGTACAGTGACAGTTCCAGTGACCTGACCAACCTTTTTGGTGAGGAGCCATTGCGAAGTCTCCACCCCATGTTCCAGGCGATGCACAGCACCAGTGTCTAGATGTACATCTAATTGACCAGTCGGGGTTTGCACAACCTCTTGCACCACCAATGGCACAGAAGCCACTTAAGTTGTAACCGTTAACGTATGAAGAACATCCATCACATCCGTTACACTCTCTTGAACAGCACCTGTAAACACCACCAGCACATACAGAATATGAGCAACCAGCAGCGGTACTGATTGTTTTAGTATTGTATGCACCTCCAGCAGCACCTTGATAGTGATGACATCTGTTACATGAACATGCACCATGTCCGTTACCACCAGCACCCCAGATTTCTAGGGTTAGTTTACCTACACCTGCTGGGACAGTCCAGTTACAGCAACAGCCAGGTGTGCAATAACATGGATGTCCATAGAACATCTTGACACAATAGTCAGGGGTGCCACCCGCCGCCAGCTTCGAGATTGGGATGGTTCCCGAAGCGATTTGGTCGGATCTTACTTTTTTATATGATCTATAGTTGGCCATTTACGATCCTTAAAGGGGTTGAATAAAAGTAATAATGTAGATAATCAAGCATTAGATGGAGAAGATTCTCCAACCGTATGTATCACCTGAGAAGATAAGTGTAAATGCGGCACTTTCTGTTTGAACAGTCAGGTCAGAAGCATCACCTTGGATGTTCTTACCGTTTCTTGCACAAACTAGTGCGTTAGAATCAAACGTCTTCGCAACGTCCATGAAAGTGACCTCATCACCCAAGTTAGGTGTTGCAGGCAAGGTCAATGTGACCTGGCCGCCACCTGTGTTAACAAAGTACTTAGTTCCAGCAACAACAGATCCACTTGAGGCAACTGTGGAGTACTGAGGTACACCAGGCTGAATCCATGCAGTACCGTTGTAGTACTCAAGAGCACCCAAGGTAGTGTTGAATCTTAAGCAACCAGTGTTGAACTCATCGTCGATACCGCCAGGTCTCTGACCTGTTGTACCAACTGGAGGTGTCATTGCCTTGGTTCCCATCTTCGCACGGGTTAAGAAACCTTTAGTTGCGAATTCAGTTGGACAAGCAGTGTTTGAGTTACCAGCGAGTGTCTCATCAGATGAGAATTCGTTGATCGCCTCACCGACCTGACCACCAATCGCACCAAGTCTCAATTCTGTCAAACCAGAAAGGTTGAACGCAGAAGCATCCAATGTAGCACGACCAGTCAACTGGTCAACGGAGAAGAAGTCTCCAACTCGGAAGTTACCACCTTGGTCGGTAGATACGAAGAACACCTTACCAGGTCCGAACACGTTAGTTTCTTGACCTTGGATAACGTTCGCCAAGTTGACGTTTGGATATCCAGTCTCAGTCTTGTTACCAGTACCAACTGCGAGGAAGTCATGTCCTGTTAGTCTTGCCTGTGAGAACAATGTTCTGATTTTAATATCGGAACTATTATTAGTACCGAGGTGTCGAGTATCCCATGTTCCATTTGACTTCTCAGGAGAGATCGTCAGAGTTGCACGGTTACTGAATACCGTTTGTACACCAGCGACTGATCCTGCTTGCCACTCATAGAAAGTGGATGCAACGGACACGCCCGTAATTGTGTTAATAATGTAGAACCTATCGTCAGCACCATATAGTGATGTCTGGAATCCGATAGCGTCACCGATTAATAGAGTAGCAGAAGTTTGGTCAACTTCTAGAATTGTACCTTTCTGTCCAGTTGTGGAAGATGCAGCTGCACCGACCGTGATTGAACCGACACCAGAACTCTGTTCTGCACCAGCACCGAACCAGATGATCTCACTGTCTACGAAACCAGTGGTTCCGATTCCAGCGTTACCGTATCCAGTCTGATACTTGAAGTAAATCTTATCAGCAGAGATCTGATCGTTCAAGAACCATCCAGTTGCCTTAGATGTCTGACCGAACATTGTAGCACCTAATGCCACTGTTCCAGACTTAGTTGTACCTTGAACTTCCATCATGTCACCGAAGACTTTTGCAGTTCTCGGAACTTCATCAGTTGAGAAACCAGATGAGATAACACCGTAGTCTCCGTAAGAGTTGTTTCCACCAACACCCCTGATTCTTGATCCACCACCTGAGTAGTAACCCCACTTAGCGTAGTATGTGAAACAGGAAACGATTTCAGCGATTGCACCCTTATCAAGGATGTAACCAGCACCGTCAGATGCAACGTGCGTAAACGCATCGAACACCATTGATTTTGCACCTGTGTCGTGTACACCACCATCGATGAATACACCAACACCACCACCACCGAATCTGCCACTTTCTGTTGCAGGGTCAGAGAAACAAGTACAGTCCTTAACGTAAGGTGACTTGTTATCGATAGGTGAATCTGGGTTCAAGGAGATGAACACACCAGCAGCGGTTGTACCGATACCAGTTCTTAAGTTTGCATTGTCTAACTCTAAAGGAGCGTTAGGATCATAGTAGAATCCTTCCATTCCTTTCATGGAGATTGCCTGAATGGTTGTCGCATCAGACATCTTAAACATGTGACTCCTGTTGTTAGGAGTTGTAGAGTCATCAGATGTTCCCTCTTTAGGAAGAACCTGTGAACCTCTAAGTGCGTTACCAACAATCGAAGTGAAAGGAGGAACTGTAACTGGTAACTGTTCGTAGAACTGAGACGCAGACAGTTTCAAGATAGCAGGTGTTAGGTCTGTTACCTTACCGCCTTCAACGTATGTGTGGTTGATAGTTGAGATACCAACGTTAACTTTGAATGAGTCAGAGTTATCAACTTGAAGAACCTCATAGTAGGACTTAGAGACCTTATCAGGATACTTGGTTGTTGTTAGACCAACGAACGCAGTACCACCAGAAACATAGAGGTAATCAGTAGTTGAAACACCTACGTTAAGAGTGATTGAGTTAGAGTCAGGAACACCTTGAACCAAGAATTCGTAAGAACCTTGAGTATGTACAGCAGGGAACTTACCAGTGATTGTCTGGTTATCAGATGCAGTACCAACGTTGATTGTAATTGTGTTGGTAGTAACAGAAGTAATGTTTAGAGCAGTGTTGTATGCAGGGTCTGGGTTTCCATCTCCAGCAACAGCACGAGGATAAGCGTGATCAGTTGTGTATCCGTCCATTGAACAACGGAATGTTAAACCATCTTCCGCTAGTTTTACAGAAGTACCAACTGTTAATGAGTGAGCACCAATTGTACAAACCATGTCACCAGTTGCTTGGTTATAAGAAACCGCAGTTGGTTGATGATTGATGATTGGAGAAGATCCAACGTTTACAGTGAATGTATCAGTTGTTGTACCTGTAATTGATAACTGTTGTCCTCTTGCAGGGTCTTTGCCAGGTCTAGGATATGTCTTCTGAGTGGCATTGTTGTTCATCGTACAGGTGAACGTAAATGCGTTATCCCCAATGGTAACTTTATCAGAAGTTGATAAACTATGACCAGTAAGGGTCATAGTGAAGTTACCATTTGAAGGATCGTATGTAGCACCTGTAGGTGTTACTGAAGATCCACCAACAATTGAAACGCCGTTTGCAGCGCAACTGTTGAATGTGTGAGCGTAGTCACCACCAGATTGGATGGCGTTTGCCTCAGCGGTTTTGAAGGTGTGAGCAAACTGTGCAGAACCTGTGTATTGAACACTTAAGTTTCTGATTCTAACAGTAGCACCAATTCCAATTTCAGGAGCACCACCAAGACCAATAGCAGTGATCGTTGCAAGACCAACCGCACCGTTGTAGGTCATACCCAAGACGGTGAATACGTTACCTCCAGATAGACACTCAAACTCGATGTCTTGTAACTGAACGAACGTACCAGTGTTTAACAGACCGTGACCAGGCGCAGTAACCGTTGCCACACCAGTGGAAGCGGTATACACCATATTGGTGACATCTGTTGTAGGACGAGCAGATTGGCAAGCCGATTTAATAGTCTTAAACGCCAAGTTAGGTGCAAGACCATTGTTTCCGTCTAATCCGTCTTCGGAGTCAACGTAGTAAATTCTTGTTTGGTTACCTACAATCTCGTAGCCTGGCATTCCATTTGACTGAACTGCAAGTGCATAACCTGTAGAACCAATACCGATTCTTACATTACCTGAGTTGTAACTTAGTACGTCACCTTTGGTATTAAGAGCAGCGGATGAATCTCCTGATGCAAGTACTTCCCAGAAGGTTCCAATACCAGCAGTAGGAAGAACATTCTTGTGAGAGTTACCAACAGAAACATAAGAATCTGAACCATATCTTGCAACATGGCCTGGATGGTAGTCAAAGGTAGTGGAGAAACCGCCTTTGAAATTAAATCCCTTAACAAGTAAATCCCATACTTGTGTACCGTTGTAAGATTGTGGGAAGATTGATCCTAGACCAACCTGTAATGGAGAAACGTTAGTTGTAATACCGATTTTATGACGGTAGATATTACCACCATACTGTACTAAGTCTCCTCTGAAGTAAGTACCTTCTTGGTATGTTGAAGCCGCACCAGCAAGACCATCAGATAAGATGCTCCATCTTGCAGCTGGGTCTGTAGAAACACCCAAATACTGTGGAGGTTGGAATCCAGCAGTTGATGTGGATAACGCAACATAGGATGAACCGTTGTAGTTTACAACGTCACCTGATTGATATTCGGTAGTTAGATCCCACTCACCTTCGTTTTGGAATCCTTTTACATATTCTGAAACTTTCGTCTTATCGATGAAGGTTCCTTCTGATGTGTGAGCAGTGGTTACTCTGTAGACAACGTTACCGTATTTTACTAGATCGTTGATACGATAGTAAACTCCAGCAGCCCACTGTCCTTTTTGTTCTAGACCTTCAATATGGACGTTCCATTTGGAAAGGTCGTTAGCGTAAAAGTCACTGATGCTTCCTGTTGACGTGTGGTTTATAACCGCCACATAAGTGTTACCACCAAACTTGGCGATATCGTCAATCAAATAGGCTTTGGATGTAGTCCAATCACCTGTCCAGTTGAATTTTACTCTTCCAAGTCTAAACTCAGCCATTTTTTCTCCGTGTAATTATCTGAGGGTTTTGGGATTTTAATTAAGTTGGTCCGATGCTTTCATAAGCATAGTTAGGACCATTAAATCTTATAACGAAAAAGCCATCATCGTCTATGTAATAGTATAAGTTTCTTCGATCAAAGCGAATCTGTTGGTATTTATCATTCGGATCATCTATGAGTTTTTTCTCAGTAGCGATATCACTACGAATAACTGATGTTTTACCAACACCAACATCGTAAGTACCATAATCTAAACCATCACCGAATTCTGGTATAGCAGTTCCATCGTTACGATAGAATTCTCCTAATTCTGTTGAAGCAGCACTAACTTTAGAAAAAAGTAGCATCCCTTCTGCATCTCTTCTGAGTGCATACACGAAAAAACCCGACGATTCGGAGGGGTCAAACTGTCCAGAAATAGAATTACTTAGCGTAAGTGCCATTTTTAACTAGCCCTATTGTTGAATACTTTCCAAAGGGATCCATTCCAAATAAAAGTCACTGACGCACCCGAAACGTCCATGATGAAAGGAGAAGATTCTTTAACTAAATGTCCGTTTTCAAAACTGTATATTGATGTAACGTTAATAGGATGAATGCTAAAGAAGTTAGCAAAATCTTCGATCCATACCCAGTCACCAACCGCACGAGGAGTTGGCATGGCAAGATCAAATCCATCAGGACTATTTTGGGAATCAACAGTATATTTTTGGTTTGTACTCAATGGATAAGTTCCAGATACAAACGTCCATCTTGCTCTAGCAAGTTCAAATCCGCCAGGAGTAGCCCCGTCGTGTACAACAGCCGTATTCTTATCTGTGTCTACTGTTATCTCGGCTAGAGCTCCAGTAAAGTTAAAGTGTTCAGCTGTAGTTCCTTTTCTAAATTGAACCTGCTTGGTCATGAATCAGATGTCCAATAGTTATGCTTCTCCATTTATTTATAGGATTTAGATTATGACAACATAAGTTCTACCTTCTTCGATGACCGCATACTCTGTTTCGGCATTACCAAAGGTGTTAACTTGACCAATTCCAACGTAAGTTGCCCGAGCGAGAGATTCCTTAGATCCAGCAAGTCCTTTGAATCTTCCTTGACTCTCGTACCCAGCAAAGGTAAAGGATTCGACAGCTGATCCACTTGTCTGGTAAAGAACTGCAACACCAATACCAATCGAAGGTGTGAAATCGACAAATGGGTGTACAAGAGGTGTATTGGAGAATGTAAATGTTCCAGATGTGCCTGGATCTTTGTCGTCTCCGTAGTATCCAAATACTTGGATTTGTTTTGTAGCACCAACACCAGAGATTGTAGTAATGCCAGATGTGCCTGGATCTCTGTCGTCTCCATAGTATCCGTAAACCTGATTGATTTCGGTAAGTGCAGATGCACCCTTGAGATCGAAGAGGACTGTGCCTTCCAGATCGTCCGCTGTAAATCTGACAATAGATGAACCAGAGAAGGTAGCAGTACCAACACCAATTTCTCTGAAGAATCCTTGTTCTCTTGCACTTCCAGAGAATGTAACAATACCAGAACCAGTGAAAGCTGGAGTGTAATCGATGTCTGGATGTGTAAGTTCTCCAGATAATGTGAATGTACCAGATGGAACGAAGTCTTGGAATACTTGGAAGTATCTTGTTTCTGCAACACCTGTGATATCTGTAAGAATTGATCTTGCAGCAGATGGTTCGACGGTTGCCTCTGCAGCACCACCAAGAATACTGAATGTACCAGAACCTGTTGGAGACAGTCTGATACCAGTAACAACTCTTTGATCGTTGCTGAGTGTAAGAGTTCCAGATCCGTTGAACTGGCGTTGACGGAAGGCAACACTTTCTCCAGACAGTGTAATTGTTGCAGTATCTTCTGGAGTCTGAGCAGAGAAGGATTCTTCTGCCGTTCCGTTGAATATAGAAGTTCCAGCGACAAGTTCTGCAGCAGCTGTTGCTTCTGCAATACCACCAACTGCGAATAGAGAACCAGAACCAACTTCGACGGATGATGTTGCTTCGTCTTGACCAGAACCACTGTAAGTAAATGTGCCGCCGCCAGATGCTTGAACAGATGTTCTCTCGATTGTGAGAATACCACCTTCCTGACGAATAGTGATACCACCAGATGTGCCTGGATCTTTGTCGTCTCCATAGTATCCAAATACAGAAATTGGTCTTGCTTCTGCACCAGATGTCTGGAAGTCGAATAGGAGAGATCCAGCACCAAATTCTGTTGCAGGGATAAATCTCTCTTTTGCACCAAACTCAACACCGTTAAGATCGCCAATTCCATCATCACCAATTTGACCATTGGCCTCAGTACCAATACCGAGAATGTAGATCGTACCATCAGTAAGAATAGGAGCGTTGGTACGACCGATTGCCTTACCGTTAAGACTGATAATACCAGAGGTAGGATATTTGGGTACGAACCTTGTGGTAACAATGCCAGGATCTCCGTACTCTCCTCCAGTACCGCCAGGCAAGAAGGTAAAACCTGTTTCGATACCAATGTTCCTTTCGATACCATAATGAGGTGTGAAGTCGATTTGTGGGTGATTGAGTTCTCCACTGAGTCGTAGAGTTGCCTTCTGAGATTGAGAAGCAAAGGCTGCACTGAGATCTGTATATCCACCACCAAAGATGTGTAGGTAAGTTCCTTCTGGAGGATCGAAGCTCGATCTCTCGATAGATGCTCCAGAGAATGTAGTAATACCAGAAGCGGGTGGAACGATAATCCTTCTGTAGGTTGTAAACCCAACAGCTTGAGTTTGTTGAAGGGTGATATTTCCAGATCCAACAAAGTCTTTGGTGACACTCTCGTTTGCAGTATCGTAGATATCGAATAGAACAGTTCCTTCTGGAGTCTGAGCAATGTATCTTTCTTCTGCACCACTAACGAAGTCGAATAGAGATGTTGTACTACTTGCAACTGCAACTCTCTCGACTCCAGTACCAGATACGATAAGTGAACCAGAACCAACCCAACTTGGGATGAACTGAGTAATCGTGTCCGAGATCTGTGGGAATACAAGTTTTCCGTATGGGAAACGAGATTCTGTTGGTGCTGGCTCTGTAATGAATCCAGCATCTTCGTAACCCTGATTGATTTCTTGTGAATTGAAACCAGTGTAGTGTGGATATAAGAATTGATCGTATGCAGGTCCGCCAACAGAACTGATGCCAAGTTCACCGTAGTCTTGAGACACAGTGTTGTCATCAAATCCGATACCATATTGACTAGTCTTATCGAAGGAAGGTAATATCTCAACACCACCAGATCCTTGGTCGTATGTGAGACCACCGTTACTAAAGAGAACGTCTTGAGAGTATCTGTTGAGTTCGTCATCAAATGTTTCAGTACCAGAAGCCTGTCCAAGTATGTTGAGTCCGAATCCAAAGCTTGGGTCTCCAAGAATACCACCGTAGTTTTCGTTCTCAGTACCAAAGAGTATAGAAGACTCATTGTAAGAATCTGTATTCTTCTCACCAGATGCCGCACCATTGACGAATAATGTTCCGCCAAACTCGTTTTCTTTGTGTTGTATAACTCTTGCGTATGTCTGATTCTCTTCTCTACCCTGACTGAAGGTTCCTGTACCAACACCAGAGATATGTGGTGCAAATACCTGACCAGCAGTACCACCAAGATATGAGTAGTCTCCCTGTAAGTATGCCTTGGTACTGGATTCAACTGCACCACCGATACTGAATAATGTACCAGATCCTTCTGGTATGACTGGTGTAATAGACTCGTTACCAGTACCATTAATTGTAAATTGACCTTCTTCACCAAATACTGTATGTTGTGGAGCCTGTGATAACCATAGTTCTCCAGATATGAATATACCAGCATTGTGTGTAGCAATACCAGATTTTCCAGAACTCTCGTATTGAATTGCAGATGCAACGTCGAGATCTTCTGAAAGTAAGAAGGTTGCTGTTCCTGTAAATCCAACAGTCTGTCTGGAAAGTGAAGTTTCTCCAAGAGAGAATGTAACTTCTCTGTTGGGGTAGTGTTGACCACCAATCTGAACGTAGTTGAAGTCTGGAAGTAGGAATCCCCAGTTTTCTGCCGACTTGGGAATAGTCTCGTCGTTTGTATTGATTGGTCCCCAATCTTCGTAAGATTGAGTTGGAGTAGCAGTAATAAGACCCCAATCGAGCTCTTCTGTTTTTTGATCTCCAAGAGGCGATATCCAAGAAGGAGTGTAAACAGGTGTACCCTGTTGCATCCCTCCAGAGAAATCAAACAGATTTGTATTCTCGTAGTCCTTGACAAGTACAACATCTGTTGCCGAACCAGAAGTATTGAAGAGGACTGTTCCTTCGTCTCCCTGTTTAACAAGTTTGATACCAGAAACAGATCCAGTAAGTCTAACAAGTGCCTTTTTAGTATCGGGAAGTAAGACTCTACTTTCAGCACCAGTTCCAGAGATATCAAAGAGAACTGTGTTATCAACAGTTGCAGGGACAAATGCCTCATCTGCACTACCAGATATGGCGACTTCACCCTCAAGACCGAAGATTGTACTTTGTGGAGCCTGACTGAAGAAGTTGGTTCCAGAGAATGTTCCTGTACCAGATCCAGAGTATGCAAAGAGTGATCCTTCTGCAGCAATTCCTTCTTTCTTGAACGTACCAGAACCGTGGTATCCCCTGACAAATAGATCGTGGCCCCTGACAAAGGTTGACTGATACTCGTCGAAGAAGATCCCACCTTGTAATTTTTGTAATATTACACCGTAATCTTCAGCAGATGTAGGTGTATCTAATATACCTCCGTAACTCTCGAATGCTACCTGATCTTCGTCAGAGAATGATCTCTCCTTCGCAAGAGAATCTGTGATAACCTCGTCAAATGTGACATTGAGATCATCGAAGGATGCTCCTTCTCTAACTGTAATTGTGCCGTTATCTTCTTTCTCGAATACGTCAGACTCTGATCTGGCGTAGTTGTATATGACTTTCTCAACATCAAATAGTCGGGTATCTCCACCCTTCGCCCTAAAGGCGTTTTTGATAATTGGTAAGTAGGCTTCGTTGTATGGAGTCTGTTGTTCTCCAGTTACGGATACAGAGCCACTACCATTATAAGAATAAACTTGGTCTAGGTCGTTTGCAGACAGCCCTGACTTGGCAATCGCACCAACACCTATGTAATTTCCTCTAGATATAGATTCTTCTGCTGTCCCAGATGGGATGAAGATGACAGCTCCCGCTGCTCCAAGATCTGGTATGACGACTCTTTCGAGACCGTTACCAAATTCATGAACAGTACCAGTACCAACCCAAGGCACTGCTGCAGATACTAGTGCAGAATCATTAACATCGAATAGGACTGTATTTGCGTTCTCTGGAATCCACTGAGTTCTTGATCTACCAAACTCGTCTCTTCCGTCTACTACATTTATTGGACCAAACGGTAGCACATCTGATGTATCGTTGATGAGTCCGTGGTCATTTACAAAGAAGAAATTCTCGTCTCTTTCGGGTTCTACATGTTGATTTATGTCGCCATAGTCAATATTCTCCACTGACGCGACGGTGATATTACCACCGTCAAATGTAGTGAATAAATCTATCTTCGTATTGTCGTAGACAAATACTGTCAAAGGTTTCCCCCGAAATAAAAAGACCCTGCCTTAATTATAAAGCAGAGTCCACATATTGATATTTAGTGTTTCTATTAGTCGAGTGCGACGTTTAGAGTAATCTTAATCTGGTCTCCGTTGTTTTGGATGTTGTAAGGACCGTTTGTGAATCTCTCAGCGTACATGATTGAACTATAGAGAGTTGCAGTATTTAATCCCAACACACCGTTAGATGTAGCACTCATAGATGGAGTTGTTACAAACTCATCTGCGTTTGGTACTTCAAATACAGTGTAAACATTAGACTCAAGAGTTGTGTTACCAGCACCAGCGTTAACGTAGAGGATATCACCCGCTCTAAGTCCGTGGTTGGCGAACGTAATCTTACCGAAACTGAATGTGACTGATGGGTCAGTAGCAACCTGAATGTTATCAACCAGAGGTTTGTCTAGGTAGATCGTTCTGTAAGCTCTATCAATACCGATAATCTTAGTATTAGTTGCGACACCAGAGTTACCAGCAACGAACTGTCCAAGTGTTAAGTCGTCAATACTAACTTGTGGGTCGATTGTAAGGTAAGAGTTACCGACAACACCGATAGTTGGGTCTGTGTTGTTACCCTTAGTAACAGTAGTTCCGATACCAACACCAGCACCATGAACAACACCCTGTACTGCGACAGGCATGTTATTTGCTCTAGTGACGTAGTAACCGTAGATGTTACCAGCAGGTCCAGTGAAAGTAAATGTTTGTTCTGGATATGTAGCGGTTGTACCACTACCAACGTTCTTGATAACCCACCTAGATCCATTTAACAGGATACCATACTGCTGGTTATAATCCTGATCTCCTCTGTTGTTTACACAGACTGGATAACCAGTATTTGCAGTAGTACCATAACCGTTAACGTTTCCGTCAATGTAGGGTTCAAAGTACGAAGTTGCAGAAGGAACATCGCCCTCAGCAGGGGTCGTGTTACTTGTAAAAAGTTTTAATACAAGATTTCGGGGTGATGTATCTTCTAAATCTGCGACAAAGTTATTCTGAGCAATCAGATAACGCAGCGACTCAATTTCACCAATATTAGGAACGAGTAATGCCATTGAAAAACTACCTCTAGGGTCTTAGAACGTTAAGAACTATACTTATTTATAATTTTAATTTTAGAGAGATTAGTAACCTTCTAATATTGTTCACGCTTACCACAGTGAAACGGAGAATATCCCCTGCTCCAATAGTAGTCGTCCAATTATTTAGGACATCATCAAAGTATTTATCCGAATTGGATAATTGCACTCTCGAACCACCAGTAATACTGGTGAAATTCGGATAATCTGCGAAAGTACATTTTTCTAGTTCAATAACAATATCACCAGTCTGATCGGATAAGACTCTGATGTTTTCAATAAGTCCAGTGACATCTATTGTGATTTTGCCTTTGTCACCAGGCTGCATTGGAAGACTGCCGCTATCAATAACATAGTTTACGGTTCGTGTTAAATCAGCTGCTGCAGCAAGAGCAATAATTACTACATCGTCGTTTGCTGCTGGTGGAGTTGTAAATACAACTTGGTCACCAGAAATATTATAATCATTTGCTGGATCTAAGAACAAACCATTTTTAGTAACAATAAGTTGTTGATTATTGTTAGGAGTATATGGTGCTCCTTGATCATTTAAGTTAAATGTGGTTTCAGTACCATCTTGTACTGGTGTTTTACCAATAATGATGTTACCATATTGGATCGACTTTGAGGGAACCTCATAGTCTACACCGACATTATAACTGCCAGGATCGTTAAGAGTGACTAAGTAATCTGCCATTATCGTGTTACGCCTGGGATTACAAGAAGGTTTCCTTGTATTGGTCTAGTCTTATACGCATTGGGCGATTCTAAAACAAGATCATACACATATCTCCCTCCTTCTATTACAGAAGTAATAGTAGATGCCATTGCAACTTTGATCTGTCCATTGACCCTATTGGGGAAAGATACCACAAAAGGAGTGGACTTAGATGCCTCAGGGTGCTTTCTTAGTTGAGCAGATCCACTATATCCTGTTAGATTTAAAGCGGAAGCATTTTCATTTCTGATAGTAAATGTTGCTTCAAAATCTACACCTTGATCTAAAACTAAGTTGATGTTCCTTGCTGTCATCTGTCAAAGGGAGGTTTTAGTTATTTATCTAATTTACTCAAAATGAGTTTCATCATATCTTTTAGTTCATCAACATCATCCTTTAGTTTATCCATTTCCTCTGCTTCTACTAACTTTCTCTCTTTTAATTTGAGGTAGTTATTGTATGCAGTATCATTGCAATTAAGAATTGCACCACTATCTTCATCTCGATAAAGAGAATTACTATCTTTCACTTTTACTTTATTCATTAGATAGATGCAATAGTTCTTAGATCACGAATCTTGGGAACAAAAGCGAAGTTAGTTCCTGACATGATAATTTTAATTTGGAATCCATTGAACTGTGGAAGATTCTTCACGTTAAATTCATACTCTTTGTAGTCATCTTCTGTCTGAGATGCAAGGATTCTTCTATCGGGTTTACCGTTATTTTTTGCCTGATCTATCACATTTCCATTGGAATCCAAGTTTTCAAAGCCTGGGAATAGTTCAAACAACTGATACTCAGGTGGAGCATCGATTCTGAATATCCTGTATAGAACTCTGATGTCATTTGTTGAATGTTTGTACGCATCAAACATAACCTTCAATCCATCAGCTGACTTCTCAAGATTCACAACCTTAGATAAGTAAACTGCGGCACTAGGATCATTATTAAGTGAATTGACTCTTCTATCAGTTGCATAATTATCAATCTTAGAGTTGAGTCTATCCATGATTGTGATCATGTTAACTCTATCTAAGTCAATCATAGGACTGACTTTAGAATCATCTGTAGATAGATTTGCTTGTAATGTAAATGACTTTCTGCCTGGGAAGTCAGTAAGTTTTGCAAGTTCGTTATTCTTAGATGCAACAATTCTAGGAGTAGATAATACGTTATTACTCTGTAGTGAAACAGACTCGTAACCTTGATCCACAAATGATTTCAAGTTGCCATCGGGACTATTTCCAGAGAATGTTCGGATCTTAGCATCGATATCAGTTCCTTCTGGTAAGAGAGTTGCAACATTAGGTCTGACAATATTAAATGCAATGTTCTGTGTTGCCATAGGTCCATCAAAGTTACCGACCTGTACATACTGTTGGTCGTAACTACCACCAGACTTATTCTCTTTAAAGAATAGTTCTGGGAATCCGTTTGCATTTCCAGTTGCTCTATCCACACCTCTACTTGAGAGACCAACCTTAATCCAGTAATGATCAACGTCAATAGGATACTTGGTATTGTCAGTAGGAATGAAACTATGAGATGTGTTTACTCTTCTAAGAGAGACACCATTCAATTCATACTTGTAAATCTTATCATTGATGTTGTAATCACCAGCCTTACTATCATCAATAGATCTAGTGATGTTATTAAGAGTTGAGGTTGTAGTTGTTACACCAGTGTATTTGATAATCTCATTTCCGACCTTAACATAGCCTGGGTTAGAACTGTTGACTTCAATGTTCTCAAATGACGTGAAGATTCCAACAGCAGTGACAGTCATATCTTCTGTACTTGAAGAATTAACGGTAGATGTCAATTTCTCTGGTTTTACATCTGCTTCAACACCACTCAAGATTACATTGTCTTCTTGTGAGTACATACCATGATTGGAATGTCTAACACGGAAGTGTAATCCATCAGTTACATTTTGTAAGTATTGGATAGAACCACCATTTACAACACTGGTTCCACTGCCGCCAACATATACGATAGCAGATGAGGAGTCAACTTTAGGTATACCTTGAATATTATCAAGAACTAAAGTATTGAACGCACTAATTACACCAACGTTATTTGGAATTGATAATCTCAAGTCTTTTCCGAATCCACCAGTATTTGTGGCAGACACAGTAAGAACATCACCAGCAGAGTATCCTGTTCCACCAATGGCAACCGTTGCAGCAACAGCAACTCTGTTATCGACTGTCAAGTTGACAGTTGCACCAGTTCCTTTACCAAATTGTGAAACGACAGGCACATTAGAGTAAACAACAGGTGTAGCAGAAAATCCACTACCACCACTTGTAATTGTTAGATCACTACCAACACCGATTGCACCAAGAACTTTGTTTAGATTTGCACTAAAGTTTGGATTTGCCTGTTGGTAAATTGTAGTTCCTTCTGTCAATCCAGCCTGTTCTGAAGCAGTTAAACTCTTACCTAAACCAATCACTGCATTGTATGAAAGCATATCAATAGGGTTGTTAGCAAGAGAAACAATCTGTCTGTTTCCTACTTCAAGATCTGGATTATAGAAGTTGACTCTACCCGATGTTGAAGTGAAGTTTGCTCTGAATAGATTGAACTTAAGATCTTCTAACTGACTTGGATCCCATGTAGCACCGTTCTGTGATTTGAACAATGAACCAAGTAGAGGTTGTTGGGAAACAATAATTTTTTCAGAGTCATCAGCATTGAGCGTAGTTATGTCTTCCTCACCCATCCTAGAGATGAATACAAAATATTCATTAGATGCAGATAGAAGAACAATTGCAAACTCTCCTCCACCTTCACAATACACAGGTGCAGGGAAGGTAAATGTTGTTGCTTTAGATCCATCCTCAGAGATAACAACTTCATCGGGATCAAGAATAGACTCACCAAATGGTAAAATCTCTTGAGTGGGCAAACCAGTTTGAAGTGTTCTTACTTGTAAGGTAACAGGTAGTTGATTCGTATCTTTTGCTCGGAAGTAAACTTCACATTTAGTGAGGAATACACCGTTAACATCAGGAACTTCAAACGATTGTGCAAGAGGGTCAACCCATCTAGTCTGAGATGTAGATCTGTTTTTGAAGGTATTCTTAACGACAAGTCTACTACTTGTACTACTAAGAGTTCTATCGGATGATTGAGGTATTCTCTGAACATCTGCATTTCTCATTCTGAGAGTAGATGCCTCTACAGTTTGAAGTGTACCAGATGATGTGAAGTTTGCTTCACCAGAACTATCTGTGAATCCAGAGATAGTAGAGTTAGTAAGACTTGAAGATAATGTAAATGTCTTTGTACCAGTGTTAAATGAAGGTGCAGAAGGAACTGTAGGATCAGGTAAGAACAACGATCCAAGTAATGCTCCTGCCTTATCAGTAATCAATCTGATTGAATTTACACTTGCGATAGCACCACTAGATTGTCCAATCAACTTCATACCAGTAGTGATGTATCCATAGAAACCAGACGCAGCTTGAAGTTCTAAGGATGCAGTATCAACGTTTAATAATGTTGTGGTAGAAGAGTATGTAGATGAAATACTAGAAGCAGGGTCATATGGATTCTGTTTGTAAACCTGTGAAGGATTGTTGTAAGGACCATATTTGTGGTTCTGATTTGCAAGTCTAAACCTAATTGCATCGTTGTTAGTATTAGGACGACTTCCCTCAATAACTTCGCCAGCACCAAATGTACCACTTATCATTGTAATTTCGATAAGTTTAGGTATGACATACTTCTGCATGTCGATACTATCGAAGAATGGATATAATCTTGTGTTTGGTTTAAGTCTTCTACAGATAAACTCAATGTTTCTTGATCGCATTGTAGCAAGCACTTCTGTGTTTACAACCTTGTCACCAAGACTTGTAGTATCAAATCTTTCACCAACACGGAACTGAATACCTTGTCTTGTTTGATTTGTAGTAGTTGTGGTTGTCCTTTCTTTAAATTTTGTAATTGTATCTCTAAAGTTTGTAGTTGTAGTGACGGGAATACCACGACCTCTTCTGAATTTACCTCTTCTTCTTTTTTTGCCAGTTTTCTTAGACTTCTTAGACCTGAAAAGAGTAGGTCCAGTTGATGAACTTTGTCCAGTCCATGTTGTTTCCCATGAACCCCAATCAACAGGTGATAGTCCAGTATTACTATCCGCACCAGTGATTCCCATTGTAGAATTGAAACTACCTTCAATATCGTAGGTAGCAGCAGTTCTTCTAGTTTCAATCCATGTATCAGTGCCTGGATTTAATTCAACCTGACCAATCCAGTTAACAACAGCAAATGGGTTTACATTCTCGATACGAGTTGCAAATTTGTTCTCCAAGAAAACTGTGTCACTGTAATTTAAACATACAACGTCACCGATTCTCTTGACGTTTGAATCTCCAAGATCTTCAACAAACCTATAGTCAGCAGTAGGATTAGAAGATGTTGCAGCACCAACAATCGCCTCTGATCCAAGTAGTAAGTCAATAGATGTTGTATAGTGTTGAGGTCTTAATCTTCCCTCTGCCGCATCAACAGATGCCTTGTATGCTGAGTTACCTACATCACCACCAGTTACAGATTTAAAGTTATCAACAAAGAATCCTGATTTGAATCTATCAAGATTTGTTTGTGGATCACGAAGAGACATGTTTGTAGTCTCAACTTCTAGGAGTGAAAGTGAAGTATAGTATTCAATATTTTTAATTCTGTTCTCAATACTTGCGATATCCTTCATTTGGAATCGCTTGTGTCTAGCAATAGTGATTTCTGCTTCTGCTGGATCGTAAAGATATGGAGGAAGTTCAATAGTTGCAACTTCTAAAGCATTATCAATGGTGTTTGGAAGTTTTGGCAACTCAGATGGAACACCTTGAGATAGAGTGAAGAAACCCTCTTTACTTAAGAATAACTTATCAATTCTTCCAAGATAATATTCGTAAGATAAATTCAATGATTTATCTTTGGCAAGAACATGAGAAGAAGACGATGTGCCTGGATTAAACTGTCTAGCGTCAAACTCCCAAGGAGCCTTACCAGCAACAGTAGATACAACTCTAGGTCTTAAATCAATAATATCAGAAATTGGAGTTGTTCCAATAAAAGGTAGTGCGCCTTTGTAATACTTTTTCTCGTAAGAGTTTACAGTTACAAAGTCGCCTGGATCTGAAGCATCAATAACAAAGTTGTTATAGACAATAGTAATTCTTCTAGTAGGTGCTTCCGTACCAGATTTCTTTACAAGTGCAGAGAAGTCAACATAGTCCAATCTTTGGCCTGGATCGAACTCATAGTTATTCTTGATGTCTCTGTCGCCTGGAATAAAGGTCTGAACTACACCAGAAACTTTAGTTTCTTCAAATACGATCTCTTCACCAATCTCAAAAGCGTTTTCGTTTTGAGATACAAAACTTACTTCATTAGATCCATTAGTTGTAACAAATACGGCAGATGCACCAGATGTCTTACCAACAATATTCTCACCAACTACAGCATTGAGAATATTGGAGTTTAGATTAGTAAGTTGTAAGATTGGGAACTGAGGATCAGAAGCTGATGAAGATTCTAATACAGCAAGAACTTCTGCAACATCACAAACTCCAAGAGAAATTCTTTCATCTTGAACTCTATTACCAAATGTTGTGTCATAAGTAAGACCATCATTTAACTTCATTAATCCAGTGCCTGACTGGGTTTTTGAGGAGTTGGTTAAAGTATATGTTGTTGCTCTCTTGAATACCTTTGATTTTGGTTTGACATTTACTTTCTTCCAAGTTACGGTCAATACAGCAGGACCAGAAGCATTGTCTAATCCAGATAAAGTAGCAGTTCTACCACTAACTGTAAGTTTTTGATCTGTTAATGATTCAACTTTACCCGTTGTTTTAAATGTGAGGTTGTAGTCCTCTTCATCGAATGGTTCGAGAGTCAAATCAGCATCAGTTTCTAGAGTTCCACTGAAAGCATTACTTGAAACTGTAACGTTATAAGATTTCTTGAATATGATGTCTGCACCATTCAAGTCAACAGATGCAATATTAGGTTTGCTTAGTTCACTGAATAAAAATGCACTAGAGTTGTTTTGAACTTCTAAAGTGACCTTAAATAGATCATTTGCAGATACAGCTGACGTAGGTAGTGTACCAGAACATACGTTCTCAACATCTGTAGTCGCTTCAAGACTGATAGCAACAGCAGTTGCAGCAGTAACTCTGCTGAATGTAGGAACGGAGTTGCCTGAAATACTATACTGAATAATATCTCCAGTCTTAATACCAGAGTTTACAAAACTGGCACTAGGAGATGTGATTGTAGATGCAGCACCAGACTTTGCACTAACAGTAAACTGTGTTGCAACTGGAGCAATCAAATGACCTAATCCCAAAACAGGATCAGCTGTGAATGGATAGTTTGTAGGATCGTTACTAACAAGTTGTTTGATATCCTCCACACCATAGTCTTCTACTTCAGTAACACTTCTATTTGCAGTAAAACCATTGAAGAATAATTCTTCACCAACTTGGAATTGTCCGTTTACTTGATATAAAGTTAATTGTGTCGAATTACTTGAAGAAGTATATGCGTATCCTATAGCGTTACTATTTTGACCTGTAACATAGGTTGGGCATTGTACGCTTGTCCCAGTATTTAATTGTAGGTATGTGAATGTCTGAATGTCATATAGAGATGTCTCAAACACGGTAGAAGAGTCTGCATATCCAACATTCTTCAACTTCATGTCATAAACTCTAGCAACACCTATCTGTTCACCATTTGATGTACCAACAGTAGAAGTTCTTTCATTGAATAGTTTTACATAAGAACTTGTACTGATACCAATTAGAGGAGAACCATAAACGTTGTTTACTTCAATTTGTCTACCAACACTAAACGGTAAAGACTCATTGATAATCCTTGCAGTATCTCTTGGTTTAGGAACATCAACAGTAGTTGTGTTGAGTGTTTCAATCTCATATCCTTTGACGTATGCCTTGCCAGGTCCGATAGACAAGCACATTAAATCCTCAGTAGGAACATTACCCTGCTGAGTTAATTGGTTTGGATAAAATGCACCATCATTTCCTACTCTGTCATTAAGACACTCCTTAGCTGCGAGAGGGAATGGGTTCACATAGTAGTGACCAGATTCATCATATGTTCTTCTTGCAAGTTCGTCACGAAGCAAGTTGTAGTTATCAGCGCCAGGTTTTACGAATTTTTGTAGAACGCCATCTACAACTCTCATCAATTCTACGAAATTCTCATCATTCAAATCTGTGAGAGACTTCTTGATTAAGGTTGTTGATAGTTTGAATCTATCTGCACCAGGCGCTGCAAAGTTTGAGAAACCTCTTGCATTGTCATACAAGTCGTTATCTGATGCAGATGCAGTTACAAGTTCTTCCTTGATTAAAAGACCAATTCTATATGATGGTTGATTGCTATATTGGTCTAAGACTACTGTAGCATCACCAACGGTAACAAAGAAACCTCTGAGGAAATAGACACCTTGGGCAATCTTTGCTGCAGCACCTGTAGCAACTGCATTTGATATAAGTGTTGTTGCAAAACTAGCTCCCTGTCTGATACTAGACAGAGAATAATTCATATCCTCTTCTAATATAAGATTTTCACCATCCGCAAAAGTTTTTCTTGAAAAATCAGTATCACTAGAACTGTTATACTTGATATAAAGAGTATATGATCCTTTGACTGACGTTCTATTTGTAATATATGTTTCTACTTTAGCGGTAACACCACTAGTCTCACCTTTAATTTTTTTACCTACCAAGTTGTCTAGGTAGACAGAAACAGGGATACCTAAGTGACTGTCATCGATCTGAACACAAGTGTATTCGTTATCGTATGCAATCTGGCCTGGTATAACAACAGAACCTTCTTTGAAGAAGTGCTTACCAAATTTTTCAACCTGATTCTGTAGAATAGATTGAAGTGTTGTGAGTTCCCTAGACTGTACAGGTAAGCCTGGTTTGAATAGTACCCTTTGATAATTTTTTAAATCATTAAAATCATCGAAGTATGGAGATGAATTTAAGTTGGTATTTTGTGGCATTTGTCTTTAGAACTCCAGTACTATCTTGATGTCTTCCTTCTGACTTGCAGATCTAGGAATCGCAGTCCGATTATCAATATAGATAATTTCACCTGATTTGGTATTGAATTCCGCTGATGAAATACCAGAAGTAAAACTCATACCTAATTGGTAGGTCTTATTATTTATTGAGGTACTGACACCGTTATATGAGGTGTCAACAGACAACAACGAACCGTTTACTGATGATCCATTAATCGTTACACCGTACCCTGTATCAGGAATAGAAGTAAATGGAACAATCTTGTATCCAGTTTCACTAGAAGCAAGACCCATTGGTTGATAATACTTCAACACTCCAGTAACTTTATCCCAAGAAGCAACATATCCAATCGCAGTAGAACCAACACCAACCGTCTGTGTGATTTCAGAGTCAACAGCATAGGTTGTTGCAGTAGTCATACCACCAAGTTTCAAAGCTTTTAATCCACTCACCATTGCAGTGTCTAGCAATTCTGTGCTACTGCCAAATACGGTGGGATTCTTTATTAGTCCAACCCTAGCAAAATCATTACCCTCAATGATATCGGGGTTAGTTTCTAGAGTTTCAAATCTAGAATAGAGTAGTGCTCTGTACGCACCAAGTTCCCTGTAGATGTCATGTCCATGACCACCCTTCGGAGGAATGATGACACTAAAGTCTGCTACCGATGTCGTTCCGATACCTGTATTGGTAAGGTTAGCAAGTACTCCGCCAGACTGACTGCCTGGAGCGCCTGGGAAAAACTGGATGGATCCATGAGTGTATCCTTCTCCTCCATCAGTAACAAATACTTCAGATACTTTTCCGAAAGAGTCAATCGTAATAGTAGCCTTTCCTCCTGCCCCATCTCCCAGAATGGGAACATTTGCAAAGGATGTTGAGATCGGTTGGTAGTTAGAACCTCTATTATCAACCACAACCACTTCAATCTTTCCATCTATAGAATTAGCTTTTGTTGCGACAGTCTCGCCTTGTTTGCCCCAGTCTTCGGGCACTGGTATGTATTCAATAGAGTCAAATTTAACAATTTCACTAGGTTTAATTGTGTAAAGATATTTCCAAACATAACCATCGCCACTAGTGCCAGCTGCTCTTGGCTCAAGGTCAACAAATGTGGGTTGGTCATATGAAGGCCTACCCTTCGGGTTCTCTGGGTCTGATCCATTTTGTAGACAGATGTAAACTTTCAGGTCTTCGTTCACTATGTAGTAATTTGCATCGTACAGACTACCTTGACTAGTAATAGGTGTCAGATTATAGATGTTATAATCATGTCTATACATTTCATATGTAGTACCCGCCACCCATGAAACTTTTCTGACAAGTCTGCGAACATCTTTATCAGTCACCTTTTTCATCGCAATGATAGATTCTTTGATGGAATACTCTTCCTCAAATCCATCCAACGGTGCTGGCGTATTTGTAGCCCATGTGGCAGTACCGCCCGCCTTCGATTCAACGGAATTGGGTAATCCCATGAACGCATAATATTTGTTAACAGTAGATCCTACTCCAACAAAACTTTTTACAAAAGTCTCGGCGTTCAGAATCCTAAACTGTTCGGATATAATAGCAGGCATTTTAAAAAAACTAGTCTTTAGGTCTATTTAGTGGTTAAGTTAGTGGTTTCTTTCTGGAGACCACCGCAGCAGTGGATAATCCAACATTTCCATTCATAGGATTGACAAGGAAACTTGTAGGATTACCAGCACCACGATTCTGATATCCAAGTAATTTACCCCAACTATATTTACCCCAGAAAGTATCAGTAGTTGCCGTTGTGCCAACACCAACTTGAATTGTATTATTTCCGTAAGGGGTAGGACCTGGTTGGAAAGCACATGTAACTGTGACCAAACCAGAGATCGCATCACCTGTTGTGATCTGTTCAACTCTGAACACACCACCAAGATAATCACCAGAAGTTACCATACCGACAGGTTGATTTGCACCACTTGAGGTTGTTATACCAGTCAATGCGTGGCCAACAACTAATGAACTATCGTAGATAGTAAAGAAGTCTCCCTTCTCAAGTCCACTGAAGTTAACTCCAAGAGAGTTGAGTGAGGAATATCCATAACCCAAATTAGTATTATCATTGAACTGAGACTTAAGAGTAAAAGCCAATCTTGGTAATACACTTGCAGAACCTGGCAACCATGTATTTATTCCTACAATGTCGCCAAAATCACCTTCCGCATCAACAGAGAATAAATCTTCTCTCTTAGTTGCATCTGACTGTACAATAACTGGAGGACTACTTCCTACTCTGTAACCGAATCCACCATCAGTAATGTTGATAGATGTAATTACACCAGCGGTTACGGATGCAGTTGCAGTTGCTCTATTGATAACTGGGTCTGCATAGAAGTTTGTAGTTCCAGAACCAACAACGATAACTCTTGTACTTGCAAAATCACCATAAGGTGTTTGAACAAGATCACGAATTTCATTAGGTTGAGTAACAACTCTCTTGTTCCAGTTTGCAAGGTCAAAGGAATAATAAAGATCACCAACTGTGGAAATACCAACATAGAAGTTATCAAAGAACTTAATCTTAGCAAAGTCAAAGGTAGCAGGGTGAACTGTTCCAGCAGGCAACTGTTGACTCCAAGGTTGCCAGAAGTTCTTATCGGTTGAAATACCAATAGTACCATTGTCACCTACAACGATGAATTTATTACCATCATAGATGATGTCATTTAAGTCAAAGACAGTATTACTTGTCTTATCTCCCCATCCTGTTCCATCATTAGATGCAAGAATTACACCACCATTACCAACGGCAACATATTCTGACTGTCCATAACAAACCGCATTTAGATTTTGTAATGTTCCTGAGAATTGACTGAACGCATCTGCGGTTGTAAGACCAACTGCACTAAAGATAGATCCAGCAGCACCAACAGCAACCCATGTGTTTCTACTTCCTTCCCAGATAACATCATTGAAATGTCCTGTGTAGGTACTGTCTAGTGTTTGAACTTGACCAATAGCAGGTATTTGTCTCTGTTCTAGTAGATTGATAGGAGTCCATGAACCGATACTGTTACCGATTGAAACTCCTCTTGCCATAGATGCAAACTCACCCACAGCCATAACATTTACATTACCAGTTGCACTGTTACCAACAGACACACCATTGAATGTGATAGTTCCACCAAATCCAATTCTACCTCTCTCCCAGAATGTTCCACTCTTAGTGTTCATGTAGTAACTACTTGCACCAACAGCGACATATGGATCTTCTTTGGTGATCGATTTAAACTCAATAGATGATGTAATACCAGTAATCGAATCAAACTCCCAAGCAAAGATAGGATCTTTACGTTCAATCAATGCACTGGAAATTGCAACGGTTGGATTTGAGATTTTATATCCAGTTCCTTCATCAACTATATTTAAAGAAGATATACTAGATGATGTAGAAACAATAGATGTAACAACGCCTGGAGAGATCTCACTATCCTCAAAGATTTGAACATCTCTCTCAGATTGAACTAACAAATCAATCGCATTGAATACAGGGAAAGCATTGTTGACATAAATTTTGTCATCCAACTCCCCAACGTTCTTAATAATTCTAGTTGTAGGAAGAACCTTACTCTTCAAGCCTGGTCTTGCTTTCGAGATTAGAACACCAGAGAGAATTTGATCTTGTCTTTGCTTCTCCCAAGAAAGTGGTCTTTCTGCAGCGGTGTTAGTGTCAATACCGATACTATCGTAAGAGAATGTTTCAAGAACATCGGAAGCAACGATTCTCTTACCTGTTCTCGCAAACTGATCAATGTCAGCAGGGTTGAGTTTGTTCTCTTTGATTTGAACAATATCACCAGCCTTAACAGATGAAACTGGTTCAACAGTTTCAACGTCTCTCGCAGATCCTCTAAAGTAGAATACAGAACATTTAGAATTTGGTTTTGGTGCTTCAGAGAAGATGACTCTACTACCCTTAAATGTATAAGAAGACTGTGGAGTCTGTAAAATATCATTGATGTAGATAAAGATATTGTTTGTGATATCCATATCACTACCAGGCAGAGTCTTAAGACTTAAGATTTCAGTAACACCACTGGTTGTAACAGATAATGTGAACTTTGTACGAGAACCATTGAAGAATGAAGCGATATCATCAAACAGAATAAATTGGCCTGGATAGAATCCTGAGAATGTATCATTCTCAAGTTCTTGGACTGTTAATTGGAATTCAGTTAAAACACCAACTCTAGGGTTAGTTGCAATACCAGAAACAGTTAGAACCTCATCAACTTTGTATGCTGTACCTTCTTCACGAAGCTCAAATTCACCAATGTTTCCGTCTACATTAATACGGAAGTTAACAACTGCATTTGTTCCGAGTCCAGAATTACCAGAAATGTATTCTAAGTCTCTATTAAAGTATCCAGCTGGTTCTGTAATATCAAGGAATACTGGTTTGTCAATTCTACCGCCTCTCTTGAAGAGTGCGATTTCAGTTGTAAGTCCAGCATTCACTCTAAACTTACCAGCGTCAATTTTTTCAATGACATCAAATCCAGAGAATCCAATCTCATTAGAAGCAGCGACTCTCTTACCCTGTTGTGAAATACCACCTCTTGCATAGTTGTGATCTACTGTTGAGATACCAACATTTACAACGTAAGTGTGATCGTCAATAATCTTATCAACAAATGTACCGCCAGCTGCGAAGTCCTCACTACTTGGAGAGTTGTTTCTAAGCCTAGGTGCAAGAATAACACCTTGAATCTTACCACCACCATTATAGAAACTAGGTGTTGTTGAAGGTCCTACTTGAATCTCAATATTTTGATTATCAATAACTCTATTAACGATTGAACCATTGTAATAAGGATCACCACCTTTAGGATATACATGCGCTGTTGCATAACCGTCCTTAGAACATGTGAAGTATATCGACTCATTCTTCAACTTGACATTTCTAGGAGCCCCAGCTGCGGTTGTAATACCATGAGCAGTAGGTAAGAACATAGTCATGATACCTACCACATCATTATAATCTGCATGGTTGATGTTGTACTCTACTCTAGTAGAGACTCCAACGTTTACAGTTACGTTGTTTGCAGTTACAGCAGTTGGATATAGAGATGTATTGTGTGCAGGGTCAGTAACACGAGGATATGCGTGTTCAGTAGAGTTCTGATCCATTGTGCATGTGTACACAAATCCATTTGTCGCCAAACCTACAGAAGTTGTAGTTGACAATCCATGAGACGAATCAGTCGTCATAGTTACCAATCCACTATTAGGATCGTAAGTAGCGTTACTTATGTTGAACTTAACTCTTGATGTAATACCAACATTCATTGTGAATGTGTCAAGAGTTGAAGAAACAATACCAACCTCTACATCGTGAATAGGATCAGTGGTTCTAGGATATGTGTGATCAGTTGCATAGTTATCCTGAGCACATCTCCATGTGTAAGAGTTAGTAGAAAGACCAACTGTATCTCTTGCAATCAACAGTGAATCTAAGTCTGCATTTTCAAAAGTATGAATATAATTACCGCCACTGATAACTGAACTTGTACCAGCAGAAACAAAGATGTGTTCTGTTTGATTAGATGATTTACCTACATCCAGAGTGATAGTAGTATCTGTTGTAGAAGTAATCTTAACAGAAGTGTTATAAGCAGGATCTGGACCAGATATACCACTTGCCCTTGGGTAGAAGTGATTTGTCGCATGATTATCTAAGGCACAAGTGAATTTGAATCCCCTTGTTTTGAGTTTTACACCAGTTCCTTTTTTCAGTGTATGAGACCCAATATCTACAGTCATCAACCCTGTAAATGGATCATAAGATCCACTTGTAGGATCGTGATAAACAAGAGGTGATGTTCCTACATTGACACTAAAGTTAGTTTCATCAATACCTGTTACAGATAACCACTTTTGATCTGATGGATCTTTTGCTCTTGGGTAACTCTTGACGCTCTGTCTCTGATTCATCAGACATCTGAATCTGATAGAATCTCTCTTAAAGTTGACTCTATTACCAGTAATCATTCCATGAGATTGATTAGTGGTGACTGTCATAATACCACTACCAGCATCGTAGGTTGCAAACTGAATTCTCTTATCGTCGTATGCACCATTAAGACCATGAACGTTGGAGAACACAGTCATAATACCTGTGTTAGGTGTATATGCAGCAGTAGCAATACCGTAGTTTACGATTGTGGATACACCAACATTAATTGTGAGTGTGGTTGCTGACGTAGAACCGATACCCACAGAAACGTTACCACCAATAGGATCGTAGGAACGAGGATAAGCATGTTCTGTAGCATGATCGTCTCTGTCACATGTGAATATAATAGAACCTGTATTGATACCAACAGTGTTTCTAGCTTTCTTAAGACCACCAGTGGTTGCACTCTGGAACCAGTAAGCATTTACAATAGTAGATACACCAACATTTACAGAGAATGTATTTACACCAACATGATAAATTGGTAACCACTCATTCAAGAATGGATCAGAGTATCTTGGATATGCCTTAGTTGCAGTATATCCATCTTGATCACACTTGAATGAAATTGATTCCAAATCAAACTTGACATATTCACCAGCAACAAAACCATGATTAGATATGGTTGGTTCTAGTACACCAGTACTAGAATTATACGTTGCCGTCGAAATTGTATGAGCCGAATCATTGATATAAGAGTGTCCAGCACCCACTGTCATTGTCAACTCACCTGTTGCAGGGTTGTAGACTGATGTGGAGATACCACGTTCTCTGATTGTAGATACACCGACTCTTATTTCAAAAGTGTCAGTTGTTACAGAAACGATACCAACATTAAGGTTGTTGATAGGGTCTGTAGGACGAGGATATGCGTGAACAGTTGCATAATTATCTTTAGCACACTTGAATGATATTCCACCAGTTACAACACTAACTTTTTGAGTAGGTCTTTGAATTGCACCAGTAGTAGAATTTTGATACCAGTATGGAGTGTAGTCACCACCACCAGTGATCATTGCATCTGTACCAATGCCAGACAAATTATATGGGTAGGCACCACCAGCAATAACAGCATCTACCGCAACACCCTGATTGGGAACAAAAGCGTACATCTGTGATGAAGTTGTAGGTCCTACATTCACAGTAAAGAGTGTTCCAGCAGCACCAACTAAGGTTACAGTTTTTTCGTAATATGGGTCACTTGGTCTTGGATAGAAGTGTTTTGTTTGATAAAAATCTTGGTCACATTTGAATACGATAGATCCAGGCTTAAATTTGATTGACTCTCCAACTTGGAAGTCATGAAGTCTGTCAAGAGAGACAGTCATGATACCACTCTGAGGAGTGTATGCAGCAAATCTAATATTGTACTTAACCTCTGTGGTGATACCTACTTGAGTTGTAATTGTGGTTCCAGCAACACCCAAAATAGGAACAGCAGTATCGTAAGTAGGATCTTTGGATCTTGGATAGTATTTTACAAGACTGTTTCCGTCAGCATCACAAGTAAATCCTAGTGATTCTGGTTTGAATTTGAAAGTTTGTCCCGATATTAGATCATGAGATCCAATACTCATGGTCATAATACCTGTAGAGGGTGTGTAGTCCGCCCCAGACACGGTGTAATCTATTCTAGTTGTGATACCAGCAAAGACTTCAAAAGTGTCTCCTGTGACGTTACTGATAGGAACCCAAGTATTGCTTAAAGTATCAGTAGTTCGTGGGTAATATTTGGTTGTTGTAAATCCATCAAGTGAACATTTCCAACCTATAGAATCATTTGCAATTAAAACTTGATCACCATTTGAGAATCCATGAGTAGGAACAGTGATAGTCAAGATACCCACAATCGGGTTGTAGTTAGCAGTTGTAAGTGAATGTTGACTAGGTCCTGATAAACCATGACCAGCCGATGTTACAATTAATGAACCAGTAGTGGGAGTGTAATCTGCATTAGTAGGAGTTAACGATCCACCACCAAGAATATTGACTGCATCAGTAACAGCACTATCAAAGATGTGTGCATAGTCTCCACCAGTCTTAATAGTCTTATCATCAGAACTTACATATGTGTGTGCATAATCACCGCCTGCGAAGGTAGATGTTGCAGTTGCACCGATGAAGGAGTGTGTATAAGGTCCTCCAGTAAGTAATGCGCCATCTACTGCACGAATAAAAGTATGATCATAGTCACCACCGTAAACTAAAGCACCATTGATTGCTTCTGAGAATAGGTGAGTATATTGATCTTTAGGAGGTGCAGCACCAACATCTATTGAAAGTGCAGTACCAGCATAACCAGTAATAGGTAGAGATGTATCGTATGCAGTAGATCTACTTCTTGGATAGTAATGGAATCTAGAACCATTGTCTAATGAACATGTAAATGCAAGACCAGATAATATAACATCCTTAGCCACTTTGTATCCATGAGGTGCAGCAGTAGTAACAGTCATAATTCCTGTTACGTTATTGTACTGAGCAGTTGATACACCTAATGAAGGGTCGTAGTCACAAGTAAATCCAATACCAGAAAGTATTACACAATCATCCTCTGTAAGGTTGTGTCTATCTCTAGTAAAGATAGTTGCAATACCAGATGTTTGGTCGTATTCTGCACCACCAACACGAACAGATGGAGCACTTGCAAATGTGATTGCAATACCAGTTACGTTCACAAAATCATCAGTCTCCAATCCATGACCTTCGTAAGGTATGAATGAACCAATACCAGCACCTACATTCGCAGTATGGATACCAGTGGTTGTCATTGCAACACCGATATTTACTTGGAAATTAAGTGTACTTGTTACACCTACAACACCAAAGTATCTGTTTACATTTGAAGGGAATATAATATCACCAATTCCAGTACTAAATGCAATACCAGCTAACTTAACAACATTAGAAGTTGTCAATCCATGAGCAGATGCTGAGGTAATCGTAGCGATACCAGAAGTAACGTCATAATCGACTGCATTTATATTCTTTTCGTCGCCACTCTTGTTACCAAATGCAGTAACAGTTGTAATACCATTTACAGGAGTTCCTTCAAGGAATCCAACAGTCTTAGGAGCAAAGAATCCTGTTCCTCCTTCAACAATAGTGAAGTTGGTAACGATACCCGCTTCGGCTCTGTTTACAACACCACCACCAAAATATTGATGTGGAAATGTAGAGACACCAACAAAAGCTCTGAATGTATTTGTAGTGTGGCCACTGAGAACATCAAAACCAATAACGTTTCTACCTTCCATGATTGCGGTATCAACGCCTGCTTGCACTAATCCTCCGCTAACATAGGTCAGTGGTTGCGTGCTGACACCACAATCTACCAATACATTATTAGCATCAATTACTTCTACAATAGGATATGCGTCTTCTCTGAATAGAGTTGTAGTTATGCCATTTGTAATTTGAACTTGTTTTACAACTAAGCTTTTACCACTGTTAGTTGCAGTTCCAATATAGTGACCACCTGATACGCTAACAGTTGCAATACCAGTTACATAATCATATCCAAACGTGTTAATATTTCTCAGTGCAGATATAGCAGTAAATGTAAATCCAGCACCTGTAATTCTAACTAAATCATTTTCAACAAATCCATGAGATGTGCCACCAGTAACAAATGTACAGATACCTGTAAACTGGTTGTAATCCGCTGTGGAGATGGCAACTGCCGATCCAGCAGATGTACCCATCTGTGCAGTAATACTTGCACCAAAACCTTGTGAAGCCCTTACAGTGACCACTGGGGACTCTCTATATCCTTGACCCTTTCCTTCTAGTTGAATAAACTGAAGACTACCTGTTGATCCCACACCAACTCTTGCTGCAGCTTTCAGGGGTAAGTAATATCCTGAACCAGTTTGTAATCCAACTTTATTAATTCTTCCAGCTCTAGGAACTCCACTCAGGAAGTTAATCTTATTATCTGCATTGTCAACAACTTCAAAATCAAGACCAGGCGTTTGAACAACATTGTTAATCAAGATAAACGGATTGTTGTTAATGTCAACACCTGTGTTTACACTGTTGTATAAAGAAGTGACCACACCAAGGTTTTCAGACAAGTCAAACTGTGTGCCTGCAATACCTGTAAATTCTAGAGAAATATCATCAAGAATTACGTTCTTATCTTTAGGATTGAATGGATCTAATTTTCTAGAGAATAATCTACCAGAAAAAGAAGAACTAGTTTTTAATCCAATAGGTCCTGCTTGACCATATGGTGCATCAGTAAAGAAGATGTTATCATCAACGATGTTATAGTCACCAGTAAAAACAGAATATGCAGTACCAACACCATGAGAGGTAGAAATAGTACCAAAAGCACCCCTTTCCACAACAACCTGAGATTGTGTAGATGTACTGAACACTGGATAGTATCCTACTCCAGTATTAAAGATAATGACGGAGGATATTGTTCCAACACCACTAATTACAGGAAAGAACACACCCTCTGTTAAAGGTGTGGTTGTTCCGTCGATTGTAATTTGTGGAGGATCTGTTGCAGCGTACCCTGCACCACCGTCTAAAACTTCAACTTGGACTACTCCATACAATGAGTTAAAAGACGGTCTTAGTAGAGCTCCTGCTCCTGGCGTGACTCTTGTTGACATTTAATCGTCTTCCTCAGATAATGTTAATAGAACTGCTGCAATAGACTCTGGTAACACCAGTACTATCACGCACTATACTAAAGGTTAAAATATCATCATTTGCCGTAGACGGCGGAGGGTTGCCTCCAACCCATTTAATACCATTGGCGATTGATGCACCGTTTACTTTGCATGAGTCACCATATGTGTATCCAATTCCAGAGTTGTTGATGAGTGTAACTGTTGATGCTTTACTATTATCAGAGTTGACATTAGTAAAGTTCCAAGAACTAACGGATGTAGTTATACCACCAAGAACAACTGTTCCTTGTGATAAGTCAAATGTGAAAGTACCGCCTGCACTTACAGTCAACTGATCACTAAAGTTTCCTACAACTTTCTCTGTAATATCAGAGTTAAAGTTGACCTGATCCATCAGTGTACTTGCACCACTTACTTGGATATCTCCTCGTACATCCAATCTACATCTGGGAGCAGTAGAACCAATACCAGTATATGCTTCATTAGTAACTACAAAAGATTTGTTGTCAGATATATCTGCATCGGATACTCGCAATCCATGTCCATTGCCTTTTGCGACTGCCCAGATAGTTGGTCTTTGATTTGAGAATGATGCAACTTCTAGTTGTGATGTAGGTAATGAAGTTCCAATGCCGACCATACCGTCTGCTTTGATTCGGAACATCGTTGCAGCAAATCCAACTTCAATAGGACCATCTGTGATCGCACCAGGCTGTTGAATTGTTATCTTACCAATATCTGCATAACTTGACGTTACAACACCAGTTGTGTTGATATCAATATTACCAGTAACGCTCGATGCCATACCAGCAAGAACAGATGTCGATGCAATACCAGCATTTGTGGAATACCCAGCGGTACTAGCGAAAGAAACAAAACTTACAAGGTTTGCACCATCTCCGAAAATATCGTATAGCTCGTTGAAGTTATCATTTATCTTAATAGTCCCTGCCAATAGGGTATCGCCCGTCCCATCATTAGGAGCCGAACCAGTACTAATCCCTTGTTTAGACATTACTTAAAAACGTTTTTTCTTTATTTATAGTTAATATGGAGGGTTATCATCGTGAGTAGCAAATGTGCTGCCACATTTAGTCACGGTTGAGTTAACTCTCTTAGTATCATAATAGAAATCAGTATCGACTGTACTGTTTGCCAATGCAGATCTTGACTGCACAAATGTAGTGTCTCCAATTTGATTAATTTTAATCAATTCATCATCCAGTCTGATGATGTCTCCTTTAGAAAGAGAACCAATACCAACACCGATTGCAATACCCTGATCAGTTGTTCCAACTGGGACAGAGACCTGTACTCCCAATTTCTTGTTCTTGATAGGAGTTTGAATAATATTATCAATCATAATCAAGGCCTGTTTGTTTGGATCAGCAACCTTGAGTAAGTGAGTTCCAGTTCCTAGACCTGTAAATTGGAATGGTAATGATGTAGATAAACCAGAGATTCTGAACTTAACATCATCAACCTTTTGAACAAACAATTCATTAGGCATTACATCTGTTCCAAGTTCAACTGGACTTAAGAAGATATTATCAGTAGGTGTACTACCACCAACATATGTACCAGCAATAGAGATAACGTTAGTAGAGGCATACCCAGTACCGCCATTTATAACATCAATATTAGTAACATCCAAGTTACCATCTCTAGTGATACTGAATACGCCACCAGAACCAGTTCCATCATTTGTCGATGGAACATTAAGATACGATGTCTGAACACCTGTTCTTGTACCAGTAACTTTTGTAACTGGGAATGTAAGATCATTAGCAGGGGTTGCACCACCTAAATGAGTTCCAGCAATACTTACATTGTCTCCAACAAAGTATCCAGCACCACCAATAGTCAAAGTAACTGCTGTAGATATGCACAGTCCTGTAGTTTGATTAAAATCAAACTTAACTTGGAATCGTGCATCTTGACCTCTAGTGGAGATGCCAGGCAATCCACCATCAATATTTCCAAATCCATAGATCCTAAACAAGTCGCCTGGTGGGTTAGCAGTGACTGCGGTTCCTGTAACAGGACCTGGGATCTGAACATTATATCCATTTTCAAACATTGCACTACCACCGATACCAGATGATCTGGCAGCCATGATGATGTCTTTAGTTCCTGTGGTATGAGATGTAGTTGCAATACCAATCTTAGAACCACCTTGAGTATCAAGAATTACAGTCTGTCCAGTTTGGAAGTTATGATTCTGGATACTAATGATATTTAATGCAAGATCAACATTAGCAGTTGCCGCAGAATTGTATGACTTCTTGAATACGGGTTCACCCCCAACAGAGAGTGAGAACTGTTTACTACCAACTAGTGTTCCTGATCTATTATGAGTACCATTAAAACCAGCGGAGATATCATCTAAGTTCAAGACTTTGTTAGTCTTGTTCATAATGAAACTCTTAATTGGTCTGCCTTCTGGGAAGAAGATTCTCTGTATTGAACCATTATCCAACTGATCGTCCTCAGTTACCATGGCAAAGTTGGTTCTCTTACCCAAGTAAATCTCATTATCAATGTTCAAGATGAGATCTACCTTTGTATCTACAGCCTTAACCTTCATATTGTTGGACTTAGCAATACCAACATTTACAAGATCTAGTGTAGTTGCATCTTTCTTAGAATCACTTTCAATAATCAAGTCCGAGAACTCTAAGAATCCTGATGGATGAACAATAGATCTTACAGACTCTTTCCATGTGTTATATGGAAGTCTACTCTTGATTGAGTATGAGAACTTTTGGAAGTAGAAGTTATCCGATAATCTTTGACTGAAATCGTTGAGGATTCCAATGTTCATGTCATTCTTAGTAACCTTATCTCTAGTAACGCCGAGAGTTGTTCTAACACTAAATCTGTTTACATCTCTTACGTTACCTTTTAGACCAGAAACTTCACCAACTAATGTGTCACCAGATCTGAGAGTTCCGATAGTGTCTCTCAATCTAAGTTGACTAATCTTACCTTGCCAACCACCTTCTGCAACAAATCCCTCAAATCTATTGGATGTAACTTTTTCACCAGATAGGAACTTAGCATCGTCAATGATTGTCATGTTGAACTTCGCCATATCATTGAAGTTCACAATAGATCCTAAAGTGAAGTCATCATCATAAGAACCAAGTGTGACCGTAGAAATGCCAGGAGCATTTCCCATGTCAAATGTAACAGTTGAATTTGTGGTATTAATCCCAGTTACGGTATAGAACGCAAAGTCATAAACATCAGAGTTGAAGTTACCTTCTCCATTTGCAAGTGAAGCTGGTTTGATTCTACAGTTCTCAACAAATACCTTATCACCAACATTAAATGGTAACTTGACATCTGTAGATCCATAGCCTGTTGTTACGGGAAGATTGAACTGTGGATCTAAAAGAAGTTCAACTGTAACACTTGTACCACTATGAGTGATAGCATCAATGTCATAACCATTGGAGTTGTTTGTTGTAATGACACTAAGTGGTTCAGTGAATTCAAAAGCATTTTCTAAGATGTCAACTTTATCAACTGATCCACCTTTAACAGTCGCAACAATTTTTACTCTGTTATTACCACGAACTGCAAGTGTGGGAGGTTGGTTGTATCTTGTACCACCGTCAACCACTTGAATCTCATCCATTCTTGCAATACCGCTGATATCAACGATTGCAGGGACGCTTAGGAAGGGAAGTAGAGTAGGATCAGTAGGATAGTCAAATCCATCTTTGATTCTTTCAATAATGTCAATTTGACCAATCTCAGGAGATGAAACTTTGACAATACCATCTTTACCTTGTGTACTAGCAAAACCAATGACTCTAGGAAGAATAGTGTATCCTTTGCCTGGAAAATTAATCTTGGTAGATTTAATAGGTCCTCTAGCATTACTAGAAGCAGTGCTATATGTGATTGTACTTACACCAACTCTGGATATGAGTCTTTGAGGTGCAGTTGGTTTTTCCTTCAAGTTAAAGGTAAATGCCTTATCATCTTTTCTGATAATTTCATGATCAGTCTTAAGAACGACATTTTTAAATGTTATGTTGTTTCTACCTGTAACATCCGTGTCAGAAGATCCATATGTCTTTCTAGCATCAGAAGGAACAACAGGAGTCAAGTCATAGAAGGTCTTTTTAGGCCAATCAGTGTTTGTTGTTATCTTAACTGTAGAACCGACGTTTCCAGAGATACCATCTCTTATGATGTTGAATCCATCATCATTAGTTCCACTAACATCAAGCCTTTGAGTGAAATTAAGATCTCCAAAGAAATCAAGTTTCATATCCAACAAACTTTGATCCGAAACATCAAAAGTGATGATGTTACCAGTTATGAACTCTAATGGAGGATTAACCTTAGCAATAAAACTTGGATTGGTTGAAGTTGGCGTTGTTATAGTTGTAATCGCTACAGGATTAGATTCAGACACATCAGACTTGTATTTACAGAGTTTGATGTTATCAATATCTTCTCTAAGCACAAAGTAAGTCTCATTATGTACTAATCCACCAATAGTGTTGCCATTATCGTAATAAACAACTTTATCACCACTTTGGAAGTCATCATCTGCGATATTGAAACTTCTTAAGTCCGCAGTGAAATCAGACTTGGAGAATCCAACTTTTGCAGTTGTAATCTTAGCAACAACTGGATCATACCTAAGTTCAACAGTTTCAGCAGATTGTGGAAGTGCATCCAGTGTAATAATGTCACCAGTCAATAATTCGTGTACAGAACTAACTCCAACTTCTCCAAAGAACCTTTCTACCTTACTTGTAACTTTAGGGAAGTTGGTGGTAAAGGAATGTGCAAATCCAGCGTTTGAAGCAACACCATAGAACCAAATTGCATTACCTGTGGTGGGAATACCAGTTGTAGATAATCCAATGTAGTCTTGTTCAAAGTTAATTACATAAACACTACTATCGTTAACTAGAACCTCGGTTCCGACACCAGATGTAGCACCAGCAGAAACTTTTGCCCATACAAGAGATGTTCCACCAATACCCATGTTGTAAGTCAACTCTTGACCTGTAAAGAACGTATGTCCCTTAATAAAGATTCGTTGTTGAGGCACAAACCTGTTTTCGATGGTTTGTGATACAGCTGTGGATAATCCTGTAAGAGGAATACTGTAATGTGTGCCTGTAGAGCCAACACCGACTGTTTCTCGTGGATTAAAGTATGTGGTGCTGTTCTCAAAGGTAAATCTAGTGACAGTTGAATTACCAACAGGGAAAGAGAACTTAGTTGGTTTTAAAACAATGTTATTAGTGCCAACTGCGTGGGTCATTGCAGCACCAACGTAGTTTTCTCTGTTTACGAACAATCTAGAGAACCTTGAGTCAATATTGGTAACTGTCATGTTCTCCGTACCAATACCAATCCTATCGCCAGGTTCAAACCCTCTTACATCAGTAACAAAGATGGCAGTGCTAACACCAGTGGTATTAACGTTATCTAAGAATTGAGAAAGACCAGATGTTCTAGTAATAACGCTAACTTTGCGGATACCATTGAACTCAGTAAAGTCCGCAGTGCTAATACCACTTAAAATTACAGTTTCACCACTTGCAATCTCATGAGGTATAGTTGTTACACCAGTAATCGTTTCTTTGGTCTTAACTAACTCAGTTCCACGGAAAGTAGTAACTCCAATCTCCACTTTATCGACAGGTTTACCCAGAACTGATCCAATAACAATATTTGCTCCAGTTCCGTTAGTTCCACTATTATCAAGTTCCAATACATCATTAACTTTGTATCCATCACCTCTAGAAAAGATAGTTACGGAAGAAATACCAGAACTCTTTGTTTTGGTGACTTCAAATTCTTGTTTTAGGGCATCCTTGACATCATCAATCAATTCGTAGTCAGAATTACCATAAGAGAGATAATATGGTGCTACGTTTCTTGTAATTTCTCTAGATGCAATATCAATGTCTTGATTGAAGAAAGTTGTGAAGTTTTCTTCGATTGGACTGTCCTTAAATGATGAACCAAGTAAATATGGGAATTTTGGTTTAGCAACTCCACTAGAATCAACATCTACACTGTAGAAGTAAGCATATGATCCATCGGGGTACTGTGGTGTCACACAATAACGCCCACCATGCACGTCAAGGTCTCCAGAGTTGTCAAAGAGGTAATCATTGGTGAAATACCCAAAGGCAAAGCCAGGAGGTCTCAGACCCGATCTCGGAGTGGTGTCAAGAATGTATCCTGACTGCAATCTTCTAACGGCTCCTCCAGTTGGGGTTTGATATCCATAAGGACCATAAATTGGATTACCGTCGTAAGCAAAACCGAGTATAGGGGAGTGAAAAGCATTGGGAGTCTCTAGATTACCAGAATCGATATTGTCTCCAAGCTGGAATCTAAGTTTTTGTGGTGGATAGATGCCTATTGTCTGTAATTGGAAGGCAGGGTTTGTACTTGGTTTAGTAAGTAGCGAATCTTCATCACTAATAATGGCATCGTTCTTCTGAACTTGGTTAATCTTCCATTCACGAACATTTGCAATGAACTTTGCAGATTTACCTCTGTTTTGTAGATCAAGTGTAGTATCACCTGATTTATAACCGATACCACCGTCGAGAACTCTTACACCAGTAATCTTATCACCAGTGATGACTGGTCTGATGTCTGCAAAGTCGCCTGTAGGACTGTAGATGACGATATCAGAGTCTTTACGGTATCCTTTACCAGAAGCAAGGATTTGAACGTCTACGATCGATCCTTCAATGATGATTGGTTTGAGAAGTGCTTGATAAACAACAGTGGAGATACCAACATCGGGTCTTCTGTGGAAATCCATGATGTTAGTACAACCATAACCAGTACCACCCTCTTCTAGGTAAACACTTTCGATTTCACCAAGAACCAAAGGTGAAAACTCAGGTCGAATGGCAGTTGTACTACCGATAGCAGATAAACTTTCAACATTAACAATAATGGGAGGATATTTGAAGGTATGCTTACCAGAACCAAATCCACGAATGACAGTTGGCTTGTTTTTGTTATAATTGGTAAGATTTCTTTGTGTAGTAACTCCAACATCACATAATCTAAATCTATTATTGTCAATTACCTTAACTGCATATTGTGTGGTTGTAGAAAGACCACTTGCAATAATTCCATCCGAAGAATACTCAACAATTTCACCATTATTGAAGTTATGATTAAATGCAAGAACATAATCGTCTGATGTGCTAATACCTGACTGTGCATCACCGTTAGTTGGTCTACCTTGAACGATGACTTTCTTGTTTGAGTAACCAGATCCAGAATTTTTTACATAGATCCTAGTAATTGTGTTTTTCGCTTGCACCGTCGTAAGACTGTGGAAACCAAAACTAATATTTCCAATATTTACGGTATTAATGCCTGCCTTTGCATCTTCAGGTGTTTTATGTAACTTAACCGTCTTCTCATCGATAACACCAGCATAATATGTTGAACCATCAACGATATTGACAATAGGAGTGTTACCTCTTGCATCATAAATGATGCCTTCTCCAGATTCAAAGTTATGTCTCTTTTGGAAGGTGATACTTTCGTCAAATGTATTAACAGATGTACCATCAGCCTTGAAGTTAGCTACAATACGACCTCTGACTAGGTTAGACTCAAGAACGGCACCAGTTCCGTTACCACCGATAACAGTAATCTTAGGTTTTTCCTGATATCCGATGCCAGGAGTAACTAGTTTAACCTCTCTGAATGATCCAGAGACATTAGCATGAGCAAAAGCACCACTTCCCTGTTGATCGTTGATGATGAGTGGAGGTCCTGTGATAACATCATAATCTTTACCCGAATTAGTGACTTTAACTTCTGTGATGTCACCGTGGAAGATCTGTTCATCAAAAACAGTAGGAGGGAATAGTTCAACACCGTTTGCTAACAGTCCAACTGCTCTGTTATTAATTTGTCTCTGGTTCTTATCGTCGAATAAAGTCTGTTGTTTGTAATTAGGATACTTTCTAAGAATTTTTTGGTTTTTAAGAGTTTTGTTCTCCCATCCCGACTTATAGATGAACTGTCCAGAAGTATCAGTCCTAACAGCAATGTATTTTTTAGCAAATACATCAGAACCACTATATGACAAGTAGAAGTCAGTTTGGTTGATAGCAGTTACAAAGTAGATACCAGTGCTGATACCACTATTGGTTGAATTGTCCCAATAAACCTTATCACCAGTTACATAGTTGTGATTTAGGAGTTGATTAGTGTTTGCTCCTAGACTGAATGAGGAGTCGTAAGACTGTAGGGTATAAGTAAACCCACCACCAAGTAAAGGTGTCCCAAAACCGTCCACAACCTCCACTGAGGAACTTTTTGTAAAGACCTTATTATCAGTTGCAAAGATAGGATAGTTAGGTAGACCAGAAGAAGTGATATAGAAGAATTCTTCGTTCTTATCTAAGTAACTATTATGAACTCCAACAGGAAATTCATCTACGCCTGGGAAATAGTCTGAGTTGTGAGATGCTTTAGTAACTGTTTTTGTAATTACATTTGGATTGACTGGAATTGCTGTGGCAGTCTGAACAACAACAGTATTTGCATAGACCTTAGAAGTATTGCTTGCGTCATACTCAATATCCTTAACTGTAATAAGAGAAGACTCTCCATTTTGATTTTTGATGACTAAAACTTCGTCAACGTAGAAAACAACAGAATCAAAGATACTAATTCTGTAAGTATTGACGTTTACCTGACTAACTTTAGAAATATTATGACTGGAAGGAATATTATAGATCCAGTTATTGAATTGTGGCTTTTGCCCTAAGTCTGTACCGAATGAAAGCAACTTAAGACTGTCACCAATTTGCATATTGGTGGATTGACTTGCATCTGCATTATCAATGACGTTTACAAGTCTAAATTGCATTATAGATGTTTGGCCAAAACCAGCATAAGCGTATGCAAGTTTATTTTCAAGAATATCTGCACCAAATATCAAGTCAGTAGAGATTCCAGAAACGCCTAGGAACTGATTAATAGTTTTATCGTTATAACTGACGTTTAGGAAGTTAGAACCCTTTGTAGGTCTTACAAGAAGAGTTCCTGACTGTCCGAATCCAACTGTAGAGTCAACTACAATCGTACTTGACGCAGCATTAATGATCTCAAGTGTTTTTGTCTTACCAGGCACTTGAAAATTGCCATCAAATGATGTAGAGTCCAATGACAACTCGAAAAAGTCAGTCTGGTTGATCGGTCTATACTCTACATTGTAGATTGAAGCACTTACAGTACCAATTCCAGCAACATCTTGGAATAAGAAATTACCAATAGATTCCAATGGTTGTCCACCGAAAAGGTTTTCAACTAAAACATGTTTGGTTTTGAAATATACGTTTGCAGACGGAGTTAGAGTACTATCAATCGGTTTGAGGAGTTCAATGTCCTCACCGTATAGAAGTTTGAAAAGAATCTGGTAGGAAGCGTCAGTTCCCTTCGACATGTAGAAGTCTTTTGCCCTAGTAAGGATGTTAGTAACAGATGTACCAGAGATAAAGTTTCTGTTTTCAAATCCAGGCAAAAATTCAGTCTTGAATTTTGAAAAGAATGTTTGTAGGAATAGATTGCTTAAATTTAAGACTACAGATCCACTTGGATGTGCAACTGACTCTGTTTCGTTGAACTGTAGGAACTCAGCATCATCGTCTTTTGATATTTGATCAATACCACTGAATCCTCTAGCACATTCCACAAAGGATGTGGCAGTTTTAGACTTGTAAGTTATAATCTCGTTTTCAATCTTCAACAAACCATAAGTATCTGGCCAACCAACTGTTGAAGCAACTTCAATTACGTCGTCACCAGCAAAACAAGATGCGGTAAGAGCGGTATTTGGTATTAAAGTCTCATTATTGAAGGCACTAATCTTTCTATACTCGGCAAGGTTGTTTGCCAAGTCAGTCATACCTGATTGATGTTCCTGAGACTGGTAATACAGATCTAGGAAAGACTGGAACAGTGCAGACTCTTCGTTAATGAACTCAGGAATCTGAGACTCAACTAAATGAGATATCTTTACTCTTTTAATATCTGTCATTTATCTTGTGTAGATTGATTCGCTAGCGTAACTAGATGTTGTGACGTAGGCAGTAGCAGATGTATTCTCACCAGAGGATACAACGTCAGGAAGTGCATTAACAGAACTGTTGGTAACGTCTAACTGTAGATAAAGATCTTTAAGAGCGATAACATCATTAGACTGAGGAATTGCCTCAACCTGTATCTGACCATTCGCTAAAGAAGTACCTGTTATATTTACCACATCAAGATTGATCTCTCCGTGAACGTAATCAATTGTACCAGCATCATTTTTGACGACTAAAGGTAGGTTGTTTTCAAGTTTAAAGAAAATGATCTTACCTACATCAGTTCCAGCGATAGGAATATCTCCCATGTAAATGGTTCCAGAGATATTACTTACGTTAAATCCTGTGGAACGTATTCCATATCCATTACGTTGTTTAAAGAACGCATTTCCATAACAAAGTTCATAAGTTGCAAAAGTATTGATCTCAGGAGTGATGTCCCTTCTCATTTTTACCTTTGTAATGTTAGAAGTAACACCCCTTGCAGAGTTATCAACCAATCCAACAATTTTAGAGTACTTAAATCTTCCACCAAAAGCATTGATATCAGATGATCGTGAATATGATGTCAAAGCCTTTGTTACAGATGTAACTAATTCAGTGGCATCTGAAAGTGCGTTACTATTGTAGTAGACAGAAGTGTCAACTTCAACGTAAAGATATTTGAGGTCAATAATTTCTGGTTTGATACCAGCAATAGAATATTGTTTAAGTTGTCTGGAGATATCGTCCTTTGTAATCTGTGAAAGGAAAGAACCATTCTTTGGTTTGATGGAAATGAACACTTTTCCATACTCAGGTGGATCAAGTTCCTCTCCACCGTAGGAGGTCACAGATTCAACGTTAGGATACACGAATGGAATTATACCTGTGTAGTCATTTGCCGTCACTGCACGGTATTGTGAGGAGTATATACGAGGTGCTAGGTATTTGATAGAACTAATGTCTTCAATATTGTCTCCATCAGCTGCTGCCTGTGAAGTTCTGACAACTGAGATGCCTGATGTTACCGATTGCCCTTGATCATCCTCCAAAACTCCGACAAATGAGAATTTTCTAGCTTCGTTTCCGTTCTTTCCATTTGTGACAATGTAATTTACGGTAACTGTAGCTCCAGCTGGCGGTCTTTTTCCTAAAATACCGTCTCCAAAGAGAAGTTCATACTGTTCATCTTCAATTTCTTGAATTAGGAAGAGTTTTGACGTAGCATCGACTCTTAAAATGTTATCATAGAGTGTATAAATCTCTTTTGTCGTAGATTCGACAATAACACGAATAGAAGTTGAGTCAATATTTGCGTTTGGAAGAATAAAACGTTGATTTGGTTGAGAATAATCAACTTGGAAAGTTTTTTGAAGGTAAATTCCTTCGTAAATGTTTAAATTATTAAATCTAGCTACATTAGTTTCGTCTGTTGTTGCAACAAAGTCGTCTGGAATCGAAAAAATGTAAGATCCACCTTGTTGAGCACCTAAGGCAACCTGTCCAGCCTTCAAAGTTACGATTCTAGTTTCATTGTCACCCATGTTTACTGAGAAATTGATGACTGCCCTAGCAGATCTAGTCGATCTAGGTACATATCCAATGTTTCTAGCAAGTGAAACAACGTTTTCTCTTAGAGTTGCACTGTCAAGGAAGCACTCATTGACTGCCATGTTAGTATTGTAGGCAGTAATGTAACTATTGTACGCTAAAAGATCAATTAGAATCGAAAAGTTAGATCCCTCAAAGTCAAAATCTGAGAAATCACTATTAGTTCTAAGGTAATCTTTGATTTGAGCTCGAAGATCAGCGAAGTCTAGGTTTGTGAATTGATTGAAGGACATTATATTCTAGTTGATTGAAGGATAAAGTCTACATTTTGTCTTGGAATAGTTAATCCAACGATATCGTAAGCAATAGTTATGTTTAAATTATTGGTATCAATAGGAACAGATATCTGACACTTAATATTATTGATTCTAGGTTCAAAGTTTTCTAGCAGAAGGTACAAATCATCCTCTAAACTGTAGGCCATAGCCTCATCAGCATTCTCAAATAGAGAATTTTCAATCTCACTTCCTAAACGTGGAGCATAAAACCTCTCTCCAAGCTTAGTTCTTACCAAATTCTCAACAGATCGCTTGATTGCATCCTCATTTGTCAAAGATCCAATGTCATCTGTGACAGGATGCTTTGCAAAACTAAGACTAATATCCCGAAAATACCTTTTCTGGACTAACGCTCTATCGATTTTGGACATTATTCACTCAGATTTTGTTTTCTTTTCTTATCATTAGTGTCATCGCCAACAACTTCACGCAACATATCGTCTGATTCTTCTGGTTTTTCGATAAAACCATCGTCAGGAATGGTGAATTGGGTGTTTTTTAACTTCATCTTGGACAAAATTATTATCATTATGTATTTAGACACAAAAAAAGACCCTTTTTAGGGTCTTTGAAAGAATTATAAGTTAATATCAACCAGCAGATAGTGGAGACTGTGATGAATTGGTGTTTGCGGCAGCCTTTTTGCGAGCTTGAGCGCTAACATCGTACTGACCTTTGACACTGCCGTCCTTAAAACCAGCGCTTTCTACATTCCTTGGTGACTTTGTAGGATCTGAATCCATAACTACTTTCCTTTTTTTCTTTTATTTATCAATTTGAGCCCGTAATCGGTCTGGAGAAATACCTTCTGAGAGGTAAAACTCCAGTCTGGATTGTGCTTCGTCCTTAGTAAGACCTGTATCTTGCTTAGGATTGTTTACACACCATCCAGAAGTACCCAATTCGACTACTTTGTACTTAGTATCCATTAGAGAATCCTTGTTTTTTCGTGTCCAACGCGAATCTTAGGATCAATCCAAATCTCCATACCAGCTTCTTTTGCATCTAAGCAGAAAGAAACGTCCTCTCCACACATATCTTGGACTTCTCCTGAGTCAAAGACTTGCATTTTAGGTGCAAACCAAGGATACTTCATCTCTGTATGTTCAAATACACCGTTCTCGATGAGCAACCAACCAAATCCAGTGTAGTCAACTGTGAAAGGCTTGCGACGACGAGAGATAGATTCAATGGTTTCGTGATTCATAACCCCACCATTCTTGGCAAAGTCCTCTTCTTCCAACCAATGTGCCACTGAAGTGGTCTTTCCATCCTCTGTGCAATACCAACCACCTGCAATCTGTTTCTGCATCCAAACCAAACGGTAGAACTTCTCTGTATCAAAGACGATATCAGAGTCAATCCAGAGTTGCCAGTCGTACTTGAGTTTACCATCCCAAGGAACTTGATCAGGTCCACGCAATACGTTTGCACCTAGGCACTTGCAACGTGCAAAGTTGACCATAGATGAGTAGTCTTGACTGATCTGAATAGAAGAACCATTCTGAACTAGATCAAAACAAAGTTGAACGAAATTCTTGAGGAAGATATATGACACGCCTCTGCCTGGTAGACAGAATACGATCGCTTTTCCTTTTGCTAATGCCTTCGCTTCCTCAAGATTAAAATCATCCTCGACTTTCTTAGTCTTGGGAGCGTTTGCTTTTACTGTAAATCCTTTAGCCATAACTTATTGTCAGTACATAGTAAGTATACCACGGTCAAATCAATTTGTCCATAGTGTTATATTATATAGTCACGAAATCAAAGGAACTCCTGACTATTACAGGGACCTAGAGGCATATGTTGATCATAGGCTTCTCCGTAAACCATGCTGTTGATTGTGATGTCGCCAGCAACGGATATTCTCTTTTCATCTGTTAACCAATGGGGGTAAACCGCATGATAACAGTCACTTGGAAAGAGTAATAGATGTCCCTCATTGTATTGTTTTTCTAATTTCCAGTTGACCTTACGAGTCCTACCTACAATATCACTATAGGTAAGTATAAAGTCCCCTGCCTCTGGGTGCATAGTATGTGGAACATGTTGTTCCTCTTGTGAATGATAAGGTATATTCAACCATGCCACAAAAGAAAACACTGAGTCATGATTATGTAATGCTTGATATTGTCCCCTACCAGTTTTATTCACCCAGAACTTCTGAAAGGTAAGTTCATGTATATGAGTTGTTTTGAGTTTCTCAGGAAACCCCCACTCTTCAATATACTCGTTTACTGCTTCGTTTAAAACTTCTTTCTGAAAGCGATTACCATCATCTATAAGCATCCACTGTTGATGTGATTGCTTTGGTTCATACTTCTCTATTAAAGAGTAGAGAAAATCTGTATGACTCTTTTCCAGTGTAACATCCAGAAACCCATAGTTGGGCGGATTAATCTTTTTGCTCTTCATTCTTAATCACTCGTATCTCTTCATGACGCAGAGAATCATCAGGATAGTGTTTAAAATATTCTGTTAAGTAATCCAGTTTATGTTTAATATCGCCTTCGGGAATATCTCTCATAATTTGAGACTCCCCAATATACACATTATAAGTATTCATCTTCCCATTCAGCAAGCATATCCTCTAAGTCTTTGCGAATGTCTGGATGATACAATAAATGTGTGTCGTTCTCTAAGCGGAACTGAACCGATTCGTAGATGTACTCTAGTGCCTTGGCATCCAATTCGACATTCATTTCGTAAGTTTGTTTCATTAAGTTATCTATACATTATAATTTTTCACGATACCTTCTACGACCAGTGACTACTTTCTCCATTTGGTTATCACTATAGCGAGTCGTATAATATCCCTTACTATCTAAGAGTTTCGCAGAGTCGTCCAACGCGGTAATTTTTTGAACCATAACGATTGTAAATAACTGATCAATCTTAGTGACTAACCATAAGTCTTTCCTCTTACAGTTTAAGAAAGTATTCAGAGCATCAACGCCGCCGCCTATAGACTCTGTAGTAATATGATTCGCGTTACTATGTGCTGCAACAATTACTACATCATGAGTGCCATCGAACTTATCACATTCATCTGACACTACTTCCCAGAAGTCATATGCAGAGAAATAGTCATATACCTTTCTAAGTCTGAGATTAGCCTTCTTTGCATATGGACATCTACTCATGCCATTAGAAGTGGGTTCCTGTAGATGAGCAATCCAATCATCGGTAAAGTCCTCCAAGTTATCAAGAGGGTGCATTAGAAAGAACTCTCCTCTAAACTAGTATCTCCCATAATGAGAGAGTACGACAAACTATCTGTATGATAAGACTTATAGATCCTGCCCCAGATAATATCAAACTCCTCCTCATCTAGATCCTTAAACAAACACTTGTCATCATAGTATATGTGATACGTCTTTAATTGTTTCAATTTCTTTTTACCAAGGTAAACGATCCATCGTCATTCGGAATCCATTCTAGCGTATCTCCTTCCTTCCAACCAGCCTCTTTGAGAAGTTCATCGGGGAGATTTAGAATACCATCCTCATCAACTGTTAGATTATACTTCATATTCAATCAAAGGAGATTCCTTCCTCATCAGGGAGATTATGTAGTCTAGTCTCAACCCAGTGCTCCTTGTTATCAATCCTAGCTGCCTCAACATACCTCATGATATGTACATCCACTTGCTTATAGACATCATGCAAGTCAATATCCATCCGAATGTCATGTGCAATCTCTGCTACCTGCTTCTCTGTCAAACAATGATCTGGATGAAGAAGATCACAACAGGGGATACGCTTCTCAATTAACTGATTAATGTTAATGCGAATTTCGTAATCGTTGTATACGGCCATAGTATATGTGTTGTACTCCTATAGTATAACATGACCTATGCCAGTAGTCAACCTATGAGGGCATTTTTATATACTGGAATTTTTTTAAATACGAATAATATATAGCTCTCGATTCTGGCTCGTTGTAGGTTAGGGACTTATCGGTTTTTATAACCCGCTAATAATATAAAGAAAACCCTGGCATATCCGCCAGCAGCAGGGGGTCTCCCCCTTAGACTGCCTTTGCTGCTTTGTTACCTGTGCCGATGCTCGCAGCGTGTGTTGCCATTCCAGCGTGCATGAAACTGCCTTTGGGTGCTGCATTGCTCCAAGCACGCCTAGCGGCAGTGGCACCAGCGTTAGAGCGCTTGAGCACTGTATAGGTGATTACTCTGCCAGTGCTGGTCTTTAAGCGTGTCTGCTGTTTGATGTTGTTTGCCATGTGTGCTTGTTTGTTGTTGGTCCTATTGTACATTAAAAAAGGGAGCATATCTGCCCCCTGTGTGCCAGTGTCTTAAGCGACTGCCAGTGATACTCCGTTAACGAAATCGGATGTAGCACCAGCACTAGTCACGAACCAGGACCAGTTCTTTTGAAAGACGCCATTCTGTCTGCCATCTGTGAACTCATTGATCAGAGCGTTTAAGCGTGATTTGGTTGTATTAGACTGCCAACCGCCATCGAAGAGGACCAGAGCATCGTTAGTGATAGTGGCGATATGATTGCCATGTAGTTTAACTACTGCCTCCATTTGATTTGTATCAGAGTTGAAAGCATTCTCTACAGTAGTATTAGAAGAGCGGAAGTCCTGGCGTGAACGGATTGCGGTGTTCATTTGAGTTTCGATCTTACGCATGATTGTTTGTTTGTTTGTTATGTACTTATTATAATAGCATGGCGGGTCGCTGTCAGCCAGCTCTGTGCCAGTTCTTCTAGTGGCACACTGAGCGCTTCTGCTTGGTTGACATTCTCTGGCAGTGCCCTATAATGGACCTATAAGAGATTCGGGGTAGGATCTATAAACTATTCGACACTGGTGCTGCTCCGCATTAATTGTTACAGCGTGTTACGGAATACCTATGGCACACTTGACGGGCCTTGTCTACCCTTATGTTGAGCAATGTGTCTTATGTGTGGTTATGAGGATTCGGGGCATTCTCGGTTGACTTATGAGCGTTTCCGTGTTATAATGCCCGCTTAGATGTCTATAAGATTCACCCTTATTTCGCTTTACTTAGTGATCTCTATACAAAACAGAAGTATATTTAATTAACCTTTTTTAATGATTCTCAAATGATACTTAAAAGAGACAATTAGACCCACTAAGTGTAGCAAACTCTCTCCTTATAGTTCATCATTTAGTTCATATATCTTTCTCTGAATTTGCTTTAGTTTAGCATAGATACTTCCCTGTCTATTTGCTACTGGTAGAGCATTGTAATTAGCAAGACTTTCTAATACTAACAACTTGATAAGTGCCATTTCCTCATTATCAAATAGAGGGGCACTTAGCATGAGGTTCGCTTCTTTAAGGGTCATACGATTCAACCTCGATTTCGATAGCATAGTCTGGGTAAGTTGTCTCTTCTACATTATCATTACTATCCGCTAATCTCTGTAGAAATGCTTCACTTGATTCCCTTACAGTTTCTTCGATTGTTATTACTTTATCCATCTAGACTGCCTCCTTAGTGTTATACTTACTAATGGCAATTTGTCCCAGATTCTCAACATATAGAGTCTTAACTCTCTCTCCATTCTTATCATTCAACTCTAGTAGTTTGTTCCAGTTCCAGTTACTTGGCGAAACACAGTTTGCTTCACTTACTGTAAAGTCTAATGTAACACGATAGCGAGTTACTGATTGTGATTGAGAGTCCATAAGAATGAGAGTGGTGGATTACATTTAATTCTACCAGATATTGCACTAATTGTCAACCAGTGGACGATATTTCCTCTACTACATTGTTATTTAGTGGGGAAACATTGACGATGATTGTGATTACTTAAGCACGCTTATATAAAAAAATTCGGGCGTTCGCCTCTAAGGGACTAGGAACTATGTAATACTAATAAAGACGAATTACTCTTATTAGTTTACAACTAGTGGTCTTACTAAGTGATTAACAAACAACTCACTTATGCCACTAAGTATAGCGATTAAAGACGATTAATCACTCATTAGAACTGTCATTCACCTCTTTTTCTTTTTGGACTGTTTAACCATCTTGTTAAACTTCTTTGATTGACTGGGTGACATACCACAAAAATAGTTCAGTAGATTGCCTTCATACTGGTCAGCAATGTTTGAAAGTTCGTTATCCATCATTGTGCTAAACTCTCAAAACGCTTCATCGCAAGTTTAATTGCTTCCTCATCGATTTGATCAATAGTGACGATTTGTCCTTTATAACGATAAAAGTTTTCAATTTCTTCTAGTGACTCCTCATAAAGTGTTTCAAGTAATTCATCATTAACAGCGCAACTCATTTAATTTTCCTCATAGATAGGGGCGAACAATTGATAGTAAAGGTCATTCATGAGACCGAATTCAAACGAAGTGGAAGCGTGCTCCTCATCAACACCTTCCCAACACTTCATAATTTCAGTGTAAGTATCTTCCATTATAGACACTCACTAGGTGCGAAACCGATAGAAGCGATAGCATTATCAAGCGCAACTCTATCAAGATCGGGATCATCAAAATCAACGCCTGCAGCGTGATCTACACCCCACTCGAGCACCTCATCACAAAAATCTGAGAAATCTTTGCATACCCAAGCAACATTTTCAAAGTTTTCTACTTCTTTGATTCTGTTAATTAATCTGTCTGTTTTAGTCATGTTTGTTTGTTTGTTTGTTATACTATTATTATAGGGCATTGAGATTGAATATCAACCCCACTTGTGCCAGTTTGATTAGTGGCACACTATCGGTTGACTTTCTCCAAGTCACTTAGATAGCATTCCACTGTATGAAACTCATAGTCATTAATGTAAGTTTTAATAACAGCGTAGTCTCTACTTCTATCCAATAAAACTACATCACCTTCTAGATCATCATGTACGAGCGATTTAACACTAGTGCCTAGTTTGATGTTTGCTGTTACATCTTGACCAATTTTAAGAACATCTTTTTTACATAGTTCTTTGTATTCTTGAATTGTCATTATAGTTGATTCTCCCATACTGTTGATTTAAAACGTCTCACTGCTTTGTCTAACAGTTTAATATCACCATCGCAGATATCAGCGGCAGACTCATCCTCTACATGAGAGAATGAATTGTTGATATCACCTATGAGAGTGAGTAATGCTTCGTAATTAGTCATAGTTGTTTGTTTGTTATACTACTATTATAGTCGATCGAACTAGAATTTAGTCCTTGATTGTGCCACTTTAGCGATTGTCCTACTATTCATAAACTGAGCAGGTCTCTTTGTATTACATGTAACAGCATAATTCATATCAAGTAAAATATCAATTTCTTCCGCCATGTTAAACACGTTGATTGCTTCATTTTCGACTGTCTTACCTTTATAGGTAACCACCTTCAATCTAGTAAGGTTACTAACTTTATTTTGTCCATCTTTGACTTCATAATAGTCAACAACTGTGTTTAGGTTATCAGATTGAAATTGCATGATGTTCTTTGTTTGTTATACTATCATTATAGGGCACTGATATGCAATAACAACACTTAGTGTGCCACTAATCAAACTGGCACACTGTTGGTTGATTATATCACCAATCTGGGGTAGGTTGCTTTGCCTGTGCTTTTTCGACCTTATCATAGTATTTGTCAACTGAACCCTCTAAGATTTCAAAGATAGTATCAACTTCATTTACATAATCATCAAATGGTTCTAATAATTGACCTTTAACTCTGTCCGCTCTGTAATGCTCACTCTTTTTAACACTATCCTCAAGTGAGCATAGGATAACACCTATTTGTGCTTCGGTTAGTGTGACTTTGTATAGTGTATTATTCATGGATCCAGTTTCCTTGCTCATCATAATCTCCTTCAGTAATAGATTCTAATCCATATGGATCACTATCAATAACGACTGATTGTAAACCTTTATAATCACGTCCCTGTAAACGATAGACTTCTTTCTGTTGTCTCATATCTCGATCGAGTCTATAACATAATTCTGCATTTAGTGCCATTAATTGACGTTTATCATCACTATGTTCAGAATAATGAAAGTTCATACACTCTAACATGTATTCAAGTTCAATAATAGTAAATTTCATTTTAGTAGTCTCCTCCATATATTTCTTCCATCAACTCATCATAAAGTTTCTTTAGTTTAGTTGCTGTAATACTCTTTGCTTTATCATTAATTTTCTCTTCTGTCTTATCATCAAAATTCTTAGCAAGATCTTTGATCTCTTTGATGTAATAACGACAGTCTGATCTTGTTATGGTCATAGATTTGTTTGTTTGTTATACTACTATTATAGTAGCATGAGATTCAATAACAACCACGACTATGCCAGTAATTAAACTGGCACATCATAGGTTGATTTATTTTTAAGAACATGCCAATATTCTTCATAAGATAGAGTTTCTTCTTTATCTGTATCGGTATTGAGTACAATATCAAAAGGATAAAAAGCATAATATCTCATATGATCATCAACATACTCTTTGATTTGTTTATACTTAGTCATCAGAACACCCCTTGATAACGCTTTGTATAGTATCGGTAAAATCCTCATCAAAGAATTCTTCGATCTCTACCATAGCATCATTAAATGAATGGTCATCTATCCATTTTTGCATATCTTGAGCAACATATACAACTAAATCCTCGACTGACATTCCATCAACGACTCGATCGATATAACGCTCTTTAAGAGCATTGAATTGTTTGTCTGTTAGTTTTGTTTTGTTCATAGTGTTAATCATGGATGATAGAATCAAAAATTGTGTCATCATTAGGGAACTCATTTACCTTAGCAATTGCTGCTGCGGCAACCATGTTCCAGACCTTTTGTCCTGACATTTTCTGATCTTGACAATGGAAAGCAACTGTATCCTCTAAGAGTTCAAGCACTTCCATTGACTCATTAAAGAGTTTTTCGTATTCTACAGGGTTCATCATACAGTCCTCACGAATAGTTTTGAAATGCGATCGTCAATTTCATTGACTCTCTCATAAACTGATCTGCCTTCGATCAATTCATCTTCTTGCATACTGTCATCATCATAACAACGATAATCTTCAAGTGCATTTGAGATAGTGTCCCATTCTCCATCAGTGAAGAATGAGCGAATTGTTTGCAGTTGGTCAAAAGAGAAGTCTCTAACCAGTGATCCTTGACGATTCATCATAAAGTTTGTTTGTTTGTTATGTACTTATTATAGGGCAGTGACTCAAAGAATCAACCACCCTTGTGCCAGTTTGTCTACTGGTCTAATGCCCATAGACTTCCACCATCAAAATCGGTAGGGTATCCATAGTTTCTAACTAACATATCTCTAACTCTTTCTCTGTCAAGTGAATCACCATCGCCCCAAGTGAATCTATCATTATCCAAATCAGATATCACTTGTAAGTAATCTTCCGTAGCAAGTGTAATGTCACCTTTAGTAACATTCATTTGATAAAGTGCATCATCAGCACCATAGAATGAAAAGACATAATCAATAAACTCATCAAGTTGATTGATGTCATATTTTGATTTTCCGATAGCAACGATAGAAGTCATAAACCTGTTTGTTTGTTATACTATCATTATAGGGCAGTGATATTGAATATCAACCGCCCTTGTGCCACTTATTCAACTGTCACTAGGTACAACCATTTGTGGGATTCCATCTTGAATATCCGCTAAGTGTCCTAGTTTATGACGAATTTTCCTAAAATTAACGTCAAAATCATCGCTCAACTTGTCAGTAACCCTACAAGGCGTACCTAAGATAAGTTGAAGCAGAGCGTCACACTCTGCTGCGGTTAGATTTGGGTCATTCATCATGCTACCTCGTATAATTCTTTTGGATAATCAGCAGGGATAGTTTCTTTGATAGGTTTGAATGTATCGTTGAAATCTTTAGTCTCTTTGTTCCAAAAACTGAGACCATAACACTCTAGAGTTCCGTCAAGTTCCTTGACGTAAGCATACTCTCCACAACACTTGTCAGTATCCTCAAAGAAGTGAGAGATAGTTTTGTGAAGTTTAGGAGCATTATCATCCATAGACTCACCTCGCTCTGTATAATAGCAAGGTTTGTACTCTCTACCTTCTAACTCTTCGGGTTCCTTAAGATCCCAACCTGAGTTAGTATAGCAACAACTCATGTTACCACCATCAATAAGTTCAGCGAATTGGTCTCTAGTATCATAGTGCTTGTTGAGAGTAACTCCCAACCACTGTGGATAACCATCCCAGTGATGATATACTGAAAGGATTGAACCATCAGCAAGGCGAAGTCCGATTCTTGAATTTGTTGACATAGTGTGTTGTTTGTTTGTTATGTACTTATTATAGTGTGGTGGGAATGGAAATCAACCACCTGTGTGCCACTAATCTAAGTGTCACAGGTCTGCTGGGTCTGAAGGCATCACCTGTGGTACGATCATCAGTTGTAACCTATCAACGACAGCGGGCACTAGATAACTACCATCAAAAGAGCAAGTTCCGTCATCATTCTTGTTACCTAACTTCTCACAAATTGCATCACTAACTAACTCATATAAAACGTTATGTTTCCTTGGGTTCTGATAAATGTGTTCAATAACTTCCAATACCAAAGCATCAGCAAGTTTGTTTAATGTCTCTTTAGATAGAGTCATTTAGTCCTCCTTTTTGTTTGTGTGGTCATTTTCCAATTCCCATAGGGTCATCTGATTCGCTCTCTAATTGAGAGACAATTGCACTATCAATTTTGTCTAGTTCTTCTTGATGAAACTTTCTTGTCCATCCATCATTGTATGATGAATTTGCATTTACCAAATGGTGTGCTCGGTTTCCAATCAAAACATCATTTTCTTCTCTATAATATTCATAAACAAGTTGTTGATATATGTCAAACAACTCTTGCAATACTACTCCTTCGAGATCAGTCCATGAACCAACGTAGTCAACTTGTGTCTCATCATATCCGCCCTTCTTGAAACTAGGAGCACTAAAAAAGTGCATATCTGTGTCTATCATGAAGTGATGACCATACTTCTCACTCTCGTAAGTTTTTACATATGTCCTCATTTTGTACCTCCATCAACTGCTATCATTTTGTGGTATATGTCATATGAAATATAATCTCTAATATCATTTGAGAGATCAGGGTCATGCTTTGTTTCTACTCTCTCTTTGAGTGAGAAATAAGTCGGTTCAAATATCTCAAAGAGTCTATTGAACTCGGTATCTGTTAGGTTTAATGTTTTCATAGGTCAATAGTATGCTCAAGTTTTAGACGTAATAGTGAGTCAACAACCGATTCCATAGTTGTCTTAGAGTAACCAACTGCATAGGGATAATCCTTCTTGTAGTCAGCGGCACTCTGTTCCGAAGCACCATAACATACCTCAATTGATTCATTGAGTGACATAATTATTGCATCAATAACGTAGGTCGGGATTTCAAGTTTGGGATCTGGCATTGAATTACCTTATATGTTTATATTATAGTATAATAAAATAGGATTGCAACCACTCATGTGACATTTATTCAACTGGCACACCCGATGAAGTGATTAAGAGTTGGTAATCACTTCATCTGGTACGCCCCATGTCTTTTTCATGTTAAAGTTTGCATAACTGAAGCGTTGACGTTTGACAAGTTTGTATGTACCATATTTGTTAGTCATCACATAACCCTCATGTTCATAGGGTTGACCATCAATAAGACACTCTACATCTTGTGACGTAGTGATGCCTTGCATCAATAGTTCTTTAACTTCGATAATCATATTGTACAAGTGGAATAGGTTTTTTGAATATCCTGTATCACTTGCAAGTTGATCTGGGTTAAGTTTCTTGCCTTCCCTCACATAACTGTTGACGATTACCTTTAGTGTTTTCCCTTCCTTGAGCGTGGGGAACTCGGTGAATCGTACCAACGTGCGAATAAGAATGAGCAAAAATTCGATCTTTGCATTTAAGCGGTTTGATCGGGCGCCCATACTAGCATGAGTATCAACTTGATAGTGTCTCAAGTTGGTACAGTCGAGATTCCCATAGTTATTAGTCCTATAATGGAATACTGCATCTAATTCTTGAATAGTTGCACCAACATATTCAGTATGAGTCGCTACAACCACTGATTGTTTGATTACTTTATCAAATTTGTAGGTGATTGTGTTAGGTTTGTAAGTATCATTACCACCATAACCAATGAAGTCGCACTGATATACCCCATGCTCTGTGGGCAGGGTCTCAAGACAAGTGTGTAGAATACTTGCTACGTTTGGGATGTTCCCATGATTAGTTTCAATGTCATCATGAGTATAGTTTATCTTGATCTTTTTCTTATTGAATACTGATTTAGTACCAACAAAGAATCTACCATTCTCAGGGTTGACTCCATAGACGACAGCGGGGGCACCATCATATTTGACTGATATTTGATTTCTCTTGCTCTTCAGAAACTTGATCACATCAACAGCACCCTCCTTACCAAGGGTCAGGATGCTGTCCTCTGGGTGTTCTAGGTGTTTGTTCTTCATACTACCATTATACACCATGCCAACAGGAAAACAACCCTCTCTGTACCAGTTTGTAGACTGTCACACAAAGAATTGTTCTAGTGGGGTCAAGTTAAGTTTCATTGCAGTATAGGGCGAAGTGTCCTCTATTGAGACTTCTTTACCTATTCTATTTGAATTGATGGGGGCGTAGTAAGCGTGCGTACTGCTTCTCTTTGTTCTCTTATGCTTGACGAATCCCCAGATACAACGAGATTCATCACCATCATTATAGAGAAACCTATAGTCAGATACAGTCCAGATAGCATCCACATTAGTTTTAAATTGTATCGACTCATAGCGGTATCCTTTAGGTGGTTGGTGAATAAAATCGTCTGGAAGTGCGGTCACAATTTATCAGTTAAAAGATTGTGGGAGAGATTCGACTTAAAGAGCATTTTCCACTGGGGTCGCTCACTCTTGCCTCCCACATTTATATAATAATCCATTGGGATAGGATTACAACCAGTAGTGTGCCAGTTTATTATATGTCACATTCGGGGTTGAGAAATTGTCTATTTCGCTTTACCTTAGTAGTTGAAATATCAATTAGGTCTTCTAACTCTTCAATAGAATTAGATAGGTTATCATCATCTTTCTCTTCAGAATAGAAAAATAATGCTTCACTTAACAAGTTGAATTGCTTGTCAGTTAGTGTTACATCGATCTTATACATCTTACCTCATAGGTATGTTAAATGACATGATTGTCCTCTGTTTATCTGATTTAGATACTGGCGATTCATGTAACAATACAGAGGGGAAAGTTAGAATCTCACCTTCATTTACTGAAGGCGCAACCTTATCTATTGTACCATAAAAAGGGTTAGGATTAGGACTATAAAATGTAGTGGGAAAGTGCTCTTCTGCATCAAATTCAACATATAATACACATGATATATTCATTAAACCATGATTGTGGGCACCATGATATTGTCCTCTGTCATATCTCTGTGACCATAGTTGCCAATCCTCAATACCTTTGAAAGGGCAATCTCCTCTATATCTATCATTCAATATCTGTGTGTATTCATTAACTAACCTATCTAAATCAGTTTCCAATATCTCATAAAACTCCATAAGATATGGTGCTGAAGTCTGATACTTATAGTAATCAGTCTGGCACTCATAATCTTGTTTAAAGTAATCAAACTCTTGAAGATCATCACCAGTAAAATCCATTAGATTTAAGAGTTTAGATTTCTTGTCACTCCAATCATCTACCACAAACTTAGTGATAGGGAACCCAAATAGATTTAGAGATTGACCGTTCATTTCTTGTGATTTCATTTTCTGTCTTGAGAACCCTTGCCACCACTAGACCAAAGACCTGTTTTTTCCATAATTCTGTCCGTCAGGTGTGTTTGGTCATCCATCCCACTCTCGTTATGGAAAAAAGACTAAGTGTCATCCTAGAAGTTCATTTGTGCTTATAGTTCTTTCTTGATTTGCGCCTTGGTTTTATACCCTTGTCTCTCTTCAACTCTGCTTTAAGTTTCTTTAGAAATTTCAAGTGATCAGGATACACCAATCTCATCAGATCCTTTTTAGTCTGTCTCGATTCTTTACTAATCTCTGTCCACCTCAACATCATTTATGTCCTGAAATGTAATGTTTGCGATGTCCGAATCAGTCCAATCTGTGATATCATCAAGGAATAAGTCGGTATCATCAAAATCATCTGCCTCGATCATCATTTCCTGTACTAATGCCTCAGCGTCCTCAAGTCGAACTTTATCCACCAAACTACTCATCTGTGTGGCGAATTGCTCTTCCATGACTGAAAGGCATTGTGCTCTGATCTTGTCAATTTGTGCCATTGGTTTAATTACCATGTAGTTTAATTATACTATAATGTTAAGTTATTTGCAACTACCTTGTCGCTCTTGATACCTGTGACTCTCCTCTAGTAAAGATAGTGTCAACAACTGATTGAAGGCGACGTTCTGTACCAATACCCACATTGCTGTAAACTGGTACAAACATCTTGCCAAATGGTTTTACATAACCATTTCCATTGATGTTAGGTTTGAGAGCACCTGTACTAATCTTAAGTGCATCTTCCTTATGTAGTCGAATGACTCGACCAATAGTCTGTGCCATGGTGATTAGATCAAGATTCCTCAATAGAATACAAGCAGTCAATCCGCTCACATTCATACCCTCTGAGAGAATAGAATGATGAAACATGACAAACTTCTTGTCAGGGTCAGCACCCCACTTGTTCATCAAATTGAAGAATGTCTTGCGAGTGACCTTCTTACCATTGATGATAGCACCATACTTTGATGTAATCCACATTACATTGTATTTCATAGAGTGACATACTGCCATGAAATCAGTTTGAGTAATCAACTTGTGAATGTTCTTACTAGACTTAGCAGTGACCAATACTTTGTCCATGTGATCTTCATTTTCAAGAGCATCAAGAATCATACACCTGTCAATCTGCTCGACTGATTCATAGAACCCGATAGGATACTTGACTGACTTGACTTGAGGCGGTACAATGTAACCCTTTTCAATCAACTCTGGAGCAGCGACTTCTGCAATAACATTACCATACACCTTGACATTGTTCATACCTCTCTCTTGTGATGTATGATGTTTAGGTGTGGCAGTGAAGTAAAACTTACGTCTGGTAATCTTAGAGCGATTCTTGACACTCTCAAAGAAGTTCCTTTGAACTGAATTGTGTGCCTCATCATAATATACTGTGTCTGCTTCAACATCTTCTCTGACTTTGTGAAGTGAGTGATATGTTGTAAAGATCAACTGGTTCCTTGTACTGTTATGATGCCACTCTTGAATCTCTTCTGGGTTAGTAGTAGTCTTATAGTTAGTCTCTCCACTATGAACATGAAGCACCTCGACATTATCAATGTGCTCTAAGAACTCCTCACACAACTGTTGTGCAAGTAAGATTCTAGGAGCAACAACAATAATAGTCTGCGGAATAGGCATACTGAATCGCCACTTAGCGTCCATAATCATACATATTGTTTTACCGCCACCTGTGGGTACAAGAACCTGCCCCCACTTGTGTTGCATGGTATCAATTATGTCTGTTTGATGGTCACGAAGTTGCATAGTCAGTTGTCTCAATACTCATATTATAGGATAAAAAAAGACCCCTGCATGGGGTCTTGTGACAGTTTCAGAACTGTGCCAATAGTTTTTGAGTCTCAGGATCGAACTCCTCTTTGACTCCATTGATGTCCATCAACCAATCATCTGCCTCAAGTCGTTCAAACTCTTCGGTTCCAAGTGTCCATTCGGGATCGCCCGAGAACATTTGGGCATTTTCTTCAAACTCTTGTGGGGTCATTGTCTTAATAATCAAAATTTACAAAAAATAATAAACACATCAAACTCAGCAACTTGCAGGCGAGTATTGTTGTGGTTCAGTCAGGAAATCTGTCACCTGATAACCAAGATCGAGACGTGAATTGATTGTCTCAGTCATTTCTCTCTTGCTCATCAGTCGCATTGACATAGCATTAACTTCGCCTTGATTGTTCTTCAGTTTGAGAGTATAAACGAATTTCTCAGTCAAAATGTTGTGAGGGCGGAACTCTACTGACATTGAACCTGATGTGAGTTGCATGGGGTCTCTTGTGTTTACTCTCTTATTATAATGGGATCAGAGTCCCCTGCAACCACCTGTGTGCCAGTTATCCAACTGGTGGTGTGCCTGGTGCCTGAGCAGGCATTGATTCCATATCAAACTTACTAGATGCCTTCTCTAGTTCTACCTTACCCTTGAGGGCATTGACCTCTGCAATAAGAGTCTTAATATCATCTTGTTGTTTATACAAGGCAGCATTAACCAATGACTCCAATGTAGTCAATCTCTCATCAAGATTACCAATGGTTCGCATTGATGCTTGTAATTGTTTCTTTAGTCTATCTACTTGTTGCAACTTAGTTTTAGTAAGTGCTTCTGTGTCTGATGTTAGTGAATCGTATCCCATAATTTATGTTACTCTTTGATTATTTAGATAGGTGTGCGTATTACCTGATGTACAGATAACCACCTGCCCAGTCACAGTTTGATAGCATCCACTGACGTTGATTGATGTCTCTCATATCAAATCTAACGTGTTTAGCAGGTGCTTTCCATGAAGCAGGTTTGTAAACCTCTCCTGTCATTTTGTCAACAAAAGCATGAACCCCTGCACTATCATATTTGCCTTGGTGGTAGTCATTCTGAATGATCTTATGATACCTTTTGCCTGATGTTATAGTAAACCTCATGCACTCTTCATCATTCTCAATTTTGTTAATCCTATCCTGTAGGTATGGATTATTTTCCTCTGAATTATTCTTGATGCAAGAGCGAACTGCGTAGTTCTTATACTGTTGTTCGAGAGCACGGCAAAGTGTCTCTGTCCATTGAAGTACTTCTACTTTTGTGAGTGATTGTTCTAGTGTTGACATAATCTTTGTTTGTATTGTTGTTTGTTAAAGAGAAAAGGGGGGAAAGGTAACAAACACAAAACCTTTCCCTCCACATTCATATATTACTGCTTTATGGTGGTAATACAACCACCTATGTGCCACTACTTCAACTGTCCACTCTTACCAAGTCTGTGTAGATAGTAACCTATGAGAGCACCAATACCCATCTTAAACAAGGCACTGAAAGAATTGTCAATTCGATTCAAATTAATATCTGTGCCTGTACCATACTCACTATTCCTCAAATGATAGTGAACAGTTTTGGGTCTGGTTTTCATGGCAATAATATAGTTGGGTGCGAGAAACAAAAACGTGGACTTAAACTCATTGACTTCTTTTTACGTTTAGGACTTGCACCTAACCCAATGGATGCCAGTTTTGTTTCCCATTATCATTATAGGTCATCTACCTGTCCTTGTCAAGTTCTTGGTTCTCATTGTACTGAGGGTTGCACTCTTCTGTAAATGCTTTCCTTCTCTCTTGTGGTGTTAGTTGTACCACTCGCCAACCGTAGTCTCCATTAGTGACAATGGTGGGCATCATGTTCATTGATAATGTGACTCTGTTGTCTCCATTATTATGTTGATAACCATGTATGACTTGAGCAGGGAAAATCATCAGTTCGCCCTCTTTCACCTGTACTTGATTATCCTGATTGTGGTCTGTAAACTTCTTCCGCATCAATGTTAGACTAGGCATTACAGGATAGTATAAATTTTCTTCTCTTGTGAAGTGTGTATTTACATGATCTTTTGTAACATCAAAGTTCACATAATATATGCAACTTAGGTAAGAATTGCTATGAAAGTGTGGATGTTGGTATCCACCCTTGTCGCTTATGTTATACCAACTATCTGTAACTGCTACTGTCTCCTGTATATAATGACCTAGAACTTCCTTTGCATAATATTCTCCTTGTTGTTCACACCAATTTTTAAATCTACCATACTTCATATCCTCATGGAGCACAGAGTAATGTCCAAGGTGCTTTAACGCCTTTGAGTTTGCATTGTAAGATAACTGATTGCTTTTCTGTTCTTCAATGTCATCTAACATATTTTGCTTTACCTTATCATGGAATGGGCACTCCACGATAAGAACTGGCGTTGGCAGAATGTTTACTACTTCCATGTTATAAATTAGGATAATCCCATAGTTCGCCTGACCTTTGGTTAGTCATGGCATTGTGTCTCTCTTGTTTGGTCAGAGGTTCAATTCTCACCTCATTCACATATCTAGGCATCAAATTACTTGATACTGTAATTCTATTGTTACTGTAATTAGTTGCATAACCATGGCAAGTATTAGCAGGCCACAGTAACAACGAACCCTCTAATCCTACCACTTCATTAACATAATTATACTTTGTTTTCTCGTAATTTGTCAACATATATGCAAAGTAGTCAGGATTTTTCTGACTATTGTTTGGTCTGTAAAAATATGTTGGAGCGTGGACTTCATCATCAAAGTTGATATAATATAAGGCACATATAACGGCATTTATATGAAAATGCGGACTCTGACGACCACCTTCATCACACACATTTAACCAACTATCTGTCAATACAAAATCAGATGTATCATAGTTAAGTATATCTTTTGCGTATATTTCTGCCTGTAGTTCTATCCACTCCCTAAACTCCTTGTACTTATCTTGAGATAGAGGCGAGTAGTAATCAAGGTGTTCTAATCTTTTTGCGGGTGCGTCAACCTTTTTATGTTCATAGTCATTACCATGACTATTGATCTCATCAGTAATTAATGACTTTAGTTTCTCATGCTCAGGGTATAATACTGCTCCTAACTGTAAAGGTAGTATATCAACCACTCTCATCAACTTTCACCTACACTATTTGGGTGGTTTTCTCCCCAAACTTCCTTTAAAAATGATTCAGGCAACATATCTCTAGGAGCAGGCGAAGTGTTGAAACTTACAGTAATTCGTTCCTGATCTGTATTATTAACTCTGCTTCCATGTTCTAACCAAGAAGGAAATAGGTATAGATGATTTTCTTTAATTGGTATATCCATTTCATATACACCATAACGTGTAGGTTGTATGTTATGAATACACATCATATATGGTTTGAGTGGCGATACCACGAAAAACTGTCCAAAATCTCCCTCTGGTAACTCAAGATAGAAAGCACCACTTACAACACTAGACTCATGGCGATGTTTATCTGTGTATCCACCTTTGGGCAGCATATTATACCATGCTCCACTAATAATTGCAGGGTAGTTTCCTATTTTAGCATTATAATCATTCAAACACTCATGAAAAACATTTAATATATCATAACAACCCTCATCTTGTAACGGATCCCAACCACCATGAGAACTGACACCATTCACTGCTAAAGAATGTCCATGTGTTTTACCTTGTTCTTTTATATGTTTTTTAAAATAATCTAAACCAGGCGCCTCTGTTAGATCATATTCTTCCAATAGTGTGGGAAATAAATCCATATCAATTCCATTTACAATAGTCTATGTTGAGAACAACTCTCAGGTCAGCATCAGTACATGACGTACCTGCGTGAAGCAAATCACCTGAGAATATAACTGCCCTATTCTCTTTTGATACCACTTTCTGTCCGTCCTCAAAGTATGTATATCCATCATTGTCATTGAAGTATATCACACAAATATGATAGTCTGGTATGTCAGTAAAGTTGCCTTGACTATCTTGGGGACCTGATACATCAACGTGTAATGGTTTCTCTTTTATGTTTGTCGTTCTAGGTGTGGCATTGAACTTAATCCTATGCAATGCAAATGGATTAATTGTAGCAAATATTGGTTTAATTATACCATAAAGATCTGATATTGGTTCAGAGTCTATGTAACAGGCATGAGTAAATTGTGGGCAACCATCGCCTTCCATCACAGAGGTAGGAGAATAGTACCAAGGCATAACCCCACCAAAGATATACTCTTTGATAGGGTTAAAAACCTCAGTAGGTAGGAAGTTATCGTAAACTTCTATGCTCATACACTATCGCTTTTTGCAAGGTTCTGATCTTTGAATACTACTTGAATGTTCTCCATTGTAGTTTTGCCTCCTAGTGAGTGTGGAGTGATATGATCTAGACTTGTGATATCTGGGTCTTTTGCTTCCTCACGACTAATGGGGCGACCAGATAGAGGACAAACTCTGTTCTGTCCTTCCCATAGAGGGATTCTCCAACGTGGATCTGCAAGTCTTACTTCATCTTTGACTACTGCAATACCTGCTTCAACTAACATAGGAATTAAATCCTCACGAATGTGCTCAACTCTGTGCTTTGCCTTGTACCAAGTGTTTGCACCATAGAGATCATAGAACTTAACCCATGTCTCACGATCTTGACCTGTATTGTACTTAGGTGTTTTGTCCTGACACTTCTCGTCATACCACGCCATGTAGACATCAAATAGTCTCTTGTAGTTACTCTTAGCAACTGAACCATTGAGTCTCTCAATCTCAACAAACAACCAATAGAAATCATGTAAGATGTTTCTACCACCAGTTGCAGCAAGGTTCTTCCTCTTTTGAACAGTTTCCCTCATGAAAGGAAGGAAAATGTTATTAAGGAACTTGACAAAATTATCATAGTTCTTTGTTACCTTTGTGTTATTGGTACTTCCAACAACGTAGTCAGCATCAAGAGTAGATGTTGCATAAGGGTCAATCTGACCATACCATGTATAGTAGTTAGACCATGCTGCGAGGTAGGCACAGAATTTGTATCTGATAGAATTAGACTTTGTGATGAAGTCTGCAGCAAGGAACTCTTCCTTGAGTACGTCATTCAAGTCACGAATAGCACGACAATAGATCGAAGTATTGCAGTTACGGAACTCCTCAGTAGTCAAGTCCTCATTGTTGTTCAATTTGATGAACAAATCTTTCCTCTCTTCAGAGGTTAGAGAAGGATACTCAAACCAGTTGAACAAAGCAGAATCAACTGCCTCTACAAGTTTAGCATAGTCTTGACCCAAGTTCAAGAGAACTGACTTTGTGTAGTAGTCATCTTGATCTAAGATAACTGTGGTGTTCTTATAATCTCCAATGATGCCGTCCCACTCTCTAACTGTATAGTTACCAGACTCCAGAGGAACTAGATCATTGTCCCAATCTTCAATGGCATCACATCTGTTACCACCATCAATGTGTAGATACTTATAACCTTGTTCTTGGAAAAAGATAAGTCTCTCTCTATATTCAACATCTAAAGGATCATTGTACACAGCAATCCTTGCGTTCATGGCATAAATTGTCTTTGCAATATTTACCATATGAAATGATGAAAGTTCAGCGTATCCTTGAATAACAGCACTAATATAAGATGACTGTTTGCCTGGAAGATGTCTCCACACTGACTCTCGTTGTACGTCACGATCACGACCTGCTGCTTTCAGAATCTCCTTGAAAGCATGTCCAGTCACCTCATAAAAAGGTTCTTTCTCAAGGCACTTGTGTGACTTTAGATTCCTGATCGGAATTTTCTTTGATGATTTAGGCATAATAATGACCAATTGTGACAATCTGGTACTGCGTACCTCATGTCTTTACATATTCACTATAACAGGTCCTCTTTGCCTTGTCAACCCCTAATCCACAAATATGTGAGAACACTTGGGACAACAGTGAACTTCCTTCTCCTTGTACATTTGTTTGTACTCTCTGGGGTTGGAACGTTTAAACATTAACTCATCAATCTTTTTTACTTGTTTTCTCATTTTCGATGATTTGCAACATTTCAAGAGCGCCTTGCACTTTCAAAAATTCTTCTTTCTTGAGTTCAAAAGTTTTACTCAATTCTTGGATTTCTGCTTGAAGGTCTGTCGCCCTCTTTGTCAAATCTTCTTTGTGACTCATAATAATCTTGCACTACATGATATATATCATACCATAATAAATAGATTTGGCAAGATCTACCTAACAATATGAACGAGAATTATTCTTTAGAAGAAGAACAAAAAGAATATGAGATAGAATCTAATCCCGAACTGCAAAGGAATGAGTTAAATCCCTCTGTAGCAACGGTCATGTATTCACATGAGAAGGTCTATAAGACTCTTGCAACTGTTGGAGACTTTGTATGTCATATTTGGTACTATGATGATAACTATGACCCTCAGAGATCCACTGAGGGGTCTAAGAGAATCCATATTGTACCTACTGACAATATTCTAAGGCATGATACTGACAGTGAACTGGTAAACTACTGGTTTAACATTGCCAATGACAAGTGGCCTCAAGGTGTAATCTTTGTCAACCCTATCATAAGGAGAAATGGGGTTAAGTTTGTAAGCAACAGTGACCTTAGAGACTGTGTGAAGTATATGTCAGGTGTTGCTGCACACTATGATGCAAACTCTAGTGACATTGTGGCGATTGATGTTGAAGACGGCAATAAAATGTATGAGATGAGTTATGATGTGTCCGCTTCTAAGATATACTCTGACGTATCAAACAACACCTATGATGACTTCACTTCAGGACCCCTTAGTGGTGGTAGTTTAAGTCTATCATACGATCAATCGTTTGGAAGTGGTCAGATCTCTATGAGTAGTCTTGCTGTTACACTAAGTGGTTCGTCTCCAGAAAATTTCAGTCAGTATTATAGAGGCAACAAAGTTGCAAATATATCTCAAAACAATAGTGTTCCCACTAGTGGCACTTTCTCATTCAGTCAGTTGAGAAACGTAACCACTGGTGTGACTGCTAATGCTAATGGAAATTGGATGCACCTACAAGCAAGATGGGAAGTATTTACTGGTGGAATATGGGAATCCAATTTAAATAAGAGATTGAATGTAACTGGTAGTGTTGGAGGAGCGACTGACAACCCTGCACTGCGATTTAATGGTTCTGGCGCAGGCAAAATTGATGTATCTATTTCGGGTGATGTGAGGGGAGTCTCTGGCACGCCTGGTTTGCAAGGTGTCGCAGGCCTTGGTAAACCTGGCGGAACTGCAAATAAGGCAATGCACGTTGCAAGTCCAATCAGGATGTCTAGTGGTGACCTAAACAGCAGAATCCGTGGCGGTGGCGGCGGAGGCGGCGGTGGCGGTGGTGGAGGTAAAGGTGGTGGCGGAGGTCACGGCGGAGGTAGAAGATGTAGAGGTTGGTTCTGTAATAGTTCCGAAAGAGTATGCCACAATAATGGTGGTCAAGGTGGTGCTGGTGGTAATGGAGGAATTGGTGGAGTAGGTGCTGGATATGTTTGGGCTGGATCTTATTTCGCAGCGCACTCTGGTAGTGCTGGATATGGTGGCCAAGGCGGTTCAGGCGGTAGTTCTAGAGGAGGTGGCCAAGGCGGAAATGGTGGTGGCGGCGGTAGAGGCGGCGGACATGAACAAAATGGCACTGCTGGTAACCAAGGTTCAAAAGGCGATCGAGGCGAAAGAAACGAGGAAAGTTGCGGATATGCCGGCGATGGTAGACGTGGTGGACAAGGCAGTAATGGAGGCGCTGGAGGTGGTAATGCAGGTAAGTGGACAACTAGTGGTAGTGGAGGTATAACTAATATCTAATCTAAACCATAAACTAATTCTAACTTAGTACCATCATGTCCAGCAGTGATAATGGTGGCACCATGTACTGCTTTGGGTTGTTCTTCCCATGAAATTATCTCTTTCTGCCATTCTTCTGACATCCCATACCAATTGGTTGCACTAGTGGAAATGTTAGATACCGATGTTTTATGAGATTGATGTCTCTCCAAATAGACTCCAAAATTATCTTGGGCTGTTGTTCCCTCTGGAGCATCATATGAAAATGTTGTAGATAAAGCATATCCTATCTCTTTAACCAATCCAGTTGAATTGAATTCAATAAGAATTTCAACATCACTGTCACTGTCTATTACGAGTTGGTCAACCAACTTACTCACACCTTCAATATTCTGATATATCTTAGTGTTTGATCTAGTACCATATAATTTTAATAGATCCTCTGATATAGAGGTAGATTCTTTCAACAATCCTATTCTAATAGACTTATCTACTACACTAATATTCGCTGTAGATATTTCATAATCAAACTCATCAGGTTCTAACATCTTCAACACTTCTCTTAAAGATGATGTGTCAGTATTACCTGTGACCTCAGTTGCAAGCTGACATAAGGCATCAATGGTAGGATCAATTAGAGCAGGCGATTCAAATGATAGTATCTCATTTGTCATCACATTATTCTTAAAGTATAAGAACTTATATTTGTTCATATATTTGAACAATACATTGTTACCCAAGCGTCCATCGAAGTACTCATACTGTTCAATACCTGTAGGAATACTGTACTTAAATCCATACTTTGAGACTTCACCCTCAGACTTGATAAGTCCGATAGAATCATGAGCACTAGAGATTATCTCAGGATATATCTCTGACAGTTCTCTTATAGCATCAACATCCGCACTGTTAAACAGATTAGGGTATTTGGATATTGAACTTAAGTGTTCTAAATTAACCATTCTTTTCCTTTTTGGTAACTGAACCAAGTGATAACAGAATATCTTTCACCTTTTGTCACAGGTTTGACCTCGTGTATGAACAAGTGATTACTTGGATATACATGAACAGAGTTGCTTTCAGATATCATATTATGATTACCCCAAAAACAAATATTGCCGCCCTCATAATCATCATTGATAGTATATGATGTGGTTACTGAACCAGCATCAGCATCAACGTCTGTGTGAGGAGATAGATAACCGCCTTCTGGATACTTACATAACCAGTATCCTGAGTATTTATCGTATATTGGGTCTGTTGGTAATGTGCCTTTGTAATCATTGTATATTGCAGGCATCAATCTAATGTGTGCCTTGTGAATCAAATCAAATATCTTTCCATGCTCAGGTTCTATCAACATTTGTGACCTGTAACCTTTCAAGTTATAGTATGAAGTAGGAGGAGGATTGTCTGGTTCAGGCCAATCTAATCCTTTAACGAGTTCGAGCAATCGTCTATGATCGACTGTAGAAAGAACATTCCCATGATGAAAGATATAGTGAAGTAGTCCTTTTGTTTCATTCAGCATTGATATCTACGTTTAACGAGTCTGCAAATATAAATCCCGACAACGATGTTCTAGGCGTATCCTTATACCACCCCTTCTTCATTATTGCACTGTGCCACATGTATGAAGGATATATTATCAACCTATTGAATTTCATGGGAACATGATATTCTTCTTCCCATACATCTTCAATGAGCATTGTATCATTATCTATCATATCAGTTGCTTTATCAGAAAAATCATAGAACCACTCTTTCAAATTCCAATACTCTTCCGTTCTTTTAAATGGTTTATGTATGTTTTCAGTATTAGTTAGACCAGTTGCCTTGTGTTTAAAAAATGAGGTTCCACCTTGTCCATCATTCAAATATAATACTGTTGCATATACTGCTGGGTCAATGTGTGGTTGCACCGATACCCTAGGCACTTGTCTGTCACTAAACATTGAATTGACCTGATATGACACTTTCGCATAATTAGTATCAATATTCTCAAATTCTGTACACTTCTCAATCATATGAAAAATAAGTTTACTCAACTCTGGCAGTTCAATGAATAACCTAGACTGATAGCCTGGGAATACCTCATCGGGTTCACCCCTGCTGTCTAGATCATTATATTGCATAGGCAATTTCTCCACCACCTCACTAATGAAGTCATGGGGATTCTCCAGCACGTCATCAATTATGATTACTGGATGTGATTCTACTCTGGATACTTCATACTTTACTTCATCATTGACTCTGTGAGTCTCGTCATTAACAATGTTCAAATTCATGGTTTATAATTGTAGGTTGTATTCAGCAATCATGGCGAACATCTTACTTTGTATATGTTCTAGGTATGATTTGTTGATTGGCGGTATATCCTCAAATGTATTAAGATAATCGGTGACAGTGTGATGAAGTATTCTTACCTCTTCAATTCCCATCACCGCCTCACAATGCCAATCACCATCATGAAACTCTTCTGGTAACCACTCTTCAGGACTTTCCATATCCACCAGTCTTAAGACTTTCAATTTCATCTTTGAGTTCTTTGATTGCCTCAATCAGTACTGGGACTAACTTCTCATATTTAACAGTTAAGTAATTGTCATTTTCTCGTTTAACAACTGCCTCTGGGAAGACCTTTTCTACCTCTTGTGCAGATACGCCGAGGTGTCTACCTTTTGGTAATCTAAGTTCTCTACCTGTCTCATTAAACTCATATGTAAATCCTCTAAGTTCACATACCTTAGCAACAGCACCTTCAATCTGTTCAAGATTCTGTTTCAATCTCATGTCAGATGCGAAGGCAGTGATGTCTCCACCAACTGATAGGTTATTGCTACTAGCATTGAATGTTAATCCACCATCTGCCTGTAGTGATTGATTACCACTTGAACCACCAAGAATAACATTCTTGCTACCAGATGCACCTCCAATATTAACTTGTGATGCGGAAGCAGCGTTACCAGTGATATTACCACTGATACTACTAGCACTAAGGGCAGAAACCGATAAGGTAGTTCCATCAAATGTAAAGTTAGAACTAGATGTAGTGTTGTTGCTTGAAGTGTTATAAGGAACTCTATTTGCACCAATAGCAATGTTGCTTGCTACTGTTGCAGTATCAGCGTTACCAGCGAATCCACCAGCAGCAGTGAATGTTCCAGTAACCGTTAAGTTATTAATACTAGAAGAACCAGTGATAGTCGCATCAGCACCTGTGATTCCATCAGGGAAGGCACCAGCACCACCTTGGAAGATACCAGTTGCAGTAATGTCCTTGACTTTAGTACTACCATTGGAGTCTCTACCCATGATAGATGCACCACTTGTCCAGTTACTATCAATCATTGATAGTCCATCAAGTAAGTCAGCGTTCAAGTTTACACACTTAATAGTTGATGATGTCTTAATAGGTGGTACGTTTGTTGCAATAGATTCAAACTGGAATGACTTAATTTGTCCAGCAGGACCTGCATCAATACTCATGTTTGAATTACCACCAGCACTCAGAGCGGTAATAATACCAACGTCAGCGGTGATCTTAGGAGCAGCAAGTCCGTCACCACCAGGCGACATATTGATTCTCGCCATTGTCATAGCGAAACCAGTGATACAAGTATAAAGACCAGCGTTAGCAAAGATAGTTAACTGTTCTGACTCTACGCCAGGATTAGGACCATACTTACTACCAATATATCTGGTAAGCATACCATCAGAGTCAACATCATTCGAGAAGTATGCGTCAGGTCCGATTAAGTCATCAGTAAATGTGATGTCTGTAGATGTAAGTTGATCAATGTTTGCAATTTCAATGTCAGCAGAACCAGTGTTAGGAACTATTAAGTTAGTAATTGTGGCGTTAGTGACTGTCTCGTTAGCAATAGTCGCACTGTTTGTTACTTCTAAGTTAGTAGTAATACCTGTGAATACTCTGTTCTCATTGACATATTGTGTGCCCACATGAGATAGAGTTGTAATACCAATGTCAGCATACAATCCGTTAGTAACTACACCAACTGTGACGTTCAGATCAGTAATAATACCAGCAGTTGCATACAAATCTTTCTTAACCGAAAGTGTATCAATACCAGCGTTGATAGCATTAACAAATGTACCATTGAATGTACCACCTTCACACTCTAAGTTACCAACCTCAAGTGTGCCTGTGATTGTACTTACACCTGAGAATGTGGACTTATAAGGTCCCTCAATGTGAATTGCAGATGCAGGCTTGAAGGTTACATAAGTACCAACAAATTCTGCATTGTAAAGTCTAGATGTACCAGCCTCATGTACCTGTGTATAGAAACCATGTTGTTCCCAAGGGATTCCGTCATAAGAAATACCACCTGTAGTGTTATATCCCCAGAAGTTTGCGTTCTTCTTGATGACCAATGTGTCATAAGACACACCAGCAAATGACTGGTTAGCAGCGAAGGTAACGATACCTGACACAAACAAGTCTTTGATCTTGGCAACACCATTGACCTCAAATGAATCCTTGAAGTTAAATATACCAACACCAGACTGTCCAATACCAATCTGATCAAACCTATAGAATGATCTGTCTCTCTCCTGTGAAACTGCACCAAATCTTCTCCACTCACCCTCTGCAAAGATATGACCTAAGTATCCACCAGCGTTAGGAACACCAACGAATGAAATATCACCTGATCTTGCAGCAGTTAATGGTGTAGAGATACCAACTGTGAACACTTTACCCTGTGGGGCATCTCCTCTAAGAGATAGGTTTACAGTCTCAATACCATCTGCGGAAGTGTTGGTAAGTTTCTCTGTCATGTTGACAGGACCATAGAACTGTGATGTCCTATTGTTATTGTCTCCACCCTCAACTGTGAGTGATTCTCTAATCAATACTTCATCAAATACACCTGATGCTCTCTTGATTGTCTCTGCTTCAGCATCGTCACCAACATAGGTGAACACTGGCGCTTCAAGAACTTCCTCTTCACCTGTAATAGATGATAACTTCTTATATCCTGTGAAGAAGTCTCCAGAGTCGTTCATACCAGTATAAACAACTGTACCACCGTCTAGTTCTTTCTTCTGAGCAGATAATGTCTCTTGATCTGAAAGAACTCTATCCTGTTTCTGTGGTAATGATGTTGAGTAGTTTCCTGATCCGTAACCAAGATATTCAAACGTATGACCAGATGCACGAAGAATCGAAGGTCTACGAAGTTCCATAGCGAGAACCTTGATCTTCTTGATCGTAGTTCCTGTTATGGCAGATGATGCCAGTGTACCAAACTGACCTCTAAGAATATTATTAATGTTGTCAGAGGTGAATCTTACGACTTCACCATTGATCATACAGTAGTCTCCTCTTCTGAATCCTTCAGTAGATGAGAGTGTGATGGTAGTATCAGTAGATGTCAGTGGGGCATTGATTGTGGTAGAAATACCTGTATAGAAGTATGAAGATCTACCAGCAAGATTATTCTCACCAGCACTCAATGACTTACCGTTTGCAGATATACCAGTACCAAACAGTCTGTTGGAAACTAGTGAGTATGATGTATCAATACCAGCAGTGATGATACCAACGTTGAAAGTAATACTTCTAAGTGGTAAACCATCCTCTACACCTTGAACAACTAACTTCCTATCATCAAATAGTGGGTTTCCAGTTCCTTGAATAACAAATGCGTTACCAGCCACAAGTGCGTGGTTGTCATCTGTTCTGAGTGTTGAAATTCCTGTCTCTTTAGAGACATCAATATAAGTAACACCAACACCAATGTTTGCTAAGTGATATGTTGGAACTCTTCTATCGTCTCTATCTGTGAAGTATGGGTCAAGATTTCTCGAAGTTCCAATCTCAACAGAAATAGACTTGGATGAAGGAACATCAACAATTTTAAATGTACCGTTTAACTTAGGATCTTCAAAACCAGAGAGGTTCAATCCATCTCCTATATTTGTGAAGATAGATGTAACTGACACCACACCAGCGACACTAGGAGCGCCAGCAGGGAATGAAGATACAGTCATGGTATTACCGATACCATATCCACAACCACCATCTAATAGTGATGCACCAGTAATAGTACCAGCAGCTGAGACTGTGATTTTAGCAGAAGCATTTCTACCAATCAGAGCAGAGTTCTCAAGGTCTGCAGCGTAGATTACAGTTGAAATACCTGATCCATTGTTGTATCCAGCGCCAGGATTAACAACACTCAAACCCTTAACAGAGTTGAAGTTATGTTCAACTTCGGTGAATAGAGTAACAGTTGTATTACCTGTACCAGTAATTATCGCGCCAGTAGCAGCAAAACCTACCTGTTGCCCCTGCATGAAGTACCCAAGAGACTCTTTGGTGATAGATCTCTTCTTATCACTAGTGATAACTTCACCAATAACTGCGGCACTAGCATGAGTGATAGTGGGTTCTGGATCAGACTCGTAGTTGTCTCTATCTTGTTGTGGATATAGATTTCTTACGTCTTGTTGGAAAGACTTAGTAGATACACCAAATCCAAGATCCTTATCAAGTGGAATAGATGCACAAACCATAGTGATGTTGTACACACCGTCTTGTCCAGATGTGCCAGGTACATGAGGTTTGTTCTCTTGTACTCTGTAAACTGTGAAACTATCAACTGCCTTTGATCTTTGAACTGTAGGTAGCGATTCAATCTGTTGTTGAGTAGTTCTCTGGTTTACCTGATTAAGGAACAGGCCTGGATCTGTACTGATACCAGTGACAGTGAACTTCTTAGTTGAAATAACATTATCAACACCAAACTCACCATTATATCCTAACTTGAATGTTCCTAGACTATTGTTGACACTATCAATGTTCCTGATAGTAACAGTGTCTCCTTTCTGTAGTCTATGTGGTTCTTCAGTTGTAAATGAAATAGTCTGAGCATTATAAGTTGCCGTCTTAACAATTTTGACGTTCTTAAGTTGAGTTGGATTACTTAAGTCTGCACTCAAGAATGATGCACTACTTACACCAACTGTCTTAGACTCTTGTAGAATGAAACCAGGCTTAGGAGCACGAGCATTGATATGTTCTTTTGGAATAACATATCTAATTCTATAGAGTCTGTCGAGTAGAGATCTATTATCAACTCTTCTCTTGAGGAATGTAGTTCCTGTTTCCTCTCCAATCACACCAACACCGATAGTATTGATAGCAGAGAAGATAGTATTATCAGCAGTGCTTGAAGAACCAGTTAGATACCAACCACCAACTGTGTTAGGAATACTATTAATGGTATAAGTACTCTCATCAAACTGCATTGGGTGGCCTGGATCGCCAGGATTCTTGTCCGATACAGTAGATCTTATTCTTAACTTACCACCACCATTAGAAATACCAGTAATAGGTCGTCTAGAAGCAGCATCGTTAAATGTAGATGCTAACTGAATTCTGTCTGCAGCGAGTGTACCACCAGAGATTGCAAAGTAAATCTTATCATTGAAGATACCACTTGGAGTTTCACCAGTATTACTGAATACTCTGACTTTCTCACCATTTACAAGTTGATGAGCGGTCTTGAACTGGAATACGTTAGAAATAATGGCGTTGACACCAGAGTTTCTAATAACCTCATACTCTTTGAATCCAGAAGTTCCGATACCACTAGGAACTTGCATAAAGACAGGAGACTGATAAGTCTCTTGTACTGCCTGTCCAGATAGAGTATTAACTAAACTTAGGAATAGTGTATCGTTATTTCTTGCACCAACTTTGAATGAATCAATCTCTGCTGGAGGAACAATCTCTTGGTTGTTATAACCAAACAGATAGAATCTATCAGTTACACCAACACCAATGGTTTTTCTAGTATCAATGGTCAACCAAGATACAGTAGAGTCCTCTCTTGTAATCTCTCTTGGTGGAATGACGTGAGTGATATAACCAACATCATCTCTGTCGAATGAGTCTGGACGGAAACCTGTAGACTCAAGAGCAGTTTGTCCAAAGTTGGAGTTAGAGTTGGTAATTGATGCGTCACCGCCTCGTTCTGCATGGAAGTGACGAGCATACGCAATAGCGAACACAGAAACCAACTGAATAACAGAGTTATTCCTAGTCCTCATGTGAGAGGTTTCAAAATTTGGTTTGTATATCGCCCTTGAGTTAGAGTGTAGTGGTTTATCTGACTCTGATACTGTAGTAGTATCGTTGAATATTGCAGTTGTAGGGTTGTAAAGTATGAAAGCGTTGTCGTCTTTCTGAATTGAGATACCAGTGAACTGAGCACAAACCATAGATTTGAAACCAGTTGCCTTGTCACCATCACAATCCAATCCGTTCATACCGAACACTGATCGGAGTGATACGTTAAAGATGTATGGAGAAGCAGATCCAACAGTATCAGACTCAACTACAATACTAGAGTTCTGAATTTCTTGTGCAGTTGGTAGTGCATTACTAGGAACATTTGGTGTCTGAACTGTGAACTGAGTACTACTTGAAACTTCATCTACAAGGAACGAACCATTGTAGGAGTTGATTGCAGTTGTAATACCAGCAATTAAAACAGGAGTATCTTTAAATAGTCCATGTGCCTTGTTAGTCTCAATGGTCAGAGTTGCCGTTGGTGTATTACCATCACCCGCTCTGATAGATGTAACACCAACTGGATCTGCTTGTAAATCACCAACAATTCTAAATTCATCAACACTTGGTTCAAAATCATCAAATGTAGGATAGTTTCCAACTGGTCTACCAGATGAGTCTCCGTATGCCTTTGCAACCTTGAAGTAGAACATATCAAGGTCTGTCAATGTACTATCTGTACCATCGATCAAGACGTTGTTTACACCATCAGCATAAGTAAATGTTGCTAACTTGTGGTGTGAATATGAAGGAGTTTTTCTGTTACTATCATAGTCATAGTATGCAGTCTTGGTGATATCTGCATCAAAAATAGTGAATGCCGTAAAGTAACAAGTACCAGTAACTCTAAGAACACCACCATATTCCATATCATCATTCAGAGGATCTGGAACATAAAGAGGTCTAAGTTTGGTTTTACGAAGATCCAAACCAATGATAGATGTACCACGAGGCATGATAGCACCACCTTCGGTACTATTATACTTGTACAGTTCGTTATTAGGATCTAAAACATCAAAGTTTGTTTCAGTTGTAAACTGTTCTAATGAAGTTACTTCATATCCAGCGTTCTTTCTGCACTTAAATTCTGCGTTGCCACCATTATTTGTGACAGTAAATCCAGGCCTGTTATCAATGTAGTGTACGCCAGGATATGCTAAGATAGTTGTTCTGTCTATCTTATCGTTATTTTTACCAACCTGATATGAAAATCTTGCAGCCTCAATCAGTGCCCTCTGAATCGTCTTGAAGGGTCTTGTCTGAGAGTTACCTCGGTTTTCAATACTATCAGTAGCGTCAAAGTCACTTGGGTTTACATAGAGTATATTACCCTCAGCGTTCTTTAGAAAGTTTTCTAATCTTGATAGAGGCATCGCACCAACAACCTATAAAATTTCTTCTAACCTATTTAGACAGGATCAAATGACTATCTATAAAAATATGGCCTGTGTTATCCTATCTACGTCAGTAAATTTACCCGTATTCATGATTGGAGATTGTAATATGTCAGCAGGAATGATTATTGCCCTATTAAATTTCATACCAAAAGTAAACTCCCTACCCCAAGTAAATTTAGAGTCATAAACATCTTTAATAATATCAAAATGTTTTTTAGTGGCATACATTGCCTTCATATCTTCAACTACTGAAGTCCTTCCAGCAAAATTCCATAGGTTTGTTCCACCAAAACATTCTTCCTCATGGTTTAAATATATCTCTATCTTAAATTGGAAAGGCGATGGGTTATGTTCATACCATAGTTGAAAAGGTATGAGTCGATCTGGTTGATCTGTCATTGTCTTTTCATTTAGATACTCTACAAGAAACCACATGTATGACATATTTTCGTCAATCGTTGGTCTATCGCATGTTCTGCCCCAATGTTCATCGTCATGACATATCTGTTTGATCACATGTTCTATATTTTTCCTTAGTTCATCTGTTTGATATGCAGCTCTTTCTATTCCATTAGGGTGATTACTAAATGGAATATCTTTTTTTCTATCCAACTTTAAAGCTAATCTTCTAACTTCCTCTGGATTTTCATAAAAATTATCTATGACCATAGCACTCCTACCATCTATGCCTATGTCTGTGATGGCAGTAGCTTCTAAATTTTCACTTAATTCAAACATCTTTGTTCTTTTCTTCCACTAAATGTTCAACTTCTGAGGCAACCTTACCCATTACCTCTCTTACATCAGTTCCTGATCCAGAGGTATAATAGTAATCTGTTCCTTTCGGAGCATAATGTCTGGTGTGGAGTGTCCAATGCCACTGTTCAATATTTTTTGAATACCAGAATTGTAATCTCATGAGTGTTTTAATTTATATAGGAGGGGGCAGAGCCCCCACAGTCACTTGGTTAACAAGGAGTGACTAATCCCCGATTGCCCCTTAAGCAGCGACGAGTTCGTCAGTGCGGGCAAATTCTCTTGTAAGAATACGAGAGAACGCTACGATGTTATTCGCAGCAGTGTCAGATGTTTTTGCATCTATGGTTTGCTCTCCGAGCAGGTTTTCAGTCATGTTCCGTATACCCTGTCGAGACCATGGCATCCCCTTGAATGGAGATGAGGGGAATCGAACCCCTGTCCAGAATGTCGATTACACCACCTACATGTCTTTTTGAGTCATACATCAGGACTATACAATCCATTGTATCCAAGAATATCTGGTTCCTTTTGTTACTGGCATTACTTCATGTGGAAACAAATACAGTGCTGGAAATACTAACACACTTCCCTTCTTTATATTGACAGTGTGTTCCTTCCAAAACCTAAACTCACCTCCTTCAAAATCGTCATTCAACACACCTACCACACTAGTAACAGGTATGCCTCTAAATTGTCCTTCAAAGAAATCTCGGATATGATCGTAGTGTGGACTAAGATAATCGCCAACATCATACTTATTGAATTTTATGCCTGAGCAAGCTTCCCAAAATGAACCGCCAGTTTGATTATCCTCAACGTCATAATAATTATATTTTTCGTGGAAGGCATTAAACAACTCATCATTTATATGTGGTTGTATTATATTTACCGCCTCTGGGGCAGTTACGGTTGATTTCATATTTGATTCTTTATCAATATCAACCTGTTCAAAGTCCTGATACCAAGAAAATTCACCCCATTCACGAGAATCTAAAAGAGATACTATCTGATCACATTCCTGATCAGATAGCAAATCATACTCAAATATGTGGTCTTTAAGATTCGGATACTTCAACATCTTTCATAGTAGGTTTCTGTTTCAAAACCTCATTGCCAGTTTGTTTGGAGATAAATGCAGAGAGTTCTGGAGTTTCCTCCCACTCCCAGACTTGATTATTCTGTGGGTTTTTCTTTTGAATCGTGAGTGTGCGTTTTGCCAATTTCAACCTCTCTAGATAAAACTTCGATTTCATTTTCAAGGCCAATGATCCGAAGTTCTGCATCATTGGCCGATCTTTCTAGAGCCCGTACAGCAGTAGAGAGTCTTGCGATCTCTGCTCCAAAGGCATCAATATTTTGTAGAAGTAAGTTGTTTCCAAATGTCTGAGGATTCCCCTTCTCCGCATAGGCAGTGTCCTGTACTTCCTCGCATCTCTTGAGATAATCCTCTTTTGACATTCTATTGTTGTCAGTCATGAGTATTCCATGTAAATGTTTCCAGATATTGTAGTTCCCTCATTGCCGGAATTAACCATGTGCATGAGGAATGATGGGAATATGATGATACTCCCAGGCTCCAGAATAGGTTTATAGTCTAACGGAAACTGGGGCAAAGTGCAACCAAAATGGTTCTGAATGTTATGAATCGAAGGATTAAAAAATGCAGTTCTTGATGTCACGTCAACATATATCACATAACTCCATTGACTTTTAGGATGTATGTGAGCATCTTGATAATCATGTTTCTTATAAACATTTCTCCATATATGTCCAAACCTTGCGTTCTTTCCCATCAGTTCTGCTGGATAGAGATTTCTCTCTATTATACCAGACAAATAAACCCAAATTTCCTGTGGAATTTCTTCTTGTTTCTGTGACGAGAAAGTAGATGAAACTCCAGAATCCCAAGTAGGTTCTAAGGGAGAGAGGGGAATACAATCAAATTTAGTTACATCAACCTGATCTTCAAAGACAGGTATTCCAAAAAGTTGTTTCATTAATGCAAATCATCTAATTTCTGTAAATCGCTTTGTTCTAATACTTTTTCATAACCGTTTACGGCGGCATCTATAATTGCATTTCTCATATCATCATTTTCCCTCTCTTCTAATCGTTTCTTGATACTATCAAAGTAAATTGAAGTTTCGGAAGGTAATCCCTGTTGCCCTGGCAATTTACCCTCGTAACTACCTGTGGATTTGACATCTATTATCTCAGGTGGCAATGGTTTGGGTGCTTCTATCCGTTTATATGTAAATCCATCACCCTCATGTAATTCCAGAGTGGTAATGGCATATTGTTCGTGACTACAATCACAATACTTCTGTCCTATACTATCATAAACAGTCCAGAATGGGTAAAAATGATCAGGAATCATAATTCATATCCAAACTCTGCCCAGTCAAAATCTTCTATTGACAATGCGTTTTCTTCTTGTGTTTTTTGTCTGGAATTAGTGTATCCTAATGCCTGCATATAACCCCAAGCCCTAGTTTCATCTTCATCCCTCAAATACCTCATAGCTTTAGCTCCATTTATATAGTAGTTTATTTTGGGTACGTTTTTGTTGATCAATTCATTCATTTCTTGTGTCTTGACCACGATTGCGTTATCGTAAGTTCCACAATCGCCTGGTATAGATAGGCCTGGAGGAACGTTAGCATATCCGATAGTGCTACTACCAGCATCAGTTCCACCCACACCAATCATAATTCTCTGTCCTTCTGTCGCATAGAATGAATCTGAAGTTCCGTCTCCGTCATCTGTACTGAAGGTAGGCCAATTAAAATTACCAACATAATATCCAGCTCTACCATTACCAACAAGAGGTTCATCTTCTTGTCTAACTTGTCTCCATTGTGAAGTGGTATTAGGATCACCATTATTAATCAAATCTAATTGGTGTCCTTTTCCTATATTTACATTTTGAGCGATACCAATCTCAACTGGGTCGATTGGATTCTTTGTTGATTCAAACTCGATATCTGATGTATTGCCTGGTCTTACAACTATTACCGAACTGTTTATACCAGCTTGAGAAGGCGGTTGACTCAAGTGTGCAAAATAATAATCAGATACAATACCGATATAGAATGAAGTTCCTATATCTTTGTTAACTGTTATACTGACGGCATTATTCAATTCAAACACATTGAGAATCATTTCTGCAGCGGATGTAATACCTGTATTATCAACGTATGTTATAATACCTACAGCAGTTGAAATACCTGTGATACTGGTTCCAGCTGAAACCATCCCTCCTCCACTTTTGCCTGTATCACCAAATACAAAATCTCCTACACTAAAAGCGGTGAAGATACCAGTCTTATTATCGGCATAAATTTTGTTATCACCAGATGTACAGAATCCAGATAAAGGATAAACCTCAGCGGGGTATGGTGTTAGTCCAAATCCAAGAACACTTGTAGCATTACCTGATGGAAATAAGGTTGGATTTATAAGAGCATCAGTAATAAGATCTCCTGTTTTTATACCAACCCTCCCTGTAGTAAACCCAGTAAGAGTTTCGGCATCATCGTCAAATATAATAAGAGCAGCACTACCAACATTAACGTCAACACGATTGATATTTTCAACAACATTAGCACCATACTCCATATTTCTTGGGTACTTGTAATACTTTGCTCCGTAGTATCCCAAGAACTGATATGTGGAAGCGTCTTTTTTACACTCCCATACCGTTACCTCTTCATCATCGTCATAACCATATCTACTGAAACTACTGTCCTCTACTTGAACCCATGCCAAATCACTCCTACATCCATGAGAGATTCTCTCCAGATATGCAGTTTGAACAGCCGTTATTGCTGTGTTGATGGGATCAATGAGTGGAGGCAGTTTACCATCCATTTTATTGACTATTTCATCATACTCATCAATGAGTGCATCAGTTAATGCTAACTGTTCTGCAATGGAATCTTCTTCCTTCCTTTGTATGACAGTTTGCGCTCTGAGTCTTTTTGCAATTTCCTTTGGATTAGCAGCCATTAGGTTTCTCTATCCTCATATTCTGTAACTAGTCTTGAAACATCTTTACGTTCAGCATAGACTACATAACTGCAACGTATATTGTGAGTTTTGAAACTATGGGGGTTTACTATTATGTTTAATTTACTTCCCTTAGAAACAGTATAACACAAATCTTGGTAAACTCCAATAGGAGTTAAATGAACTGTTATGGATTCATCATCTACAAGATCTTTCCAATAGTATGGCAGTTCAATCACATTATCACCTTTCAATACTCCTCTGAAATACACACCTATCTCTGGTCCTTCTAGACATGAATACCTCAGTCTATGTGGGGACTCTTTACTTGGATGTGGTATATCAAAGAACTTAAATGGAGCAGAAACTGATGCAAAGGTGCCGTTTGCAGCAATAATTGATGGGCAAGTTATGTTTCCTCCAACTGCAAGTAAACCAGCTATTGTACAGAATCCAGCAATATTTACGTTTCCATTCTTCTGTGTTATGGCGTTACCAATACCCAGTGCATTTTTAATATCAATACCATTCTTAAGACTCAGTGCGTTCTTGATTGTAGTTCCAAGTTTTGTAGTAAGACCAGTGAATGTACTGACTGCAAACACATTATGAACACCGAATATATTTGTAATACCATGAACTTGCAATGATACAGGTGCTGGAAAACTCATGGGAGGTCCAATCATGACTGTTGCCATTGGAACACCAATGTTAGGAACTAATCCAAAGTAGCAGGGACCATTAGACACCAAAGTGCCAGGAAATACCTTTGGTATGCCTGGTAAAAATGAGGTATCCAGTGCTCCGATGACAACTTTGTCACCGAACATTCCTATCGAAGCCGTTTGTGCCATTATAAAAAGTCCTTAAATCTATCAAAGGCACCGATCAAAGCGCCAAGAAATCCACCCTGTATCTTATCCGTCTGTGTACCCAAATCAACTGATGATCCACCAGATACCTCAACGAAGTTACCACCAAGAGAAAGATTCTTAGTACCAAGAACATTTGTATTACTGGCATCTATATTCAAAATAGGAGACTTTCCTAAGTAGATTTGATCAGCAGCATTCATTGTAAGTTCTGATCTAGCATTTAGTCTTATATTGTTTCCTTGTAATATTATATCACCATCTTGAGCATCTATCAGAATGTGTCCGTATGCGGCACAAATAACTTTACTGGGTTCATTCTCCTTTCCTCTTATACCTACAGTTTCGTATGAACACCCATTTACTACTAACTTCTGAAGTCCACTCTTATACCAAGCGATACCTTGTTTTTCATCAGTGATTAGAGAGTAATCTGTATATTCTCCCTGCAAATCTCCATCAGTAATCTTTACACCAGAAGTTTCACGAAATCCTATATTATTTTTGAACCACTCCTGTGACTCTTTCTTTTGTACGTCTGGTTTAGTTGCCATCAGTATCCGCCTCCGTAACCGCCTGATCCACCTGATCCGCCAGACCCGCCACCACCAGAAGGAGGACTACTAGGTGGAGGAGTGCTTGGAGGTGTAGTTCCCCCAGTTTGTTCTTGAGGCTGCGTAGTTTCTTGTGGGGTATTTGTATTAATAGATGGTGTAGAACTATCAGTAGTGTCGGCAGAGGCATTTGTCTGTTCCGTTGTAGTAGTTGTGTTAGTTGTACTTACAGTTGGAGTGGTAGTGGTTGTAGTAGTGGTGCTCGATTGAGGGGTGTAGATTATAACTGGTTGTTGGCCAAGACTTTCATTCTTAGTATTATATATTGTGGCATGTGGTGAGGATACATGAGTAGGTCCTACCATCTTCTTACCTGTTGATGGATGAACATGGAAGTCGCCATAATATGGGTTACCATTGACCCAGCCAACCTGTGTTGTACGTTGACTGTAGACACAATCAACTACCTTAACAAACAGAGTTCCACCTCTTCTTGCCTCATCAGTTGATACAATTCCACCTCTACCAATAATACCACCATCTCTACTTGGTTTCTCTCCAATATCAGAAACATAGTCAGGACTATATGACATGATTGGATACAATCTGGCACCAATTCCTGTTCTAGTATCTATCGATACTGAAGGAATAGATTTATGTTTATCTTGACAATTGATGTTATTGATTCCAGCGATAGAACCTGCTGGAGTAACAATTAAATCGAAAGAACAATCTCCCACTCTACCTTTATCTCCAGAAGTATATCCAATTCCAGGCCTGTAAGGAACAAGATCCGTTACAATACCAACTGCCTCACTACCAATACCAGAAACACCTCTGGTTGTAAAATTATAGGTATCAGTTCTTCCCATACCAGCAAACTGATTTTCATATAGATCTAAGAATGAACCCTCAGACATAGAAATATAGTATTCTGTGTTAAATTTTAGGTCATTCTTTGGATCTATCTTAATAATCCTATCGGATAGGAATGATATTTTATTATTCTTCACATTGATTCTTTCATGCACAACATTAGTGCCCGATTCTGTAATGGTAACATCTCCATTACCTTTTACTATTGGTTCATTAAATGTAATTGAAAGAGAAGTAGAAGTTTGAACACCTACTGCATCATCAGCGGGTGTAGTAAATGTAATGAAGGGATTTTCATCATCATCGTCTTCAGTAACAGGATACTTTGGAGGAACTACATTAGTTGAAGGACAATATCCCTCTCCAGGCGCCAACATAAAGATGTCAACAATAGATCCATTTTCATCTATGATTGCTTCAGCGTGAGCACCGCCGCCATGTCTAGTCTTGTCTATAATTGCAATTCTTGGAGTTCCAGTATAATTTAAGCCTGGTTCCAAGATCTCTAAAGTAAGAATACTTCCATTTACAGATGAGACTATAGGCATAAGAACAGCAGTTTTTGTTCCATCTCCCCTAACTTCTATCTTCGGTGGGATACATTCACTCCATGTAAATCCTGGCGGTACTGAATTACCAAGATCATCTTGTGTTTGTGGGTTCTGTACCCTAGCATTACAATCAAAGAAGTCTGGTAAACCTCCACCTAGCATACTGAGAAGTGAGAATTTAGCTCTTGCATCATAAACTCCATCACCAGTAGTATCTGCCGCTCCAACAAAATTATCATATTGTTCCAATATTTTCATGTTGTCAAGAACTTTTCCAAATGATAAGTCTGGTTTAGATGTGATTCCTAAACCCTGAGACCAATCATCATATTCTTTACAGGATAATTTAGCACAAGCAAAGAATCCTAAGAGCATATTAACATAACTACTGACCTTTGATAACAAACTACCAACACTACCTAAAGCGCCAGTCAACCAATCTAATCCGTCTAGTATTGGTTTTAATGCTTTTGTTAGTTTATCGTAGATCTCTCCCAAAATATTTCCGACCATCTGCTCTACAGCACAGACAGATGGATTTAATACCTTACCAATCATGTCTTTCAAAAGACCAGTCACTAGATCAAATAGGCCTGGAAGTTGATCTCCAAAGATACAGAATAAAATATCAAGAATTTTCTGTAGGGCTTTGAGGATAGGAGATTTTTGTGGTTCTGGTATAATTAGTGCTTGTACATTTCGGAATACCTTCGTTATCAACCCAATAACTTTATCTCTAATAACATTGAGTATCTTTTTAACCGCAGCAGATATTAACTTAGAAGCCTTTCTAACTAACTTATTAACATCTGCAAGCAGATTTTGAGCAGTGTCAATGTAAGCACCAGCATAGGCAGTAAGAGAGTTTACTGTAGTTAGAAAACTACCAATCGTATGTGCAATATCACCTAAAGGACCCTGTTCACACCCATTGTCCATACTATGAGGACCTAGTTGGGTATTAGAAAATTCTACCTCTGACTTTCTATCATTAGATATCCCCTCCTTTCCACTTTCCAATTCGCCAGGTGAGTTTTTCTTTTCCTCACCAGCTTTATTTTTTGCATTTTCTTGTAATTGATTCTTTCCTTCTGCTACAGCAGCTGGATTTAATTCTTTGTTTTCGGAATTGGGAAGAGTGGTCATCCCATCGATACCAGCCTTCCTACCAGTTGCCACAGCGAAAGCATTAGCTTCAGATTCAGCACCATCTCTAAGAAAGTTTGAAGGACCTGATTTGTCGTTGATTGATCTAGCTAAAGCACCAAAAATTACTGGTTGTTGTGCTTCCTCGCCATCCAAGAAGAAACCAAAAACAGTTTCTCCACCAACCATCTTTGACTTTTCTCCCAAACAGGCCTGTCCAGCACCAGAGGTAGGATCTACCATGACATGTGCCCAAGGTAAATCTTTTTCACCCATTATGGATTCGTCAAATGGGTGATAACCTATTATTCTTACTTTACATCTAAACGCCCAACCAGATTTAACATCAGTAGATTGATCGCGCCAATGTTCTGGATCGGCTACTCTACCAATCCACCATATGAATCCATCTCTTCCAACAAAGTTGGTCTGTGCAAGGGCGCTTTCTAACATCAATCATTAATCGTCATAGACGAGACATTCTGGTTCTGAGGGGTTTTGATCACAATATAGTTCGAGAGCAGTAGGATCGTGATGATCTCCTTCCTCAATTTCTTTTTTGTGATGATCGACATAATCTTCCAACTCGTGAAGTTCTCCTTCGATATGCCTACGAGTTTGAGGACTTGTTGTGGGATCTTCTAAGATCTCCTTATCTTTTTGAATGTGTTTCTCTAAACTTTCCATTTTACTCCTTATTGGATGCCATATGAATCTCTAATGAGATTTAGTGAGGTGACATTTTTTCCCTCAGCAATTTCAAAGTGATGTCGTAAACTACGGATAACAAAGAATCCACTTTGTTCTGAGTCTGATGTCTTCTGACCTGAAGGTCCATCATATGTGGGACCTACTTCTGGAATCTCTACTCTCAAAATACCACCGATTCTTAACATAGGATTACAAGGTACAGTTATATTTAGGGACTGTTGGAAAAGCATTGCATATCTAGTAAAAGATTTAGCCATGTCAGCGGAGTCTCTACCCTGTCCTTCCACATCTTCATCGGATTCCTCAAGGTTTTTATTCCACATTCCTCTGTCTCCTATTCTTACAAGAACTCTTGATGCTAATTTGGTGATATCTCCCTGTGGGATTGGTATTGTACCGCCAGCAGTCTTCAAATTGTTAGCCTCTACATTATCCTCTAAATTGTATTTCACAACATCTAACTTCCAGTCTAATGGATCATACACATATGTCAAGTTACTGTACAGTCCAACCCTTAAGTTCTTCTGCACATCTGTAGTTTTGTTTGTAAAAAGGTGAAGAATCTTAAACTCACTTTCTGGATCGTTTGCAGTGATTAGAGTTGAGTAAGTATATGTTGGAATACCATAGTTACTAAGTAATGCCTCACTGTTATCTGCTTGATAATCTACTTGAGTAGCATCCACCATTCTATCTACTGACTTGAACTTGTATCCATCATAATCTTCATAGAAAAAGAATCCAGAGGTTCCCTTTCCTTCCGCTGATACTCCTTCTCCACTTTTTCCTGACACTGGGGATGTTGATGGAACTGCTTTAGGACATAACCATTGTAGAGTATAAAATGGTTTTCTCATATTACCAATGAAACCATAGTTAGTAAGACTCTTCTCAACGCTCATCCTATCTGGATCAATTTTTAAAACCTCTGTTAGTATGTTTTTAACATGTTCACTTATTGGTCCTCTTTCATATCTTTTCATGACTCTAGCAGTCTCATTTGAGAGATTAGTTAGAGTACAACACTTAAGAGTAAATGTTTCTTGTCCTTCAACTTGATTAATTTTTTCAATGGCAGAAACATACAGAGGATTTCCATTGTCCTCAGTAAACTCAACATCACCGTATGCAGTTCCTATAACAAGATCAATCCTCTCATATCCTCTTATAGGTATTTTACTTAAGAGAGCAGAAGTATCAGATACTAACAACCTTACTGATATTGCTGGAGATAAGAGATCCTCAAAATAGTCAAATTGCACAACACTATTCTTAATATCAAGGGAATCTACAGAGTCTTGTTTCCCTGAGTCACTAGAACCACCCCTTTTGAAAGTAATATTATTCTCAGGGGTTATTTTAACTTGTTTGAATTCAGTTTTTTGTAAAGATACAGACATCAGGTTAAAGCTAAACTATTGAGTTGAATTTGAGTAAATAATGATCCATGATCAGCTACTGGAATTATTTGTGGGGATCCACTATCACCCGATCCTGTCACAATGGGTTGTTGACTTGTATTTACAGGGGTAGGAGTAAGTGCAATAATTTGTGAAGATGATTTAGATGGATCATCATAAGGCATATATCCCGTTGGAACGAATTGAGCAATTTGATTAGGCTTATTCGGAGTGAGAGATGACTGATCTCCCATAGGATCAGTGCCAGGAGAAACTTGTTTTAGTGATCCTGTTTTTGATCCTGAACCAAAGAAGAAGTTTCCGCCCTTTCCTCTATTAAAATCTCCAGAACCAGACCTATATCCCCTAAAGGATACCATAGATCCAATATCACTAACAGATGTTTGAGATAATGATCCACCAGTTTGAAAGTCTTTTAATACTTTTAAAGCGTCAGATGAAGAACCGCCACCAAATAGTTTTTGTAGTGCATTTAGACCGTCTGGTTGAGAAGCAATCTCAAGTAGTCTTTTCTTTCTCTCCTGTGGATTATTACCTAATGCCGATGAAATAGGACCATACTTTGCTGCTGCAGCACTATCCGCACTAACACCATAAATTGCAGAGGATAGTGGCGAGAATTGTTCCCTGCCCGTAATTTGATCTCCTAAGCTGGTGCCATATGCTCTGAAAGAACCACCTGCTTGTGCATCAGCAGCTCTATTAAGCATTACTTGGAACGCATCTGCTTGGTTTTGATTGCCAGATGCTTCCATAGTTGATAGAAATGCAGCAAGATTTTGCTCTCCTGTACCACCACCACCGCCAAGACTTAACATAGTAGATTGTGATGAAACACTACTAGGATTGGCATCTGACATCATCTCGTTAAGTACAGTAAGAGGTTCATCTTGAAGTCTTTTCTTCAACTTTTCTAGTTCAGTCTTAGTTCTAAGGTATTTTTTCGTAGCTTCTTCATCAGCCGCTAGAGCACCAGCATCTGTATATGCCTTTTCATTTTTTGCAATCTGAGCATCAACTGATTCAGTAATTTCTCGGATCTGACTTTTTTGATCTTTTGAATTGTCTTTAGGTCCTAGACCTAGTTTTTGTCTTCCTTTTTCCGAAAGTACATTCGGAATATTTATTCCAAAACCAAGAGAAAATACACCATCATCAATTTTACCACCAGTAAATTTTCTAATGTTTGCCTTTGTTTGATCTATACGTTCGGATAAGGTTGGACCTTTATCCACCACACCAAAAGCACCAACTTTAGCAAGGAACACAAATCTATCCATCAATTCCACAAACTGATCTGAATTTTTTTTATCGATACCTCCATCCACAGATGATAATCTATCGTTCATCCTTTCTAGGGTAGTAGCATCTGAATCTACTTCTGACTTAGGAATTTCTTCTGGGTCTTTCTGGGATACTGCTTTAAGATCTTTCTTCCTGTCTAATGATATATCTTTGTTCTCATCAGCAGTAGTTTTTACTTTTTCTAATCCTTCATCTCTAATCTTTTGTTCTTCCTTAAGATCTGACTGCATTGCTTTCTCGTTTCCACCATACTGGTTTTGGAGAAGTTCCTCTGTAGATCTCTCTTTTGATATCATTTGCCCCAAAACTAGAGGCAACATCAAAGCACCGCCAAGTAACATTTTATTCACTTTTGAACTCCTACCACCACCGAAATTTTTTGCAAATAGTCCAGCTTTTTTTAATGTTTGTTGATTAGGACTATCCTTCGTAACACTTTTAGTCATCACTCCCATAAATCGAGCAAATCGATTTATAGTTGATTCAGATTTATCTACTGAATTCTTAGCTTTCTGTGTTATACCAGTTATTTTAGATTTTTTCATTACAGCGCATCCATGATATTAAGCAGTGATTTAGTTGTTGTAAGATGTATATTTGAAGGATCTACTGCAAGAAGTATAGGAGCTTCATTCTCCATCCTACTCATCTTATACTTCCCTGTTTGATTACCACCACCACCTACTGGCACTGGTATTGACACGACTGGAGGAGTTTCCGTTTTGTTGCCTTGGCCAACTGGTTGACTTATACCATCTGTTACCTGTCCTAAAGCTTCAAGATTCCTCAGATTAGCAGCAATCTCTAATTTAGGCAAGGAAAGATCACCCATTGTCTCTGTAGGAACATCTGCCTTACTCTTATCTTTAAATATATCTCCCCTCTTATCAAAGTCAGTCATACCAAAGCTCAACATGTCTCCCATACCAGCGAGACCTCTCATAAGTCCCTGTGGTTTAGGCATCTCTGCTATAGGTTCCATAGGTGTCCCAGAAGAAGCGGTCGTAGGTTTAATGCCTGGGTCTCCCTTAGATCCAAGAGCGCCTCTATTTCCCTTAACACCTTGGTTTCCTTTGAGAAATTCTATAGTCTGGGGTTTTAATACTAAATCAGGTCCACCTTGTCCAGTAAAAGTACTTGTCGGATCAGTAAGTGGTTCTACTGTTGATGGTTGCATATCATCGCCACCAACAACAGTTCCTATGGGAACTGGTCTTCCGAGACTATCAAAGTTTTCATCTGCTTTTTTATCAGGATCAGGCAGAGGAAAATTAGAATCCAATCCCTCTACGGTAGTAGGAACTGATTTATCCTTATCTTTTGGTGGTTTACCATCTGGTTGTTCATCATCTGTTGCGTTCTTTAGACCAGTATCGTCATCACCTTTGCCCTCAACAGCACTCTCTTCTTCCTCTTCAGGATCCTCTTCATTATTAGGGTCTGTATTAATATTTTTCCTGCTGATTTTACCTTTGAACTGCATCTCAACGAGACTCAAAGCCTCATCAAATTTCTCCAAGGATTCTTTGAATTGTTTAGTTACTTCTGATTTAGTTCCATCAACATTTAGTTCTTTTTTCTTACGTCCAAACACGTTCTTAGCAAGAGCGAGGCCACCTCCCAGAGCAGATCCCTTAAATAATCCACCACCTATTGCTCCAGCAACACCTAACGCTGCTGGTGCTGCCTTAACTGCCAGTGCGGCCAACCCAACAACTGCGGCACCTTTTAATAATCCTTTTAACAAACCTCCCTTTGACTTTTGAGGTTTGGCCTTCGCCATCTTCTCGATGAGATCAGCAATGATCCCCTTCGATTCCGTTAAAGATCCTAGAGATTTTTTCAGAGAGGATTGTAGACCCGACAACCCAGAGGCAAAGTTCTGTAAAGAATTTAAACCACCACCAAATATCTTACCTAAGAAGGCCTGTGGATCAAACGTACTGACCTTAGATTGTACCGACTTTACTAAATTAGGAACTAGATTTTGGACTTTATTTTCTACTAGTCTTCCAACCCTTTTTATATTTGCTCTAGGTGTTATCTGTTCGGGAGGTTGTAGAGCCTGAGGAACCAGAGACATTTTGCCTCTGACTTTACTTAACGTTCCTTTTGTGGATGATAGTACTTTATTCTTTGCACCACCTACTAGACTCTTGGCTTTCCCAAAAATCTTGTCAGCTTTAACAGTTTTCTTAACTGCTTTAGCACCTTTGTCTAATAGTGATCTTAGTTTAGCCATTTTTCATTTGGGCTTCCCTGGCTCTTGCTTTTAGGTTTTCTTCTTCAATATGAAGTCTAAGTAATCCAACATAGATGTCTCTTTCCCAAGGCATCCAATTCTCAACATCCCACAAGTTATATTTATGGTACTGCATGAGAGCAAAATTGATTCGGAAGTATGTCTCAAGATTGATGTGAGACATACTTAGGCGAAAAAATCGGCTAAGCCCTCTAATACTATAGTGTTTTCTTTCTTAGTGTTCGGATTAGTCACAGTAAGTTTATGTGACAATTTAGGCATAGTTTCAAAGAATTTTTCAAGTTTTTGAAACTGTTGTGAAGTCAATGCTTCGACCCATTCTTTTAACTCTTTTTTAGTGCAATCCGATGCGGCAAACATCTCTTCATCGTTATAAACCATCTCAATACAACTAGAGAGAACATTAAATGATTTCTCAATAGTATCTTCACTGTCAGTAAAGTTGCTATCAATGAACTGGTTGAGAGAAGGATATTTCATCTTCACAGTCCATCCATCACCAATTTCAATTTCTGATATGTGATCTTCAGATCTTACAACTTGAATGTCGGAAATAGGAACTGTCACACTCACTTCGGTTTTTCCATCATCACCACATGTGACGAGAAGATCAATAGATTCACCTACAGACTTACCACGAATATTTAAAAACAAATATTCAATATCAAAAGCTGGTAGATTATCTATCTTGAGTCCTGTTGTAATGACGCACTCTTTAATTACTTGCTTAACTGCATTAGTAATATCTTTTTGGTTTCCACCCTCTAGAGCGAGGATAAGTATCTTCTCTTCTTTTACCAGAAACGGTCTATACTTTATAGTCTTTCCATTTGATGGCAATTCCAACTCATACTCAGTGGTAGTAATTTTTGGTAAAGGCATAATATGTAATTATTCGTTATTATTTAGAAGGGTTTTTGGAGCTATCTTGCTGTAGTAGGTTCTGTTTCATTAGTGACATTAGTAGGAGATTCTACGAGAGACTTACTGTTGTCATCAGTATCATTAGATGGGATGGTTCCACCAGTATATCCAATAACATCAGAACTCCTCACCATAACATACCTATCATAAGCAAAATTGACTGTCACTTGCAATACTTGAGAATCTGAATATGATAGTGCAATATCCTGTATGGATGTAGGAAAAACATTAACAAACCTATAACTCAATGCTTCTGGAATGTTATTGCTCCCTAAACCAAAAGCCAGACTCGTTGGTCTCACGAGAGTTGTATCAATATTCCTCTCAAATTTAGTTATAGTCATACTTCTCTTGTATGACTGTGGATATCTATATCTTAAGAAATTATTATTTGCAAAATGTTTTTCTTCTGGATATCCTGTAGCTGAAGCAGTCTCTAGTCCAGACTCGGAATACATTGGGTTTATATAATTGACCCATTCCTGAAACATTGTAAGACTTCTGTAGTCTCCTGTCAAATAATAAGTGACCGCAATATCATTAAATGTTCTTTGTGCTGCAAATTTCTCTACTATACCTTGTCTACTCCCAGTCTCCGAAGTAGTTGCAAAAGTTGCTCCAGGCAATATTGCTTCAGTTGCCATTAAGGAAAATCTTTCTTGACCTAAACTATCTTTCTTATACACACCACAATCTTGTAACCACTTCTCTAAAGTGCCAGCTGAATTAGTAGGTGCTAAATCTAGTCTTACTTTGTAAAAACTTGATAAAGATGGATGTCCTAGTGAGTCTAAGAAACTAGTCTCGAAGGTTTCACCAACATCTAATGCGGTGTCTCGTATATCAGCAAAAGGTCTAGGACTTTGGGGATTTGCCCCCAAGTTTCCAACTTTAGTATTAAAATAAGCTTTCGATTCCTTTGAGGCCATCTAAATAAGGTTATGACTTACCATACTATGTATATGGCTTATAAGGGAAAATTTAAACCAAAACATATTAAAAAGTATAAAGGTGATCCCACTCAGATCATTTATCGCTCTCTATGGGAGAGAAAGTTCATGGAATACTGTGATCTGACCGAGAATATAAGTCAATGGCAATCAGAGGAATTTTGGATACCATACAAGAATCCTTTAGATAGAAAGATGCACAGATACTTTCCTGACTTTTTCATAAAATACACTGACTCCGATGGAAAGAAACGATCTGTTGTGATAGAAGTGAAACCCAAAAAACAATGCAAGTCTCCTCCAAAGAATCCAAAAAGGAGAACTAAGTCGTGGGCACATGACGTTCAAGCATGGGTTATTAATCAAGCAAAGTGGGAAGCAGCAGAAGAATACTGTGCTGATAGAAAGTATGAGTTCAAGATCATGACCGAAGACGATTTAGGAATATCTCATGATCGTAGAAGATATTAAACAACAAGCTGGTAAGAAGAATAGAAGTGGGGCATGGTATATAAATGCTCTTACACAGTCTCTATCTCAAATCCAAAACCCAGACATAAGTACAAGTGATACTAATGGAATAATCGAGGGAGATTTATTTTTCTTTTCATACAGTCCATCTTTCCCAGAAAGATATCAATTTTGGGACACTCAACCACTAGCGGTGGCACTGAAATTCTATAGAGATGGGTTTCTAGGATGCAATTTACACTATGTAAATCCATCTTATCGTGATTCTGTTGCAATTAGCTTACTAAATAGTGGCGGCGGGGCTGCAGTGCCTAAAAATACACTACACAAATACCTGTACTCTGGTGTGGGTAGTTTACTAAAAGTTCCTAAAAATGAAGACTGGGGGGAAATTTCTAAACTTCCTACAGAACAGTTCATAGACAGGAATGGTATGAAATATCCAAAGTACCGAGCATTTAACTGGAAAAAATAACATGGCAGAACCTACATTTGCTAACCAAGTTGAAGAGTATGGCAATGAACTTAGGCTTAAGCAAGTACTAAAACAAGATGTCATCACATCGGATGGTGGTACAGAAGAAGTAACGTACAAAGCATTTATTAAAGGAGACCAAGTAAAAGTATGGCCTGTTGATGATAAGGGTCTAGTTATTGCTGGGTCAGAACCAATATTTGAAAATGGAGAGTGGAAGCCTGGCTCGGTAACAAGACCAATAATTACAACAAAAGGTCAAGGTGGTTCAATTAAAAGTCAGACGAATGTAACTTTTAAGGGAGTTGCTTTTGATAAAGACGGCAATGTAGATCCAACAAACTCAATTTTACAAGAACAATTAGCTGAGAGAACAAGATCATATGCTAATGTAACAGATGAAAAAGTTGCGGAATGGGCAGAAAACCCAGACCTTACACCTTTACAAAAAGCAGAAAAAGACTTAAAGAGACTTAGAGAAGAAGGTTATATCAAAACAGGAAACGCAAAGACCGACATGAGAAGGTCAATGGCATATTCTAGAGCAATAAGAATTGCTCAAAAGAAAGTTGAGTCAGAAAAAGAAAATGCAGAATTTAACGAAACTCCAGGCGGAAAGAATGGTGAAGGGGGAGGTTTCTCTGGTTCAACACAAAAAATTAAATATGCTTTTGACAGGGGTGATGAGATCATGTTCTCTAGACCTGTCATATACCCACAAGACATGTCTATGAAGCAAGACCGCATGGTCATTCAGTGTTATACATATGAACCTCCATATAGTTCCGAGTTTACTAAAGACAATGGAGCTGCTTATGGTGCTAAAAGAGGAACGGCATTTAGAAAGAAACTGGGTTCTCCAATCATGTTACCCATGCCTAATAACATGCAAGATTCTAACCAGAGAATGTGGGAAGAAAGTAATATGAATAATGCGGCACTAGATGGTATTAGAAAAGCTGGTTCTAAGACTCTTTTAAAATCTATGATTTCGGGTAGTGGTATCTTTGAAACTCTTGATGCACTAGGTAATATTCTCCAACTAACATCACAACAAGCTGGTAGAGCTGATATAGCATCAAACAAAATGAGTCAGTTACTTGCGAATCAGGGATTTGATATCAGTTCAGATCAAATACTAGCTAGAACTGGTGGAGTCATTGCAAACTCCAACACGGAACTTCTATTTGCTGGTGTGAGTTTAAGAACTTTTGATTTTGAATGGTTACTAACTCCGAGAGATGAACAAGAAGCTCATATATGCAGAATGATTATTCGTGCATTTAAAGAGTGGTCTGCTCCAAGAAAAATGACAAAATTGGTTAAGAGTGGAAAAATGAAAGAAACTAATGAGGGTGGTACTGGACAGGCTGGAGGACCTAGTTACTTCCTAGGCACACCAAACGTATTCAGATTGAGATATGTTACTGATGGAAACAAACCTATCATGGGTGCAAACATGTTCAAAGCTTGTGCTCTGACAGATATATCAGTAAATTATACCCCAGAAGGTCAATGGATGGCCTATGAAAGAGGTCAACCCACATCATATACGATGAAACTCAGTTTCAACGAATTAGAGCCTATATACAACACAGACTACCAAAAAGAAGGTATGTCTGACGGTGATAACAGAATCCATAGTGATAAAAACCAAACTGGAGACTTAATGCCAATCTTTGTTGTGAGTCAGGACGATCCAAATACTTCAATGATAGGATACTAATATGCAAGGTTATTTTTCCTACTTACCAAATATAGATTACATCTCCAGATCTCCAGACAGGAGTTCCAATGATGAGTACATTCCAGTAAAAAATATTTTCAGAAGAGCAAAAATTCGTGAAGATCTGGAACAGGTAGCTACATCTTTTGAAGATTTCTTTGTTGTCGGTGATCTCAGACCAGATCAACTAGCATATACTTTATATGGGGATCCTAGATTTGATTGGGTTATATTAGTAACAAACAATATAACAAAAGTTAGAGATCAGTGGCCACTAAATGATATTGATTTCAGAAAATACTGCTTAGAAAAATATGGTAGTGATGAGGGATTGAGTCAGATACATCACTATGAGACTATTGAAGATACCGATTGGGCGGGAAGAATAGTTGTTCCAGAAGGATTAAGAGTGGACTCTAACTTCGATCTTAAATATTTAAAGTATAGACCAGAAGAACAAAAAATTGTCTCATATAGTAGAGTCACTCAGTTAAATGAATTATCAACCATAGATTCTGTTGGAACTGCAAAAGATGTTAATGGTAATGTAATTCAAAATCAGAACGTAGCTCCTGTAACTAACTATGAGTTTGAAGTGGCTATGAATGATGCTAAGAGAAGAATCAGAGTCCTTAGACCAATTTATCTGAGCACTATTGTGCAAGATATGAATAGAATAGGTACATATAAGAAATCATCTCAATTCAAGACTAAGAGACTTAAGAGAGCATTCAATCCTAGAACTACATAAAAAAAAGGGGTCGCAAGACCCCTTTCTTATTGGCAAATTATTTCAACTATGCCTATTCTTCAGCGAGTTTTTGGAAGTAACTTAGTGCGTCGTCCTCTTCCTCTGTATCCACATCAGCGGATGCAGGGGTAGCACTTGCACGGAGGTTAGATAGTTCCTCCTCAACAGTATTTCCTCTACCCTCACTCAAGTCATCAAGATCTTCATCTTGACGTGTAGGTGTTACAACAGCCTTCCTTGAAAGAACTGTATCCAAACGTGCCTTAAGTTGTTCATATGACTTGAACTGGTCTACAGCAGTGAACTCACTAAGATCGTAAATCTTGTTATAGATCTCCTCTAGTTTGTCATCATCATCCAAAAGTGATTCGGGTCTTGCAAACTCTGAACTATCATAGTTCCAGAATCCAGCCACCTGTTTGATCTTCAACTTGAAGTTAGCACCCTTCCAGAAATCGAATGGGTTGATTGCTTCCTCGTCATCGAACTCAGGTTGCATTGCAGCAGTGATCTTATCAAAGATCTTCTTACCAAACTTGTACAGTTTTACCTGTCCTTCGTTCTCAGGATTACTAGAATCTTTTACGACATAAACATTTGCATAGTAAGAAAGCTTACGCTTTTGCTTACGAGCAATATCTTTGTCTGATTCACGACCACTGTTCCAGAGACTGCGATTCAGTTCTCCAACAGGATCATCCTTACCAATAGTAGTTAGACTGTTCTCAATGTACCAACCGCCTGGTCCTTGAAAAGCGTGACTCCAAACTTGAGTCCATGGCAATTCACAATTAGCATGTGCAGGTAGGAATCGAACAACTGCGTATCCGTTACCCGCTTTATCTACAGCTGGTTTCCAAAGACGTTCATCAGTATTGTTGCCTTTCTCGTTGAGTTTCTCAACTTTTTTCATCAATCTCTCTGTAAGAGAGCCTGCTTTAGATTGCTTCTTTAATGCAGCAAATGACATTTAGTATTCTCCGTATTTTTGTATTGTTGGATTGTTTGTATTATAACAGATAATGGTGTCTGTGTCAATCTGGAATGTTTTCTTCCAGTTTGTCTAAGGTTTCAGTCAGAGTGTCAAAAAATTCTGAAATATTTTGACCTGGCTGAAGTCCCAGAAACTTGGCAGACTCTAAGATCTGCTCTTTCATCTCAAGCGCATCAGGATCATCCTTCTCTAATTGCAGTCTGAACATGAAGTTCCTCTGCTTTTCGAGTAGTGTTCTCATCTTCTTAATGTGCAAAAGGCCGTCATCCGCATTAGGATTTCGCATACCGTTTATTGCTAGGCCTGACATGATATCTTCTTGTAACTCCTGTATCTCTGCCATGGCAGCTCTTACTGGAGCAGATCTAAAAAATTCACCCATCAATCGAATCTGATACTAACACTATTTATTTGTTTTTGATACCCACATAGGTAGGTATATAAGGGTAAAAGCAGTACCCCAAAATGATAGAAAAACGTATAAGTGACTACCTCTGTGAGAGGAAAATGCAAACCCTAAGGCTACAACAATTACCCAAACGTAGTCCACTATACCATGAAAGGTTTGCCAACCATCACCATATTTTTCTATAAGATTGTCTCGTTGTTTTGAAGCCCAAGGCGAGACATGGCGCATCATCACAAATCCCTCATTGAGGAACATGATGACAAATCCTATCCAGAATATCACAGAGGTAACTTAGATTTAGAAGTACGTTTTAAGTAATTCAATTCAGTTGCTTCCGCCTTCAATTTATCCTTTAGAGGTTTTGCGATTAATTTCCCAACTGACTCAAACTCAATATTATTTTCTTCGCAATAACTAATTATTGCTTCAATATAATTGAGCTCGGTGTCAAGTACCAGTTGTTCAACATCAGTAGTGAACTTGTGCTGGTCGAGAAATTTCTCTTTCAGCAGTTCATTAACTTCTTTCTCCATACTCTCCGAGTTTGTGGGTGACGAATTCTTTAATATACTTGGTAAGAAGCTTAATATAGTCACGTTTGTTGGTCTTTTCATAAACTTTCACATCTCCATTATCAGCAACCATTAAGGTCACAATTTTCTCCACCGCAATACCTGTCATCTCAAAGTACATACAGGCATATGCAGTTTCTTGAACGAAATAGTTTTCTAACCACTTCTCTGGTTTAATCTTTTTAGATGTTTTGAAATCTATTACCGCTAACTCTCCATTGTATTCGGCAATACAATCAACTCTTCCAGCAATACCGAAATACTCACTATATAGGGGTTTTTCCAGAGCGTGAATATTATCAATTTTGTTTAAGGCATCTCTTGCAGCAATCCACCTTGATTTTGTGGAAGGCAGAATGTCCTTCATAGAGTTGATATCTTCATTCAAGAGATACTTCTCAACCAGATCATGAAACTTAGTACCCCTGTCGGTGGCAACTTTTGTGATCTTATTGGCTTCTTCCTCACCTACCTTCTTACGCCATTTGATAAATGTTTGGCGATTATAAAAACTAGTTATGGAAGTGATAGATGGAGCTTTCTTTCCGTTAGGAAGGGTATAATACCTAACTCCATCTATATTATTGGCTTCTAACTCAAAATCACCAAGTTTATTCAAATGAGTAAACGTCATAAAGAAAGAGCGAGTTTAGTAACCAAGTAGTTTCTTACTAGACCAGAGCGAACAATATCATCTATACCGAATTCAACCATACCGAAATCATCTTCCATGATCTCAATAATACGTTTAAAGTCTAAGATGCCATTCTTCTCATTGGATTTTGTAAGATCCGTTTGAGTAGAGTCACCACAAAAAATTATTTTACAGTTATCTCCTACTCTTGTTATTATACTATCTAATTCATGAAAATTCAAGTTTTGCATCTCATCTACTAACACAATGCAATTATCAAGTGTTGTTCCCCTGATAAATGATGTGCTCCAAAATGAAATAGTCTCTTGTGCTTTTAAATTACCGTATAACATTTCAAAGTCATTGTCTGATGGCATTTCAAACATGTACTTGACCATATTCTTATAAGGAATCTGGTAAAGTGATGACTTATCTTCATGGTCGCCTGGCAAGAAACCAATCTCTCTTGTGGAAACCAATGATCTGACAATGTACACCTTATCATATGGTGTCATTTCGTCAAGAACATCTTTGAGTGCGAGGTACAAACTGATAAAAGTCTTACCAGTTCCAGCACAACCGTACCCAAATATATTCTTTCCTTTTGCATAGTGATCAAAGAATACCTTCTGGTTATCTGTGATGGGTTCTACGTCAACCATCACACTATTGTTAATTGGTCTCTTCCTACGTCTCTGCTTAGCAGTCATTCCAGCACCAACATTACTATCACGATGTTGACTATTAGTATTCCTTCTTTTTTTAGTTGTCATACTTAAACGATACCTCTTTTAGCTAAACGACCCTGTATTCCAGAAGATTTTTCAGTTTTCTTTAAAATTTCATTCCAGCCTGGATGTTTGTTGTTGAGTTTATCTCTCCACTCTCCAACTTCTCCCACGCCTGGTACTGTTGATGGGTCTGAATAATCTCTGTCCCACTCTGGGTTATCAGATTTCCACTGATCCCAATCATGGACACTCATTCTAACTTCTTTCTGTTCACGAGTTTCCTTGTGAACCACAGGGTACGTTGCCATTAAGATTCCTCTCCGTGAAGTTCTTTTTTAATTTGTTTTTGCATCTCAACCACACCATTTCTCCATTCTAATGCTTCAGAAACGATTGGAAACTGTTCTATAAAGACAGTTTTACATGCCTGTGCAATGTCCATGTGTTCCTTTTGAGTTCCATGAGCGGATCTCAGTTCAATATAATGAATCCATGATCTGCAAGAGCCTGTCATATAGATTCTCGTGGGCGTGCAGAGTGGCAATACCATTCTAGCACATTCCTTTGCAACGCCCTCCTCCAACATTTGTTGATATAAGGCGGTTGCAGAACTAAACAAAGTATTAATTTGTAGTTCTAACTTTTGTTTAACAAAGGGATCAAGATCATCAGTTGAGTTCTGACGATTCTTTAGATCTTGTTTCCTAAGTTTAGGAATAGGAATAGTTCCTAATTGTGTACTATCAGCATAACGCTGAGAGAACTCTTGAAAAGTAAATGATCTATGACGTAGAATCTGGGCTGCAATAGCCCGAGTCGTTTCGATTTCAAGAGTCATGCTCGATTGTTCAAATACTGACCAGTGATTATGACTGATACAATATTTTAATAATCCAGCAAACTTTTCATTGTCTTGGTTGGCAGGGTTAGAAACTCTGGCAATGTGTGCCATGGTCTTTTCTGCATCTGGTGTGATACTTACCAGTTTTACTGTCATAATTCCTCTATTTGGTCACTATATGACACTTTTTGTCTTTTATCTTCCGATGTATATTGTTCTAAATCAGAATAAACTTCGGACTCAAGTGCTTCAACAAGTAATTTTAAATTTTTTACAATTAGTTTTAGTTTTGTTTTTTCCATATTAGATGAAGTAATTGAGGTTAATTACGCACCTACGAAGGGTATCAGTCGGGGAGCACCCAGCATGTAGAGTATTTGAGTTAAATACTACCATCCTGTTTGCTATACTGTCAACCTTTGTACCATCTTCAAATCGTGTGTAACCATCATTTGTATTTACATAATATATGGAAGTGATACAATCGTCAACATCTGTGTGAAGATCATATTCTTGCCTTTCGGGTGTTCTCATATTTAGATTAGCCTTAATCCTGACTATTGAGATGGGTTGCAACTCATTAATGATAGGCATGAGATTGTAAAAGAATTGACTTCTAGGTTCAAATTGATGATAAAACACATGACAAAATTGATAATATCCATCATCAGGTGTATTAACACCTTTACCGAATTGCCATTGAAACGAAGGATCCTCCATCATAGTTGTCTGGAGAGTCTTAAAATCTTCTGGTTTTAGAAAATCATCAATTACCTTCAGCTTCATTCGCTTCTTTCTCTAGTTGAGATACGACCTTTTCAGTGCCGTCCATGATTTTAACTTGAAATAAGTTAGATTTCATATACTTCTTGATCTTTTTATATTTCTTCAACACCTTCTTATACTCTTGTTGATTGATCTCAATATTACCTTGTTTGGCATCTCCAGAGTATTTACTGCCAGAAACGTCTCTGCCATCTCCCACAGGAGATGATCCACTATACTCACCCATTTACAATATCTCCTTCAAAGTTCATCATTGCCAACAAAGTATTATATGGAATCCATGCAGGGTCTTCATTATCGAACTGCACTTCGACTTCCTTGACGTTTTTCTGTAAAAACCTACTATATGAAGTTCTTACATTTTTCACAACACTTATAGGATTCATAATTTACGTTTTGGTGGTTTTTTAGTTGGTGGTTTTTTCTTATCTGGATTGAGCATATCCTCTTTCCAAAGCTTTGGATTGACATTACCTCTGGATTGAACCCATCCCTGTAGTCCCTTTTTATACTTGTCGTAGTAGTGGTCAAACATTTCCACTTGTTTTTGACATAAAGTTATGTCATGACACACTTTGTCGTCCTTTACATACGTCACAAGATATGCCGTATAAGGTAACTTTGTGTTTTCTGCTAGTTTTGGGTCACAATCTTCGTGGATAATTTTCAACTTCGGTTCCCCCATGTAATTTCTGGATAGGCTTCTGCCACTAATTCCTTAGTGATATTATACTTGGTGTTGAGAGCTTTGTCTTTTACAAGAATAAGTAGTTCTGCCTCTGGTTGAGGTAGAGTTTGGAGAATATTAATAAAAATAGATTCTCTCTTGATCTTGTTAAGTTGATCGTCTCCACCCTTTACAAAGCGGTAGAATTGTCTTGCGGCATTACGAATAGTGGTTCTTTGTGGGATACCCTGTTCTCTATTCGCTTGAACATCCCCTTCTACAGGTTGATATGGCACTTTTCCATCTGGAAGTGCAGAGATGACCGATTCATCAAAATTCCAAATCATAACCATTTTAAAAGAGTCATCTCCATGAGTGCGGAGAAGTTCTACCTTCTTAGAATTAACTCTTTCCGAATCTACTGCTTCCAGTAGTTCATGAACCATAGGATTCGATGGCAGTTCTATCTTTTTAACTGTCACCGTCCTTGGTTTTGTTGCAGTTTTGCGAGTGGAAGTAGTTTTCTTCCTAGTTGACGCGGCTCTAGTCCTCGTCGTCTTCTTCGCTGTCGTCATTGTGTTCAAACCTCACGGCTACTATTTCATCAGGAATAAGATTCCCATTTTCATCATACATCTCAGGATGCGTGTACGCCACTTGATTTTGCATGTTGACGTAATTGTTTTGTTGGGCTAACCAGCCAATTATACCACCCAATACCAAAAATGTAAAGCATAATATACTGAATATTACAAGAAGTACTGACGTTTCCATTGGATTCCTCCCAAGGTTAATTACTGGTTTTCTTTTTTATATCTAGCGATAATCTATATTCTCTGTCAAATAGAGAAAGTTTGATATCGAAGAACTTTGGTGTTTGTTTTGGCGGTGCCCTTTTATCCCCTTTGAGTATAAGTTCAACGCCTTTATTTATGTCCATGTCAGGAGGCATCATCGGAATAAACCCTATGTTCTTTTAAATATTTTAATGTTTGATTTGCATTACCTAGATTCTTACCATCCAAAACCACCTGTGGCATGGATAAAGTGTGAGGGAACTGGGTTTCAAACTCTTTTACAGTATAGTCTTTGTTTAGTTCCTTGTAAATATAGTCTTTACCCAACAGTTCAAGAACAGTTTTGATCTTGAAGCACATAGGGCATTCATCTTTTCCGTATATTACAAACATAGTTTTAATAATGGAGTACTTCTACTTTTTCCCAAGTGTGCTGAAAGATAAGTAAAGAACATAATGACTTTTCATTAATACATACTGTGAAGTATGGTAAGAGTTTACTACCGTCCAATCTTCTCATGGGAGTTTCTTGAGTATCTACAAAAAGAACCCGACCTTCTAGTGGTTTCCCACCTAAAATTTCAGGCACTCTGACTATCGATCCTTGACGAATAGATATCGTTCTCGCAGTATTCAAGAAAAAAGGCTTCGATTCCTTTTGTGTCTGATTTCCCCTGCGATACCCAGACATCGCAAAATTCGTACATTTGTCGGACATGATCGAGGGTGTTGTATTTTTTGAGGGCGAGCAAGGCCTTTTGACGGATGGCCATGCGTTCATCAGTGTAACGCCAGTCATTCATCATCATCTGCGCTCTCTTTGATTGCTTTATCTAGTTTATCAAAAAGCCCATCGGCCGAAACCAGATTTTCAATGTGAGATAACATAGCTCCCAACTCCCTACAAATGTAGGGTCTCTCTGTTCGTGCAGCAAAGGCGAGAGCTTCTCGAATGTGTCTCTCTGCCTCTTTCATACTGTCTTCTACTTGTCTAGATAGTGCCATCTTTTTTCTGAATTGAGTCCCAATCTTTCTGGAACAGGTCAAGGCCTTTGTCTGTAAGAATGTGGTTATACATCTTATCAAAGACACCCACAGGAATGGTACAAACGTCAGTACCAGCACCAAAACAACGTCCTACATGATGAACATCTCTCAAAGATGCAGACAAAACCTGAGTTCTTACAAGATGTTCACGATATGTCTGTGCGATTGTCTGTACAAGTGAGACTCCAGATATAGAGTTATCATTCATTCTTCCAACAAAAGGAGAGACATATGTTGCATCTGCTTTTGCAGCAAGAATCGCCTGAGAAACAGAGAATACCAAAGTTACATTAGTAGTGAATCCGTCAGATACAAGTAACTTACATGCTTTCAGTCCTTCAACTGTACATGGAACTTTGATAGTCACATTCTTCATATCTTTGAACACTTGAGCCTGTTCAATCATGTCAAGAGCGTTTTTTGCAACAACCTCAGCAGAGATGGACTCAAAATGTGGGAACGCCTCAGAGAGTCGTCTAATGACCTCTACAGGGTCTCCACCGTTTTTGCGGATAAGTGTGGGGTTTGTAGTTACACCGTCAATGAGACCCGACTGGTCACGTTTGGCGATTTCATCGTATTGAGCTGTGTCAAGAAAGATTTTCATCATTAGATTTGTGTTTCTTATAAAGTTTTTTAATCAACTTGGCGTATTTTACGTCCTCTTCAGTATACCAGTTAGGATTCTTTTTTGCAACCTTTATTAATCGTTTTGCCGTTTTTCTTTGATCTTTTCTAATGATTTCGTCCAACATGTTTGCTCTTTTTCTTTATTCCGTGTTCTGCTATTTAACATACCAGATAAGTAAAAATACGCTTTGGAACCATAACATCCAGATTCTCTTAATTTTCTGACGATCAATAATTGTTCTTCTAATTTATTCAACGTCTTAATGTTTGTAAGTGTTCTAGGACATGCTCACGAATCCACATCAGTTCATTGTAACAACCCTGATTATGAGCACAGGATCTAAGTTGAGAGTCTGGTTGATGAACAGACTCAATGAAGATGTCTAGACCACGATTCCATTTCACATCTTGCGGCTCGTGTTTATCAATCGAATTTTGATCTTCCATAAAATTAAGTACTCAGTTTAGGGGGGTTTCTGGTGGGCATTCAGTGCAATATTTATCAGCACCTGTAACTACTTTTACTTGTTCAATGGTCATCCATTGTTTCTCCATCTCTTCCACCAGATATGAAATTTTTTTGTTCTGTATCTCTACAGTCTCTAAAAGATATGCAATGGTATGAGAAAGCGTTTGCCTGTTACCATCCTCATCTTTGAGGTAGATTGTATAAGTTGTGCGAAATTTACGAACCAAGTGGATCCTGAGTATAACGTACAGAATCAAATTCGTAAAAACAATCCAAAAAAAAGTCATTTCTTAAATTTCGATTTAGCAAATCCAAAGGCCATTTTTGTGAGACTCCACAACACTGTCATGAAAGGGTATGGATCTCCCTCTGACAGTTCATTAAACATGTACATGTTCAACCGAAATGCAAAGTTTGCCTCAACTATAACATTGTTCTTTTCCATAAGAGGAAGAGAATCCAATGCAGCACGGTATTTTACCTTAAATTCCTTAGAACTGGGAATATCCTCAAATTCATAGAAATCTAAACCACCATCATATAGGTTTAGTGATTTTTGTGCGATATTCTTGAGAATCTGTCCACCAGACAAATCTCCCAAGTATCTTGTGTAGTGGTGACCTACAAGTAGTTCTGGTTCTACTTCTTCGATACGAGCAATGTACTGTTTTGCTGCTTCAGAAGGCGATATAATCTCCTTCCAATCAGAACCATAAAAATACTCGCAATCTTTTGCAAGAGTATCAACTCTTTTCAGTTCATCAAAGGCAATCGGGGCGATTGCAGGGTGTTCCTTATTTGATTCAATCTCCTTTTCAAGAGCTTGATATACAAAGTAGAAATTGGCAATCAGTTTCCTGTAATTCTCCTTACTAATTACACCAGAAAGAAAATTAGAGACAAATCCAGTATTCTCTGCAGCACTGTGAGAGACTTTTGTGCCTTCTTTGATTTCTTTTGAAAAATTCATAATGTTATTATAGTATATCTCAGTCTTTTTGTCTAGGGGGATGAAGAGATTCATCTATTGCTGGGTGAAAAGAGTATTCATTATTCCATTTGAACCCAGTATTGTTCATTTCTTGTTTTTTGGGTTTTATACCCAATAGTCTCTTAATTTTGTTTAGCATCGAGATAATCCACAAATAAAATACCTTCTAAATGGTCAATTTCATGCTGAACCACTCTGGCAGCAATACCATCTAGTTTCCATTTCTTATATTTACCATCTTTATTTTGGAAGGTTATTTTTATTGACTTAGATCGTGATACTTCTCCATTTGTGTCGGGAACACTCAAACATCCTTCATCAAATAATACTTTTTCTTCGCTTTTCCAAGTTATCTTGGGATTTACCATCAAATGAGCATACCTACCATGTTCTTCTGTCGTCTCATCTACCAATATCACTCTTTTATTAATTCCTATCTGTGGTGCTGCCAAACCAATACCATCCGCTTCCCACATAGCATCACACATGTCTGTATAGAGTTCTGCTATTTCTTTTTTATCAAAGACGACTTCCTCAGAAGTAACTCTGAGGCATCTATCTCCAATAGTTTTAATCTTCTTCGGGGAAGTCATAAGGTCCGTTTAATTTACGTTCTAGTTCTCTTTCATCCAAGATATCGTTAATGAGTTGTCTTAACTCAAGTCGAAGTTGAGGATGAAGGTAAGGATATTGATATTCTTCTTTTTTCATAGTCCATTCCAAAATGTATCGGTAGGTGATGCCATGTTTCTTGAGATGAAGTACAGACCTATGTTACATAGGAACCAATAGATGTTAACCATCCATGCCTGTCTGAAACAATACTTCCTGTTGACCTCTGCGATGTACTGATTTCTCTCGTTTACCTCCGCAAAATCAGATAAAGGTCTTGCTTTTAACCATTGTTCTAATAAGAATGAAATAACAGTGCCGATCGCAAAGACATAGAATAGCAGGTTCAGTAAACCTGCGATTGTGAATAAAAAACTAATCATCGTGGTCATCAAATGGGTCATCTAATCCTTCGTTTGCAAAGAATCCTCTGTAAATGCCATAAAATATGAACAATACAGTGATAACTGCAATTGAGATGGGTAATGTAAATTCTGGGTCAAATGTGTAATGGGAAATCATCATCTTCTACTAATAAAAACGTCGCCTTCGCCATCATCATCTTCATCTCTTCGAGGATTGAAGACTAATAACTGTTCTCCAGACTCTACATCTCGCATTTCTGGATGTAAATCTGATCTCTTGGTTCTTGTTGGTTTGTTCATTTCATCAAATGTCGCAGTCATGGTTTTAAACATAAATGCAAATGTTGCCCCCAATAAAGCGACAAAAAAGGTCAAATACAAAAATATCATGAAATCGTTCATCTGTTGAATAACTTTTGGATGGGAACTTGCCTCACTCTATCTATAACGTCATTTTCGACTCTATCTACGATCCTGTCCAATAAACCAATATCAATCTGCATGAATGGCGGAATGATACCCAATAAACGGAGTAATCCATCTACAAATAAAGCAAGAGTTGTAAATCCAAGGATCATACTGAGGACAGTTGCATCACGATTATGTTTTGCCATTGATGCTTCATCAATCTTCCTTGCCTCGCCTATGGCATATTTGATGAGTTCATCAACCTCTTCTTTTGTGTATGTATCCCTTTTTGGTTTATATACGTCTGAAATAGGTAAATCCATAAGCTGACCCTGTAGGACAGAAAAATACCCGAATTTTTTTACCAGCTTTTTAGGCTTTGAAAGCTGATTTTCGTTTTGGTTAGTATCTATCTGGAATTTTGTCATAACTTTTGGAGTAGTCTGAGGGTTTCGCTTGTCGGATACATCCAACAGCTTTTTCAAAACAAACTGAATTGAATTTGCCGTCTACTCCGATCAAAGTTATCTTAGTATGCTGAGAATGAATCTCAACTTCTTCTACTAAGTATGTATTTCCTTCGATAAGTTTAAGTTGAGGATCATCATTGTTCCCCCACCTAACTTGCTCAGGTGTACAACCCAAAAATCTGACTTGATCTCCTATTTTCATAGTCCTCTATGTGGATCATAATATAAAAGTGTCCATGCAATGTAAATGGTTGCTAGGACACTGGGAATTAGTAATAAAGGCATTGTAATGCAATGGTTAATTAAATTATATCGGAATCTTGATCTTCTGTCAAGGGAAGTCCGAGTGTTTTTATGTTTAAAAGTTCTTGGAGAAATTTTATCTCCGCTTTTAGTTTCTGGTTTTCTTCTTCTAAGAAGTCGCAGTGCTCTGCGTAAATGTGAATACTCATAAATGCGAAGAGACCCCCTTTCGGAGGTCTCTGAGTTTAGTTCATTGGTTTGGAATTACCGTAAGATTTCTGTACATACTTTTCGACAGTAATTGTCCGTACAATCTATCATACAGGCAAAGTATTCGTCGATTAAGTCGTCCTGAGAAAATTCAGGATTTGTATCTTCGTGATGAATCCATTCTGCCATTTGATTGCGTGACATTCGGGTTCTCATAAATTTCTTCTCCTCTGAATTGTGATTTACATAACGAAGTTTTTCAGCATCACTTCATTTTGTCCGTCCTAATTCTACCAGTATTTATAGAGCAATTCCCGATTTTTGTGTTGAAGTTCACACACTGTAATGGCGTATTTTTACCCACGCATTAATACTTACCTTCCTTTATATACATCATAATCAAGAAGGCCGCACTGGTGGCAACCGTTATCGACAATGCAATGATTGCCGTATGTACTATGTTCACAAAATTTACTTAACATAACGTAATATTTATACCATCAATCATCTTCCGTGTATGCTGATGGATTTTTCCTGAGAAATTGCTTGCAATGTCCATGAACATCTATCTCCTGTTCCAAGTGTGCCTTAGTATGCACAACTTCAATGAATCCTATAATTAATAGTAAAAACACTGGTGCAAACCAGAGTGGATTAGAAAGTATTTTCATTCATAAAAAAAAACCTCTACAATATGTAGAGGTTAACGACAAGTAGATGTTTGTCAACTACTGATCAGCTCTTAGATGCGAACTTGCGTTCCACCTTGACACCACGATACATTAGATCGTGACGTTGCTTCTTAGCAGCTTCTTCGAGTACCTTTGCATTGTACTCGGCAGAGTCATAAGAGACTCCTCTGTATGTGACTTGTGCCATCGGTTTTACTCCTGTAAGTAGTAGGGGGGTTTTAAATCCCGTTCCTTCAGTCGTCATTTGCGTCCCAGCACCCAGGCGTTGACTCTTGCATAACAAGAATCAGTTCCGCCTTCTCGTTCTCACTTAACGTGTTGTTCCTAAGTATTCGATCAGTAATGTCGAATGCTTGAGAACACTCAAGTGAAGTATAGAGTAACAAGAGAGGTATCATGGGATGAACGATCCGTTCCGTGTCGGCTTACTTGCGTCCCCTCATTCTGCCAAAGGCAACTTGGGGGATGAACGTGTGTGTTAATTATAACACAATGCAATTATTTATGCAAGTTTTTTGCAGCAATAGCGTGTGTATTGTTACAATTTTATGAAGATTTAACATTGTCACCTAGTACTAGAGTGTCTAGACCAGTCTCATAAAATAGTTCCAAGGCATCCCCAAACCTTCCAGCTATGGGTTTACCACCATTATTTAGGGAAGTATTGAGCAAGACAGGTGATCCAGTCAACTTCTCAAACTCCTGTAGTAGACTGTAATAATCTTCTTGAGATTCATTTACTGTGTTGATTCTACATGTACCATCTACATGTGTGATTGTAGGATATCTGTCTGGTTCTAACACATCAGTCACATATAACATGTATGGACTGGGACCATTCCAGTAGAAATTTTCACTTACCTTCTCTTCTAAAACAGAGGCACCGAATGGTCTGAATGGTTCTCTATGTTTAACCTTATTATTAATAAAGTCTTTCCCATGAGGATCAAAAGGATTCATAAGTATACTTCTATTACCTAATGCTCTAGGACCTATCTCACCATGTCCTTGATACCAACCAACAATCTCACCCTTGGCGAGTCTTTCTGCGGTCTCCTTGATAGTTTTGGTAGAAGGTCTATCAATAGGAGCCTGATCATCTTGCATAAAGGGGAATCCTTCTGTGGGGAGTGGCATCATATTGTGTTCCCTTCTTAGAAACTCTATTGCACCAAGACTCAATCCCTGATCGTATGCGTGTGGTGGTATAACAAGATTAGGTATGGCATCTTTCAATACCTTATTAATAATAGTATTCTGTGCCACACCACCAGAGTACCCAACAATATCATCTGGTTTAACAAACTCTAGAAAATGTTTTAGATATATCTGTTCTGTATATTCATGTGCTGTATGAATATAATCCATGATGTATTGTTGATCGTGAAGATTATGATCTATTACATCAAAATTCCATAGTTTTTCTAGATCATCTATACCAATACCCTTAGCAGATATATCTGGATCATGTTTACCAAACGCTTTCAGAGCCATGATCTTCCCTGCCTGATCTAGGTAATGACCACCCATCTGTAAGGCAGCACCCATCCTAGTCATAATGAATCCAAGACTAGGAGAACCCTGTTGACTTGGAAATATACCTACTGTCTTGCCATGATCTATAAGTTTATCATCTCTCCATACACTACGATACATCCAATCATCACCGAATCCATCAAAGACGAAGTGAAGATTGGGTTTGACCTTCATAGGCCAGAAACTTAATGTATGTGCATAGTGATGATCTATCCTGTGAATAGGGCATCTAAATCCTAAGTCTTTGAAAAAAGGTATATCTACTACTTCTGATATCTCTTGGGAATTTATAGAGAAGGATGTATGTACGACACCCATCCTTTCATATTCAGTTCCAGCACAGTCCATGATGATGCAGACACCATCAATAAACCAAGGTTGGATATTCCAATCCTCAAGTATTCTTGTCCATTGATATACTCCGTTCTCAAAACCTACATGCTTACATTGATAGTCTCTTTCAAAAGATCTATATCTGACAGTCTCTCCGTCATAGTAAGTTACGTTTGCGTCATGAGAGTCTAGTCTTAGACCTAATAATTTCATGCTGACCCTACGGTTCAAATTTTTATCCGAGTTTTTTTCCCAGCTTTTTGTGTTTTAAAAGCTGATTTTACATGCCAGGTGGCATCGAAGGATCATTCATAGGCATACCAGAACCAGGCATATTATATCCCTGACCCATTCCACCCATGCCAGGAGGTCCTCCCTGTTGTCCTCCACCACCAAACTGACGGTTGACTCCGCCTGGTTGCATCTTCTCAAACCCATGTTCAACTCTATGAGATTCTACAGTTTGTTTAATTGTTTCCAATTCTTTCTGTAGATCCTTTAACTTATAGAGGATCAAATCAATCTTATCTTCCATGTTGAGACCTATTTTTTATAATGATACAGTTGTTTGCATAGTCAGGAGTAAACTCTAAGACATCATCAGATGGCCAATCCAACTCTTCATAGAGAGCATTGAGTCTGTCCATGTCTTCCCAAAGGTCATTAACATGTTCCGTGGGAGATCGTTTAAACCAATCGTCTCCACACTCCTCTGGTTCTAAGTTTCCGTGCATTGTTATCTTCCTAAGAAATAATGATTGATTACTTCAATTTTCTCATGTGCTTGAGCAACAGCAGCAATCTCGCCATCTACTGCTGCCATGATATCAGAGTGTTCACCAATACCTACAGGTGAGTTGAGATAGACCTCAACATTCTGTCGATGTTTGGCGATTAATCCTTCATAATAACGGATTTGTGACTTTAAAATGTCATCACGCAAGTTAACCATATTAAACTAGTTTGTATTCTTGTAGGTATTTAACAGTTTCTGCTGCGCCACCAATGGTGAGGTCATCAACTGATACTTGAGGGAATGTAGATCCCTCACCAAACTGGGAAATGAATTCATTCTTGTCGAAGTCTTCGTCAAGTTTATATTCTACGAAGTTTAGTTCAGCTAATTGTAACACAGAAATAACTTTTTTGCAATGACCACATCCCAATTTTGAGTAAACGGTAAAATTCATTTTGCCTCGTGTGTTTGAAACCACTCTTTGAGTGAAATTTGATAACCAGACTCTCGACTAGGAGGTTCTTTTATTCCTTTGATCTGCTTCCATTTATTGTGCAACGCACCCAGTTCCCATGCTTGAGACAAACTTCGAGGTCCGTTCTCTAGGAGTTCAAGATGACGTTTGTTATTACAATAGTTGTCAGCGTAATCCTTTCGCCAGGATGTATCGATCAAAGAAGTATCGCTCCGATTACAAACCCCTTAGCGAAGGCAATACATGTGATTTGATAGTCTGTTAGATTAAATTTCTTTTGAAACTTCTTAATAAGTTTCTTATCCCATTCAACTACTTTATCGAAAGCTCCTTTTGCTTTATGTTTGAAACAACTCATGCTGTATATTAAAAAAACTATTTAGATTATATCACTTCAAGTTGAAAGTGTAAATGTGTTTGCCTGGAGTGTTGACATAATGTGCATCTCCTGACTCCAATGCGTCTCGAAGTTTCTGTGCAAATGGTTTTAATTTATTCTTATACTTTGTTCTGATTGCCTTATCATGATAAGTTTTATCACCGTACTGTATGAGTCTGCCTGGCGAAGTTAACCCCTCATGTTTGAAGTTAGTTGCCTTGTATATGACCCCTCTGTGACCGTGAAATGCGTCTGCATAGGACACGATGATCTTGTGGTCGGTGTTCTTTTTCAACCACCTCTGAGTCTTTCCTATGAAGTAACTCTCAGTGCATTTGGGAGTGGCATCAATACAACATAGTCTCCTGAGTTCAATGACATCACTCTCACTCTCTCCATACTTCCTCCACGCATTTGCCATACCTAGAGGACCATATATCATTGCACCTATCAAGGTAGAGTCACAGTAAAGTCCAAACACATGAGATATTCTGAGTCCATTGACACTCTTAGAGTAGTGCCATGACTCTATAAAATCTCTCACACACTGTATGTTAGTTACCTTGACATCAAAATCCTTTACCCTTTTACCCAAGGGCACTGAATAATCGTCGTAAAGAAGTGACTTCAACATACAATAAGTATATCAATCAAATGATCTTTTGTCTATGGGAGAAGAGGGACTCGAACCCTCACGACATTTCTGCCAACAGATTTTAAGTCTGGTGTGTCTACCGATTCCACCACACTCCCGAACGACTCAAGTAGGACTCGAACCTACGACCGACTGCTTAGAAGGCAGTTGCTCTATCCATCTGAGCTATTGAGTCTGGAGCCACTTGTCGGACTTGAACCGACGACCTACGCATTACAAATGCGTTGCTCTATCCAGCTGAGCTAAAGTGGCGAATAGGACTACCGAGAATTGAACTCGGTTCACACCGTTATAAGCAGTGGGCATTAACCAATATGCGATAGTCCCTTGCCTCACTCTGTTATTATACCACAGTTGACATAAAAAAAACCCCCTCAGAGAGAAGGTTTTGAAAGATTTAAGATTTGAGATTTACAACGCATTACCACGAGGTAATACTTCTTCTGGGAAGATGAAGTTTTCATGTGGTTGATCAGCAGGTGCCAACCAAGCACGGAGTCCTTCATTCAGAAGAATGTTCTTAGTGTAGAAGGTCTCAAATTCTGGATCCTCCGCTGCACGAATCTCCTGAGATACAAAGTCGTAAGCACGTAGATTAAGAGCGAGTCCAACAATACCGATAGAAGCAGTCCAGAGACCCATGACGGGCACGAATAGCATAAAGAAATGCAACCAACGCTTGTTACTAAAAGCAACACCGAAGATCTGTGACCAGAAACGGTTCGCAGTAACCATCGAGTAAGTCTCCTCCTCTTGCGTAGGTTCAAAACCTTTAAAAGTATTTGATTGTTCTCCATCTTCATAGAGTGTATTCTCTACTGTTGCTCCGTGGATTGCACATAACAAAGCACCACCCAGGATACCAGCAACTCCCATCATATGGAATGGGTTGAGCGTCCAGTTATGGAAGCCCTGTAGGAAGAGTAGGAACCTAAAGATCGCTGCAACACCAAACGACGGCGCAAAGAACCAACTGGACTGTCCGAGAGGATAGATGAGAAACACACTGACAAAAACAGCGATAGGCCCAGAGAACG